TCGCCCCACCGGGTCCCACTGCGCCGACGTCGAGCGTGTGTGCGGCGGCACTGGGCGCGCAGCCGCCGGCCGGCAAACCGCGGCGCCTACTATCAACGGTGAGGGTGAACGAGCATTATCAGCAGTGAAAACCCATGCTGCACACCGCGATCCAGGCTTCTGCTCGCCGAAACCCTGCAGGCGGCCGCCGCCGGCAAGCCCCGACAGGCACATTGGCGTCGCCCGCCCGCCACGGTGAGTGCTCTGGCCCAGGGCGCCGCGCTGCAGCGGAACGAATCGCTGTGTCATCAACGCCGATGACCGCAAATGTTAGTGCGCCCCAGGGGCCCCGGGGTGGCGGCCCCGGGGGGCTTTCGGGGCGGGGCGTCTGTTTGAGCTGTGCATGAAAGCGCGTCATGTGTGATTGACGTGCGAGCGAGCCTTCAATCACCGCTGTCACGACATATAATCAACGCTGATTCCCTGCAGGCGCACACACAATGCTACAGCCTCTGGGCGCATTCTGCCCCCACGATCCTGTCGTACGGCTGTTCCAGGCGCTCCGGCGTCGTGTTTCGCCAACGCAAACACCTGCAGCGCCACTCAGACCGCAGTCTGAACCTCGGCCCAACGGCTTCGCCAGCTACGAGCGCTACCCCTTGCCCGACACCGCTGGCAACGCACTCAGATTCCACACTTGGTAGCGAAACCGAGGTGAGCACAGCCATGTTGCAGCCCCAAACGCAAGACCTACCCCGGGGGGTGGGCCCCTAATCCCAGGGGGGCTCTAAATCTCCGCCGAGTGTAACGCTGCCGCCACTCCTGTGCCTTGTTGTGTCGCTCAGGTCGTGTCCGCAGCTACCTCCAGCATGTCATCCTACCGCCCGTCCCGTCACGACCACACCCGCCGCCTGCACAGACGCCAGCGGAAGCCGCGGCACGAGGTACCATGGCACCGCACGTTAACCCGCTGGCAGACCTGCACCATCCGCGTCCCAGGTATCGGCTGCGCCGTGTGCGGAGACTCCAGGTACGCAGGTGACACGTACCTGGGCACCTGCGAAGACAACATGGACCACACCAACAACCCGCTGACGGACTACTCCGGAGACTCCGACTCCGACGAGGAGGCCGTGAACAAGTATCGCCGGCGGCTGTGGAACCTGAGCGACAGCACCGACAGCAGCAGCAGCGACTCGGCCAGCGAATCCCTCAGCGACTCCGCCTCCGACCAAGCCTTCACACGTGAGGAGCCAGGTACAAGCAGTGAAGAACACCTGCGGAGCCCGTCTCACCTGCAATACTTGCCCGGTGCGGCAGCCGCCGCACGCACCCAATCCTCCAGGGACGACGAGGCCGCACGCACCGGCCTTCCGCCCCGTGATGGTACGGCATCGGATGCGCGGCACACACCTGCGTCCGCGGCTCGCACCTGCCGCAGACCTCACCTGAGTCGCCGAAAACGTGTCAAACTGGCCCACGCCCGCGCATCCCGCGATCCCGTCGGAGATCAGGCCGACGACGCGCTCCGCGTGCGCGGCTACCCGGTGACGCGTCGTCACATGAACTCGGGGTACACGGAGCGAATGAGCCCGGACCGCGGCGCGCGCGAGCAGCCAGACTGCTGGTGCCTGTGGGGAGAGTACGCGGAGAAAGCGCAGAGACCCATCGTGCCCCTGTTAGTGTCGCGGACACGAGACGGCCCCATGAAGTCCGGAGCCTGGGACGTGCTGCGAGGCCGCGGCTACGGCTACCGCGCCATCCCAGGTCCCGATGGCGAGTCCCGCCCCGTGTGGACCCAGCATGTAGTGTTCCTCCTCGGCGGCCACGGCCCCCGCGTGCACCTGAACCGGCCGTCGGCCAGGGAGGCCGAGGCCCGAGGGCTGCTGCCACGCTGGCCCATGCGTCCCCAGACGCACACAGGTGCGCAGTACACACGGTACACCATCCACACGACCGAGCTGCAACACGTCCCCAGAGTGCTTTTGAAACATGAGATTCTGAGAGCCGTGCCGCAGACGGGCACGAGCCGCCTGGCGGAGCGCGGAGAGCGCGGCGCCTGGATCGTGACTGACACCTTTACCGCCCCCGGGCGGAAAGTGACTGCCAACACACGGCCCGCTGATGAGTGGTGGAAGCGAGACTTGAGCGTGGAGCGGCTGGAAGAGACGCTGGCACACCTGCGCGACACAGCCAGTGCGCCCGGGGCGCCTCGCTTGAGACGCAGGAGAATCATTCACACAGACAGTAGCAGCAGCTACTACAGTAGCGCAGACAGCCTGCCGTCCAGCGACACGGAGTCGGCGGACGAGTCCGAGGGCAGTGAAGGAGAAGACAGAGAAGACGGAGAAGGAGATGAGGACGGGGACAGGTATCAGATTGAGAGCTACCAACAGGACAGCTACGAGCGGGACGCAGAGGCACTGGCGAGCGGAGAGAACACGAGTGCAGCAGGTGCCGCGGACGAACGGCCCGACAACAGTAGCGATCATCATAAAGAGAACACATAGGAAACGCGAGTGACTTGTGCTGTAAACAAACCTTTTATTGTAATAAAAAGGCGCTACTTCCAGTGTATCGTGTGTCCGTGCCTACTTTGCGCGTGCCCTGTGTTTGTTTCCCCGTGTGTCCAGTGCCTCGACTGAGTCTGCTACAACTACGCTGCGGGTCCATTATTTTGCAGGCCGGGGGGCCCGACTTGCAGTACCTTGTCATACTTCCGCGTTACCCGGAGTTACATCATGCCAGTCCCAGGGGGAGCCGTTCTGCAAGATGGCGTCTGGCGAGTGTGCCTGTGCCTGTCGCTGTCCCTCGCCGTGGTCGCCATTCCCCTCGTCGGCTGGCTCATGGAGGCACGCAGCAACATCGTGGAATTCATAGGCCTCATCGAGCTCGTTAACAGCATGATCAAGCCCGTCGCCGAGTGGCTGCTGGAAGCGTTCGTGTGGGTCCTCCCGCGCGCGCTGTTCCTCGGCGGCTACCTGCTGCTGCTGGCGTGGCTGACGCTGGTGTTCGTGTTCATCGGCCTCCGGATCGTCGGGCTCTTCCACGGACCACCACCGCTGCATGAAGTACTGTACGACGAAGGTCATTAGCACCTCCCCGAACCCGTCCCCGCGTACCCGGCCGTGGATGATCCGCTGGCCCTGCCACAGGAGCGTCTCGAAGGCCGCCAGCAGCACGGCCCGCCAGCGAGGGGTGGAGAGGGCCGCGGAGAGCAGCTCCAGGAGCCACGAAGTCGGAGAACGCTCCTCGGAGGAAGAGGCGGAGACTCGCGCAAGACGCCTTGCCGTGACGGAGGCGTTGGCCGCAGACGAAGAGGAGTTGTCCTTGGAGGCGTCCATAGCAGGTGTCTGCAGAGAGATGGGTGCGCGGATCGGGGAGAGAACGACTTCCTTGGTGGTCAAAGGGGAGCGGGCGAACACGGATCCCCGGAAAGCAGGGGTTGTGCCAGCAGTGCGTGAGGAGAAGTGAAATATGGGAGAAGCGGCGAGACTGCTTATTATAAAGGGTGCACACATTGTTGATTCTGCAGTTTTTCAAGTGGTTTGGAAAAACCCGGAGCATCATGTGTCCGGGACTTTTTTTGTTTTTGGAGATTACGGGAATAGCGATGACAGCAGCATCCGGTTTCGCGACGGGGTCACCGAGGACACAGCCGAATGTGACGCAAGTGGCAGTGTGCCCGGGCGGGAATGCGACCTGCAGCTACAGCAGGCCTCAAGGTCACTCTGTATCCTGGATTTACTCGAATGTTACCAAAACATCTAAACACCTGCGAAGATACGTCATTTGCAGCTTGACAGGCAGCTACATGATGAAAGAGACCCGGAACTCCATGACCATGACCTGCGACAATCAATCACTCCATCTGTACAATGTCAGAACACAGGATGCGGGGCTGTACGAACTGCACGACCACACAAATAACAACGTGTTGATGATTTGTAACGTGACTGTGAGAACCATGGTGGCACCACAAGTGACTGGAATGGTTATCTATACGGTATCTCGGGTGCAGCATGCATCGACCCACGAGAACGGGGTTTCTAAGCACAGGCTCGGGAACGGCTGGGACACATGGATGGTGCACCTGTCATTCGCCACGGTGGCCATGACCTGCTTTGCCCTGGCGGTGATTCTGTCCGGCTGCGTGTGTGCTCGCTCCATACGCGCCTGGTCTAACAATTACCGTCAGCTGAAGGAGCAGGCCGACTCGTGTGACGTGATTAAGCTGCCCGAAGAAAAGAAAGTGCCTATTGATGTGTTGACAGCTGTCACCGATAACAAGCAACCCGCCACGCTGTGGCTGACCAAGTAACGGGGTCCCCCAATTCCCAATCATTAATCATGCCCATAAGTCTGTTGTGTGATTTATACGTTGAATAAAGAGGGCCAGTATGTAACCTTGGCGGTGAGGTGTGTTTTGTCGGTCACTGGGCGTGCAGTTTCGACGAAACTACCTGTGGTTCTGAGTCAATAAGACTTCCCGGCAAGTGGATGAAATCATGGTTATGTTGCAATGACTAATATTAACGGGAAATCTGCGTTTTCCAGAAAGTCATAAGGAACATCGACCTGCCATCACTCAACATGATCGATGTAAAGGTATAAACGCCAAATGTCAGTAAATGTCTGCGCCATGATAAATGATAAGCGTCAGATCCTGTATTATCTGTACATAATACGTTTATTTGTACTTGTGTGTACATACACATCTTCGTCTCCCAAAATAATCTCTGCTAAGATTGGTGATAACGTAACGCTAGAAGATGCGCCGTTACCAACTCAAAAGCCTTTCTCGGAAGCGTGGTATGTACAGACCCAATGTTCTAGAAACGGTGTTTATTATATTTCGTTAGGTAGCGAATTATGCACAATAATGTACTCCAATAACAAAGTTACATCACCCAGTGCATGCAAACAACTCGTAACTTATACATGTGAACATAATAAATTACATTTGTATAATCTTAGTCTGAAAACACCACGATCGTACATATTTACAAAAATGTATGTCTCAGGAACACGAGTTACACACTACTTTCGCCTTAACATAACGGGTACCACACATTTCAAACCTACTCAAGTAACCCAACGCAGCACACATCCTACCACCACACCTACCCAATGGATCCAAGTGAATCAACATCCCACACATCATACGACAACATCACATTTAAACAGCTCCATGGCAGGGTTTAATGAACATTCACTCCGTTTACAGTCTTCCAATGCAACCACCGCAACGCCAATCATTGTAACCGTATCAGTTGTGACTGTTATGACATGTTTTTGTTACCTGTATTATCGCTACAGACGCCAAACTGTGCTGTAGAAATAAGCACGCCAACAATTCAAAACCATAATGATAAAGAAGCATATACTGCATTTCACATCTACAATAATTTTATTATTATGTAAAACTGGTTACAGCGACACATCATTTACAAACATTTATGCTCATGTCGGTGACAATGTAACATTACCAGATGTACAATGCCAATATAACAATTGTTTTAAAGGAGAATGGTATTATGTTCAGTATACCTGTCCTACAAAACACTCTAAAAACGGATATTGTAGATTGTGCCAAACAATTTACCCAATGAAACACACCACCACCACCCACCGACTACAGGATAACGAGGGGCAACCAATGAGTTATACATGCAACACGACAGGATTACATTTATACCACGTTACCACATACACACCATCATTATATAGATTAATACATGAAGATTACAACGATAAAGAGACAACATACGATTATTTTCTGAACGTAACACCCAAAGAACACATACAACCCACGACATTTACAGAATACACCAAAAGTACTACATATATAACTACACCTACATTATCTACGCCACATTCCAACGAGTTAGCACCAACAGCATTCAATGCAAGTTTTAGTTCTGTACGATCTTCTCCTCACACTAGGCCTATAGTTGTAACTGTAATTATTGTAACATTGTTAGCGGCATTTAGTTTTTACATGTATTATCACTACAAACACCAAACGATGCTGTAATATTGTCCGTTGTCAGCTGTATATAACCTTTTTTACGGACAGATACAAAATAACGCCGTAAAAATGCCCCCCCCCCACCGAAAACAAGCACTGGACACCACTATTCTGGTTACATGGTATCTATTTCATATTACAGAAGCTTCACAGCATGTTCGTAATGGTGATTGTGTAACACTCTTTACACATGTAACAAATAATACAGCTACAACAACATGGTATTTTCAAAACGGTCTATGTAGCAAAAATTTTTGCGCGCTTTGTAACGTAAATCATAGAAGTAAACCGGACTCCATCAAAACATATGACCTAAAAGAAACCGTGAAAGACATTTTTAACCACACATGCAACAGAACGGCGTTGCATATATACAATCTTACCATGTATGATGTGACACTTACATACAAATTAGTAACGACAACGCGTAACAAATCCAAACATGAAACATATTACTATATAAAACCATTGCATACAACATTTCTACCGCATATGCAAACATCCACCACTTCATTATCACATGAACACTTCAGCCATCTCCAATCAACTGATTTGAGCGTCACTACGCCAATTATTGTAACCGTAACACTGGGAATTATATTGACAGCTATTGGTTATTCATTATATAGCCGCAAACGCCGAAGAATGCTGTGAAAATACTCCCTCATACACAGGCGAAATGAAAACACATGTTGTATGGTTGTTCATAATATCTTTATTTTATATTATGAACTACATGAACGGTTCGTCACATACATTGTATGCTACAATTGGCGGTAGCGCTACTTTTGTGGGTTTGAACGGTAGAACAACGGTAACAAAAACATGGTATATCAATAACGGATCTTACAACCAATCTCACCAACTATGTACCATAACATACGGAGGCGGATGTACAATTAAACATACTTTCAACGACAATACAGCAAAAACTGGTAACTATACATGTAACGAGACAGCATTACACATTTACAATATTACCAACATTGCTAGAAATATAACATACAAACTAGTAGAAACGGATGAGGAAGAACAATCAACTACCATATACTACTATCTTATAGTATTTGGTGAAAGTGTACTAACTACACCTATATCAGGTACCCAATACTTAAACAACATATCATTGCATTCACATTTGGAGCCTCTTCAAGCTGATAGTTCAAGTTACACTGTAGCACTTACTGTAATTTGTATGCTAGGAATCATCCTTGTTATTTGTTACCTTTACTATTGTCACCTACACAAGAGACGAACGCTATAAAAACATGATATCCATACTAACTTACATACTTATGTATATATATTTATATCAAAGTATAAGCAAACTAGAAGCCTCATCACGCACCTATTCTATTGAAGCTGGTGATAACATAACTTTCGTAGATAAAACCCACTCAGACCAATTTACATTAGGCATATGGTTTTTTAATATTACAAAACCATCCCCCTGTTACTCTACAATTTCTAATAACGCAATGTTAAGCAAACTATGCGAAATATACTATCATAACCATAATTATTCCGTTCAGACACTAGACTTGCACGAATCTTGTAAGCCATACTTTAGTCACACTTGTAACAAAACATTCTTGCATTTGTATAATATAAGTGCACATGCACCCACAACATACTGGTTGCAAAAATTTGGTGGACGAGAAAAAACAAAACATTTTATTACCTTAACATTACATCAAAAACACCCACAATACTCACAACACAGCCAGAATATTCTCTCCCCCCCCCACTGGACAGTTTGATCTTTTACAATCCAGTAATTCAGTGAATTCCACCCTGTTAACTATGTCTGGACTATTACTACTTGCATGTTTAATCTTGGGTTTAGGTTACACGTATTACCGATATGCTCATAAGAGGGCAATCCCGCAAAACTACTTCAAAGGACACGAATATATGTAAATACAAATTACATTGTGCTACCAATTCTATCCTACTGACACCCCTAACGCAATCAGCATACATGTTACTGCAAAGCTTATGCAAAATACATTTAACAATATTACTACTAACATGTCTTGCGTCACAACAAACGGCTATCTATATTACAAAAAATATAACGGCTGTATACGGAAGCAATGTTAGTTTGCCAAAGCCTGATAATATTTCATTTCTATTACAAGTATGGTTTGCTGTAACGCAATACCCAAATTGTTTAACAACAAGGCTGTGTGAGGAAACCCAAGGCAACGGCGTACAACGTATATTAAAACCGAAATGTGCAGATATAGAATATACATGCAATAAAACAGCATTGAATATTTATAACATATCTACGCAAAAACCCACAACATACATATTAACGCAACAATCTAGTACTGATTACACGATACAAAGAAGAAATACCACTTACAACATACAAATCGTTTTTCCAACGTCCCCCCCCCCATGCACACTGTATCATCTTATAGCCCTCTGAAATCGTCTGCTTCTACTCATACTATACCCATAATAGTTACTGTGACAACTGGAAGTGCCTTAGCAGGTATGGGTTGCTGGTATTACCGACGCGTACGTGCACAATAGTGCATGAATGCTCTTCCATGAAATGTATACACGCATATACAATATGCATTTCGCTCACAATAATCAAAATGTAAGTCTACAGTCTAAGTACATTTGTTTCATTGTGTCAGTTTTTCCGCTCCACCTAATTCACATGCATTCAATCAATAGCTACAACAGGATAATTAATAAAACGGTTACAGTTGGAAGTAACGTAACCTTACAACCACCTGATAATTTAAGTTTTCTATCACAAGGATATTACGTTAAACCTCTACAAGGTGGCGCATGTGATGTTACACTAAAACAGTTATGTAGTAGTACAAAGCCACATAAAAACGCAAGGAAAATTTATAATTTGCCATCAGGATGCATGGTAGAAAATTATGCATGTATTGGCGCTGGATTGCATATATACAATATACCCAATTATGGACCAACTACATATTTACTTATGCAACAGAGTGGTCCAAACGAAATACAAAGAAACACAACCTACCACATACATGTAATTTCATCCACCACCCACCGCACCAAAATCAACCAACATCTTCAACATCGTTGGTACCAGTTGCCGAAAAATACAGCAATAACAAAGATACAACCATTATTGTTCCAGTTACCATTTGCTTTATTATTGTACTAATAGCGGGCTGCCTGTATTACCGACATACACACAAACCATTCACGCCACTGACTCTAAATTTATGTTTCACACTAATAACGCTACATACATGCTTGGCGTCTAACCTAACGGTTACCGACATTACAAAAAATATAACAACTACTTTTGGAAGTAATGTTACTTTACTAACACCTGATAATATTTCATTTGAATTACAAACATGGTACGCTGAAAATCCACGAAATCAAAACTGTTCAATAACAGACTTATGTATTACATACAGTGACGATAGCGTCGAATACATAATGAAAGATACATATTCTCCATATAAAGACTATACATGCAACGAAACAGGATTATCTCTCTATAACATATCTAACAGGACAGCCATCACATATATATTGTCACAATGTAACGGTAGTGGCAACATATACATGAGAAACATCACTTACAAGGTAATCATTGTGGCTTTAACTCATTTATCGTTAGTACCAATTGCCGAAAAATACACCAATACCAAAGACGCAACCATTATTGCGCCGGTCATACCCTGTGTTATTGTCGCACTCATGATGGCGGGCTATCTCTACTACCGTGCGAGAATAAAGATACGTTCCGATCACGAATACAAAGAACCGCAGTACGCCAAGGTTGACTGAACATGACGTTATTTATTATCAGCACAGGGTCCCAGATTGTAACATATGTTCTCATCTCATAGCTACCTCGGGTACTACAAGCCTTAACCATTGCACTATTGAGTTGTTTCACCGTACTTTATTGCTCCCGTCACTCAACACTGCACTGAACTTATTCTGCACATGGGACCGCAATACATGACGGTGGAATAAACTTATTATACCAGGAAACATTATAACCAACTAATCGTACATGCTGGATACTAATCGTATGCTGGAAAGCTAACCATGAGCCAAAATGGAACGTGCTGGGACAGTGACGACCTTATCGATGGTGGGGCAATGTCTGTACTTGTATTGATTCTGGTCGTCTTGTCAATCATACTAGAAGTGCAATGTATCGTTCATTTCTGCCGCCTAGGCAGACTGTATCGCTGCTGCTGTCCGCGCGTTCCGCGATCGCACGGTGAAGCATCATTTCCGTTATCGTAAACAACCGTTGAATTTGCACTTTGCTATAAAGAACCGGGTCCAGGGTAATGGAAAACAGTAATAGCACTACAGGTGATGGTGCGGACACCATCATCCCCGTCTGGTCATGCTTTGTACTCCTGATACTTCTAGGCACCATGTTGCTAGTTTTAGAATGCTTGTGTATGATGAAAGTGTGCAGGAGAATGTTTAATCGTTGTCAGTGGCAATTCCGAACGAAGGGCATCTCGATCACATAAACCCGTGAAAACATGTCTTTCGCGCTGCATGTGTTACTGATCTGTGTGGTGATCGCTTTTGTGGTTGGAGCGGTAGCACTTGTTTTGGAAACTCTGTATGTCATTCTTTACTGCCAGATACTCTGTAACTGCTGCTACTTTACTTGCTGCTATCGACACGAGGGATCGCACCGTTCGCGCGTTCCTGATGTTCTCAAAAATTAATTCTGCATGTAACCCCCCTAACGGCCCGTAACGCACAGATACGCTGTTAAATATCAAGATAGCAGCAAGTATGTCTCACCCGAGACTCGCGAGTCTCGGGATCCTAGCCATGTCGAGTGAGCTGGTTCTGTTTATTATCGCTGCGGCCTTCTCGGCCACTGTGATTGTCCTAGCCATACTGCTGGATCTCCTGTACCTACGTGTCTACCAGAAATTCTGCAACTATTACTGCTGCTGTCCGTTCCAGAGGTTGACGGACATAGACACCGTGTCCCTCGATGGCGATGTGTAGTGAATGATTGACGGATGCATGGGTGGATGGATGTGTGGATTGATGGACAACGTGACGTGATGGATTACAACTCGGTATGCTTTTTTATTTCAACCGCGGGAGCGGCCTTCGGTTTCGAGTGCACCGAGGAGCCGTTGAAAGCCCTCATGAGTTCCTTGTTGGGAGCTCGGAATGCGGCTAACGGACATCCCTTGACGTTGCTACAGATGAGAGACTGAAGGGTCGCGCTCCTCACGATGTTGAAACTCGCGGAGCTACCGAGTGTGTTGCGTTTCCAGTAGCCCGGGGAGCAGATGACGTTCGCCGCGAGTCCCCTCAGGGAGAACGGAGCCCCCGACTCGAGGACGCCGTCACCGAGGATGGCATCGGGACACGGTTTTTCAGCGAGGAAATCAGCGTAGAGTTCGACGGCTTCGATATCACCGTAGAAGGCCTCCAGCTCGACAGCTATCTCCTTCCCTACGAGCGCCATAGAGACATTTTTTTTGTTATTCACATTTGTAACCCATGCTTATCGCAACTGAACCAAAAAAATCAGTAAAATTGTCTGAAAATTGCAAACCCGTGTTACCTGTGAGTTCGTGAAACAGCTTGTAGGACTTAAGCTCGAGGCGTTTTCTATACTCGTTGAGTAAGTGATAACGCTTTTTGGGAGCCTGTTCTGAGGCCTCCCGGGAGGTGTCCTTGAGGGCGGGGGGTATGTGCTTACCACGCGAGGAGATCTGCGGGCGAGGGAAACAGAAGTCGCTGACATTGGGGACATGGATACGGAATAATACACAACACTTACGAACGTGAAAGGTTGTACACATACGTACGTTAATGATTAAACGAGTGATCTGGAACAGCTGTTCGTCGTTCCATTCCGGGTGCTCTTGTTTCAGCACGTCGCAAACCCTGTTGTGCTCTCTCAGCCAGATAATGGCGTACACCATGAAACCGGGCACGAGTCCAAACATCTCGTTACCCAGTGCGAAACGTAACTTTTCGGGAACGCTGGGTTCGTAAACCATATGCACTCGGGCCTCCTTGACGGTAGGAGGGTAGACTTCCCCGTCAATAATCTGGTACTTCATTTTACCGTCCTTGAACAGACGCAACTGGTGCTGTTTTTCCAGCGTCTCGCCATAGATGTGGCCGAGAGCGACCTGATGGTGAAGGGGGAGAACCGAAACAAAGACACAAAGAGAAGTCGTGACTCACTGCTTTCGCGAAAGGCGGTCCTCTCGCATGCTGGTTCCTAAAAAAACATTTTTCCACAATCTGTGTCGAATCAGGCAATAGCGCCTTACCTGATAAGCGGCAAAAGCTAGTATCCACGCTAATGTCGCCAGCAATCGCATGATTGACACGCAAGGGAAGTTTATTCACCTTTCACCCCTAAAGGATTCGAGCAATCCCGAGGGACTATAAACGGTGTTCTGGTATAATAGGATAGATCGGCAGAAGCTGTCAATCATCTTGGGAGTTGACTTTCAGCGGCAAAGGGCCAGTGTAACGCTTTGTGACGTGACGAACAATAAAGGCAATTGCACGTTTAGAGTTGTAAAGTGTTTTTATTAAAAAAGTTGGGCGACAATTAGGCGGAAAAAATGTCACATAAAAACTCAAATGGAAGTTACAACACGAATTCAATAAACAATGGTTTACAATGCGATGTGTATCATTTATCATACGTTAACACTTCCAACATTTTACTCATATATGATACAAAACACTGTACAGAATATTTCAGTTAAACTATACGACCCAGCTAAATTAACTAATCCAGATAACCATGAAACGTTTCACTGGTACGAATGGACCGCAAATGCCACTTCATTAAATTGTCAAACCAGTGTGTATATATGTTACATTGCAAGCGAAGACGTTCTAATGCATGAATTGAATGAATGTAAAACCATTTATCTGCAAATAACAAGTTGTACGAAAACACACTTGCACATCGGAAACGTAACCACTCAAACCCCATTGCAATATACGCTGAATAAAGGTATTAATTCCGACATCGCAAAACAACATAATTTTTCCTTACACATAGTATATCCCACTACCCCACCTTCCACACAAACAAGTTTACATACGTCCACACGCATATCTCATGCAACTGGCACGGCTCACGCAGAAGCTAGGCGACAGTCAGAAACCACCAACAACGTCGTTACTCCAGTTATGGTTTTCTTTGGAGGTGCGGCCCTTATGGGCATTGGTTACCTATATGGCCGAAAGCCAAAAATACCCTTCCTGAATGCTTTTTAAGCACGCGGTTTGGAAACCGCACACACCAATTCACCGTATTCAGGGAAATGGGAGGGGTAGGATAAAAAAGAATGCACTGTACATTAGTGACCGTCAGAACCGCGTTACCGACGACCACCACCATAAGCTCGCGTACCGGACGATTGTGAACACGGTGAATGTGGCGGAGAACTGGTAGATAAACAGTATGTTACGGAGTTTATGGTACTTTGGGTACATGCAAACGGTTCTGGCGGTTTTAGCGAACAGCGAGCCAACATGTAACTTGGACTGCAACTGTAACAGCACCTGCGGATTCCTCTATAACGTGACTAATGCGGTCGGGTACTATCAGAATAACGTGACTTTGCATACGAGCATCAGTCACAGCAACCACTCTAACATGCATGTGGGTATGTGGATACGTTACAACTTTCCAGCACAGTCGTACGCATTATGCAGCGTATCTGGTTACAAAGTCGCCAAGGAGCATCACGACGGATGGTGTTTTGAGTGCAACGAGACCAGTTTAACTCTCTGCGACTTGGATACAAATCAGACTGGAAGTTACATTTTTAAAAATCTCGTTGGATTGACACAACACTACACTGTGACTGTCGTACCTGTCCCACGGCCGCCGGCCCCTAAGATTACCACCATCACAAACTGTTCTGTAATATTTTTCAACGAATACCTGTGGAAAAATGCGAGTCTCAGCTACGTTACGACCGTTCCACCCACGACCACAACGACAACCACCACCACTACGAAGCCAACGAGCACCACCCACCGCACGACCGCTGGCAGAACGATCACACAAACGACACACACTACTACCCCCGGCAGCAGCGCCACCACGTGGTCAACGAATATGCCGAAATATATTTCCAAATACTCTAAACTGGCCACGTTCGCATCCGTCTCGGCCGGATTATTCAGTTTCGCCCTGGTGGTGTTCCTCCTGGTGTTTCTTTTCGCGCTCTTTAATCTGAAAAAGCAAGGCGAAACGGAGGCTTCTGGTCCTCCCAAAAAGTCTTCGGTGAAAGACAGTTGTAAAAAGAAGAAAGGTCGACCGGGAGAACCCATCTACCACCTGATCACGGAGAACATTCAGACGTCCACTTCTTGCGTCGTGGAAAAGTCAATGTTTTCCTAGAGTAGCTGCTCGGTCCCGCCCAAGGTTTCGACGTGAGCGCGGATCGACGAGCTACCCTGAGAAGCCATCGCGAATGTTACATGATCAGCCACATAATGAGGCACACCAACCCTATCCAGATTCCGACGCCTATCAGCATTCGCAGTAGAACGATGACATCCCAAATAGTAATAGTGCCCAGCGGAGGCGGAGGCGCTGTGGGGATGACGAGGGAAACGGCGTCCATGCCACCAGACGACGTCATTAATCTGCAACAATAGAGAGACAGACTTGATAAAACTGAAACCACATCAAAAGAGCTGCTTGGATAAAACCCCAAAGCCCATGGAGCGCCGCAGCCAAGCATGGAATACACAAACATGAAATCACACCGAGCTCCGAGACTCAGGCTGGCCCTTTACTTATTTTGGATACCTCTCAGCGGTCCCGTCGTAAGCGGAGCAGCGGCCGATCCGAGCGTGAACACAACCGAGGCAACACAGACGAATACGACTAACGCCAGCGTTCAAACCACCACACTGCCTCCGTGGCCTGTGGAGGTTCAAAGCCAATACTCACTGTGGTCAGAAAATACGGATTGTTACTGCGGAGCATTAACGACGTCGGTCGGATCCACCGTCACATTAAATGGAACGGAACCGAGTAACGAGACTTACACGGCGTGGTTTTTCGCACACAGATGGAGCGACCTACTATGTGCACACTGGGAAGATGGTACCGGTGACAGCATGTATCGTGAATACCTGCATTATAACTGTACAGCAGAACAAATTACTCTGTTGAACGTGTCGATGGGTAACAGCGGGGTTTACTACAATCGCAGAGGCCCTTCGCGCAAAATTATGAACTATACCTATATGTGCTACAATTTAACGGTAAGCGAGAACGCAACGAACGCCACCGATCCGCCGGTTATTACCACCACAAGATGCGGGCCTCCGCCGTGGAAACTCATGAAGTACGAGTATGACCTAGAAACCATTACAGACAATCCAACGTATGCTGTCATAAGCCTCGATGACATGATCAGATCACGAAGCCATGTACGTAAAGGCTTCGTTCTCGAGCAGACTGCAAGAGTTATGATACAATATAGCTGGTTTTGTGGTATTCTGTTCGGGGCCATGCTGACGATTTTGATGGTTTTACGCGTTCCGCAAAAGCTGTGTTATCTGTGTCTGTATGCCAAACCCTGGATTCGCGGTTACAAAAAGTTAAACGGTTATGATTACTAGCGACTGTCCTAAGAAAAAAACCATTTCCCTTTGTATGTGGTGAATAAACGTACTTTAGATACATTATACTGCGTATGTTTTTTATTATCTTTGGCGCGTAAAGAAGAGAGAGACCAGGAGAAGGCATGTTCACATTCACTTTTTTAATTGCTTCGACTCAATACTCTCACAGCTCTTTCTACATGCCCACATGCACACTAAAAACGTGCTGCGTTGGCGATGAGGTTGTCCTGGAATCCCATATTCCAGTAACATGCGACACGATTGCGTGGTATCGGTATAAAAACTATAGTGATAGATTACTATGTCGGTTTATGGGAGCATATGTTACCATTAATTCTGGAGAACGAATTTCTAGTACGTGTTCGCGGCAATCATTTATATTTCATAATATCCAACTACCATCGACGGGAACTTATTACACCGTAGGCAACGCCTGTAACGATCATCCCACAATGTCCGCCTGTTACAACGTGACGGTTCACTCAAAATCAACAACTCCACAGAGTTTAAAATTAACTTCGGTGATGGCGCCGATGATTCAGCGATATACCGGCAACAATACCCAAATAAGTCAGCAATATACCGACAACAATACCCAAATCGATCGAACTTTGGATGTTCACGGCGCTTGGGGACTTGTGATTGTTGCTGTGTTGATGCTGTGGGTTGCGATTGAGTTTCGTTTGCCTCAGAAAATGCTCCGACATTTCGATACTCGCTTTCGAGCATCAACCCGCTCAGCACAAACAGTTTAACGTGCCTTCCATGTTAAGATTTTTATTAAACATGTGTCAACGACTTTTGACATTGGTGTTTATTGTTTCTTTACCGCTAATTAACGCAATTTGTGTAAATGTCAGCAATGGTAAAGAACCATGTGAATACAAAGACTATACTCCCACTTGCCTGCTACACTGCAATCGTACAATAGCCACAACAGGACAAAACGTAACTCTCGGCGTAACAATTAGCGCTAACAGCTATGTTTTCTGGGAACGAACAGTGAAGAACGAAACGATAATGCTTTGTCAGTTTGGCGACGACTTTACATTATGCGGATTCCGGCATAAAATTCAATATAAATGTTTATGTAACTACTCTTTACTGCTCATTAACGTGACTACAGAAAATAATGGCCCATACTGCATGTCATATATTGAACACAATAATTACGTGGAACTCTGCTACAACCTCACTGTACTACCGTTTCCCGCACCAAGAACAACTACAAGGCGGCCCAGTAAGTCGCTAACATCCACTACAACAACAAGATCAACCCTAACAAGCACCACCACACGAATCTCAATGGATCCACTTGGTTTTAATGGAATACCATTGAATCATACATTTGAAGCACAGCGAGCAACGGCCAGCCACATGTTTTGGTTATTTCTTTTACTGTTAATACTACTCATAGTTATGCTATGGTGTTGCCGTCTACCTCGACAACACAAGTATCGTTAATCTGTATGATGTTTGTATTTGTAAGCATACATCGCAATGTGTTCACAGCAAAACCTTTAGAATGCCAACCCGTTAACGGCACCGCAGGACGCAACGTTATCATGAGTCCTCCATCATTCAATTACCACATCACCTACGTTTACTGGTATCGAGGATCAGGCAAGGCTCGAAAAGAATTATGTCGATACGTTCCTCAACAAACACAAGCTAACGCCAGAATAAAATTTTCATGCTTGAGCAACTATAGTTTATTATTAATCAATGTGACAGCACATATGTACAATGGAAATTATACCGTTAAACTAGATTTGGGATCAGGACAGTTATCAGAAACGTGTTACAAATTAACTGTGAGAAGCGGAGTCACGAAAGTACCCACAACTACCCGAAAAACCACCACCACAGTTACAACCGCCACGACAACTGAGCAAACAACATACACAACTCAATATCCTACTATCACTCTACCGTCAGAAACTGCACTCCTTATTGCATTATTCGAAAACCAGACAAGCTATGCGCAGACTCAAAATCACTCCGCTATGCATGCCATGTGGATCCTTCTGCTCGTTATCATTATTGTCCTTTTGTGTTTTTTCTGCATGAGGCTGAAAAATAAGCATAAACCATGCAGCACTGTTTTAACACCTATGGTACAGTCACCTGAACCTCCCGACCGATATTTTTAAAAGAATGAATTTAGAAAATTCAACATGTATCATCTGGGTTGTTTGCACAATCATCATGTGTATCCACAACACGATAGGTAGAAATCAGTCTGAAAGCAACAGTACAGAACCTGTCTCCGGTGACATGAGAGTTCGCACTGAAGCCAATTATATAGTAACAGGCGGTGTACAACCATCACCCCACCGATTATCGCATACAAACACACGGACTCTAGTTTTTGAACAAAAAGAAGAGGACGGTGCACACATAGTTGGAGTTGTTGTATTCGTAACTGTTTTTATTATCATCGTTATACTGCTGTTCTTTAGGATACCTCAGCGGATTTTCGACAGCTATCAGAGAATCAGGCTCACGTCGCCATACTGAGCAAATTCACCGTGCAAGCCAATAACGGTGAAAACACTGTTTGAACGTTGAAAATGGAGCTTCACACAACCCCGCATTATGATCCTCACAACAAGAACATGGAACCACATTTCGTACGCTTGCTTCACATTTGTACTCTTATGGACTGTTTGCAACGCAGGTGCATCACGTGTAACATGCAACAACACAAAAACGTACACAGGACAGGTTGGGAGCAATATTACCCTTACAACATCACCTCTAAATGGTAAAGGTTTTTTGTACTGGTATCAGTACCCTTGCGGTAGTAACAAAAGACTATGCGATTATTCAGGTTACAATGGTAGAACCGATATGGTAAATAACACCAAACTAAAATTTGCTTGTATAAGGAACGGTTCACAATTAGTCTTGCTCAATGTAAATGCTAGTTATTCGGGACAATATTGTAGTGCACTGTTGACATCTGGCAATACTCCTTATAACTGTCATAATGTAACTGTGACGCTGTCATCTCCACCAACTCCGCCTCCTTTGCGAAAACCTCAAAGAAGTACAGCAAATAGTTACACAAGTACCACATCGGGAGTACAGTTACAAATACCCTCCAATGCACCGTATACAGGTAATAATGGGACACGCAATCCAGAAGCACAACAACAAGATGCTACACACATCGCTGGTGTTGTGATTGTTCTTGTAGTAATCATACTTATCATAATTTTGTTCTTTTTAAAAGTTCCTCAAAAGTTTTGGAACAAATACAAAGTCACAAAAACCACCGATGCGTTGTAAAACTGACCACCGTGACAGCACTGGTTGAAACGAAAGGTGGTGTCTGCTAACAAACTAGCAAGAATATGGAGACATTACCGCCGGAAAAGTCTTTTATTCATAATGTGACACTTGGGGATTTCCCATCCATTAAAACGCAGGTAACTAATTATGGTGTACACCTGCGACTATGCCTCCAACAACTTGTTACCTGTTCACCTGTGCGTTATTTGTATTTGTGTATGTACCATGGTTCAGTATATCCTTTATGGTTGTCAACAAACCCCCATTTTGCATGCCAATGTGTTCACAATGCACACATGTTATAACTCATGAAGGTGAAACAGTAACTCTAAACTCTTCATACTACAGTCCGAGCAACGGAGTCGCTCGATGGTACCTCGGGGACAGTGATATGTGCAACATGAAGCTTGGTACAATGACTCGTAATTTTTCCGAATTGATTCACAGATGTATTAATAGCAGCTTAATTATAGAAAACATTACTCATAGCTTATATCTAGCCGAATATCATACACTACGAGGAGGAGCGCACCGAAACCACAAATATAACGTCACCGTTATACCCAGGCATGTTAACATGAGTCAAGCACCACTCCTTGACGAATGTGCAAATTATCAATGTGAGAGAAAACGATATCCTCAAAAATGTAAACCTACTCACAAACCTCCTGCAAGAAGACAACACAACGTTAAAACTCCAACTACCAATAAACAAAATGTGAAAACAACTACCACAATTACTACATCATCCAGTGCTCCAAAACCTGTAGATGTAGCTGAAAATAAAACCGTACTAGGCCATTTAATATCAGAGGAGTTTCAGGCTGAGCACTTGACCTGGGGAGGTGCCGTTCTTGCCCTCCTTGCACTTTCAATCTGGGCTTTTCGATACTGGCTTAAAAAATCTAAAAAGAACTATCGACGAGAATATTTTTAAATATGAAGTATAAATGGACCTCTGCACTGATTATAACCACCCTAACCCACATGTATGTTGCTCTGGAATGCACTGAGACTGAGTCAATAACAGTTAGTACGGGAGAAGATGTAACATTAGGAAAGTCGCACCATCGCGGGCATCACATGTCCTGGTTTAAACCACCATGCAAAGGCGAAGAAGATGTCCTATGTCGTGTAACGTCTAGCCAAGAAGAAATGTTCCTCGCAAATAAATCGGTATCATTTCTATGTCAAGATAAATCTAACATGTTAAATCTTAGACATATGACACCCAATGGTTCTGGAACGTACTGTAAAAACGTTACACGCACAGTCAATGGCAAGATCAACATCACTTACATCTGCTACAATGTGACGGTTGCCAATAAAGTAACACCCACATCGTTCATTTCAACATCTCAACTAACCACTACGCTTCCCAAAGAAACGAATGCGACAATACCTAACACAGTTTTACGATATACAGGAAACAATGATAACCATCTTCAAGCGAGATATAACTACATAGCATCCATGATAGAATTAGCGCTATTTTTATTCGTTATCGCCATTGCCATCCTGTTTTGTTTAAAACTGTCTGACAGGTTTTGGCTATACATATATTAACATATCAATTCAATGTGGATTCGCATGTTTAATGGGCATTTATTTTTGTATTTCATTAACGGATACACTCAACAAACATTACAATGTAAAAACACATCCACCATTAACGTTACTGCCCACGAAAACGTAACTATTCATGGTACCGCGACATTATACGATTGTTTAACGGCATGGTACCAAAGCCATGGTGGAACCCAACCACTTTGTCAATACAACGCAACCCATGCCTTCAAAACCTCAAAATCATACACGAATATACATTATAATTGTAGTACATGCTCACTAATTATATTCGATGTAGATCAATCTGCATCGGGAATGTATTATACGTACGGTTTACTTTATAAGGAATATATATGTATTCAAGAGAAAATATGCTACAAATTGAACGTAATATCAACAGATCCAAGTACAACATCTACATCGCTACCATTAACTACTGGATTAGATACTTTTCAAACACACACATCACCATCCACCACAACATGGTTTACGTTGTCAAGTTTAGCAGTACTAGCAACACTTGCATACTTAGTAAAAACTGTCTATCATTATTGGACACATGGCCATTACTACGTACCACAAATATGGCGACGAACGCCAAACGAACAGCAAACCTACAGAAACACCGTTACCGAAAGTAGTTGACTGTTAGAGCATACATCGTTTTACTAACCGGCGAGCATCATGGAGACATATAACTGTCAATACTATGACCACACAACAACCGTGCACAAGAGTTGGGTTCTGGAGGCTGTTATTAATTATCTGTTTAGCCTTTGTTATTCATCTCTATTGCACAACCACTAATATATTAGTTACTGTTAAGACAGGAGATAATGTAACCTTAAATGCTAGTTTACAACTTACCAATGGAATTGGATATTGGTATGTAAATAAGACTATTCTTTGTGGCTGCACTCGTAACAACGCAGAATCCACAAGACGTCCCAACCTGCAATTTCAATGCCATAAGAATTGTTCGCTCACTTTACTTAACGTAACCAGCCACAGCGCTGGAAATTACTGTTTAATGGCTCAACCTCAAAACGAAAAACCAAAAGATCAATTGTGTTACAACGTAACGGTTATACCGGCTGGTTTTGACGGACATGTACTTTTACTACAGCTGCCTTCCAGCAGCACGGGACAAAGTAGCACATCGACAACTACCAGTACAACCTCACAGGCACCCACAACGGACCTCGAAACTACAGCACATACAACTACGCAACCTTTAACTACCAACTTATCTACCCATCCGCCAACAACGCCCATAATTACTGCGAATACACATACAACTCCAACAACCACGCAAACTGTGACTACCAATACGCCAACATATCCAACCACCACTGAAATGACAACTACCACAACTACACGCGCTACGAAAAAGAGGAAGAACAAGAAAACGAAGCAAACGAGCACTACCAATACTCCAACGACTTCGCCATACACAACTACTGCGCCATATACCACCACCCCCTTACAAACGACATTAACCACTGCTGCTACTACAAAAGCGCCATCGATGTTAACTAGTACTGTAACTACTTGTGCACATACTACTGAATTCCCGACAACCAGGTTAACTACCACTGAAACGATAACTACCCCTTTAACAACTACTACCCATCCAACAACTACTACCCCTTTAACGACTACTACCCATCCAACAACCACTACTCATCCAACAACTACCACCCCTTTGACAACTACTACCCATCCAACGACTACGACTTCGCCAACCACGTTGCCTACCACTGTCCTTACGACGACAGTAACTACGACTATCCCCACCACGATGAAATCAACCACAACAACGTTGACTACAACCACCACCACTAGGCGGCACACGACATTAACCAGTACATCCACCACATCCACCACCCTCGCCACGAGTACACCGACTTCCCGCGCAAACACACCTTCTACGAACTCTCCCGCTCACACGCCCCATAAGTATAACGAAACGAACCACCACCACCTGAAACACCATCATCACCATCACGCAGCCACACATGCGTTTTGGGTTTTGGTACTAGTGATCGCGGTCATCATCATTATTCTGTGGTGGTACAGGATTCCCCAACGACTTCTACAACATTATAGGGATCAAAAGTATGGCGGCGTGGCAGTAAGCGAAGAGTGGCAGTTCGCCTGACACCAGTTTGACATGACGGCCGAAACGTTACCAAAATAAACAAAAGCTTCTCCGTCTTAGTCGTCACACACTTATTTGAACTGCGTACACAAAACCGTCTTTGGATCGGCGCCTCCACCCTGTCACGGGGCCGCCGTTGGGGGCCATGGCCCTGCACAAACGCCATAAAAACTGGCGTCTGTGGCTCCCTGTAATTCTGGGAAGCTGGATCGCGCTACTGAATGCTCTAGAAATTGTGGAAGAGTGCTCGGAAGAACAGAGCATCATGCAAGTGGCGATGAGGCAAGTCGCGTTGAGAATGGCAGCGGTGCCGGTGACCGCTAGGAGATCGGTGGCGGAGAGACCCAGAACGCCATCCATTCCACAATATCTCGACGTCCGATCTCCGCGACCCCCGCGACACCACCACCATGACGAAGATCCTGTGTCGGCCAATATTCGCTGGCAACACGAGCGAATGCAACTTCTTCTGCAGATACAACGTTCTCGCACGCAATCGCGACCCTGGACACCGAATCTCGATCTGCCGCCGGCCAGGCTGCCACCTCAATTCGCCAGACCTACGTTGGGTTACGGCCCGGTTCCAAGTTTTCCATCAGCCTCATTGCACGCAGCGGCACCACCGATGGCAGCAGCGGCGTTGAACGTTTCGCAAGAAACCCAGAGGGTTACAATCGTGCGCAACAAACGGCCCGACAATGCGGGTCCCGGGCCGCGGCTTCCACACCACCGCCGCAACGCCCTCACTTTCACGGGATCCACGGATTCCCTGGATCTGACACGCTTGCGCCTGCATCATGAAAGGCACCATCGCAATTCCAGCTATCGTTGGAAACATCATTCCACGAGAACACCTCTGCGGGCCGTGTCCATGTGTGTCTCGCCACCGCCACCGTCGCCAATTCCGCCACAAAGGCCCCAGATTTCGGAACCCATGGAATTTCGACAGCAAGAATCACCAGAACCACCAAAAAGACCCAACCTGAAGAGCCGCCTCCAAGACAAGTGTAGACGAGCCTTGAATCTCAAACCAAAAGACCCAAATCGACATCGGTGGCACGTACGACAACGTGATTCCAAGGACTCTGTCTCACTCTACGACTTCACCATCGACGCCAGGCGAACCAATTTTCTCACAAGAACCCATTCGTGGCTTCGAACCCACATGCCAGGGAATCATGTGTGGCGTTTGCGTGGATCCAGCACACGCGGCAACGATCTGAGCACACCATTGTCTGCAAACACCCCAGCGACTCCTGCGGCTCCACGTTTCACTTCCAACCGATCCAGACCGCCTTCGCCAACCGAAAGCGTGACGATCGACCTTGCGGCCGGAGAAGTGATCGTGACACCACTGGATGGGAACAACAATCCCAACGCCGATGCCGAACGCTTGCTGCGCAACGAAGAAGCAGCCACCACGGCCTCCAGGCAGCTGTGCAGCGCGGAATCCATCACGACACTAAACCCGCGCAACGGCGAGAGGAATTCGCGACGCAAGCTGCTCGGTGCCAGTGTCGCACTGTGGCTCTCCAGCCACCTGATGAGCCATAGCCGCAACTCGTAAACTGACAACTTTTTAAAAAACACTGACAGGGAGAGGTGAATCGGTGAAGGCGGGAGACGTTTTGCCACTCTTCTCCTGATGATCCGCACCGCCCTAGGCTCTGGACAGCAGGATCGCGGTTACCTGACTCCACATATTAGCTCACCGGGTCCCGCCCTAGCACCTCCCCTACCTTTTCGGCTACAATATATATCTCACCTTCGACACACTTTCACGGACTAACTGCACTTGAACTGTTGACTGACAAAAGTAACCGCAAAGATGCCACTACAATCCACAAACGCCTTTCTGCTAACCGTACTAACGACCGTCCACTGTATCCCCCCTTCGTACTGGGACCGATTAATGCGAGTTTCGCCGAGCGACACGGACATGGTTTCAGCCCCCACCATGCCGCCGTACGGGGACCGATTCAACCTGACCTGTGAATTCCCCACCGGCGGCTGGACGGAGGCCGCGGTTCAGATTCGCTTTTGCAACACCCCAAACTGCCGCAGCCTTCTGTTAGTCAATTCCAAACAGATTACCGGGGAGTTTCAGAACAAGAGCCACGAGCAGCTCCAAGGACTGCGGTGGAAGCTGGAGACCGAGGGTCCCGTACAGAGGTTGACGGTCTCCTTTTTGGTGACCAGCAACGTCTCCGGAATCTACCAGTGCGCCATCGTGAACAACATGGACGTGGACGTCTTGAAGACCACGGTGGTGATCTCGGAAGTGGAGCTGCGGAGACGACCGCACGTGTACTGCGACCTCCAGTTTGGCGAGCAGTCGCAGACGCAATACCTGTGGACCCCCGACCCGGAGAAGGTGCGGCTGGTGAACTGCGGAGAAGTCGGTGGACTGGTCAAAAACACGTGGCACAAACACTTGCACTACGCGGTGGGGAACTCCGGCATGCAGCCGCCATGTGATTTGGAAAGAGATATGTCGTTGTGTCACCGTTATGTGTTTGCGAGTATGAGGGACAATAATTGTACGAGGGCCGCCGAGCAGGAACGCGCACTTATCCTGCGCGGCGAGCCGCTCGAGAAGGACGAGTGGTCATGGATCTGTGTGTCAGGTCTGCCCACCCTGTGTCTGTTGGGCATCCTGACGTCGTGCGTGAGGCTCCGGCAGAGGAGAAACCGACGCTGGCGCCGCAAGAGAGAAGATGAAGAATCCCGAAAGTCGAAGAAAACGAATTGAGTGGGTACACTGTGGTGGGTATGTGATGAGAGAGATGGATGGACAGTTGTCAATGGTATAAGCTATCACTTAGTCTACTAACTAGTTTCCAATGGAATCAGGGTTACGCGTCCAGGTGACGGGCTGCTCATGTTTTGTAGGAAAAAGTCTGAACGTGACTAATCGGGTACGTGGAGGGGATTCTATGTCTACATGATTCACAAATAAAAGTTTATACTGTTAAAGAACGAGTGCGGAGGAGTGTTTTTTATTCGCTAACGCAGAGGCAGGGGGGTATAACTCGGGAAATAATCATACCAAGTCATGGTTCTGCAGAGGCCACCGGGAGGCTCGCCGTGGCTCTGGAAATGGACAACACGCTCCCCACACGCACCGCCGAAAAACGCGGCCATGGAGAATCTGTCCACTCTGTACAGAATGAACGCGGCCCAAGCGCCGCATTGGCAGACGGAGGACAATGTCCAGGAACTCATTAGCGTTCTGATCCTGTGCATCGCCGTGTTGCTATTTTTTGTTTTCGAGTTCCTCAGAAGATCGTGTTCTTTTTTCGGTCGGGGACTTTCCGTCACTCCGGGAATCGTTAGTGCAACCATGGGAACGGAGCCTGCGCAGGGGATTATGTTTCAGAATGACAGCCAGGCGCGGCTCCCAGCTGATTTCCGAGAAATGCCGTCCCCGGACCGCATGGCGACTATTGTGGTGGTGATTGGAGTGATGTTGATTTTTGTCTTGTGGAGTATGCGTATTCCGCACCACTTTTTCCGGACATTGCGGAATTCACAGGGGGATTAGCGGACCGGCAACCCTCCCGGGGGGTCCTAGATGGCTGCGCGATACTATCTGATTTCCGAGGCACACCATGAAGCGCCAGTATAAGAAACTGGCTGCAATTCAAACCGGACTCACGCATCTGTAGCCCGTCCACCGAAACATGGATCAGGCTCTGTACGTCCACTTTTTTGGGCGCCCGCAGAATGAATCCATGATGAGACACGTGCCGTTGCGGGCCGAGGGGGACGAAGACGTGGAAGAAGACTACCCACCCATCCCGCAGGTCCCGCAGACGGCCCCGCAGCGCTCCTCCATCAGCAGCGGCTGGCACACCCTGAGAATGTACACCCGCGAGGCGTGCTTCAGATGGATCAGCGGAGGAGAGGATGACCGAGTGTCGCTGACAAAACTACCCGACGAACAGAAGAAACACGGGAACAAGCTGAGCACCATCGGCCCGAAGCTGCGAAGAATGCTCAGTAACAATTAAAAGAGAATGACGTGCCGAGATGACGACTGATTGATTGACAGGTTCAACGAGGCGCCATGCGATGGTTTTCTTATGCTAATAAAATCGCTCCAAAAGGCACATCTGCGAAGTGTGGTTATTGGCTTGGGCTTTATTTCGGTGGTCTGCCGAGCGTTGTGTGCCACGTCCTGTCGTTCCGTACGCTAATGAGACACGATGTGGCGTATCAGCCACTCCTACGTCGTTAGATATAAAAGTAGCGTGGAGGTCGTCATTTCTCAGACCACCCGCGTTGCGGTCAGACGGTGCCACGACCCCGGGGATCGGGCAGAGTCGGCACGCCATCTGGTGGCGACAGCGAATATGTCTCACGTCCTTTACGAATACTTTAAGCGAAAGCTGCCCAGAAAGCAGGTGAACAGCGTGGTGTTGCTCAACCGCAGGACACTGACGGGGGGCTTAGCGCCCATGACCTCCATGGCCACCAACACCTACAGGACCATCATAGTACTGGGACACGGGAAGTTGCGGTTGGAGAGGCCCAGTAACACGGAAACCATCCAGATGGCGCTGACGCTGTCATTGCAGCGAGCCTCCCTGAACAACCCACCACCGGGTGAATTGGACGAATGTCCATCAAGCGATGACAGTGATCACGATTCATAGGCAGTGAGTCAGAATGACAGTGATGAATAGCGATAATGAAACCTCGAAATCACGGCACCGTCACTGATGCGTCAAAAGTATGTCGAAACGGTGCCCGTGCCAACCCTTAAAAGAAAACACCGTCAAGGGAAGGCACTGCAGCACGATGCCCCTTCAGACTTGGCTTGTGATCCTGTCGCTTTGTGCCCTGCCGGTGCCAACCTGGAGCAGCTATGTGTACGTCTCTGTGTTGACTCGTTCCCAGGAGCTGACCTGGACGGCCGTCGGGGGAGTGAACGTGACTAATACCAGCGAGCTGGCTGGTACATACAACTTTACTCCTAGTAACAAAACAAGTACAAATGTTTCGTCCGTCGGTACTGGCAACGACAGTGTGTCCCAGCTACCTGCTGAATGCTTGAAGCGTGAGAGCAACTACCTGGGAACCATTTGGATCTTTTACTGCAACCAAAGTAAAATGAACATTGACGAGTTCTGGTACCGAGGACACGGGTACAATCACAGCCAAGAAAACTGCACTTCGCCTCTAGTCAGTTACCTACAAGCAATGTGTGACCTCTGGAGAAACCACACCAATGCCAGCAAAGCTTTTGATCACAATTCAATGGCTCTATCAACGCTACGCTGCATTGTTCCCGAAACCTACTCGATCAACGACACCATCAGACATTACAATGAAACTGGACTGTCGCGGGAAGATCAAAAGAAGTATCGAGATAGGTTTCCGCAGAACAACACCTGCAGCTTGACTGAAGCTTTGATAGTGGATGAACTGAAAAGCTTTATTACCACGTCCAAGCTGGTAATGCTAACTATCGAAGGCCTGTCATTTGTCGCCGTTGCAATTTTCGCCACCATCGTCTTATTACGCTATTACTATTGGAACAAACCTCCATGTGCTTGGATGGTACCTCGCAGCCCACGCCGCGCCGACTGTGAAGAGATTGTTATTGAGTCCAAAGCGGAACAGACTGAAAGCGGGGAAGATACAGCCCCCAACAGCCCTGCAGAACCTGAGAACACAGAAACCACGCCCATACTGTCCGCTTCCATCAAACCCCACCGGGATAAGCCTCCCGCCGTGCCACCTAAACCGACCACCTTTACTATCGACGCGGCCAAGTTAACGCAAAAACCGCCACTGCCACCGAAGCCCAAGCCGAAGGCGTTGGTGTTCCAGTATCCCTCACCCAGATCAGCGAGCAAATCGGCCAAGGCTACTAAAAGCCCCAAAGTCTTCACATTTAACGACCAAGACATCCAACAGCACAGAGAAGAAATCACTAAAAGCAGAGTCTTGTATCCTTCACACCAGCCAACGACACCTGTGGACAGCGTGCTGACTCCGCTCCTGCCGCCGCCGCCACCACCCGGGCCTTCTATTCGACGGGTATCCGGATCGCCGCGAGTGCCAGTCATGATTCCCTGGGACATTACGCAACCCGCGTCCCCCATGCCCATCAACCCATGGACACAGAGAAACCGACCGCTGCCGTCAGAACTGGATCCCTGGGAGTTGAAGGCCAACCGGTGGTTGTGAGGACTCAGAAAACTGTCAATCATCCCACATGCACACACTACAGACTGTATATAGCTAACTTAATTTTATTTTTTGTTTTGTATATAAGATGTATGGGACGGAATGGAGATGTAACGAATAAATGTATATTTTTCTGATATAAAGTCTAAGCCTCTGCTTCTTCACCCTCGGCGTTCAATAGCTGCAGCGCTAATCGGGGTCCGGGAGGACGTATCGCGGGATGGGGTTGGATCTCTTCCATCACCAAGATGATATGATCGCCCATGGCCGGCGGCTGGTTCTCTTGGTCTTCAATGATCTCTATTTCCATAGGAATCTCCAGGACATCTATCACTTCGGGCACTTGCGGCACCTGTAATTGAATCTGCTGCCGTTGCATGTAGTTTCGGAACAGTCGCCGCCGGGCTCGGGGAGCGTACATGCCCAAGTGTCCATGAGCGGGTTCATTGAAACGAAAGAACGATGCCCTCACGGAAGGCATGAGACCCCGCACGGCCTCCGACAAGGTGGGCTCGGTGCTGCCTCCCATAGCAAGTACCAGAGGGAATGATGATACGTGGTGAGCGCTCCACATTTCCTAAATACTAGTCTGTGTCTGACGTCAACAGCGTCCACCACGGCACATTGGACATGGCACGGTACCAGGAGTTACGACAGCACCCCCGTTAGTAAGGAAGCCTTCTAAGATATTTAATGACAAGAGATTGACAGCCGCCTCACTTGAATCGCGTCCAATACCGACATCATGCGGAACTTAAAGCTAACCGCAGCTCTGCTGATCATCGGTTTGGTGGCAGTCCACGCCATCCCCAGGTGGGATTGTGTAACGCTGTATTTCCTACCTAGATGGTGAACATATTCGCATGATATGCTAACTGTGCTTTCCTCCCACCCGTACAGGAAAACCACCACCGATGGCGATAAAAGCACACTACACACAGAGGTTGGCACTCAGACCGATGACTCTGAGTCACACAGTACTCATCATATAACCACAGAAGACGGCAGCGGAGATACGAGCGGAGACTCCAGTGGAGACTCCAGCGGAGAAGGCAGTGGAGAAGACGAATACGACGTTCTGATTGAAGGAGACTTGCAGAGTGATAATTCCGAAGACAACAGCGAAGACGATGACAGCTCCGCAGAATAATGAGGCCAAACAAAACCTGACAACAGAGTCTACACTCCATCTTGTACTCAGACTGTAAGTTTGCACGTGCAGTTGCGAACCCAACTAAGGAATCCACATGACACCTTGTGCTGTAATGAATAAAAACATATTGGGATTCCTACTATGTGTTCTGTGAAATAATTTCTGCGACTTCCGAATCACTGTACATACTAAAAACCACAACACGAAAGATAACAAATATAAAACCTTTATTGCTTAACATCATGTACCGTATAAAAAATGATTATTATTCTGGTATGGACGGGAAGGGCAAAAGCGATGCGAAAGTCAAACTTCAGTCGTTCTGACAGCGTTTGGAGCTGGACCGCCGCAGGGATCTCCGGAGCACTTCAATCTTGTTGCGAATATGAGTTTTTCCAAATGGGCACACCAGGTTGTCGGCCAGCTTCCGCAGTTTCTTATCTCCGTAGAACACATTGCTCCAGCGGAAGCGAAACATACCATATGCCACAAACTCCATCACGGTGTCAGCCACCACATTGATAACATCTCCCGAGGTGCCGTAGAAGCGTAAATACTGGTCGGCGAACACGGTGACACATTTCTCTCCGATCACGACGCGACAGAAACCTTCCACTCGGCTGGTGCCCACCGTACGTTTCCAATAATACTTTTCCATGGCGCTGTAGATACCAGCCGTAGACACGATAATCATGTTCTGATCCCCCAGCTTGAACAAACAGGCGGCATTCTGGTCCCTCCACTTGCACAGGTCATTGAGATTTTCGCAAGTGACCAGACTTCGCAGCTCCTTTTTCCGAAGCACGTTGGCATTGGGGACCGCCATGAAGGTGCATCTCCGGAGCCCGTGTTTCATAAAGTCCTCTATATCATCAGCGATCCAGGTGAGAGCGTCGGCGTACACCCAGTCCACATAGAGGTACACGTTGCCCGTCGCCCCTACATACAGTTCGGAAGGCAGATTGCTGCCCCCTTTCTGTTTCAGAAAAGTTTTGGTGCACACGCTGCCCACGAACTGCAACGTTTCGGGACAGCAGAGGTAACTGGCGACGCGTTCCTCTTCATTCTGGCCTTCGCGAATGGAGCGCCAGCGACGTCCAACGACAAGTACACGGTCTTTGGGCCAAGGCAGGGGAATATGCTGACCCCATTTCCACTCGTTGGAGCCGGCGCACATCACCACGGAACAGGCGGTGGTGCCGCTGCTGCAAGCCATGGTGCCAAAAGGAACAGAGCCAAGTCGTGACAGTTATTTATGTCTATTGCCACGTCAGACGTTTCATGTGCCAAGCCGCACGCTCAGTCGTCATGCTGACGCCCTCTGGGACAATCGGGTATGGTGTCGTGGATCTCGTGTTCTCCGGTGAATCTGCGATTTTCCAGCAGCTGCCGCAAGCCCAGGCACATGAACGTACTGAGGTTGTCGGCCAGGCGGACGTATCTGAGATTCATGAGGTCCATGCAGAAGACGCGACCGCCATCGGCCATGACGATGGGCACTCTAGTAGCAGACCATCTGAGGGCGGGTGGAGAAGAGGGCATCTCGCCCCGAAGGTCCACGGTTCCCAGGCAAACGACTTCATCTCCAAACAGTTGCCGCAGCGAGCGCAGCATGTGTCCGCCATTGGAGCTGTTCTCAAAACACTTGAGGTTGCACAATCTCAGAAAAGCCCCCTCGGGGTAGGCCATGTGAAGACATTCGCCCTGATGACGGGTAACGTAACGTGCCACGGCTTCTGGGCCGACGTTCCCGGAGCGGCACAGGCCTCGAAAAGCGCGCTTGACAGCGGAAGAGCGTAGGTAGCGAGGGCAGTAGAGGACGTCCACGGCACGAAAGCCCACCCGCTCCAGTTCACAGAAGGTTCTGGCCACGAAGTAGAGAGCAGCATCCTCCTCGACGTAGGCGAACACCTGTCCGTCCTCGGCCGCGAGAACAATGAGGGTTTTCTTTTGCTGACCGTACACCAAAACGGGATCCCCGACGACACGGCCCACGAAGGTGAGTTTCACTTCACAACACGGGTACTGGCCGAGACGTTTGATGTCTTCCTCGTTGTAGTCCTCATCGGCTTCCAGCTCCTGCAGCACCACATACCAGCCGCGCGGCCAAGGCACAGAGATCCTCTGGCCCGAATTGAGACGCACGTAGGCGTTGAGGCACCCGGGTCCGAAATCGGCAGTCATGGAGAGACTCCCCAGGTCGCTAAGCACCGTGTACGACATCCCGCTGCGGTAGTTCACACCTTGCGGTTCAAAGAGCTCACACTATATAACTCTCTAGGCGCGTCACTCACAACAGCCTCGACGCCCCAATGCACCGCAGGCGTGAACACCAGTATAGGCCGTCCGAACTCTCTGGTAGGCTTTATACCTACGGCGATGGCGACAATGATGTGTTTTCACAATCAGATTCACGCAGACCGACCAATGAAATGGACGCGATTAACCGCATGGAAGCCGGTTTACTGACACCCAGCGATGTCTCTGACCACACTAAATCATCCTTCGAACTGGTCTCCGACACGAACAGCGACTCAGAAGCAGAAGTGGAGCGCGGTCGCCGCGGCGGTCTGGCCACCCACAGGGGCAGAGCACCATCTTCTCAGTACTCGCGACATCAGCAGTACGTGTCCGCACACCGCCGCGTCAGCAGAGGCAGCGCGGCTAGCCTCCCCAGCAGCGAAGAACATGAGCTCGTTAGCCACAGTTCCGACGAACAGGATTATTGTCAGGAGACGGATGACTTTAGACGCCGCAGCATCCCCCTGTTTGACAAGCTCTGCTTTGAGAAGTCGGTGACCCGAAACCTGGGTTTCGAACCCAACGTGATCTCTCCCCCAAACACCGAGTTTATGAAACTGCTGCTGTACGAGTTTTCTATCCAGCACATTTCCAGAGTCAATCACTGCATCCCCATGCCGACCTTTGCACTGATCAGCCTGATTGACCCCGTGGTGAAAATCGCCTCTGCCGGCGAGCGCGACCTGACGATCAGTATCGTGACGCACGCGGTGCTGGTCAATTATTATTATAATTCGAAAGTAAAAATCCGCAGTATGCAACATTCGCTGGCAGCTACCGTCAAAGCACCTACCGTACGAAATATCACAGCTTATGTCACCAATCTGACCCCGGCGGGACGTGCGGCCGCCCTGGCTCTGCATTTTCTCACGCACGAAAAAGTTGTTTACGAACCGCAGTATCAAGTGTGCTTGCGGCGCTTGCACGATGAGCTGCGAAAGCGCCGAAGCTCAGAATCACCCAGCACAGGAGAGATTTACGAGTGTATCCGGGACTATAACTTGATATTTCTGAGTGCACCCTACACAACCCGAGGGGCGCTCTACACGTATCGTAACAACCTCCAAAAGCTCACTAATGGTTACAAGAGCGATCTGAAACTACTGTGTAGTGAGAAACTCAACGAAGAACATTTCTTAAATGACTTGACGTTTTTAATCGCGGCCCAGATCATGCTCATCCAGTTCCAGCGCAATCTCGACATTCTCCGTCTGTATTTAATTCATCATTTACAAAATCTGTCCAACTTAATTTATTTGATTTACATCCAGTTCCCCTCCTTGCGCAGTGACTATCTCCAGGCCACCGAGGCCATCTACCGCACTACCAACAGCCCGGATGACGAACTCTTATTTCAAGTCAACACCTGGCTATTTGACTTTTTACGGGCAGTCAGACATCTGGACGCCTTCGTGAGCCCGGACTACGTGATGTGCGCTCTGCGACAGTGGACGATGGGCCGGGACGACGAATCCCGAACTGCAGACACTATGCTGCGTGATGCAGCCTTGCAAGACCCGCTCACCAAACACGGAAACGTGCATTCCAAGTGTCTAACTCGTGATGTATGTTTAATGCGTTTGCATTCCCGCCCGACCTCTCGCCACACCCACGTGGAGCACATCATGGTGCCCTTCCCGACTATCCAGAAACTGTATCAAGACAATATTTCGGCGGACGAACGCGAGTGTGACAGCCGCCGTCAAGCTGCACTGCGAACGTTCTTAGAACTGAACGGAAATCACCCCGCGAGCCGTTTTACTTAGAAAATAGAAGCTTTTATTGAGGCGTCTATGTACACATTTGGTTTTGTTTTTCTATTGGGGTGATGTTTCATCACTGTCGCTCGGTCTGAAATCCGGCTGGCCGGTTCCTGGTGTAAATAAAGATGAGGGCAAAAGTCCTTCCATAAACATGTCGTGACTGAGTTCTTCACCCTCTACCACCGCGTTCTGTCTCGATAACCGGGGTCGGGGAACTAGGGAAGCGGACACATCCACGGGTGGCTGACTGCTTCTTCTAAGTCCTCTGCGCTGGGCTTGTTGCAGGTCTCCAGCCCTGGCCCGACGAACATCATCAAAATAGCCTGGACGCACACCTTCCTTAAATAGCGCAGAGAGGGAATCTGCCGCCTTCACCACATAGTTAGTGTTCCCTACCTCGTAACAAAATACTTCACCGCCTCCGCCGATAGCGGCCACGGGCCGGTCCCAAGAAAACATCTCCTCAGTTCCAAGTGTGCCAATCACACGTAACTGCCCCTTCATGATTGGCAAAAGCCTCCAATAATCATAGTCACGGGGAGTCAGGATGGTGTCATCTGCGTCACACACAAACAAGGTGTATCCCCGGGGCCACATAACGTCAAAATGCCGTCCGCGGTTACGTCGCACATATTCTTCGACATTAAAAACGCAGCCAGTTTCTCGACTGGTGGCCATCCTGATTGTCGTGGTGTCAATGACCTCATCCTGTCTTTGATCAATTTCATATTGCACAACCGCCCACTTCGTGTGGTCGAAAACGACGAACATGGAGGCGGCTCAGTTTTTCCAGATGGCCCTGATAACGCACGGTGACCGCGGCGGAGGCTGGAATCTCAAAGGGCACCTTGCGGCGACAACGGTTGGCGTTGTTACTCAGCTCGCAGTCCGCCAAAAGCGAGCTGAAGGTCATTAAAAGCCCTGCATCTAGGGGTACGTCACCGTGACGAAGGTAGTACCAGGCCAACCTTTCCGATTTCCTCGTCTCTGGCGAGGAAAAGTCATAGACGCGGCGCAATTTTAAAAGATGGAGCAGGACTAGCTCGCGTTTTATGTTCATGGACACGCACTGATAGTCGGGAATTCTGTTGACTATCTTCATGAACTCGCAAAACGTCTCCACCAAGTCACTGACAGTGAATTTAATCTGTTTCAAATCCTGAACGTGTCTCCGAAATCGGGACACCTCCATGCGCTGCGCCGCGTTCTGCACTAATCCCTTGCGGATGCTGAAAGATTCGTAGCGAAACATTTTGATAAGACAGTCTACATCTCTACACAAGGCTCGCACACACGCGTTTTGCTCGTGGCGAACAGTAATGTACAACAACCTGATAACTCTTAGGGCCAACACAGTGTTAGACATGAGATACATGGCATAACCTTGACAGGGGGTACCGCAGGACATGCCCACGGGTAACAGAAAGAAGTCATCCACTAGGGTGTTTGACCAGTCCGCGAAACCCAAGTCTCGAGCCACACTCTGTTGCACACGCAATTGTTCGGACGCTGTCAGATGACGAATGGCCGGAAGATGGAATTTTCCCAACTGCGTATAGTTTAGTAAGCGCAACTCGGCGTCCTCCAGTCGCGGCCGCGGCGACTCGGTTGCGGTCGCGGCCGTGGCGTCTGAGCCATTTGGCAACGGCGACTCGTGACAGTCGCCGCAAGTACAGAATTTCGCATACAGAGCCTTCAAAGCTTCTTCGGCTTTGACATGAAATCTCGGGTGAAAGAACACCGCATTTTTTTGCGCACGATAGTTCAGAGAAAGCTTTTTACAGAGAGACACGGGTGAACACCTGTCAATCAATTCTCGCTCATCGGGGTTAAGAAACAAACACATGGTGCCGGAAAGCCGGCGAAACAATTCATCGGTGAGGACACATAACTGACGCACGTAATGAGTTTTGGTGCCAAAGACTTTATAATTCAGCAGCGTGCAGACTGCATACTGTCCCGTAGCTACCGCGACAGCGATTCGCTTGGCGCTTCTGCTGATTTCGGGCAAAAACGGCCCAGCGGCCACCACGCGCCGAAACTGAGAAACGTTCATCCAGCAGAAGTTGCCGGGCTCAGGCCTTGAAGAGACGCCGCGCAGCAGTCCCCAGACGGCCAAATCTGCCTGGAGACAGAGGCCCCTGATGTTGTACTTTCCGTGCGCGGTAGCGAAAGCGGAGTTGGCTAGAAAACTGCGACGGACGTAGACGATGGGACTTTTGTTGTTATTGCTGGTGTTTTTGGGACGCTGAGATGCCCCCGTCCGCTTCTCCTTGGGCTTCTCCTCCTTGGACTTCTTCTTAGGACCCGGCGCTTTGCACAAGCCCATCAGGACGGCCTGGCGCCGGTCGCGCACGGGCGCGAGGTACGTGCGCATAAAGTTGTGACAGAAATCATCGTCGGGACAGTCCTCGACAAACTCGAACGCGGTACGGGGATTGGAGTAAAGATCCTCTGCGATCACGCCACCCGTTGCCATGATTGCACTGTGCAGATGCGTAGAGCCAGTTTGACTATATATCCCAAGCGCACGGGGCAAAGCCAAGAGATGGAAAAAAAAGAACGAGCACGTTTGCCTTAGGACGCGGCTGAATTGTCCTGCAGCAAATTTTGACCCGAATACACGTATTCGCTCACGTCGCAGGGTTGTTCTCTTTGGCTGCTAACGGGTTTCGCGACGGAACCCAGAGGGGAGAAGCAGAAACGGCGCGAACAGCGAAACCAGAAGGAGCCGTGTCTGATAAACCCCCGTAAGGTCTCTGCCAGTTTCAGCATCACAGTCCCGTAGAGCAGAACATGCACACAACCCATGCTGTCCAGAAACACGGCCCTGTTAACAGGCTCCAGCCAGCCAATCACGGCATATTTGGCCTTTTCCAGAATGCTGATGACAAAGCGGTTGGCCTCGTCCGCCTCGGCCACGTTCCACGAACCGAAAGTGAAAATGCATGCCGGCCGTCCCCCCAGGCGAATCTTGGTGCCAGCGTGCAGCTGGCAGAAACGAACCACGGCCTTGCGGTCATGCAACACTTGAGACAGATCGTACATGTCAGTAAAAGTGTGCTGGTACCAAGCATTCTCCACGACCTTGTCCACGTACTCCCGTTCGAAATAGCTACAGACGGCGAACAGACCGGTCTCAAAGAACTCGTTGAACGAGATGGCCAACACGTACACCCGATCTTCCGAAGGCACGTAGCAAAACACGTGGCCCTGGTTAGACACCCAGATCTCCGACGACTGCGACGCGTGTGGCAGGCACTCGTAGACGGTGACCATGCCCAGAAAGTACAGTCTCGAAGCTTCTCGAAAGCAGGAGAAACGCTGATACGTCCTGCGATCGCGCGTCAACCCGAAGTAGTTGGCATCGCCCAAGAGGAGGCCGTGCAGGGGGGGCCAATTGAGAGGCAGCCAACGACCGGCGTTGGCACGCACAAACCGCTGCAGATGCAGGCCTCCGGGGCGCTGTCGAGGCCGTCCGCGCGTGTTGATCCATGCATCTCGCAGGCCTCTCCAGAGGGCGCTGAATCTGGGCTGACCGCGCAGGTAAAGGGACGTGAGCGGCTCAAAGTTCCCCACGACGACCCTGGAAGGAACGTGAAAGCAATACAATGAATGTGGCCCAACGGCGTGACACACTCAGAATCCCATGTATCGTTTCATGCCCCTACCTGCGTTTCTTGAACGGCAGCTTGGTCTCGGGATAAACCGCGTTCAGCGTACGGCAATCCACGGGCCCGATGTTTTCGTAGCGAAAGTCATCGATCAACGTAGACAGGCCGGTGCGCACGAAAGTCTTGAGGTCCCGGGCCAGGCGCGTGAGGCGCTCCTGACCCAGCAACAGCACGTACACCACACCGGAGTCGCCGCAAAACACTTTCACCTGCTGAAAGAATGTTTTCTCCCCTTCTCCGTCAATCATTCCCAGGAGCAGCACAGGTTCGCGCCCAGTGCTGTACCTCTGCAAACGGCGCAGAGTGATGGGCGACACGTCCAGATCCTGAGCGTTGGCCATGAGCAGATAGTGATTATCCGGCCAGATGAGAGCCAGTTTGGCGTTGCGGTGTCCCTCCACATAACGGCTCCTGGCCTCATTGTCGGCGCAGGCCAACAGCTCGCGAAAACAGCTCCACGAGCGCAGGTACCGCATGCGGGTGGTGGTGCGCGACCGCTGGTACATCTCGGCCCGCTCTTCGGGCGGCAAGGGGGTGACGTCCGGCTGCACGCGCCGACAGATGCTCTCGTGCACGGTATCGCACCGTATCATGCCTATGATGAAAAAGTCGTTCAAGTCCGAGGCGACCTCGTACAGACAGTCCTCTCTGGCGTCGTACACGATGACCGCCCCAGAGGGATCCAAAAACACGGGATACTTGTTGGCAAAGTGCGACACGCTCCCCAGCGGCTGTAGCGGCCTGAACTCCCCAAAGAAATTGTTCTCACAGTGCTCCAGATCTATCTCCGTGACGGAGTACGGCGAGTACAGGCCGCCCACGATAAACACGCACTGCGCGGGCCATCCCAACGACACGCAAGAACCCTCGAAGCGCAACAGGTAGCGCTTGAGCCCCTCCGCATCGCGTCTCATGCACAGTTCCGAGAGACTGCGAGAGCAAAAGGTCTCGGGGATGGACGCCCTCTTTCGCCGCACCGAGCGCGTTTGACTCGCGTCGCCCATGATACACCCCCGGTGAAAAAAGTTTCACTCGCACCGCGAAAAACTCAGAACGCGACTGAGCGTTGAGTCAGCCCGTAGCCTATCATTTATAGCCCATCCTACAGAGACGAAACAAACGACAACACACTTTTTGATCATCTGCCATGTCGTCTTTATTTAACTCCGCTTCGACTTCTTCTTGAGCCGTTTTCCAGAACACAGGCTGGTCTTCCGAGGATAGAGTGTGGTAATACTCGAGCATTCGCTGGAGATCGATCACGGCGGCGTGCCCTCGCATCATACGCTTCAAACTTTCCAGATGTCGTCGCCGTTCTGATGCGTGGCCTCCGGACTCCATACTTCTTCAGCCTCCGAAACAGATGCGGTCGCATTTGAGTTTCTGTCTGGCTTGTCGCAACTGGCCTAATCGCTCACGCTGCACTTCCTGGTCCACCTCTCGAGCAAAGTCTTCTCGATCGCGGATGGAAAGGGTGCTATAAAACTCGCAAAAAGCTTCCACATCAGAAGCGTTCATCTGGGGCCTAAGACACCATTGTACTCGAAGTTCCCAGAACCGCGTCCACTGTTCGCTCCGAGCCGCCGTTGTGGCTCCGGCGCGTGACAGCGGTTCGGGGTTAAAAGGGTATTCGGTATTATAAACCGGAGTCTTATATAGAGAACGACATGTCGAGCCCCGTCGGCCCAGACGAAAACAGCCAATCCGCGACTTCCTCCACGGCTCCGTCAACGTCCACCGTCGCCTGTCCCGACGCCAGCAGCACCACCGTGGCGGTACCCGCCTCGCCTCCCCAAACCACGCAGAAAATCGATCTGCTGAGCCAACTGTTGCCACCGGCACCCCGACCCGAAGCCTTTGTGGTGGTGCCAGCGCCTGGCCCAGAGCCAGATTACCGCCTGCCCGACATTCGAGTGGTGCAGCTGTGGCTGGAAACCCTCAAGAACGCCGACAGGGACAACTTCGGACGATGCGTGCGACACGCCAAAGCGCACCGCTCGTCCTACCACCTGACAGCTTACGAACCGTACCTCGTCGCCCTCACCGAGCAGTACAACGCGGCCCCGTGTGTAACGGAGAAAGCCTCGTACCTGCACGGATGCCTGTTCATGTCATTCCCCGTGGTTTACAACAACACCCAGGGAGGCGTGTACAAACACGACTGGAGCAACATCGTCGTCCCGCGAACCATGGTCCGCGAACTGTTCTTCCTCCTGTGTTCTACTGGCGAAAGTCCAGCCATCTTTCAGCCGATCATCACCAAAGGAGGACTGTGTTCCTCCATGGTGGTGTACCCCGACGAGACGGCGAAAAACTTCACCAATCCCCAGCACATCGGCTTCGTGTACAGCCAACTGGCCATGATACCCTTTGTGCCGCACGCGTTTCCGTCGTACGGGGTGCCCTTTCTGACCTTGCCCACCCACGTGAGTTACTGTTGGATCGAGGAAATCCCGTTCGGCCGAGCCACCCTGACCCGTCAAGGTGACCACTTGATCATCCACGCGGAACAGCTTACGTGGACGAGCAAAAGGATCACAAACCACGGCCACAAAAAGATGGCGCGTTACACCGCGCAGTTCAAGGGCACCCTGCCGGATGACTTCCTAAATGGAAGTCAAGTCTGGAAGTCGTCCAAGAACGTGCAGTATGAGTTCATGGGACTGCTGTTCACGGTGAACATCGACACCCTGTGCCTGGACCTGCATCACAAGCAGTGCATCGGTTCCATCTCGACCTCCCACTGCCACCGTGTGGCGGATAATAAACTCACAGCCAGAAACATGCCACGATCATTTGCCTTTTATTTGTTGTTGGAAAATCAACAGCAGTGTAACCTGCAATTCAACCGCAACCCCTACTTGTTTTTCAGCGGGGACGGTCTCAACAGCCCGCTCCTCAACGAACCCAACCCATTCTACTTGACTGTCCACGCTCCTTACGACATCAGTTTCAGTCAACACCCCCGACAGACGATCGAGGTGGACATTCGCTACGTGCAAAGCGGCAGCCGTTGCTTTCTGGTCGCCAACGTGCCGCACGAAGACTCATTCTATACTGGGATGTGCTTGTGGCGATCCGAGGCGCTGAAAATCACCCTGTGGTCCAGACTGCACACCACGATCATCCCCCAGGGCACCCCCATCGCCGCGTTGTATCAGATCAACGAGACCGACGGCAATCTGTACGCGTACAACCATAACACGGTCTTCCGGCGAGTCCATTACGCCGACACAACGACCTTCTACCTGAACGATCTGAAGCTCCCCACGAACAATTTCCTAACCTCCCCCTGATGAGCAGAATGATCATTCTTCATTCTCGCGTGCATCTCCCTTAATTTTTTGTATAATGGCACTGATAGCGCTTTGAGAATCACGGGTACTGATGTCTGAATCTTTTGACGGCGATGGGGTTGGTAGCGGTATCGGTTTTGTGCTACTATCAGCGGATTTAAATGGACTAGTAGCGGGTGAAACTAACATCTTAGCTTGCGATTTTTCCGCAGCTGGTATTAACACCTGCGTGGACGAGACAGTTTGTGGTTTTGCCACCTTTTCCTTGACGCTCGTGGCCGGCAATTGAATAGGTGCCGAAGCGGTCGCCTTCACACCACTCTCCTTAGGGATTTTAGTGGATGCGGGTGGTGCCGTGACAGGAGGCTTCACGGACGATGTAATAGTCGTAGCCGGCACTTGAAGAGTGGCAGGTTTTAGTACGACGGGTTTAGCGGGTATGGGAGGTTTAACGGCCGCAGGCTTCACCACAGGCTTGACCACAGGCTTCAGGATGCGTCTCGCATCTATACTGGCTAATGGATCAACAGGAGGGAACGGTCCTAAACTGGGTCTAGGTTTTGGCTGAGGTTTAATCTTCGATACTGCGTCCGTTATTAATTTACGTTTAGCTTTGGATGGAGGTGCTTCTTGCACAGAAACAACACTAGCTACAGACTCGGCATCGGAGCCGTCATCAGAGAACAAGTCGGCTGCTTCGCTTTTCGCGTCGTCGTCATCACTAGCTTCTGTTTCACTCGGGTCACGCCTTTTGGCAGGCGAAAAATTGCTATTCGGATCCGTAAAATCAACGTCGCTCAAGTCAGATGCAGCGCTCTTACCAGTTTCTAGATCACTGTCCGGAGGAATGACAGGGACAATAGTAGGTGTGGTATCCAATTGTGAGCCGAGTGCTTTATTATTCCAATCAATGAGTTGCGATGTATCCATTGTTACAGGCTTAAACAGAGGCACTGTAGAATCCAGAGGACGTATGGGTTGTATAAATGGATTGTACTCAGTAGACTGCGTTAACTTGGGAGGCTCAAACTTGTACGCAGGTGTGTGTTCTGTAGAAGAATCCAGCTTCAAGCCCTCTAATCCACTGCCGATATCCACTAAACTATCCACCTTCACATTGTCCGATTCGACATTTTTCCAATCTTTATCCTCATCGTCAGGCCAGAAAGTCACACGTTTACTAGTACTGGGTGCATTGCTAGTTGCAGGTTTGCTCCAGGGTATGGTAGTCGATACAGGTTTCTCCCAAGGTGCGACGGTACCACTCGAAGGTTTTTCCCAGGGTGCGGCGGTGGTCCTTGTAGGTTTTTCCCAAAAGTCAGCCTTGCTATCGTCGGTAGGTGATAACATGCTAAACGCCATTTGCCTATCAGCCTTTGTAGGTGTGGGTTTCTTAATGTCCCATTTCTCGTACGTAGGAGAATCATCTCGTCGAGCTCCTTTCAGCCACTTTTCCCACTCCATACGCAGTTCCTGGTCATCATACTCCAGGGCACCTATGGAATCCCCAGAAGTAGAGGACCGCGGAAAAATATCTTCATAGATGTGAAAATCTTCCATGAGCATTTCCAGCAACATGTCCGCAGTCTCTCCGTTATGAACCCCGTGCTTAATGATATTAGAACAATAATTGGACTCGAAAGACTTGCATGTTTTCAGCTCTTTCATGAGTGATTTACATAAATCCTTAATGTTAATAAGGCACTTATCCGTCAAGGAATCCCAACAGATTCTCACCATGCTAATAACCCGACCCAAATACACCAACTTGTTGGTAGCATTCACCAACGAACTGTTACAGGGCCGCTCGAGGTTCAGCTGCGCCGGTCGTATTTCAAACATATTGTTACATATGTCCCGCAAAGACTCTTCCAACATCATGACGTCCTTCTCACGTAGTTGGATAAAAGCCACCTCACCAACGGTCATAGACTGGCACTCTGACAACCTCGCCAAGGCGGTGGAACTCTCCATTGCACTTTGTATCACCTGGAGGTCCGTACGGGCATCATCTCCGAAACTGGTGACTTCTATAGTTCTCAGGTGAGAACGGGCATCCCCTGGCTTTCGAAACGGATACGTGTGCGCTCGACGTGACACTTCACTCACTTGCACTTCAAATTCACTCAAAAGGGAGGACAGGTCAGGTGCGTGATACCGCAATTCACGATAGTAAGCCAACCAAAGGACAAGCTTGTTGAAGATGACGCTGCGCCGATGCAAGGTTTTCTCGCCACATCGTCGTAAGATTTTTGCGTTGCATTCTAAATCGACGTTTGGCCTTTTCGACAATGTCTCTAAAAACTTGTTGATAGACGCCACATGCTTTGGCGACAGCCCAATAAACTTTAAACCCATGGTTCTTCACCACATATACAGGAAATCGCGCAACGTGACGCTGTTTCAACGTTCTGTTATTCGTCAGAACGGGGCATGGAAACCATCCTTCATAACCGCACGGTAAGTAACACCTGGGGTAGTTTAATAGCCGAGGTGAGTAACGTGTCACAAACTGATAAGTTTCGTTTTTGCACAGGATGGAAACCACAGCATTTTGCACATCAACAACACCTGCAATGTAACCAATTCGCTGCACGCCGCCAAGACTGGCGAAGCTCTGATCAACAGCGCACTGGTTTTATTCGGTACCCCCCTCAACGCCGTCGTGCTCGTCACCCAGTTGCTGGCCAACCGCGTTCATGGATACTCTACTCCGATAATTTATATGACCAATCTGTATTCAGCAAATTTCCTCACCTTAATCGTTCTTCCCTTCGTTATTTTGAGCAATCAGCACCTGCTTCCGGCTAACGCCGTATTTTGCAAAATTATCTCCCTATTGTATTATTCGAGCTGCAGCGTGGGCTTTGCCACGGTAGCACTTATCGCGGCGGACAGGTACAGAGTCATCCACCGCAAAACCCAACTACGCCAATCGTACCGCAATACCTACCTCATTGTACTGCTAACTTGGGGTATTGGCATCATTTGCGCTACTCCAGGTGGCGTGTATACAACCATCGTAGCTCATACCGATGGCAAAGGCGAAACAGAACACAATACTTGCATTATGCACTTTGCATACGATGAAATTTACGTGCTTACGCTTTGGAAAATTCTTATCGTCCTGGCTTGGGGCGTAGTGCCAGTTGTCATGATGATCTGGTTCTACGCGTTCTTCTACAGCACCGTTCAGAGAACGGCTCAGAAGCAGCAACGTACGCTGACATTTGTCAGAGTGCTGCTTCTGTCATTCATTGTGATTCAAACCCCATATGTGTCAATCATGATCTTTAACGCTTACGCAACCATTGGTTGGGGACTCGAATGCCCTGACCTAACTAAACGCCGAGTGATCAACACATTCTCTCGCATAGTTCCCAACCTGCACTGCTTCGTCAACCCCATCCTATACGCTCTCCTGGGAAATGACTTTGCAGGCAAAGTTCGCCAATGTTTCCGGGGAGAGCTGATGAGCCGCCGGAGCTTTCTCAGAGCTCGGCAACAAGCCCAGAGCTCAGACGAAGTCCAAACGGCGGTGACTCACGCCACCGCTACGGAACCTGGCAAACCCAACGTGAGGCGCGGCGTGTCCTTCGGTGCCAGGCCCTCCCCCGATCTCCTGTCAGCCAAGAAAAGTAGCAAGCGTCTGTCCCAGTCTCACCAGAATCTACGTCTAGCGTAAATTTCCCCGAACTGTGAACATTTGCCGCTAACCACGCGGTGCGGCATCTCCGGTACATAAGTTTACACACCCTGGTACTTGTCACTCACTCGATCACTTTACAGCGGACGCGACGGCCAATCGCTTGGGCTAGGGGCGGCGAGACGGCATTATAACGAAACGCCGGCCGCTGCCGCACGCCACTTGAGAACGCCGCCGTTAGTCACTTTTTCTCAACGGTACGAAATTCGCAACAGCCATGGATATGAACATCATTATTACTACCCGCGACTTCTCTAATGACGAATCCACGGAGGAGACCGCGGACCTGCACAACAGCAACGTCGCCAGCAATCTGTCGAAAGCTTACCGAGGTACGATTCGCGCGGAAGGCAAGAAGAAGCTGCTTATTCGCAACCTGCCGGCAACCTTCGGCTGCACTCGCCGCAACAGTAATTTATTTATTTTTTGCAACGACCGGGACTATCGCAAGCTTCATCAGGGCATAGTACAGCTCAAGCGAACTCGAACGCAAGTGGACCCCTCGGAGATCGTCAACGTGACCAAGAACATCAAGTGTCGATTACAGCCTCACACGCAGGACCCGCCGCTCACCGGCGGACAGCTCCAGACCACCATTTCGCACATCTGCACCCTGTTTAACCAGCTGGTTTTCACGGCGCAGCTCCGCCACTACTGCGAGCATCACGAATTAGTGGTGCTGTACACACGAGACGAGCTGACCAGACGCTGCGGAGAACGCTCGGCACTCGGAACGAACATCCACCGGCTCATCTCGCTCTTGGATCATAACCAGCACCATGCGCTCTGCAGTGTGCTCGTCGGCCTGCTGCACCAGACGCCGCACATGTGGGCCCGCTCGATCCGTCTCATCGGCCGGCTAAGGAACTTCTTACAGCAGAGGTTCCTTCACGTCCTGGTGGAGAGCGGACTTCAGGTCGATAGTATTTTTGAGAGCTGCTACCACAGCGAGGCCTACCGCCTGCTGTTTCAGATCGACAAAACGAACCAGACGGCCGGTTCTCTGCCCTGTTCGAGCACCGTTTTACCTGTCAGTGAAAACGAAACTGAAGACACACCTGTCCCGCCGTGTATTTAATGAAATAATAAAATGTTTCGTTACGAATAAGATGGTTTTGGTTTCGTTTTTGAAAGAGCAACCATGAGCGTGCCCCCGCACATCCCGGCCCTGCCCGTAGACCACAGCCTCAACTTTCGTCCAGACCTGTTTTCGGATGAAAACAGACGTATGTTAGTGGACATGCTCACCCAGAGCTGCAGCGGTTACGTGGGATTATGTAACTACGGACTTCCCATGCCCTCTTATGTACTTGATACGCTTATCGATTTTCAGCTAAAAACGCCTTACATGAAAATCAAAAACATTGCCAAAAAAATCGTTCATATTTGCATTTGTGCCAATCATCTCAGTAACAGTCAAGATCTGTTGACTGATTTTCAGACGAATCTAGACGAAGTGAACGTTGACGAAGACAGACGGAGACTGTATCGGGGATTGCACAGAATTTGTCGCCAAAACAACATGATGGACTATTACCGCAATATTACTCAACTGCTAGACGCGAGGGACGTGACCTTCGGCAGCTATAAACAATGTCTGTCCCAGATACGCGCGTTAATGGAAGCTTGTCATGTGCGTCCCGATCCCAGTGTGCAGCCTCTCTACGAAAGCCTCACCACGTACAACCTCCTCTACTTACCTCCACCCTTCACGAGCGCCGAAGCCGTTCAGCTGTACAGTAAAAACATTAGCGATCTCACAAAACGCAGAAACAGACCGTTCTATCTACTCACTGAAACGCACCGATCGAAACGACCAGACCACGTCGTTAACGATGTACTGTTCATTCTGTCGGCCCAACACTTACAGTTCCGACACCGACTAGAGATACAGCTGACACAAGCTTGGATCCTAAGCCAATGCAATAATCTTTGTAACGACTTGTACTTTGCGTACACACAGGTCCCGGAATGTCGCGAAGAGTTTGTGCGTCTGGTAGAAGGTTTGCAGATTTTGCGTACAGTCCAGCACCCCGTGTTCTCTCCCACGCTGAACGGGTTGTGCAATCTCATGAGAACGTTTCACAACGCTAATGTCTACATCTGCCCTGGGTATTTACACTCTTCCATCTTTCTGTTACTACGTAGAGTGTCGCAAGTGTCAGAGGGTCACCCATCAGATTCGGACTCTGAAAACCAAGAAGCCACGAGCGATCAAGGCACTCTATTGAGACGCTTTCAAGAAGGCGACCGCATTGATCTGGAAGCCGACCCCACAGCTACCCCTTCCCAGAACTTTTATTTTTCCAGGAATCCTTTTGGGAATCCAGATCTTTTCTGTATACCGGATCGCCCTAGTCAGCATATTTCAAGAGACCGGTGGGTTGGATATCCCCACATGACATATACGCGATTCAATATGGAAAACGGACAATTTGACACAGAAGTCCATCATTTACAAAGAGTGTACAGCCTAGTCATGGAAGGCGCTTCCCGGCAAGCCGGCACCACCGCCAGACGATTCGCGCAAGCCATGGAGCGAGTCGCAGCGGGACACGATGAACCCCAGCCTGTAGATCACGGCGACTTGTTTGCCGACGTGGAAGTGAGAACCGCACAGGCGTCGTCTTCGGACTCTTCCTCGGCGCCATCTACCTCCTCTACTCATCATTCCTCATCGCCCCGTCGCCGTGAAGGACTGGAACAAGCTCCCAGACAGAGGCGGTTTCTGAGCACGCATCACTTCTCGCCCTACTCCGTGGCCCGTCAACAACACCGTCATCGTAGAAGGCGTCCCCCTCCACCCCCGCGGGGACCGGCGCACACTTCTCGCCAAGGACCAGACATGACCTCCGCATCCGCTTCTGCGTCTGCTTCCGAGGAGGACCCAAGAGACAATCTAGCTGAAGATTTGCAGAACCGACTGTAAGGGGGGAGGGATGGTCACGATTTTGAAATGAGACAATAAAAACGTATTTTTGTATATTCGGGATAAGCGTGTTTATTGAGATGACAAAGGTACAAAATGATTAAAAAACACATTTTATTGCCTCACTCTACACATAAGAAACTCGGGCGCGGGCTTCGCGCTGAAAGCCGCGACCCACACGGAATAGAAAGAGACGTCGGCTGGACACACAGCGCCGACAGACAGTGTCATCAAATAGATAGCCATGAACCGTGTCATCTTCGCGATCTGAATCATCATTGGCGCCGTTGTAATGCATCTCGAAGGCTCTCATGTTGGCGATTCCGCCGAGCAGTTTAGCCTTCACGTCATCCGGCTCGTACACCGAGGACAAGGATAACAAGCATGAGTCTGCAAGGGCTTCTAGTTGCTGAGGCCACACTCTCTGGCTAAAAGGCAGGTTTAGCATCATGATATCCACGTGGTATCGCACATCACTCTTGATGGCCTCGTAAATGCGCCTACATGTTTCCTCCGGCGTTTTCTGAAGCGGTTGGGGCTCATCATCTTCCTGGAACATGTTCATGGGGTCGGCGGGCTCCCCGGTGTGACAGCACCAAGGAACTTTTTCCAATCTCGCAATTCCAGTGCGTTTGAGATCGTACCGGTAATTCCTGTAGCTCTTTCGACCCATCATGCAAGTAAACATTTTGATACTCTCGGCCAAGCGGTAGAGACCGTTCATGGCTGGATCGAAACCGTACAGCACGCCAAACTTGTCCAGTATGACGTAGATTCTCACCAGAAATTCACCATTTTCTAGAAGACATCCTAGTGCCCCAAATATCTGATGCATACACACCATGCGAGAAACAATTCTCACCATGATTTCAAAAGACCTGTGTCCTTCACCCCGCATAACACTACAACAGGTATCTTTAAACTGCACACTAGAATCACTACACCACAGAACGAAATGGGTATCTATATTGTCACCCGTGGGATCGTGAATTTCATAGATGTTACTATTGTCCGTCACAATGTTATGAAGCTGATTGTCTTCCCAATTAAACGTGATTAGCAACCGCTTCATAATGTCATCATATTCAATCAACGGACTTTGATAAGCCTCTTCTGCCTGAAGGTATTCGCAGCGGCGACATCCCATTTTCATAAAGGTTTTCATGTCTTCCGCCAGACAATACACGCACTTTTCCACATCTTCATAGCAGTAAATGCCACCGCTGCGGCCAATCATTAAAATGATTTGATACGGGGACAGTTTGGGAAGTTCCAGCACTCCAAAAGGTTCCATGGCTTCGTTGCAACACAGATACTTTCCTATGGGATGGAAAAAAAAGTGCAAAAGTTTCACAATCACCGTTAGCGCATACACACCCTCCACCTCCCCCGGGCATTCCCACTTACCGTCCAGACACACGTCGTAATACTTGGAACTGAAATGTCCCATAAGATTACGAGGACGAAGCTGCAGGCGAGCATTTTCGGGCCACGCCACCTGCAGCCGGGTTCCACACTCCCGATTCAGGAATTCAAAGAGTTTGTCGGGCTCACCGGCGTGCACCGCGACGCAGCCATAAGACATCAGAGTATCGTGTATATCTTCCATGTTGAATAGCACCAGACCGTTGCGGCGAATATGGCAAGTTGAAGTAGCGCTCCAGACAGAAGCAGTGAAGTGTGACCGGGCTACGCTGCACGCTATTTATATGCGACATTGAGGCTTAATCCTGCAAATCAGCTGACTCATTAATGTAAAAAAGATTAGGCTTCACGTCCATACGGTTATACGGAGGTTTAACGCGCATTTCGTGAAGATCGTTCTGAATGTGCCGACGGCTTCGCCCCACGATTCCGCAGAAGAGACTGAGCAGCACAACAGCGCCGAGGACCACGGAGGCCACGCTGAACACACTCCAGGCACATAAAGCAAGTCGAGGAAAAGCGTTGACACCTGTCAACATCTGAGTGATTTCGGCCAATGTGGGCCATTCTGGCAGACTTTCGTACGTGATGTTTTCTGCGTAGCTTTCATTGGTGACATTCCTCGCCGATTTTGTGAATCTTTTCAAACGGTTAAACAACCGCATGCAAACATCACTCAGGAAAAATCTATCCGTGCCCACATGATCGTCAAGCCACTTAGACACATTAGTGGCCGACGTTTCTGAAACGTTAACTTTTTCGTGGTACCACTGACGTCTTGGATCCCATCGCCAACGACTGGTCACGTTCAACACATGTTGCCCCCAAGACGTGCCATACAACATGATTTTTCCATGAGTCACGTTCTCATTGGAGGTATTTAGTGCACATGTCAAACTACCCGTAAATGACACAGCTGCTAATCCACTACCCAGTAAATACAAACGGTGCATAATCTTGCCACCGAAATAATACTCCAGGCCGTTTCGCAAAATCATGTGTTGCCAACTCCGGCCACGCTTCAGAAGTGTCACGTTGAGTTTCAGTTTAGTTATAGCCAACGAACAAGGCCCTTGATAGATAACCGTGCCGTTGTATGTACAGTTCAGCCGACACGTTATCGTGCCGTTCGCTTCGCCGCTGTATTGACACTTGAGAGACCAGCCATGAACCGCCAGGCACAACACCACGGATCCCAGGCAAATCTAAACAACAGATTGAACAGGACACGTTGAACATTCCACCCACACAGGAAAACACCTTAACCCTCCCAGTTGTTCCATTACCTGCCAGACACGGTGGTAGGTGCTCATCACCCCACAAGATGAAAGACACGACTGCAGGTTTACACACAAAACATGTTTATTACCAAAGCGACATCGTTATAAACAGTGAGGGCGTGTCTATGTACATGGAACAGTGCGGTTCAGAAATACATGCAGTGCAATTTACAAGGCATCTACGCCTTCCATCGTTAAATCGATAATCTCTTCGTCGCTACTATCGGGATCGGCTTCAGCCCTTTTCTTAGGATTGGAAGTAGGGAGCGAACACTGGCGAGTCAGTGCTTTCTTTCCTGGCGTGTTGCCAGGTTCTGGCGAATCCTGTTTAGGGGTCGGAGGAGCTATCACGTTGAGCATCAGGCTGTCCCGATCTACAAACGGCACCGGTATCTTTCCCTCTCGGACACGTCTCTCGGCATCCAAGAGGGCGCGCACATAACCGCAGAGGAATCTGGCGAAGGTCCGAGGACTGTTGTGGTTTTTCAAACGACGAGCCTCCAAGACGTCCCGCTGATGGTACACCTGGTGAAAAATGACAATCAGGTCGTCTATGGTCCTGGCGTACTGCCGAACCCGGTGCCTGATCTCCACGGGAAAAATCCCGTTCCAATACTCAAAGACGATGGGCGCAGTCCAAAAGTCCGACATGGTGGGTGCCATGTAAAACAGGATGCCGGCATCATAAGCGAATATATCATAATTGTCACTCATGAACAGCACCACCTGTCTGGAAGGCCTAGGGGCAGCCTCCTCCCAAGCTTCAATCACCCCAAACATAGTCAGCCCGTGCTGCAGAGGCGGGCAGTTGCGCTCCAGGCACGCGATTTTGGACACGGTGATGCACAGAAACGGATAGGTGCAATCGCAAACACAGACGGTAACACCGAACTCGTGTCGGATGCGTGTCTCGCGCGCCATCAGCTTCTTGACTTGAGCCCTAAGCGCCGTGGGACCCATGATGGAAGCCTGAACGAGATATCCTATGTTCAGCTGTGCCTGCTGCCTCTCCCGCTCCTGCTCATATTCTAGACATGCAGCCATGGCTCCGACGAGCGTCTCTTACCGAGCGGAACTCTCTGCAGCTAATAAGTAGTCAGACACCGACGCCGCTGGAGCCGGGCCAAACTTGACTTCAGAGCCTCGTACGCCTCGCGAACCAGGCCCACGACTCCGTCGGCAGGACACAGAGTAGAAACAGGAGCAACAACGTCCTCCTCTTCTTCCAATTCGCCCCGTTGGCGTTTCACCTCCCTCACATATTCTCTGAACCATCGAGGCAGAGGACCTTCGCGTCTTTTGCGCTCGATCCACTGGTAACTAAAGTAGCCAAAGGCCACCAGACCTAGGGCGCCAGCAGTATTGACGTACTGGAGAGGAATGGCAGGCATGGTGAAAGCTGCGTGCTCTGTTGAAGGTTGGTAATCTTATATACACACAGGTTTTGCGTTCCGGACATGACGGGCGTTCATCTCACCAGCGTCACACCTGCCGCGTTGAATTGCACAAGGTGAGTAACGCGTACGTGTGTACGCGTGTCAATCATGAGCCTAACCGCAATAACCCCGATCCCCTACTAACTTCCCCTTTCCCACCACCCACCGTTGTGTATGTTCCCCGTCAGAAATAAAAACGTATCAAAAACATAAATCATGTCAACTTTTTTTATTGGGGGCAGTATCATACAAGGGTGTCTTAGGCAAAGCATTATCCACATACGCCATCTGGGGGTAAAAGGCAGCAAAAACACTGAGAGCCAAAGTACACAAAATATACAGTCCCAAAGTTTCCAAGCCGAGAGACAGCACAGGGTACAGTCCGAGGCTGTGCCGAATCCAATCGAAGAGCTGTGAGCCTTTGCTTTCAGCGCAGGAGACCATGTCAATCATCGTCCAGTTTTGTTGAAGTCCATAAACAGTCAGGTTTGTGTAGCGCGTGATGTTGGATAAGACTGAAGAGTTCGAACATCCCTTCGCAGTCGCAGCAGTAGCATTTAACAAAATGTTTAGCGTAGCTTCCAACACGCAGTAGCGTCCCTCGACGGCTACATTAGTCAAGTCGTCCTGGTTCTCGCCATTCAACACGTACAGCAAACCACGATACACCACCGAACAGTTGGTAAAAGCCTGTGTCCGACTCGCCGATGTGACAGTGGCGGTCAACAGCAGAGTGAGGACGCCAACTACCAAGAGCAATGTCCTGGGAGCCATCACCGCTACAGCGAACAGCGCCATGGTGAGTTGTTTCTGGCACCGCGTCCCGCGTCCTCTGAAGTTATTGAGCCAAGTCTGCCCCTCATGCAAATTGTTTTCCATTTTTAGAAGTCAATGTCTTTCCCTACCGGCTTTTTCTCCCACACCACATCTTCATCGTCCTCGGAATTCAGTAAGGCAGCATACTTTCTCCGGTCCCACACCGCTCGCAGCAGACAGGAAAAGACTATGAGGAAAAACCCAAATACAAAACAGGCAACTCCTACTAGCCAAGGACAGGGTAAAAAGTACTGGTCCTTGAGCTCCGTAAAAGTCCCATTACACCACACCATAAGCATGTTGAAAAGAGGAGCGGTGCGTGCCAACCGTCACATCACCCCGCAAAAAAAGACACAGACACAGGTTGCAGTGGTAGTTATGAGTGTTATTGACGCAAATGCAAGCACAGTTCGGTTTGATTTCAGTTTCGACTCTTCATCTGCATAAGCACGGAGACCAGGACAGCGAGTAAGATGATCCCTAATATAGCGATAATAAAGACCCCTACAGTCCATTTCCATCCATCTTCGTAATACGCTTCAATCGGAGGGTGGGAGGTAGGTGGAAAGTCTGACATGTCCATTTGAAAGTTATCAGGGCGCGGAGGGACTTCCCCGACCACCAAACAATAAGGAGGAGGTGCGGAATCATCTGAGAAGGTGGGCGCACCGTGTCCCATGGCAGTGAACGAAACCGTTGCCATTCCCAGAGCTTCTTCGTAACTGGGGGGCGCATCATCATTGGTGGGCTGCTGATGTTGTGGTAGCTGCTGTTGCTGCTGCTGTGGTCGCCGCGGCTGCTGTTGCTGCTGCTCATTCGTCGCTGACATGTTTTGAGCCGAGACAGAGAAAGCGGTCTTTAAAGCTTCCCCTTTTCTGCTCGCAGCGGTGTCCCTTCTTATGGACCAGCTTGCGACAGAAGAGCTCTCTGGGACAGCCGGTGGGCCGGTAGGCAGGTGCGGCGTCGCGGTCTTTCTTGGAATTGAAGCAATCACGCCAGTACTGGTGTTGATTTCCCAGGCGAAGCAGTCCCACTCGGAAAAACGCTGGCAGGTTGAGGGCTAGGTATTCAGGGCGCCCCGTCTCCGGATTGACCCCGAAGACTCTCAGCTGCTGGTTCACGAAGATGGTGATTTCGCGCCACTTCTGCTTCCACTGCGCTAGCAGCAGAAACACCTGCAGAACGTTGATAGAGCCAGTACTTTTTATCCAGTCCTGATGCGCCGGATTTTCGTAGGCGAGCACCGATACGATCAGAGCGCTCATGAGATCCTCGTTGCACGCCCAGGCAAACTCTCTCCCCTCGTATTTCTTACAGAGACGAAACAGTCCCATAAAACTATGGTCCTTCTGGAAATCAAAAGCCACAGATTCTCCGATACTGTAGCGAACAGGTCCACACTTTTCTCGAAGAGGGCAGTAGTTGATGAGACCTTCGGTCCTCAGGGCATGCAAACCGGTGCGCGAGATCAGGTGAACGCTGTCATGGCAAGGGTCGTGCACGAAAACGCTCCCACCTTCGCCAACGAGAATGACAAGCACGCGGCGGACTCTGGCCAACTTGTCGCTGTCGCTCACCGTACCCACAGGCAGCAGATAATTGTCACAACACAGGTATTTCTTCTCCAATTCTTTAATATTGAGATGGCCGAAAAAGGTCTGTCGTAAAAAACTACAAAAGGTAAAACACCATCCAGCTGGCCAAGCGATAGGAAAGGTCTCTCCGTTCACTTTCCGAACAAACTTCATCAAGCGCCCTGACGGGTCTTTGCTACTCACGGAGCAGTCAAAGGCTTGACGGGCAAGCATTTCATAGCGATCCATGTCGGAGACAATCATGATGATGATTGACAGCACACAGCGTTGGACACAGTCCACGCGCCCGTTCCCGGGGGAAGCAGATATAGTTCAGTGCCAACTGACGTGCCGACCGCAAAATCTGCATCTGCGTCATGTTTTTAGGTACACTTTTGCTTTTTGTTGCTGGGTACAAACTCGAAATTGACAGACTCGTCGCTGTCACTCTCTTCCTTGGCGTCGTTGAAGTACCCCGAGTTTCTCTCTCCGGAGTTGGGAGCCCCCTTCGACGTCAGGTAGCTAGTAATCTTGTGCTGCTCGTATTTCTCCTTGGCGTTGTGCTCGTGTTCGTTCATCTTCCGGCTGGACAGCCGCTCGTGCTTGCGACCCACGGGTTCCGAAAGCATCTCGCTATCCATTCCCGAGCCGTCATCGTGCATAGAGCCTGAATTAGGGACCGCGACCGCCCTCTGCTGTTTGAAACTCTTATCGAAGCTCAGGTCGCCGCGCTGGAAAGGCTCCTCCGTGAGGAAGTTGTCGACGGCGAAGAGACCGTTGTGACTGCTGATGTGCAGCACCGTGTCGTGCTCCGTGACGATGCGAACCGTGCAAGGCAGCTTGGTGACCGCGCAATTCATCAACGTCTGATAGAGATTTTTCAGTTGCACGTGCACGCGCATGTTTTTCACCCCATGAAAGCTGACTTTCGTGTTCGCCGTAAACTCCAGTTCGCTGCCGCTGCTGAGGATGAACTTGATGGCCGGGGGGGCGGAATGTACCAGAATCTGCACCGTACCGGTGGGACAGGGGGTCTTCTTGACGCTGCGTTTCACGCGCGTATGAGGCGAGATCCACTTAATGAGCTCGCTCACGACGGCGTGATCGAAATCCACGTGCACGGCCGCATTGTCGCTCTCGCGCATCAGGTCTTGGCCGTGCACGCAGGGAGAGCTGAACTCCATGTTAAAATCGGGAGCGCACATGTGAATTTTGGCCGACAGGTCAGAGATGTCTTGCACGTAAAATTTGGTTAGGTCCTTACTAGACGTGAGATACATGAAATTCCCCAGCATAGGCGTACAGTTATTGATGGTTTTCGGCTGAAACGACTTGTCGGTAATGTACAGGCAAGCGCTGTTGAACGTGATTTTCGACACCAACTGATTGCGTACCGTTTGCAACACCAGCGCGGGGGTAGGCAGGAAAGTGACAGTGGTGTTCTCCTTCAGAGTGCGAATGACCGACCGGAGTTGCTGAATCGCCGACTTGTAAGGCTTGAGCCTCAGAGCCAGCGTCGGCGGCTCGGGTAAACGGGCTTTTCTATCCATACCTGCCGGTCGTGAGGTGCGCCTCGAACACTATGGATACCCACCGCCAGCTCCCAGATGTGTCCTCGTCCGCAACCAGGAGTCAAATAAGCTGAAACGCGTTAAATAATTGACTTTTATAGACGACAGACGGCGCCGCAAAATAAGCACGCTGAAAGTGGAGCGATTGCAGCACACAGCAGGGTTCGATAGCGTTTAATACAGCTCTGCGAATCTCTACCCTAGCATACAAGTCCCATCTAGGAAGCACAGTACTTATATACTCCAACCTTACACCGCAAGTGGTACCATTTCAACATCCTCTTCATCAGATCATCGGGGGTCATGGAGGAGTCGCAATAGAAAGGCAAGCCTAGACACTGGTCCACGTACATGGCCATATTGACACTGGCCATTTCGACGTCGGAATGGAGTTCCGAGGCCCGCTGAAAGACACAATCGGAAACTTGGGAAACCCGGGGGTTCTTACACTTGAGTTCGTCCTGGTGTTCGATCCAAGCGTAGTTGACGACGGGGACTTTGAGGCGTTTCTGCATGACCGTCGGAAAATAACAGTCGTCGTTAGGCGGACTCACGGGCAACACGGTGGGGTGTTCCTCCGACACTCTTTCCCGGGCGGCCCAGACCGAAGGGGTGACGCTCCATAGACACGCAACCTCCTCATCGGGACCGAGCGCTAAAAACTGCGCATTGCGTGTCCCGTACTGTTGCATGTCAGCCCGCAGGGTCTCCCACTGTCCCACCGAAAGCGACAGTCGAGGCTTTCGAAACAGTTCGAAAATGAACCTGCCGTCCTTGTAGATGGTACGGTCAAACCAGTCACAGGGAGGCAGGCCAGATTTACACAGATCCACGCTGGTGCGCAGCGCGGCAAAGTACACATTCTCAAAGATTCGTTCGATGAGATCCCAGGAAGCGAAATAGGTAAACCCCAAACGCATCAACGTAGTGTGCAAACCCACCACCCCGATACTCAAACTCCGCAATTTACACACGGACGACTCTAGCGACCACTCGCCGGTCGCTATCAGGGCGTCCAAACGCGCGTTAGCCCAGATAACAGACTCGGTTACCAGGTTCCTAAGGATCTGCAGATCGAAATAACGCCTGGTGTTGCCCAAAACCACATCTTTTTTGCTCAGCGCGTCCTTGTCGCTGCGCACGAACAAACAACGTGTCAGGTTGATTGACAGGCGCTGCACCGGCAGATCGCAGTCTGCGAAATGGCACGATGCCAAGTCAGGGCTCAAACACGGCGGAAGGGGAATGTCTCCCACTAGCGGAGAATATTTCACCACGTTATGCACAAACACAATGCCACACTTCCCCTTGAGACAACAAAACAGCATGTTACGCAAAAAGTCACTGGCTTTGACCGTGACTTTGGCAGTCGACTGCTCATAACGCACATACTCCTTCTCAAAAGTCATTTCGTTGCCGTGCTCAGACAGTTTCCGAGAGACGGAGCGCCCAAACAGAGAGTACTGAGAGTCGCCGGTGCGATAGCGCTTCATGAGCACTCCAGGTACGTTAAACGCGTAATACACCCCGCAGATGTCATTCTCTTTCAAGATAAAGTTCAAGACTCGAACCGCCGCTACGTCCCACGTGTCCACGAAGATGCGCGCCATGGGCTTGTGCACCTCTCTCTCGCGAACCATGTCGCAGAAACCACCGATGCAGCGGATGACACTGACGGCTTCGACGTTCAGTCGAGTGACATTGATGGACACGGACACCCCGCGAGTCATATTCTCGTACAGCCACTTGTGCAGAGTGATCCAGTCCATATCACGAGAAAACGTGTCCGAGGCAATGAAAGAGTCATATTTGGGCAGCTCTACGAAGCCCATAGACGACATGCAGAAAGGCGACATGGAGATGTGTCCGTCGCGAATGCGCCTGACCACACCCTCCAAGACTTCTCCCTCGTGTCTACAGTCCAGGTGGAAGCGGTAAACCCTGGCACAGGGACTGTTGACTATGGCCAACGTGAGCCCCATGGCGACCCTGACAAACGCGCCCCCTAGCGATTCATCCTGGCCACATATCTGACGACAAATTTTGTCGGACAGCACGATGGCGGAGTAAAACCCCCAGCAGCCTGCCAGGTCCAGATAACGATTGGTCTCCTCCATGAGCTTGGGCAATTCGTCCGAATGTCGCAAGACAAAGTCACGCATGGACTCCTCGCAGAGCGAGGAAGAGTACATCATCGCGTTTCGACTCTCCCGCACCCAGTTGATCTTGAGGTAGAAGCGTCCGATCAAGAGATCCGAACGGGGCACTTGCTTGATCAGGGCCGGTCCGAACTTCATGAGCATCTGAAAGAGGCGATACGCGCCCCTGATGCCGGGCTGGCGCGAGATAACATCGATCTCGCGCCACGTGCTAGCGCGGTCATCCACTTGCTTGACGGGGTCAGGCACCCCGCAGAACCGAAACTTGCCCCAACGGCCGTGACAGTGGCATTTCTTGCCCATCAGGAGCTGCACGGAATTCATCCCTGGCATGTGCACCGCCAACGAACACGAACCTCCGGGCTTCAGCGTCCCCTCATCGCCTGTGGACCAGCGGGAGGTAGTGGTGGTGGTCGCGTTACTCGCCCTGGACGGCGGGCGGTTTTTATCCTCTCCTGTTGTTGAAGAAACTGTCGTATCCATAGCCTCCCCGTTGTCGTCCGAGCCCTCAGATTCCTCCTCCATAATCGCTTCGAGCCCTCCGATACCGTTTTTATGAGATGCGCGAGCCATGAGAACAGCACCACCCAACGACGATGGCTAGGTTACACAAACTCCAGAAACTCGCCCAACTCCACGTTGAAGTTATCCAGACGGAACGTCGATAGTTTCACCTCTTGGTGGGTTACCACCGAGGCGTGAATATCGTCATTCAGACACCAGCCAAGTCTCTGAATCACCCCAGTACATAAAGGAATGTGTCGTGGCCTAGTGATTCGCCTGCTGACAAAACTACAACGCTCTCGAGTGAATTTTTGCCGCACCACGTCCGTTAACGTATGGCGATTCGAGATGCTGGACGTGGCCACATAAATCGCAGCCTTAGTTTCCAAAGGCTCGTGGTCGTACACAATAATTAAATACACATTTTGCAGTCTCTCGTGGGTTTCCTCCAAAGTCATGTACATGTCCTTCGGGATGGACAACGAAAAGATCTGTGTTTTCAACGTATTGTAAACATAGCCCTGCATCACGCAGGTCAATAACGACGTAATGCCCAGCGACACCGATTTCACACAACCTATGGTGCGCAGACGGTGATGCAACAGTTTGTTTCCCATGTCCAGCCAGGTAAGAGCGGCCTTCGCCGGCCCCGACGTGTAGATGCCTTCCAACTGACACCGAGCAGCCACAGACACGTTGGAGGCCTTGATGGCCAGCAGATACATACTGATGTACAAGTACCGCGGTGACTCCGCGCCGGTGACCATGCGAAACATGAGCGAACCCGGGTGCACTTCAAACTCCACCAAGCCCTCCGGTACAAAGAACCGTGACGTGATGGCCTGATGATCGGCCTCGTACAGGTAATGCACCGCTAGTGTATTTACTTCTCTCTTGAGCTTAGTAGCGAGGACGAGTTCGTTATCTTCGTCGTTCGGGTCCCTCGGTCGCTTGGCGACCTCGCGAACATCCATGATGAGGAAACGCACGATACACTTTCAGACGTTCCTAAGCGAGCTGAAACAGAATTCAACGGATAATCAGACCGTATTAAATACCTTAAGCCAAATAGAGATCGGCGCGATCGATGTTGAGACCATCAACGCCACTATAATACAACAGTTCCTGCAACTTTTACCGAAGGACGGTTATCACTTTCCATTTATTCGCCAAAATGCCGTCTACTACCTGCTGAGTCACACCACGTTGCGAACCGCTCGTGACCCCCTAGCCGCGGCTGAAGACCTTTACAAAGAATTACAGAAACACACTCAAAGAAAGAACGTCACCAGTCCATGCGAGATCCTGAACAACCAGGCCACGCTCTCGAGCTTCAAAAAATTCCTCGAAAAGGTGCAAGAACTGCAAACGTCGTTTAACACCAATCAGTTTCTAGCCGCCACTCTACCGGATCGTAAAACCAAAAAGTCGCAGCGAGACCTCAGTGATAATGGCACGCAATACCTCGTGCGGAACGTGTTTACACAGATCGAAACCATCACAGAAGAGACACGACCCTACAGCAACTGTCGGCTGATTGCGGAACTGTTGGATATTCTGTATCACAGCACACTGCAATGGGCTAGCGCGTTGATGCAATACCATGCATTCGCAAATCCAAACGACGGTGAACTCGACATTATGCTCAAAATGAATTACTTTTACAGATACTACAAATCTGTCAACAACGATCTCAATAACGAATTTCAAACGTTTGTAACTAGCGAAAAGCGAAATCTCGCAGCCTTTATGGTCTCCGAAGCGGACGGAGACCAGCAGATAGGAGCGGAGCACATTAAAGATTTTAGTTTTAAGATTTTCAATGCCAACCTCAACGACCGCGACACAACAGGTCTGGCATTTCCCATCTTGTTAACCTCGCTCCCCGTCCTGAACCACATGGGAGTAGAGAACGTTTTTTTTCACCAAGGTCTCATTTTTAGACTCCTGAGTGACGAATCTAAACTGAGCACCAGCGAAGTCACTCGTTTAGACCTCGTATCGCAGATGTGCACTCATATGACCAACGAGTTTTTCCGCGCCGCAGCACACAAACCCATGAAACTACGGGACCTCATGACACGCATTCGTACGTTCACGGCTCTAGGTCTGAACCGAGAGACTTCAAAGATATACGCCCAGATGGCACTTCTCCAACCCAGCCGTATTGCACCCAAACAAGGGGGAGAGATGTGGTTTGAGATTCGACAACAGCTACTCATCATGATTTACAACACCTACGTGTTTTTCATGTGTCTCTGGGTGTACAGTCCCACGTTTTTATTTTTACATCGGCGGAAGATGATTTTAGAACAGCAGAAATCCACACTGATCGGATCCCGTCACGAACTCCAATTTATCTGGGACAATGTCACCCGTAATATCTACCAAGATTTCAATGTGATGTTCACCGAAGAGGAGTTTAACGTGTGTACACAAGGAACCACAGAAGCGGAGAAGGATTACCTGTACCGAGACTTGATTACCAAATGGGGTGACATTTTGTTTGTGTTAAAACCGCAACTCCTCATCCCCGATGCACAGTCACCACCCCTAGAGGACGTTACCACCGCGGATGTCATTAAACGTTGTGCCATGATTAACCTGTCCGAGACGAGTGTACCCTACGAATCACTACTGCCCCTCATCCATCACCCTAATTTTCTGGACACGTTCATGAACCTTGTGATCGTGCCAGAGTTTTTACAAATCCTGACTATCCCGTATAATCAGTTCATTAGCATCGGGTCCCCTCGTCTGCTGAGGCTCATTCACGCGTGCCGTCTTTTGGCACCGGATCAGATGACGTTATACAACAAGCTAGTGTCTCTGTACAACCTAATCACCTTTGTGTCAGAGATCGACGCGGGCGTGTTTCGCACCGTGTACAGCCTAACCCTGGAAATTTCCGCCATACTGGAAAACCTATGCGGCGAGCCCGTGTCCCCAGAACTAGACCTGTTAGTAGAGCTCATGGCCCAATCACTGTCACACAACTTGGAAAACACAGTAAACCCCCTACTGGAAGAGGTAATGCAAAACAATAGCGCGAGTATTGCCAACTATCTAGAGCATACGCATCTGTGTTACTGTTTCGCACACACTACGGGACAACTGTCCCCAGACATGGTTACCGTAGAACTGAGTTTACAATCGAAACTCATTGCGAAAATACCCATGACCCAGTTTCTGGAACTCACCAAGGCTCTGATCACAAAGGATCAGAGGTTAACGGAGAATTTACAGAGAATTGAAGAACGGTTACAGTACGTTAATCAGCGAATGAAACAAATCAAGGAAGATTTCACCCAGCTTAATGAGTACTCCAAAACTCACCCCCTAGCGGTAGACATGATAAAGTCCCTGAAAAAAACCACCCGAACTCTGAAAAACCTAGAACAACGTCTGCTGACGATTCTGGAGCAAGCCAAAAAGTCCAATAGACTGATCGTGAACTCTCTGAAACGTGTGGAAAAGACCTGCACGGCCCTCAGCAACAGCAACATCCAGGACCACGGCATACGCTACTGCATCGCCGAGGCCCGAGGTCTGCTCCGCACGCATCAAGGAATGGCGGCCATCCCTCCGTCGGCTCTGGAACACATACCGAGCAACGCGGAATCCAAGCTACGCGCCTTCCTCAGAGCGTTTCGCGAAGGAAACGTGGAACACAGCCCGCTGCAGATGAGCCCTCTCACGGATAGTCAACAACAGATCCCCATACCCGATGTGTTAACAAACCGCTACCAACCGTCGAACCAGACAAACGACCTATTAAACTGGTATATTACGTCAAAAGATCAGGCGCAGATGGACATCTTAACTTCGATCCACCCCGAAGGCCGGCATGCGTGATCGCCACGCGAGCCTGAAACATGAAAATCTATCAAGCACGATCCGACCAAACCCACAGCCGATTCGGTCCGCGAGCGGGAAGTCAATGCGTCTCCAACTGTTTTCTGTACCTGCACGCCCTTCACCTGAAGGGCGCGCACACCACGCTCAACACAGACACTCTAGACTTGATTTTGACCGAAGGCGCGCGTCTGGACAGCGAGGTGGAAGCGCTTCTGAAGACAAAACGGCCGGGAGAACGGCTGCCCGTGTTTCGATTGGGCGAAGATATTCCTAACATCATTACCAGCAGCTTCGGCAAAACGGCCCACGCCCTCTCGAGGCCGTTCAACGGTACCGCGGAGACTCGGGACCTGGACGGCTACACGTGCTATGGCATCTTCGACTTTCTCATGCACGCCTACCAAAAACCCAGACCCACGTACATCCTGGTGACCGTGAACGCACTAGCACGCGCGGTAATTCTCCTGGAACATGACATCTTCGTCTTCGACCCGCACGCTACCGAGCGTTCTTCCAATGCCGCGGTGTATCAGTGTGATTCGCTCTACGATGTGGTGATGCTGCTCACCTATTTCGGAACGCGTCTGGCCGACTTTTACTACGACGCTCTGTTCGTGTACATGATAGATCTGTCCATTCAACAGGTACCGGAATCAGAGATTAACGGCATTATCATCTCGCTGTTCCGCGACCCCGACATTGCCCTACCTGCGTCCGTTCTGCCAGCACTACCCGGCTCGCCCGTGACCATCCTCCCGAGCCTCCCGCCACCAGACACCGCTACACCTAAGAAAACCCCAGAGAAGAGAAAAGCCACACCGAACGTGTCCCACGGTGGGAAGAAGAAAGCTACAGCAGCCAAAGACAAGGGTTCGTCACGCGTCACTACGACCGCTCCTTACGACTGTAGCGACGCCTTGACAGCCCTCACTAGGTACAATCGATTAATTACACAAGCCGAACATGAGATTCAAAACGTGACCCTCAAAGCTCCAGCCACATCGGGATGGATTTTGTTCTCCCATTCTGGATTGCCTTTCGATGAAGCGTTCCTTACGGACAGAATGGAGCAAATCGTCATGAGCCACATAGAACACACGTGCTGCCTTCACATCCGCTGGCGAACATCCTCACCAATGTATCAGCAAGTACGTCTCCTCCGGGGCTTCTCAGAAGACATCGATCGATTCCTAAACATGTTGCTACACCACCAACTACACATCATAGACGTGTACAACACCATGAAAAATTTCGCACCCTCACACCTCACACCGTTACAACGCGCCATGCTAGACAAACTGCGTGCCATTTTCCAACATTATGGTTCCATTCACGGACCTAAGGTGCTTACGTGGGTGAAAAACATTCTCAAAGCCATCGAAAAAACAAAATATACACACCTTCCCATGCGGCTCATGGAATATGCAGAACAGAACCCATTGGACGTCGACGAGACGTTCGTTTGTCTTCGACAGCAGGACTTGTCGGCCGTGTCCAACGCGGTCAACAGCAGACGACAGCTCACCAATCAGCAACAGGAACAGGTACAGCTAGCGCTGCAGCAACTGTCAGCCGCCATCTACGGAATCGACAGCCACGACCTAGAAAGAACATCTTTCGACAACAAAGACACAAAACAGATGCTGGCTACGCTCGATAGTCAAGCGCGAACAACCTTGTTACAACGGGGAAACACAAAAATAACCGAGCTACTGGACGATCTCAAACGCCAGGTGAGCGCGCTCCTACACAAAAGATACAATCAAATCATTAGCGGCTCCCTTCCCGTGGAAGAAATCCAAGCCATGCAAAAACGACTGAATCAGGCCGCCAACCTGGCCCACGAGATGGCCGGCCTTAATCTGTGCGACGTGAATCTGTCCACGCCATTCAGAGACATGAACGAGCAATTGAGTTACCTGATTACCGGACACACCTCTGCCAACTCAATGTCCTTCTCCGACGAACTGATGCAGCTCCGTTCGCAGTTCCTGTTCGCCACTCAGTTGAAGGAAGACACCGAAAGCAAAATTCACGACCTGATGGTTGGTATCGAAACTGCTGTCCAAGATCCCGTGGCCCGCAACTCCAACATCGCTATGGCTCTGGTCCAGGAACAACTGAACGAGCTCCGACAGCTCGGAGGCGCCGAGATCGCAGACATAGCCGGCCGCTTGGACGCGGTACAGAAAACACTACAGTCCCTCTATCAGGAAGAACAGGCGGCCAGATTATTCGTCTACGAACTCAGCTACGACAACTTACCAAACGACCAAGCGCTCAAGAGGCAAGGGCGCCTCCAACCACTGCTGCGCGAGGACGACGGCCTGCACGAACAGTACATTCAAAAGATTCTCGACATCTTCAATGATCTGCTGGATCGTCTATCTGAAAAAACATTCCCGAAAGCCCAGGTGTTTGATATCATGAATTCACTCATCAATCAGCTACCCAATACATCAGCCGTCGTGAAAGAGCTCCACACCGCCAACGCCGCCCTGTGTCAGCTGGCTAAACAACTGGAAGCCTTGACCAAAGCGCCCCGAGACAAACGAATGGAGATACTCACCGAACTCGTACAATACTTTGTGTCCAACAGTACCTTGCTTAGCCATCTCATGAACCTACAGGTAGGCAAAACAACGCTCCCGTTACTGTACGAGAACCTAAAGATGGAATTGCAGGACAAACACAAGCAACAGGCGGAGGCCGCGTGGCTACAAGAAGCTAAGAAGCTTACAGTCACTTCAGTGGAGATGGTGCAGCAATTCCTTCAGACGGCCCCTAGTCCCACCGCCGCGGAGCTCGCACGACCCGAACTTCAAGCCAAACTACAGGCTTTCCTGGAACAAGAGGCCAAGAAACAAGAGGAGGACAGGAAAACCATCATCAAAGAACAGCAGGGCATGGTCGCCTCGGAGCTCGCTCGTATTACTGACGCTGTAAAAGCCCAAACCCTGTCAGTCATTCCAACCCTCAAACTGGAGTCGATCCAGGATGTGATTAACTCACTTGGAGCGGACGGTCGTGACATATTGGAAAAGTTCAACCGCAACCTGCTGGCCTCACTGTCCACTCTGATGAAACTGATGGAAGAGCGAGTCTCCTTATGTATCCGGGATCTGCTAACTGGCCAGGATACACATTACCTACAGTATCAGGAAGAGGCCAGAACGATGCGCCAAGCGCTGAACCACGTGTGGATGATGATGGAGTCCCAACTGTCACAAGAGACGATCCGCGCCCTGTCCGGCCTGGTGCGACGATCCATGTTCATTGAAAAGTGTCAACTCCGAGATCCGACCACGGTGTTTTTCGACACCGATTACGCTGAAGATTACAAACGCTACAGGAATGCTCAGAAACAACTGGAACTGCAATTGACACAGACCAGAATGGAACTGTACCAACAGTCCGCTATGGCGCAGCAAACGCTGCACCAGCCCACCGCGCGCATCACGCCTCAGACTCTGACGGTAGGCAAAAACCTCGAGGATAAACTGGAAACTGAGTCAGCAGGGCCCTTCCAACGACCGGTCTTCCAGGACGTGCTGGACCAGCAGCTGGACGCGTATAAAAAAATCATCAAAGACGAAACGGAGTTAACAAACACCAAACTGAAATCTGAAAATGAGCTCCGACAGGCCAAACTAACCTCCCTGTCGGAGCAATGGGGCGATCTGGTCACACGCCTGAAAATGGATGCCATGGAGATTACCACTCCAGACGCCAAGGTTCTGATTCAAGACCCCGTAGGTGCAATCACACAATTGCTAGCCAAGGCTTCCACACAGATGCCGTATCTGGAGGCCAAGAAAACGTTACAGTGGTGTCTATTGTTTTTGCGTGAAGCATATACCCAGATCGAAGGCAACTTAGGGCACCCCTGTTACGCACAGCTGCCAAACTTTCCCACACTAATGCAGCAGGCTCAGAGCAGACTAGACGTTGTGTCCGTACACGTGAATAACAACGCTTCGTGCGAAAACTTTGTGGCGCAACACGACTCGGCTTCCTCGGCCGCGGATCGCGAAGTTATTGAAACCATAGAAAGTGTGTGGGCGACTCTAGAGGCCAAACGCGTCGCCGGAGGAGAGGCCCGTTACAAAAAAGTTCAGGAATTGCTGCTTCGCGCGAAGCAATCGCTATCCGATGTGGAGCTGCAGGACACCCTGACCACAGAGTACTATAATTTGTTGACCGCGATCCAGGCCTTTGGTTACAGTCTGGACTTTTCGACGCCATTACAAAAGATTCGCGACTTGAAAATGCGCTTCAACGATCTCATTAAGCAGCAGCATCTAAACGCCTCCGAACAAGTGCCCCTTCCCATGGCTCTCCTGTCGGGAGACACGGCGAACACGTCCCCCGTTTCGTTCGTGAGAGGCCTAGAGGCCCTAGAAAGATACGTATTGGCAGGCTACCAATATCTCACAGAGTGTATCAACCGCCAGCCGCTGGTTTGCCAGCGCATAGATGACATTCCGGCCGTGCTGCCATCGACCGACCTCGACCACAAGAGGGCAGCAATGGACCGCCTAAAGCGCCTGGCCTTCAGTAAAAAGAACGACACGGTGTATGAAGTGGTGGACGTGTTCGGTCTTCATCAATTCATGACCAGAACGGGGGTTCCCCTCCATCTGATCATGAGTTATGGAAACGTGTTTTTCAAGTACCTGGCACTACACCACGATGACAAACACCTGGCTAAAAAGTTTGCCCAGACGAAAAATGTGGTGACGGGCAGATACAAAGTGGTGATGGTGAACGTGGCAGTGGCTCAGACCCTGAAAACTTTCTGGTCCCAGATATCCCAGTACGATCTGAAACCGCTCCTCTCCGGTCAGGCAATGATAGGCCTAGGAGAAACGAACAGTCTGGTGAACCTGAAAATCTTCATTTATATCGTGGTCTCGGCCTGGAATCTGCAACTGGATATGACGTTGCAAGATTACAACGGCCCCGTGATTCGCATGAACATCGAGGATCTGTGTATCGCTATCACCACGGTGTACCCGGAATACATCTACGGTATCGTGAAACACCCCATCCAAACCACCCTGTCCTCGCTAGCGCGGCACCTGAAGAAAGACATCATGCACGAGGCCATTAACAACGTGGTTCAGATGCCACCCGCGTACAACGCGGACGAGATGAAAGGCTTCTGCATCAACCCCAAAACATGGCCGTCTGTCAATCTGAGTCGCGTTATGTGGGACCAGAACCTCGTGCGTCAGTTGTGCGATGTCGGTCCTCGTAAGAACGGAGCCCAGAAGCTGTGGCAATACGGCGTAGCTATCGTCATTTTCCCTCAAGACCTGTTACAGTGTCTGTGGCTGGAACTGAGGCCCAAGTTCGCCGAGGAGTTCGCCACGCTGTTTGACTTCTTTCAGACTCTCTTTGTGATGTTCACCCACCAGTACGATATCACCCGGGAATCCAACGCCCAGAGCCACCTGGCCACGGGCGAGCCCATCACACAGACCGTTGGTGTTCGACGCAAAGACTACACCGACAAGACTCTGCTTGATGTTTTTATTGAGACCGACACCGCCATCGACTACGTCTTAGGGAGCTGGGTGTTCGGCATTCCGGTGTGTTGCGCCATCTACGTGTCCGAAATCCTCGGTGGCAACCGACTGCTGCTGGCTCGTCACATCGAATACACCAACCGCGACCCAGACTTTATGCACGTGCAACGGGCCAAAGATCTGAATCTGAACCATATGGTGACACAGACGTGGACCAACACCCCGCTCGAGCAATGCTGGTTTCAGGCACAAATTCAACGCATTCGAGAGAGTCTGAGAACCCCCATGGAGTTAGACTTTATTCCTTTAATCATTTACAACTCCAACGACAGAACCGTACACTCGGTGGTGCGTCCCCCCACCAGCAGCGAACGAGACACGTCTCGTATCGTAGTGGAAAACCCGTTCCCCACCCTGCCACTGGTCGATGTCCCCGAGTCCGATCTCGTGTCTTTCGACCGTGTTCCCATTAATACCGATTTTCTTCGGGAAGATCCACCACCAGTCACGCGCCCTAGAGGTCGCGGTAGCGGTAGTGGAAACGTGAGCAGAGGCGGCGGCAAGGACAGGAAAATCCTCAAAGCCGTTTCCAAGAAGAAAACGGTGGCTCAGGCATCCGCCGCCGTTCCTCAGGAGGCGCGGGTCAGTAGACCCACGAGCTCGTTGGCGGCGGCTGCGGACGTCTCCGACGTGACAGAGGAGGAAGTCACCACATCCGAGGATGAAGAAGAGGTACTAGCGGCGTTGGAAGAGAGACGACCCTCGGAAGAGGAACAACAATCGCTTCCCTCCACGCGCACGTTCGTGGAACCGGTGTTCCAACAATCGGCCGTGCAGACCATCGTCCGCAGGGAAGATGTCATTACTGTTTCTCCCGCCGCCGCCACCTCCAGCTTCCAAAATCCCCCCATCACCACCCTAACTCAAAACGTGATAAATGCCATTCAAATCCTGAGATCCGTGCGCGTCGATTTGCGATCCATGGCGAGATCGGTCAACGAAACCATTAACCGCCTGCGCTTCCTCTATCTGCTGTAATCGCGGATCAAAGCGTGGAAGTGTACAACCAAGGAGAAGCGGCCCGCTAGCGGCGAGTTCTGGCCACTGCCAACATGCGCAGTAGATCCAGCTTAAAAGCGCTCTTGTCTGTGAAGAAGCTGGACATGCGGACGTACTTGGTCAACATGGTGCCGACCACGGGGTGTTCCATCGACTCCTGTGGCAGATCCAGCACATTGAGGCAGACGTGACGTCGCTTCTCTTCATCTTTCTTGGCGGCGGCGCCCGTGTTGCTGGAGCTAGACATGGTGGTGACTGCCGTGACAGGCCGTCTGCTTCACCAAGGCGCAGCCCCTGCACAGCGACTCGCAATCCTCGAGTTCCAGACAGCTGTCGCGGTACTCGCCCGTTTGGCAGCGCGAGCACACCGGCCCGTTGCCGTGACTCGTGAGCTTGAACAGCCGCGGGATGGTGACGGAGCGCACCACCACGGTGGAATCGCAGGTCCGCGCGGCGCACGGCAGAATGATGTCGAACGTCACGACGTGGTCATAGACCGCGCAGGCGGCGTTGAGCCCCAGAACCGCCTTCCAACCAACCCGCAAGCAACGATGCCCACAAATGGTTTCGGACACGATCTCATAAACACGCTCTTTAATGACACGCTGACTTCCGCAAAGGGAACAGTGCACCAGTTCGGCGTTGGTGTTGAAAATCACACTCTTTTCTTGGCGGTCTCTATAATAGAACATGGAGTTCAGAGGAAAATTCTGCTCGCAGTGCAGCTTCTCCTTGCCCAGGTTCAGGCAGTGGCCGCAGTGGCGACACACCACGGCGATGAGCGACCTGTCGTCTAGGTGGCGCTCGCACTTCAGGCGACACATGCACCAGAGCGGAAGCTCGAGGACGCTGCCAATCAGTCCCCCGCGCAACGCCGCCGCCAGTCCGTACATGACGATCTTGGTGGGCTCCAGGGGCCGCGGCTGCTTGTAGGCGCGGATTTCGTCGTTCAGTCCCAGCGCGCGCAAGGGCACTAGGTAGCGCGGACACGTGTCACAAAACATCTGCATGGCCTGGCGAGCCATCACGTACAGGGGATTTCCACACGGCACGGGTCCGGCGTGACGGCGCAACGCCGCCACCAGCAACCCGAGCTGAGCGGAGCGCGGTTTGCCGCGCCGCGTCCACTGGTTGCGATGATAGACAGCCAGGTCATTGCGGCCGTCGAACCTTTTGGCACGCAAGAGAGAGAGGCAGGGCGAGCTCGTCTGGTTGAGCACGGGAAGTCGCAGATCCACCCCGAAGAGAAAGCGATGCAGATCGCCCAGGGCAGACGAGGTCATGCCATCCAAGAGCGCGCTCAGCTTTTCCACCGGGTACTGTTGCAGGCGCACATACACAAAGTGAGCATCGTAGCGCTCGAAACGCAGAAAAGACACTACCCGGGAAACTCCGTGAAAGCAGCTCATGCCGTACACGTAGGCCAGGAACATGAAGTAGGGCTTCGTCATGACCATGCGCTGAAACAGCGTGGTCACCGCCTCTCGTTCCCCGGGCTCGCAGGCTAGCCATTCGTGCAGAAAGCGCTGGTACAGACGGTCCCCGAGTTCGCGGTTGAGAAAGCGCTTGTCGGTAACAAAGAGCTGCAGGGCGCAGACCCGCTCGTCGGCGTGCCAGGCGCCGCGCCCGATCACCATCTGCACGTGGAAGTGCTCATCGTGCACGCAGAGGGGAACGAACAGCCGCCGGAGCGCGCGGTGAAAGTCACTGGACATAGCGATACAGCAGGAAGAAGACAATTCCCATCGCCACGCCGATTAGAAGCCAGCGCACGTCCACCAGGCGCGTCACGCCTAGACGCACCTGCGCGAACGAGCTATTGCTCCCCCTGGCCACCGCCCCGTAGCGCGGCTGCTGTAACTGCTGCTGCTCCTCCTCCCGCCGAGCGCTACAGCACCCGTGGTCGGAGGTTCGGCAGCGACACACGCCATAGAAGCCACCCGGAGGAGGTGGAGGCGGCGTGGCCGGTGGAAACGGCGGCGCGATCGTCATTCGCGGTGAGTGCAGCCGCTTGTGGCCGCCGCTGCTGCTCTGGTATCGCGAGTGAACCAGCCTGCTGGTTCGGAGAACGGCACCGCCCGCGGCTGCCGCCTTCTTGGCGCAGAGTTCCTTGATGAGGTTCTCGTACTCGGTCTCGTTCTCCGGGCCAAAGGCGATGAGTTCGATGTTGAAGACCGAGGGCGAGTTGGACTTGCGTACCACGCACTTAGTGAGCACCCCGTAGGCCGAGGGCTTAATGTCCTCGATGTCCTTCAGGGTGACGATGAGCGACTCGTTCACCTTGAGCACGTTGAACTCGCCGACGTGTCGAGACGAGAGCAGTTTCAACGGCGCTCGGACGAAACAGCACAGAGAAACAGCGCAGCCGGTGTTTTTAAAAATGAAGCAGGGCACGTGATCAGTGCGACTTTCCCAATAGCTCAACAGATACTCCACGCAATAAACCGTGTCGGTCTTTAACATAGCGTCACACACGGAGTAGTTGGGGTTCTTGCAGATGAGTCCCGCGTCCGTGACCCGCAGTTCGGCGGGCCCCAGTTTCAAAATGCGTCGCGTGGCCGAAACGAGGTCGTGATGCAAGCCCTTGCTGATTTCCATGACGCCGAGCGCGCTGGCGCACGTTTTATTTACCCGCAGATTCCTCTTTTCCCTCCAAAATCCCGTTAATGTCCATGAGCTTGTTGACGATGGCCGTTAATAGTTTCGTCTTTTCCTGCAGAATCTGCGCATGACTACAAGAGGAACACTCCCCGTGCACATACTTGAGAAACGCCGCGTACTTTTGGCCCGCGTTGACGAAATTCAGCCTCGCGTCCAGTGACGGCAGCAGCAGCTCGTACACGCGCGGCAGCATCGGCTCGAAGCTGACTTCGAAGCCGTCGTCGGGGTCCAGGAAGCCGTCCTCGTAAACGACGTCCTCCCCATCCCGGCGCGCTGCCATTGTTTTCGATCTCTGTGATTGATTGATTACCACCCACCCCCACACACCTCACCACACGCGACCTCCTTGCACTTGATCACTACAGACGACACCAACCACTCGGCGACATGAACCACCCACATCCACAGCAGCAACAACCGCAGCCACCACAACCACAGCTCTCGTCCCGCAGCTACATCTACGGCGGCTGGGAAACGGAGCTCACGCAGCCGCTAAACGAACTGACAAATGAACTGCTATGGCACGCGCACCCTCGTCAAGTAGCCGTCGACATGGCCGGCGCGTCGCAATCCGGATCCTCCGCCGCGGGTGGCGGCGGTGGCGGAGGGGGAGAATCCCGCGCGCTCCACAACTTCCTCTTCAGCCAGTCCCAAACCACCGATCACCTAACCGGCCCCGGCGGCCTGCAGTTCTGCGATCTCGACTCGGAACTAGCCAACTTCGAGTTCTCGGACACGGAACGGCTCAAGAGACTGTGCACCCCGCTCGACATCGACACGCGATGCAACCTCTGCGCCATCATCAGCATCTGTCTGAAGCAAGATCCCGACCAGGCCTGGCTGCTCGACTACAGCCTGCTGTGCTTTAAATGCAATTCGGCGCCGCGCACCGCCCTCAGCATGCTAGTCACGATGTCCGAGTTGATTCATCTCCTGCGTCAGTACTTCCCGGACCTGCGCGTGGACCAGCTCTTCCGCCAGCACATCTTGACGGTGTTTGACTTCCATCTGCACTTTTTCATCAACCGGTGTTTCGAAAAACAGCTGGGAGACGCGGTGGAGAACGAAAACATCACCCTCAGCCATCTGGCCGTGGTGAAAGCCCTGGTGATGGGCGACGAGGCGGTGCCGTACACGAAGCACCGGCGCTTTAGCCATCACAAGCAGAAAATCGTGGTCAAAATCCCCGAGGCCCCTAAGCAGCTCCTGCAAACGTTCAGGGAACACAGCACCCCGTCTCCCGACCGCTTCGCGTACCTGCTCTTTTACATGTGGGCGGGCACCGGAGTGATGGCCAGCACCCCCATGACCGAGCTCACCCAGAGCAAGCATCACCTGCTCGACAGCGTGGCGGACGCCGACGACCCGGAGATTAACAAAGACGTAGGTCCCATCTACCTGTCCCCCGTGCCCGTGTTCCAAGTGAAGAACCAGACCACCACCGTGTGCCTGCTGTGCGAGCTGATGGCCTGCTCGCACTACGACAACCTGGTGCTGCGTAACTTGTACGAGCGCATCACCTCGTACTGCGAAAACAACGTGAAGATGGTGGATCGCATCCAGCTGGCGCTGGCCGACATGCTGCGAGAGTGTTCGGTGCCCGCGGGCCCCCAGTCCGACGACCTGTCGCGATTCACGCGCCTCCCGATCCCCACCGACTATCTCGCCGTGCACAACGTCCGCCCCGACCCCGTCTTCTGCACCATCCTGCGACAGGCCGGCGTGACCGGCATCTACAAGCATTTCTTTTGCGATCCGCAGTGCGCGGCCAACATCCGCATCACTCGCGAGGAGGTTCTCTTCGGGAAGATTCATCTGGAGCACCTGGCCGAACTAAAAGTGTTGATTTGTCACGACAATTACTATATAAGCCAGATGCCCAGACGCGTGTGGATGTATATCACGACCTTCAAAGCCTTCCAGATTACAAAACGCAGCTACAAGAACAAAACTCAGCTGTCGGACTTTATGCGCGAGTTTACGCAGCTCCTGGAAGCTTGCGAGATTAAGCTGGTGGACCAGTCGTTCGTCGTCGACAAGTATGTTTAGCGGCGTGCGCTCCACCGAACGGCGCTCCGCCTTGCGCTCGTTCACCCGCAAGCGCCGACCGCGACGCGGCAGCCTGGTGTCCCCCACCACCCAGAACAAAAAACCCAATCCCGCCACGGCCATTTCTGCCCCCCGACCGCGACTGACGCTGCACGAGCTGCACGACATCTTCAAGGACCACCCGGACCTAGAGCTCAAGTACCTGAACATGATGAAGATGGCCATCACCGGCAAAGAGTCCATCTGCCTGCCCTTCAACTTCCAATCCCACCGCCAACACACGTGCCTGGACATCTCGCCGTACGGAAACGAGCAGGTGTCCAAGATCGCCTGCACGTCGTGCAGCGAGAACCAGGTCCTCCCCACCGCCTCGGACGCCATGGTGGCGTTCATTAACCAGACGTCCAACATTATGAAAAACAGAAATTTTTATTATGGGTTCTGTAAGAGCAGCGAACTGCTGCGAATGTCTACGAATCAGCCGTCCATCTTCCAGATCTATTACATCATCCACGCCGCCAACCACGACATCGTGCCCTTCATGCACGCCGAGCGCGAGCGGCTGCACATGCACATCATCTTCGAGAACCCCGACGTGCACATCCCCTGCGAGTGCGTAGCGCAGATGCTGTCGGCGGCGCGCGACGACTATCACGTCACCCTCGATATCATCAAAGGCCACGTGGTCATCAGCGTGGTGTGCCACAACCTGGTCGCCAACAGCGTCAAGATCGACGTGTCTGTGCTGCAGCGCAAGATCGACGAGATGGACATCCCGAACGACGTCAGCGAGTCTTTCGAGCGCTACAAGGACCTCCTGAATGAACTCTGTCATGTCAACAGTGCGCGTTCGCCTTGACACAGTACGGCAGGAACGAGGACTCTAGGTACACGCGACGCGGCAGAATGCCTACTAGAAACTTGTCCTTTTTCAGGGCTCCGGGCGGAAACACAGGGGAAAGCACGTTGGTCACGGCCTTCACCACCTGATCGAAATACTTGTCCGCGTGGATCGGCACCCCGTGCTCGCGCACGTAGGTGGGGTCCTCCGCGATTTCGTAGTTGCACACCCCGGTCGTCCGGCCGTCGTGAGGCGCCGTCAGCACATAGAACACGCGGTCCCCCACCGTCGGCAGCTCCTCCGAACGGGCCGCCAACCGCTTAATGACCGCGATATGCGGTAGGTGCGCCTGCTTGTAAAGCGAAATGTCTTTCGACAGGACAGAGGAGAGCACCAACTCCTCGACCCGGGCCCGCGACGTGTACAGGTCGTCCCGAGCCTTACAGAGCCGTTGCAGGATGCGCCAGAAACCCGAGGGAACGCCCTGCGTCTTGAGCTCTTCGAACGTGAGGTGGGACAGCTGGACGGCCGCCCGAGACACCTCGGGATCGTCGAAAAGCAGCTGGATGACATCGCGCGTGACATTCTTGACGAACTCACACGACGTCTTTCGCACTAGATCCACCCCTTTCATACTAAGCGTGGACTCGCCCGCCACTTTGCCGATGTAGCGCTTTTTGCAGATCATCATGAGGGACACAAAGACCTTTTCGAATTCCAGCTTGATGGGATCTATGAAAAGACACTGTGTGATGTAATCAGCCAGGCTGGAGCCGCGGTGAATGAGGGCCGTGGCGGTGATGCCGCGGTAGCACACGAACACGCTGTCCGTGTCCCCATATATCACCTTGACTTCCACCGGATCTCCCGAGTAGTCCTCCCGATTAAAAAAATTGTGTAACAAACACGGCTCCGCCAGGTTTTCTTCCACAAACTTTGACGTGGACGTCAGCATATCGCGACCGATGCGCGTGATGCTGGCGGCGATCGGCAGGCACGGCATCATGCCGTTGATGACCCCGGTGAAACCATAGAAGGCGTTGCAGGTGACCTTGAGCGCCAGCTGCTCCTTGTCCAGAAGCATGCGCTTCACGGGATCCTGGCAACCCTTCATGGTTTCGCGCACGGCTCGGCGCTGCGACACCCACTTGGTGAGCAGCTCCGAGAGCACGGACAGACGCGCGGTGCTTTTGGCAAAACGATGCGTCACCCCGTTCTCCAGCTCCACCGTGAACACTTGGCCCTCCGGCGGACTCTCGCCGTCGGGCATAATGAGCGTCGAATAGCACAGGTTATGGGCCATGATGATTGACGGGTACAGGCTGGCGAAGTCGAACACCGCCACGGGGTCATTGTAGTACCCGATGGCGGGTTCGAACACCGTCGCGCCCTGGTAGGAGGAGACCTCCGGGGCGTCGGACGAGTCCGCCGCCGCGGCCCCTTTGTGGTTCGGCAAGATGAACCCCCGGCAGGCGCACTCGTCCAACAGGGACGTGTAGATACGAATCTGCTGTCCGTCAAAGACGACGCGCCGCATGGGGATCTTGGCCAGCCGCGCGATGGCTCCGGCCTCGTAATGGAAATTAATGACGTTGAAAAGATCCCTGACCAGCAGGGCATCCTGCATACAGTACTTTCCCACGTCCGCCCGCCCCTCGGAACCCGCGATGAACTTGACGGGGATTTCCTTGTAGGACAGGTCATCTTTTTGCTGCTTGAGGTACAGCTCGGCCATGGTGTTGAGTTTGTAGTTCGGCGAGTTGGTCTTGGCCATACACACGGGGTACATGTCAATCACCACACAACCCGAAATGAACACCTTGGTGGCCGCGGTGATGGCATGGTGTTTTTTGGCAGGAGTGTATGTGTGAAAACGGCCGTTCGAGGCCAACTTGCCATAATGATTGGCACTGATTTTGTACACCGTGTCCAGCCGCGTGAGAATGTACTTGAAATCAAAAGCGTTGATGTTGTAGCCGGTCACGAAACACGGCGAATAGCGCCTGAAAAAAATGAGAAACCCCACCAACATCTCGTACTCCGAGGGGAACTCGTACACGTCGGCGGTCCCCACCCGCCCACAGTCGCCGATCGTGAACAAGTGCATCCCCGAGGTCCCATACACCGTGCTCGCCTCATTACCCGTCCCCCCCGTTTCATAACACACACACGAAATTTGAATCACGATATCGTCCACTTGCTCGGCCGCGGGGAACCCGCCGCTGGCACTCATGCACTCGATATCGAATGATAGACAGCGATAGACGGGCCACGACGCGTCGTCGGGTATGGCCATGAGGTCGGCCACGTCGCAATCGATTTCCAGATCGCAGGTCGAAGACTTGTTCTTGAGCCGCCACTCAAAGCGGTTCACGCAGCACCACCCGAAGGTCGTCATCTTCTTGTCAATCACCAGCCTGGTCAGGGGATCCACGCGGATTTCGTACACCGCCACCCCCTGGTCCAGCAGATACTCCCCGATCTTCCTGGCCATGGTCCAGTTGCTCATGGACACCTGGTACAAATTAGGGACGGGCCGCGTGCCGTACCCGTAGATGGATGTCTTAGTGACCTGCACAATGGTCAAGGCATAAGACATCCTGGGCTCAGACACCAACTCCGAAGCGCTGGCCAGCAGGTCTCGGAGCAGGTCGGCATCCTGATACTCACAGTAAAAGTAGCTCCTCTGTCCAAACACATTGACACAGATACTGTGTCCCTGCTCGGTAGCACCGAAGAAACGCAACACGTTTCCCGATGGTGTGATGTGATGACGGTACCGAGGAGATATTCCCTCGGATGTATCGTGAGGCAACACCCCATCCACCTGGTCGTAAGTGTGAAACTTGAGAGGTCCAGACGCTCGTTTCAAGAACGTTTCCAGCGGTGGCGACGACGAAGGTAAAGGACACGGCCACGCCATGTCATCACTCAGCACATGTTTAATGTTCTTATAAAACATAATGGGCGCCCGACCCGTTTTATGCTTAATCAGCCCGGATTGTCCATCATACATAGCACCGCGAGGGACGATCTCCAGAAACGTCTTCTGCACAGGACGCTTGACAGCCCACGCTGGCGATTTTCGGGCTCCACCCAGGTAAGGATTGAAGAACATGTTCGCTGCCGAAAAGGCCTCCTCACACCTCGTACTCGTTCTCCTCCACCGGTTTGTAGCCTCGACGGCGGTTGCGAACGCGATCGAGAAGGCCAACCTTGCCGCTCTGCGAGGCAGCCTGTTCTGATTCCTCCTTTAGCTTTTGACGTTTTTCTGCGTCCAGTTTATGCAGAGCCAGCAGCATCTGAAAAGCCTCCTCCGAACTGAATTCCTTAACCGAAGAGGACGATTTCTCTTTTATGCTGGCATACACGCTTTCCTCGTACGAAGGTGGAGGCGGGGTCTCTTTAGCAGGCGCAGGCGGTGGAGCGATATACGGGAAAAGCTGCTGGATAGGCTGCTGGTACACGCGTTTTTGCCGCATGTAAATCAAATAAATAACACCCAATACAGCAAGCAGAAAGAGTATGACAGTCAGAGAACCAAACGGGTTTTTGATGAAACCAACGATGCCCTCCACAAAGGAAGCCACGGCACCGCCAACGGCTCCGATGGCCACACCCAAAGCTTTGCCCGCTACACCAAGACCGCTCATCAAGTCGTCCAGGCCCCTGAGATATGTAGGAACGGTGTCGAACACCTTTCCTTCCACGTGAACGACCCGTTGCTTGTAAGCGTTGAACTCTTGCATAATCTCCTCCAGATTGAAAACGTTGCTGGCACGCAGTTCATCCTCGGAGTACAGTTCCAAAGCTTTAAAGTCTGTGTTTTCCAAGGGATCAATATCCAGGGAAATCATGGTTTCCACCACTGGAATACTACCCAAGGAAACTTCTCTCTTAAACAGATAATTCACATATTCGTACGAAGTGTTGCCAGCAATAAAAATTTTCACGCTGGGAATTTCGCATGCTTCAGTACGATGACGTCCCAACAAAATTTCGTTGTTCTCTCCCAGCTGGCCATACTGAACATGCGAACTGTTGTAAAATCTGTACAACACCACAGGCCGAGAATAACAAAGTTCACGGTCATCCTTTACATGCATGTCACGGAGCACTTGAACTGTAGTTTGGTTAACTTCAACACACTTAGCTAAGCTTATAACGTCTCCAGCATATCGAGCAGCAACTGGTTTATCATAGATGGCAGACAACATAGCAGTAGGATTGATTTTGCTCAGTTCCTTAAGGACTTCAAGTGTTCTTCTTTGATCTTTACACCAGGCTTCAGCAATTTGTCTCAGAGCGCGGTTAATGTAATTTCTCAAGGTATCATAAGTGAACTGCAATTGCGCATACACAATGTTGTGTATTACTTCAGTATTGTTCAATAATGTACTGTCACTTGTAGATCGCTTAGTACGTGAGGATGTACTAGCGTTTGTCATGTTTGCGTATCCATCGGCAAGTTTTTTCATGTCCCAAATTGATTTTTCTTTTACTGGTAGCCAAAATACAATCAATCCACCAGTTGTTTCATAGATAGTTACATTGCCTGCTTTTACATATGTAGAATTATATGTAGCGTTAAAAATTTCCTCAATTTTATTTTCAGCCTGTTGTTTAATGCAATCCAAAGCAGAATCTGAATCATTTACGGGATCCTTCTTTGTTAAAAAAGTTGCCGTCATGCTGTTAGAAGTGAAATGGTAAGTATCATCAGCTTCAGAGCGAATGGTGCGTTCCGACTTTTCCCAGAAAGTGAATTGACATGTACTGTTACCTTCATCCAAAACATCCCAAGACATCATAGAGTCAGCTCTTTCAAAGAAAGCCACCAAATCGTGGGCAACCAGTGGAACATTCTCCCTTCCGTAATATTGCACCATGGAATAGTTCTTCATAATATGGAATTTATCCCTGTTTTCACCAAAATGTTTTCCATTGCTTCCATTGTAAAAAGGAGAAATGTCCACCACTTCACCAGACGACGTTACAAAATAATCATATGGATATTTTGATCTGGCGGTCGTTACAGTCACCATGCAGTTCACATTAGAACTTGTTGTATACAGCCACGTGCTACCAGGTTTATGCCAAAGTTCTTTCACGGTTACAAAGCGCGAACTGTGCGTATTGGAGTAATCTTCCAGCAGAAGCATAGTTTCATTTACATAACTGTCTTTATGGTACACTTCGTACCATTGGCCTGCTATATGTCTCTTCACAGAGTTGTAACACCTGTTAATTCTGTTCACATAATGCACTTCCCACATTGGAATAGGCAGACGCTCCACAGTCTGTCCCAGCATATAATTCATATAAATGTACGAGTAACTCTGACGTTGCGTCAAAACCTTCTGATACACATTCACTTTGAACGTGTGGGCACGGATGTCGCGCTTGTAGACCACCATGATGCCCTCATCGAAATCGTCTTTGGTAGGCTTGAATGATTCACACTGGATGTTTTGTTCGAATCGAAGAAAGTCCGTTCCTTTAGCTATTGAACAAACACGATATGGGAATTTGGATATATTGGCCTTGATGACTTCATGCGTTCTCAGAGTTGTGTTTTCTATGAGAGCTCCAGTAGTCGTGTTGATGGTAGGCTTTGGTGTAGTCGACGATAACTGTGAAGCAGAGTTCGAAGACGCCGCGTGAGTTGATGTAGCCACAGACGCATTGGACGTATTCGTACCAGAAGAAACACTTACCACGCAAGCCGCCCACAGGCTAACATAGAGAAGCCGGGACCAGTTCTTGTTCATCTTGATCCCGCACCAGATCCAGCAACAGAGACGCGTTTCTCGGACGCTTCCGAGACACTCTCACCCTCCGAGAAACGCTAGTTGGCACGCAGGCACTGTCGGGTTCACGAAACACCTCGCGTTGTTCATCCGGCCTGGCGAGGTGCCTGTACAGGAGGAGATATAGATCCTTTGATTTATAAAGTGTGCCTTCGTGACGCAACAAAAGCGGCCACTCCTTGTTGTACGTCAATATGAGATCCTCTTCGGTAGCAAACTCGTCACGCAAACACGCAATCGTGAGCTGTTTTCCAAAGGTTTCGTTATATAGTGCGACCGAAAGTACCAGTTCCCGGACGTGTTTCCACATCTCCTTCTGCAACATGTTCAGATCGCTACAGTTGCTAAAATTAAAAAAGCTCTGATACTTGACCACCATCCACTCGCTAGGGTGAACCGTCCCCTCCGCGCACTTCACCAGATCGTCCTTGATGTGGGGCAACACCCCGGCGTTATCACAGGCGTACGCCATGTCTACGTTGTGAGATAAAGGATAACGATCGGTGCAGTGCGTAAAAAGGGGACCGTTACACAGTTGGTAGATCTGTTGACCTAACAGAGGAAGGGACTCTGCAGGGAGGCTTTTGTGAATGATGTTGTTCACTACATATAGGTGTTCGTCATAGCTAAACATTTGCGACACGTCCACTACGTCTGGGTTTTCTCGGTACTGGGTGCGGTAAATGAACCCATTCATGAGTCTGGAGATGAAGTCCAGGCAGACCGTGCCGATGAGGTTCACGTCTATGAGCTTGCTGGTGAGTCTCTCCTGGGACTTGATGCAGCGAATGACTTTGGCGTAGCCCACCTCGGAGACCTTTTGTAGGTAGGCCCGCTTACGTATGTTCACCTCGCGCGTCACGTTATGCGCCCGTGTCCGCGCGTCCAGGTAATCCAGAAAGTCCTCGTCTTCGTCCTGCGCGGCGGCGCCGTCACTGTTGTTGGACATATTCTGTGGGTCCTGCCCACGAATGGCGGACCCGCCCCCCGCCTCTGCCGCCGCCACCGCCGCCCCATCGGCCGCGGGGCGCCTGATCTCGTCCAGGAGGGACTTGATTTTGGTATACATTTCGTTGCTTTCGTGGAGCTTGTTGAAAACCGGGTTGTCCTCGAAAGCTTGAATGCTCAGGGATGTGATGAGGTCGATGATCCTGCTGGGGGCGGCAAAGACCGACCCCACGAAAAGACGCTCCTCGCGAGAGAGCGCCTTTTCCCCGACCACGAAAATGTCCTCCACGTCCTCCCCGTACAGGTAGTTGCTGAGGGTGTTCATGAGCACCCTGCAGAGGTGGTGATAGATGTTTAGCTGCTGAATACTTATCCCCACCCGCTTGACTATAACCTCCGAGGTACGGGACCAGTAGGTAAAATCCGACAAGGAATATATTCGTGCCGGTATATCCGTAAACAGGTTGTACTCCTTCAGCGCCTCCTCCGCCTCCTGGATATAGCTGTGGTAGACCGATGAAGAAGAGAAGAGGTTTTTGAGGGCCGTGAGGACCCCAGAAAGGCTGGGGATGCGCTGCGTCAACTCCAGGAGGTCCTGCTCCACCGTCTGGATATTCACATCGCACTGACTCGACGGCCGGTGGACCACGATATGGTTGCAGAGCAAGCCCTGGAGACGCTTGTTCAGCGAGCGGCCCTGGTTGGGGATGATAGTCAGCTCCTCGTAGCATTGGGCGCACGTCGTTCCCTCGACGTACGCCTCTTGGCAGGCTACCGGAGACACTCCGCACAGGCGACGCAGCATCTGCAGGAGCTGCGAGCACACCTCCAGGCCGCTCTCCGGCGACAGGATCGCGTACACGTAGTTCATCTTGCAGAGGAAGCGCTCGATATCGTTGAGCGTTGCTAGACTGACGCTGAACTTTACGCGATCCGTGAAAGTGAGCTCCACCGTGTGATGCCTGTCGCACCGGTCTAAGCGGAGGATGGTACGGTAGTACTCCATTCGGTCCGGCTTCCTGGAGTACTCCTTGAGGGCGCGGTCCAGCAGCTCCGTATCCTCGTACAGAGCCTTCAAAATCATCTCCAGGTACAGGCTCAACAACGAGGTCTGCGTACGGTTCTGCCGCACCACCTCCGGGTAGATCCTGCGGTACAGATACGCGATAGCCAGTGCGTTCCTCCTGAACGGACTTGACTCCACCAGCAACACGTTCGGATCGCAGTACTTTAGACACTCCAGTTCCATGGCGTATTCGTTGCATTTGGAACACACTACGCACAGTTTCTGCAACAAATTCATCTCCCGTGTTCTGCTCGTCCGAGTAGCACACGGCGTCCTCCGTGATGTGCTCGGAGAGAGACATAGGGACGGCACACAAATAACTCGCTCGTTCCACAGTCTGCCGCGACGCCGAACGTTAATATATAACGGCGTCCACGGCGTTTATTACAGGCGGCCCCTCTTGGCCGGCAAGAGGCCAGAGTCCTCGTCGAACGCGTACTCCCCCCCGCCCGCGTTCATGCCCACAGAGTTCCCCACCGCCTCCCCGGCCGCGGCGGGAAACAGCGCCGAAAGGTCATGCACCTCGCCCCCGCCGCCGGGATCTGGCCGGCTGTCCAACGCCTGCTGCAGGTTATCCAGCGAAAAGTCCTCCACACCCATTTCCCGCAGCCGCGTAAACTTCTCCATCAGGGAGTCGGCCACCACCTGACATCCGTCCACGAAAAACAGGACGTCGTCCCGTTCGGGAATCTCCTCCCGAGTACTGAGGATCTCGTACACGGCCATGAGCTCGGGATCCACGTCCAGATTCTCCGAGTCCAGGGCCGCCATCACCCGATTTTTTGATGATGTCCTCGTCAAACAGCACATTCTCGCGCCGCGAGCGCTTGATGAGGACGTCCGAGAGCTTGGTGGCCAGAATGCAGCGCTGGCGCATGAATTTATAATCCTGGCCCCCTATGGAGTTTGTGTTCAGACTGCGCTCCACCCCGTTCCCCGAAAAGTAACCGATCTGCCCAAACTGGTAGATGTCCTTACTACTGTTGACCCCCGCGTACTTCTCAATGGAAAAACTCACCGTGACCAGGGACCGCTGCTCAAAAATGGTGCGCATGAGGGACTCTCGCGTGACCGTAGACGCCAGCGGCGCCGTCACACCGGTCGCCCTGAGATCCCTCCAGCGCAGGGCAAAGTCAGAGGGCGACGCGAAATTTGGTGTTTCCCCTAGCAGATAGGGAAACTGGGCATGGTTCTGATAGGTGAGCCTAGTGGTGAGGCCGTGTAAGGTTCCAATGTAATCTTTAAAACCGTAGAAACAGAGGAACTTATTGTGAAAGCGGTTCTCGAGATAGTTTAGCATGCAATCGGGTGACACGTCAATCAAATCGTGCTCGTTGTAATCAGCGGTGACTGACATGACGAACTTAACGAAATTGTTAAATTCGGCCATGTCCCCGATATTGACGTTCTTGGGCAGCGCGTTAGCGCAGACTTTCTGCCAGAACTGTAAACACGAGAGACCGCAATCGGGAAAGAGCTTGTCGTGGTACTTGTAGAGCAGAAAGCCCAGACAGCCCTTCACCGGGTTTTTCTTGGGCACGTGTTCGCGACGAAAAAACACGTGAGCCGTGGTCCCCTTACTGGCCTTGGAGATGGGACGGTTTTTGACCCTGAACATGAGGAGACTGGGCACCGAGAGCCTGGAGAGCTTAATCTCCATGGACACCACGGAGTACGTGCCGCGGGCATAGAGCTTAAAGTCGGGGAGGCGGTCATGGTCCGCGTTTTTGGATGATTTCACGTTCCTAATAAACAGAAAACCCTTTCGGGAAGAGGTGGTTGAAAAAGCCCCGTGTATGGATTGGAAATGTTGAGTCACCCAGCGGGAAACCAGGCTGGTGGTGAGAGGGTTGTCCACAATGTATGACGTGGCCGTGATGAGAGCCACGTTTTGGATGATAGCCAACACAACACGGTAATACTCGTACGCCAGAATGGGGTTGAACGCCACGGAGTAAGGGTTTAGATCGAGGTTAAAAGCCTGCGTGGCTCCCGTAACCTCGTCGCGACTGCTTTTCATACGCACCTCGGACACGAAGCTCATGGCTTCGTCGTCCACAAACTTATTCAACGCGGACACCAGGTTCACAAAATCGGCCCTACTATTCACAGTCATGGTATCCTCCCCCGTCACGGAATCTATGAGTCTCATTTTTTTACAGTAGTCTATGATGCGGTTCAGCCGATTGGTGCGATCCACGCTGGAATTGGCAGTGCGGTTCGACGTGGACGCGGAGCCGTCGTCGGCTTTCGCGTCCAGGCTGGCTTCTTTGGACTCCGCGTTGTAGCGGCGCCCAAACGTGCCCAGCGTGTCCACATCGTTCATAAAGCGGGACTGCATCACCACGACGCAGGGTTCCTTCTTCGGCAGCCTCGGAATCTGAGGCAGGCGAGTCTGCACTCGCACGAAGGCCGTGTTGTAACAGGTGTGACAACACGTTCCGCCGCAGGCCCCGCACAGACTGGACGAACACCCGATGAGATGATTACTCAGGGTGGACGAGCCGGTCAGCCCGGTGTTGTAAACAGAAACTCGATTGAGGTACCACACAAAAGACGAAAACAGTTGAGGACACGTACCGCAGATCAGGGCCAGGTGATGAGGAGCGTAACGCTCGTCCTTGACGACGGTGCCGGAACTCTTTATGAGCTTTCGGGCGTCGTTGTAAGTGTCCTCGCACAGCCCCGTGAGGCCGTTGGCGAAGTGAATGGACCTGAGCAACGCCTCCTGACTGGCCCCGGTACCGCTTGCATTTTTGCTGGAGGTCACGTACACCAGCCTGTTCTGATACAAAATAGAATTACAACTGAAAAGCAGTGCACTCATGTGGGTGGAGAGATGAAGTTTGAGCTCGGTGAGAGCTCGAATGAGGTCAGCGTGGTCAGTAGCGTTCACCACCACGGGCCATTCGGAATACACCATGGAATCCGAAGTCCCGTAGGCCGAGTCCAGAAACACCGAGGCGAAGCTAAATCCCAACTCGCAGATAACGGCGTCGCTGAGCATGAGGTGGTCTTTCTCCAGACTGCTCAGCTTCTGCGTCGTGTATCCGAAGTACTTCTTGTGCGGCGCCAGCTTCACGGACTGCTGGCTGTCGTGCACGAACTGCTTCAGGGCCGCTTCGATGAGCACCTTGGTCTCCGAGAAGCGCAGAGCTTGGCACCACGAAGTGTAAACATAGTAGAACAGGGTCTCACTTACCGCGGGCACGTAGAAACCCCTGGACTCCACGAAGGGACTGCGTTTGTCCAGGGACAGGTCGTCCGAATCGGCGTCCGCCTGCAGAGAACCAAAGAGAGTAGGAGGGTATAGCGGCACACGCACCGCGTCACATTCATTCAGTCGAGTAGGCACCGCCTCCTCGAAACACGGGATGAGTTGGCCCGCGTACAGAAACTCTTTGAGGCCGTTTCCCACTACAACGTGCGCCAGCACTTCTTGGGGGTCACAGCCGGCCGCCGTGCAGAGAGCCGCCAGGTCGGTTGGCACCCGTCCATCCTCCGGCACGTAGCTTTCCACCGCGTACCTTTGGCGCGTTTCCTCGCACAGCCGCTGAACGTCGCCGTGCGGCTCCGAGAAACTCACTATGTCATGGGTGTTATGGAAGTACATGACGAACGGGCAAAAGGATGTCACCTTGGTCAGCACCCCGCCGTCGTAACAGACGACCGGGGTGCGGACGGAGGTGCAGAAATCTTGATCCACGGTGAGCCCCATCAAAAGAGGGGCGATCACCACGGTGGAAGAGCGATCGCATAGCGACAGGGTGCTCAAAACCTCGTTGTTCTCGGGGTTCGTCTTCGTGAAGTACAGATAGGCGGCGGGGCCCACGGGAGCGAGAGCACTGAGTTCCTCGTTGCTCATAGTGGTCGTGTAACAACGACGCTAATACCAAGTGAACTTTATACCGAGGAGGAGCTAAGACGTCACGGTTGACGCATTACGTAGCCTACCATCGCGGAAATGTACACACTCTCGGCCGCGCGCCGCCCCCTTCCACGGTTAGGGGACCGCTTTTCGACCCAAACAGGCTCCGCGCCACCCTCCGCCGGCTCGGAGAACTGTCCCGTCGAGGCACCTCCGAAAATAGCGTGGTGCCCGATGGTGTCCATGCGCCACCTGGTGTCCGAAAAATACAACGTGGTACCACGTCGTTTTGTGTCACTTTCGACGTCGGGATGATTGACAGGTCAATAAAAACGGCACTTTTTCATACACCTGCGTGTGTGCGGCGTGGTTTTTGATATTCGATGGTCGGCGTACGCGGCAAAGTGTCACATTCCACGCCGAACAGTTTAGGAATTCATAAAGCAGTGTGAGTATTCTCAGCCCCCGCATGTGTGTTTTAGGTTTCACCCCCCCTCGCGCGCCGTCGCAGTGTGATTTTCTCCGTCCGCGCAAGCAAAATCGCCGTTCGACGGCCGCGCAACACCGTTCCGCACGCGCGTTCCAAAAACAACGTGGTTCGACAGAACCGAAAGGGCCGATCGAAACGTTGAAATCCGCGTCGAAAACGGTGTTTCAAAAACAACGTGGTTCGACGGAGCCGAAAGGTTCGATCGAAACGTTGAAATCCGCGTCGAAAACGGTGTTTTCTGTGCGACTCAAAAAACAACGTGGTTCGACGGAACCGAAAGGTTCGATCGAAACGTTGAAATCCGCGTCGAAAACGGCGTTTGTACCACGTGACCGCGAAGCCCCGCCTCGCGCGCGCGTTATTAATTATGATAATCAGCAGTGATACTCAAATTTGAATATGCATTAGGTTTTCGGATAGAGGGAGGGACTGCGAATACCGTAAATCTAGGTGTAGCTACACTGATATGACGTCATCTGATATGCATATGTATATCAGGGGTAGCGAATACTGTAGGTACGGTAAGGGTATTACGGTAAGGCTCATTAGAATATGATACCTGATAAGGGTTAATTAACACTCGCTAATTAACATACGAATATAAACAAACGCTAATTAATTCAGGTAAATACGGAACCGGACACACCTCTAGCCTGTATAGACCCATAGGCTTTCAGGTATGGAGGTCGGAAAAGGGGGCGTATCCGTATATGCATAACCACACCCCATATTGTTTACTGGTTATAGACACACCCCTTTTAATATGACGTAACGTTATAACCACGCCCCTTTCTATATGACGTAGGTATCTACGTCATAGAGGATACCTATGATCTCAGCCCTAGTTAATGCAGACCGTTCATCGACAGTGCATATATAAAAGCTAATGATTAGGGAACCTGATATTGATAATCTAGAACCCCTCACCCCCCAAACCCCCCTCTCCCCCAGTGTGGGGGGGATCCGGTTTGGTGCGCGTGCGCATTGTGAACATCGACGCCGCGGAAGGCGGGTTCCGGACGTGGGGTAGCGCGATGTGCGCATGCGGTGCCCTCACCTCAATGCATTTCAATCGGACGGTGTTTTTGGTGCCCAGCCCCCACTCCAGGCTCCCATTCTGGGTCGGTGGTCCTGGTGGTTGGGGGACCCCAGACCCAACATGCGTGCTCCCAGCCCCCAATTCGGGGTCAACCAGCGGACACGGCGCCCGAGGCTACGTGCCCGCCCCTCCCCCACACCTCCGCGGGGACCGCTCCATAGGGTTGCATTGGATTTACCCTCCCCCAATTTTTTACCCAGCGGCCACCGCTCTCCGGTTTGCAATCCGAAATGGGCGTGTTTATGCAAATTCTGGGCGGAGTAGAACTTTCTAGAACTTCCGGTTTCGTCTTTATAAGCCGGCGCACCCGGAGCTCGGTGGCGCAGTCCGCGGCGCCGTCCGGGCAATCGCCAGTGGCGACCTGGGCATAGCCGCGGCTTGCACACTGCGCCCACCCCCCGCCCACTGGGGCCTCCACCTCGGTGGGGGGGCGGAGCCGGTACAAAAGGTAGACCTCACCCCCTCCCCCCACCCCTCCCCCACCCTCTCCCTCCCCTAGCCCGGGGGGATGGGCTGGCGCCCAGGCGCGATCCCTTCCCCCAGCGGGCCCCCTCCCCCCTGGTCGGGGGGACGGGGTGGCGTCCAGGCGCGACCCCCTCCCCCTCCGGCACCTCCCCCCTCCTCCAGCTCCCGGTTTCGCTTTCGATTCCGGGAGCATGGGCCCCGCGAGGCCTGAGCCGCCCCCCTGGATCGTTCCAGGTGGGCGTGGCCCTGCGCGGCGCCTAGGGAGCGGTCGCGGAGCCCCGCCAGCGGGAAGCGGCCTGCGAGCCCGGCCGGGCGCCACGGAGGCCTGGCAGCGACCAGGGGACCGAGGCCCTGCACCCCGGCTAGGCCGCAGGATGGCCCCGCTGGAAGGCGGCGACGCGGCTCCGGAACCACGTTCCGGCTCGGCTCCCAGGCCCGCGCAGGCCGCGCTCCGCCTGGCCCTACGATCCAGCGACCCGGCCACGGCCGTGGTGGTGGCGGCGGCGACGGCATCGCGGCCCAGCCTGCCCGGGGCCTGGTTCCCTGGCTCCGGAGCGGCGGTCGCATCCAGCCCCGATGCGACCCCGCTTTCCGGGGCGACAACCAGGGATCCAGCGGGCCCGCCGCGGTCCGAACCCGGGTTCGGAGCTCCTCGCCCGGGCTCCGGAGGCGGCCGGCGGCGGCAGCAGCTGCCACAGCAGCCGCAATCGCCGTCGCAACCGCTGCGGCCACGGCGTTTCCACGCAGGATCCGGCTGGACGCAAGCCGGCACCGCTACTACCACCACCCCTACAACCAGCACCAGCACTGCCACAACCACCGTCGCCGTCACAACCAGCGTCGTCACGTTGGATTTCGGGCCCGAACGGCGTTTGTACAGCCGGCGGGTCGGGTCCGACCTGGACGCCGGGCGCGGCTCCAGGCTCGACGTGGGTTTAGATTTTAAATCGCGTTTCGGCTGTCATATATCGGGGTGCTGTCGTCGGAACGGTGGTGGTTTGGGACCGGGACTGGGGCAGGTCGCGCCGCCGGTCGGACTTTTAGGGACTGCTTGAGAAATGTGCGCTCTAAAACGACAAAAAAAACCGTCAGAGATCTAGCTTTTACCAGAAGACACGTACGTACAGAACAAAAACACTCATCCACTCCTCCGTTCGGCGATCATTACAACGCCGGACTCGTGTGTCCCCCCATACGGCCGGGTTTTCAAGCTGGCTCATTAAGTAAAAAAAGCAAAGTAAAAAAGCGAAACGGACTTGTACTTATAGTAACTGCGTGAAAAAGAAAGATGATACGAAAAAAACTGGAACTGTTGAACAATTTATTATATATTTGTAGCAATGTGTCTGCACCAGTAAAATGTCTACGAACCTTTAAAGCCCTTTCATAGGAAGGCCGGCTTCTCGGGACGCCAGGAGCCAACGTTCATTCGCTCATCTAGAGAAAAAATGACGACTCAATGGAGATGCGGGAGTCCCCCGCGCGTCATCGTGACAGATATTTGTAAATTCACTTGTTCTTGTGTATTCTGTTTAGATATCACTGCCACAGCCGTCGACAACCGGTCGCGCGGTGCGCTCTCTCTGCGCGGGTCAGCCGTCGGGATCGCGCGGTGGCCGCTACTGTGTGTTTTTCTCGCGGCCTGCGCTGTCTCGGCGTCTGGCCTCCCTTGTCAAGATTAGCAAAAAGAGAAAAACGACTATAGCTCTCTACCGCAATGATGCAATCCCCACTAGCATGTGCTTTAACTGTGTGAACAAATCGTCTGTCTTAAAAAACAAACATATCGGGCCAAAGCCAGCATTTTTAGCCACGTCAAAAGTAAGACATGATAGTATTTTGCTTATAGATCCGCATCGTCATGGCCACTGATCATGATAATATAGAAATCTATCAATTGTACAACCACCAGTCGTCTCGCCATCGTGTTGCCCTTTTGCGCGATGGCGACGCTGCGTCTTATATGACATGTTGAAATATAAATGTGTTGTTGCCTGTGTTGTTTCCGCCTTTTCCCTGCAACGTTTTTTATGATGTGCCTCATCTGTCATTCGAGATTTCGAAACACTTGAGTCATGCTTGTACTACTCATTGTCCTGAATATTACTACTAATACTACTCAGACATCTTATAGTCAAGTGTAAGTTCATCTTCATCCTCGTGTTCTCGGCCCATTATCTGGTAGAAGTGTGCTGTGAAAGAAACTCACTCGCCTTCCCTGCCTCATTTTCCCCCATGTGCGCAGTCACCTATCAAACCTGTCATTCACACAACACTCAGTTTGTAACTTATCCAGAATAGCAGTAACAAGACAAAATAAAACCAAGCTCGTTCACATTCCGCAACAGCGTGCATATCTTTATTGTCGTACGACACGGGCGCCGGCCAGCCGACCGGCTTTTGGGTTAGACACAACAGAAAAAACACCGTCTCCCGCTCCCGACCTGTCCATTATCTGATCCACCTGTCCATCAAAAGCCCTCATCGTCCTCCTCGTCGTCATCGTCGCTGTAGCACATGGCCTCGCAATCGGGCGTTTGGCAGCGCAGCGAGATGGAGTCTGTAAACAGTTCAAACGTGGGTGGCTGCTGCTGTGGCTGCTGCGGCGTGCTCAGAGCCGAGTCGGGCAGGGTGTTGAGGGCAGAGATGGCAGCCATCCAGTCCGGCTCCGCGGCCGGCTGCGCTGTTTGCGAGCAAATCACCGTACCGGTCTCCGAAGTGCCGCTCAGTGGCGGACTCTGGAGTTGCGGCCACGTCAATTGTGGCTGAGGCAGCTCGTGGTGTTCTACAAACCCCGTCAGATCACTCATCAGCAGGTCCGCGGCGGTCGCAGCCGCAGCACTGTCTGCGGTCCCGGGCATCTGAGGTTCCGCCAACACGGCTGGGGGCTGAACAGTCACGGGTTCGCAACATACTTCACTGTTCTGAGTCTCAGAAACTGTTCGGTTCCGATTCAACGGAGAGATCCCTGACGTGTACTGAGGGGGAGCGATAGCTGGTTCTGGGTACGACGGCTCTGTTGGCACGGGGACAGCAGTGGCCGCCGGCGTCATGGGGACCGCTGGTGACGGCAACGGTGTCATGGTCTGGAGTGAGGACGAGGAGGTATCATGAGCAGTAGTACTATCAAAAGCGGCGACGTCCAGAAAGCATTTGGTGTCGAACGGGCAGTACGCCAGCATGAACTGGTAGGCGCTGAGGCCTTTCTGGATGCGCATCTCGCAGATCTCGTTCTGACACTGGTGCTGGTGCAGAGTCTGGAGAATGAGTTCCGAAACCATGCCGCAGCGGTAAGACTCCATGGCGCCGTTGTCGTCATACTGGTCCAGAAAGTGCGGCACGTTGGGTATGTGCCTGCTGCGACGCCGCAGCGCCGCCACGGCCCGTGCGAAGGAACACACATAGGCCACGGCACGGTGAACGGGGTTTGTGAACGACTCCGGCGGTTGCTTCTGCAGGTCCAGCGTGTCGTCGCGCTGCCAATCATTCGCTGTGTGGACGGGCTTTTTAATCAACGTTTTCAGGACGTGGCAGTTGTGCGACCATTCGGGGCTGTTATCCATGATGCAGGGCAGGTCCAGGTTGTTGAGTTTGTTGAACAACAACTGCCGCAGGCCCGACACGGTGGCCATGTAGGGGTCGTACGGGTTAATGGGAAGGCTGTGGACAAAGTGGTACTTGATGTAACTCAGCGTTTCTTCCGTCATGGCCAGCAGCATGTGCAGGCTGGGGGAGTTGAACACGGCGAACGTTCTCTCCATCACCAGGCGTCTCAGCAGAGACGGTGACAGCCAGTCAAACTGCTGACGGATGTTCAGCAGGTAGTCGGTGTTCATGAGTTCCTCGTGCGAAATCAGCAAGCGGCCCGGCTGTTTCGTGTCCTGTGGGAACGCCGTGGGTTTTTTGAGGTCATCGGGGTAGGGAGTGAGGTGCAGGGCTTCGGCCGTGTACCTCTGCAGGTCGTACACCGGGGAGGTGGAACTAGGTACGGACGCATCGTCCCTCACCTCGCCGCTCTTGCCGAGCTTCTGGCGTTCCTCTTTCTTCTTTTCAATCATGCGGCTCAGGTGCTGCAACTGCACGTCGTCCATGGTGTCAAGTTCATGATTGATGATCGCCAGCATCTGCCGGTTGCTGCTGCTGGCCGGCGAGACGGTGACACGTTCGCCGTGGCTGTGATTGACAGCAGCGGCGGCGGTGGTGGTGGCAGTGGCGCTGTGCCGATGGTGTGACGACGACTGACGAACGGCGGTTGCGTGCCTGAACACGGTGGTATAGTGGGATTTCGCAGACGCTGACCGGCGTCCAGAATCAGGACCTGGCGGCGGGGACTCGGGCGAGTCGCGTACTGGAGGCGCAGCGGGACTCGGGTGCCGTGTCGTCGCTGTGGTCTGCGACGACGGCGGCTGCTGCTGTTGCTCGTACCTGGGTCGCTTGAACGAGCGAGGGAGATCATCCTCGCCGTCCAGGCAGAAACGCCGTGCCCGCCGAGCACGGCGTTCTCGGTCGCTCAGCTGCGACAGCGCCGGCCCGCTGCGGTGCCTCTGGTGCAGGTCCATGCTGTACCGGGGGTGGTGATGATTGGCGTGTTCTGAATTCTGCGTGTTCGGCACGCTGTATATATGCGAATGGGCCGAGCGCCTGTGACGTGCATCTCCGTCGTTTGCGGTCACTGATCGCTGTTGGGAGGCCGGATTTTCACGGAAATGTGCACGTTCTTGGCGTTCGAGTGACATTTCTTAGTGAAACAGCGGCTCCACAGGCTTGCCCACAACGCGTAGCTATGTTCGGTGCGCAAATCTATGAACACCTGCACGGTCTCCTGAGGGTTGCGGTGGGTGTAGTTGAGGCAGCGGAAGTCTCTGGTGCGCGAGCCGTCCAGCCGCTTCACGGAGACGCAGTGGGGGGCGTGGGGCTGGAAAGTCAGCGTGTGCGGCGAGGTGAACTGCTCGCTCACCTTGGCCTCGTAGTGCTGCGTCAGATGTTCCAGCAGCAGCGGCCACACGCGTGTGACCACCAGCCTCTGGAGGTCGTTGGTGTCGTCTGAGTCGTTGTGACTTGGAGGACGGCCAACCGTGCCGTGTAAATGGTAGCTAATTACGTCAGAGAGGCTGCGCTTCTCGTATCGCGTCACATTGACGGAGCGCGTTTCCATAAAGTTGATGTCGGGAGATGGGCACAGCTTGTCTCGGACGCTCAGGACGACGCGGAGACCACCGCCCGACTGCGGTGGGGTCGTCGCGGAACCTGGCGGGTAGCGCGGGGGATGGTGGTGCAGCAGGTTGCGGACGTCCAGCTGGGCTCGGACGAAGTTCAAGGGATGATCTCGGAGTCCCTCGGGGATAATGAAGATGGGAAGCAGACGGCGGTGCATGAAGTAGCCGTCTTCTTGGTTCATCTTGTACATGAACGGCAGGCGGACCGAGCGGCCATGGTGATAGATTCCCGTGTCGAGGCTGTTTTCGGGATGCGAGATGGGATCCAGGTGTTGGTGCAGCGGAATATCCAGGCAGATGGCGTGGTTCAACACCTGTGCGATGGCCCGTAAAACCGAGGGGTTAATAACCAGCGTTCGCTCGGGGAAGGGAGTGATGATGCGAAGGCCTAACTTGTCTGTACATTTACAATAATCTGTTCGGGCTTCGTAGGACGGCGGCGGGTTGTCGTCGTCGTAGAAGTCCGGAGAGGCGGTTTTGCAGGCGCTTTTAAAGAAGTAGACGGGGTGGCGCTCTGGATCCGTGTCGCCGAACAGGCTCTGCCAGACCGTCACCCAGACGCGACGCAGTCCCCGACAGATTTCGAAAACAACTTCTTTGGACAGCCCTCGGACGACGCCGTCTCTGAGGCGCAGGTCGAAATCTGCTACGAAGTTGTGCGTAGGCAGTCGGTCGTTAAAGATCTCGTGGCGCGCATAGTAGAACTGGGTTTCGGGATTGGAGCAGGCCACATCGTCGTCGTGGAGCCAGACCATGTCAGTCAGGGCTTCGTCCGTGAAGTGGCTATCGGGAACGTGTTTGAGAAGGTCGCTGGGAAACATGCTCTCGTTCCAGTTTTCCGACGCCACCGCGCAGAATACATGATGGCCGCTGGGAAGCTGGACGCGGAACAGAGGGATGGGGTACTCCGACTGCGCTTCCCTGGGAAGCAGAAACTGGCGCTGCGAGTAGCGGGTCAGGGTGTCGGTGGCGTACGTGTTGGCGGTTTTCATGGACGCGCACAGGCGCAGCAGTCCGGAGAGAGACCTCTCCAGAGGGGGGAACACGGAATCGGACATGCTGTTGATGTGATCCACCTTGCGCATCGCCTGGGATGACGTGCCAAAGAAACCCGTGAGAGCGGGCCCGTCGGTTCGGTAGCTGTACCCCGACAGGCGCAGGTGTTGGTTGGGTTCGATGCACATCAGGCGGCTCTCGATGTACTCCTGCAGGTAGTTGGGCAGCGAAAAGTACTTGTTCATGACGTTCAGCAGGTCTTCCTCTAGGTGGCGACCCAGAAACAAGGGCTGCTTCTGGCACTGCTCCTCGCTGGCGGTCTTGTCGTCGTAGGCCACCACTTCGCGGTACTTGAGGAGGCGGCTTCTAGACAGGGCCGTGCGGTAGGCCAGGTAGATGTAGTGCACGCACACGGTGTCTGGCAAGCGCGCGTGCTCGCGGAACGTGTTGATTTGCGTGTCGACATGGACCAGCTCGTCGTAGTCTCGCTGGTTGCGCGCCATGGCGTATCGCACGAATTGGGGGATGCGGGAACGGAAGGGGGAGCCAAGGAGCAGTCGGGTGAACTCGCTCATGGTGGCGTGAGTGGGGATAATGGCCCCCAAGTCGTGCGAGAAGCTGCGTACGTATTCTTCGACGGTGGAGATGGTACTGTACTGTCGCTCGAGCAGATAGTAGGACATGGTGAGCAACACCTGACCTTCGGTGTGCCCAAACACGCTGATGAACCATGACGGAGAGGTAGGGCACAGAAAGATGAGGTTGAGGTAGCGCACGATGGCGCTGTGGTGGAAGTACACCAGGTGCTTGAACTCGCGCACCTCGCCGCCGTGCTCGGGAGAGATGACGGTGCGGAACAGATGGTTGTAGATGGGTCGCGTCTCGTCTTCGTTGAGGCTGTCCACCAGGGCCGAGAGCGGGATGGGCTGTCGGGCGTGCAAGTAGTGCGCGAGATTCAAAACGTCGTTGTTGACGACGAACACCGGAGATACGCGCTGCGAATCGGTGCATTTTTGGGTCTGCAAACAGAAGTAGACGAGGTTGGAGGCGTGGTGTTTAACCAGTAAGGGAAACACACAGTGGTCTGCCGCCGACTTGGATAGCACGTTGGCGACTATATGAGCAGAATCATACTCTGTCGCGAACAGAACTAGCGTCATTGCCGGTGGAGTATGGAGCTGGCACGGCGCCTGTGCGGTTTCCTGGGCTGCCAGCGGCGGATCTCGGAGAGAGCGGACTACGTGCTGCTGCAGCCCTCGGAGGATATGAACCTCCAGGAGATGCAGCACTTCTTTGAGGAGAACTTCAGCACACTGGGGATCACGCCCGAGGACTTGAAGACTTTTGCCAAGGATCAGGAAGTGGTGAAGCATCTGCTCAAGCTCATACCTCTCTACCGCCAGTGCCAGATGAAATGTCGGCTGCTGCAGGACTACTTGGCGGATAATTGCCAGCCGCACACGCGTCCCGCCGCCGAGGTGGAGAATCAAAAGTCTCAGCGGATTTTGCACGCGCTGGACGTGATGATGTTGAAACTGGTGGTGGGCGAGTTCTCCATGTCGGAGGACGACACGTTAGAGGTGTTGCTCAATAAATTCTCCACGGACCAATTGGCCCTCTGTGAAGTGCAGAAGGTGATGGGCCTGGTGGATATGGACTGCGATCAGAGCGCCTCTATTTTAGACGCGGCTGCAGCTGCCAGTGCGGACAAGGTTGTGGTGCAGGAGGAGGACATTTTGGAGGATGAGGTGCTGGCCATGATTCCTCATGTGCCAGATCACGAGGTGCTGTCCGATGTCGAACAGGTTGTCACGACGCGTCCTCCTCCTCCCGCTAAACCCAAGCGAAAACGGTCGTCGGCGCATCCCTCTGTTTAACAAATTCCCGTCCCCGCATGCAATAAAAACACACACAAAAAAACAAACGCATTCGGTTTCTTTGTTTTATTCCGGCGGCATGAGTTGTTGTAAAATGTGGTGTTCGGGCGTGTGGGTAAAACCGGTATCTGGTATGGGGGGTACCAACAGGTGGCCTATGGGGTGGGTCTCTAGTATGAGGTAGGCAAAGGTGCGGGTGGTGAAAACTACCTTAGCTATAGTGGCACTGCTGGACACGTGCACGGCCGTGTTGGAGGTGTTGACTAGCGTGACTGAGGCTACGGTTCCTGGCAGCCAGATGGTGGGGCGGGTGATGAGTCCTAGCTGGGCCATCTGGCGGGTTCCTACAATGAGAGCGCAGGTGGTGGGAGCGTGGACGTAGGCGGCGTCCAGATACACTGTATGGGAGTGGTAAGGCTGAATCGTAGTCCGTTGAGGCAGGCGCAGGAAGAAAAAATTGTTTTCGTTGGGGGGCAGCATGTTCATCATCTGCCAGGGTTCCGGACAGAAAGAGGGAAAGATGCAGATATCGCCCTCGATGCTTCCTGGCGTGATGGCCTGGAACGTGTAGCTGAGATTGATGACCTCCATGCTGAGGTTTCGGAGACCGGGTTCGATGAGATCCGGCATGCAGACGAATTGTGCGTCCAGACATTTGTAAAACGTGATTCCAAAGTATCCCAGCGGGATGTAGAGTCCTATTCCTAAGGGTGTGCAAGTGTGCGGTTGTTCGGAGAGCCAGATGATGTGCTTGTTAAAGAACGTGAGCTGCGTGTTCTGCTGCCGGACGATGAAGCTGGAAGGGCTCCACTTGTATGGAATATTTCGTCTCGGTGAGAAGATATCCACTGGCGGGTGTCGGAAGGCGTTTTGGAAATTGAGGTTGCTGGCGAAGAGCAGGCAGTATCGCAGGTTGAGGCTTTGGTTTTCCTGCGGTTCCTGACGTTCGCCATTCTTTATTAAAGATGCCTTTTGCCACAAGCGTTGGAAGCGGGATTTGTGCGGCTGCGAGACGATCAGCTGTTGATCTAGCTTGTCCGTGAGCACGCTGAGCATTGTGGCTCGGTGCCGAGTAGCGGAGCAGTCATGAGGAACAAGACAGCAATGAGACTGTTTCTGTGGACATGGATGGCAGTTTTATGTGTGGCGAACTCCTCCACATCGAGTCCAACGAGCACCAGCACAACCGCTACGACAACTTTAAAGCCAATTAGGAAACATCATAACGATGACTTTTTTAGTGCGCAATGCACTTCTCATATGTATGAAGTGTCTATGAAATCGTTTGCGGCTGTTTGGATTTGTCTGAACATATTGCTGTTGGTGATTTCTTTCGCTGTGGTATTGCGACATTGCTGTTTCCAGAACTTCACCACGACTACGGTGGCAGGATACTGAGAGACAAATTGGTGGGTCGTTGTCGAGTTTCTAAATGGCTTTTGTTTCGCCTAATTTCTTCAATAAAGGATAGGCTGTCAATGTGGTCCCATAAGGGAGTAATAAATAAACTGCTGTTGATAGTGGTGTTTGTGGTATAAGGAGGTAGTGTATAGTATAAATCTGTAAAATTCATTTTGCCGTGAATAGTCCATACGGTGTCGTTATATAAAATTTGGCGACTATGGTTTGCCCATGCTGATTGACGCTTTTTGTTCCTGGATTCTTTACAAAAAGGTTTTTGTTTGTATCGTAAACCTGTGTAGAGCCAGGTAATCATAGTTTTAAGTTGTGTAATAATAACTGGAGGTTTGAAATAAAATGTTTCGGATATATTTTCTGGTAGAATGGTTGCGTTTGTGTAATTATATGTTGTTTGTGTTGTAGGGGGTGCGGTGGTTGTGTTACCGGCTTTTTGAGATCTTTTCTGTTTGTGTGTATCTTTTTCCGTTTGTCTCCGTTTAAGGCGTCGCATTGTCTGTTTTAGTTTCCAGAGACTCACTCGAGGGACTCTAAACAAATGGCGGCTTATGGCGTTTGTTACATGAAAGCTTTTTGTACAGTTATGTCTAAGAAGATTTCTAAATATAATTTCGCCAAGTCCTAGGAAATAGATGTCTTCACTATTAATAGTTACTCGATCTGCACCTACATATATTATTGTAGTCCATCGTGGAATGTTATATAGCATTGGATTAAAAGTAGTATTGAGTTTGCAAGGTTCTTCCCCTGTATCATTCTGCATTGAGATGTTAAGCATCGATGATAGACATTCCATTGAGGGAACAGAACCACATGGGGGCGGTACTAGAGTCATAGATGAGTTGGTGTGGTTATATTTGCACATTACATATTTATTAGGTTTTCGGAGTATAGGACTGTAAAAGTCGTACCAGAAATATGTAATACTTGTGTTTCTAATAGGACCGGCCAATATAATATTTTTGTCAGGGAAATGCGGCATGGGGAGTGTGTATTCAAAGTATCTAAAGGATGGATTTCTTGCGAGTGCACTTGCTATATTTCTATTTGTTTGTTGTGTTTTAGGTTTGCTGGTTTTTGTTTTTGCGGTACACGTTAAAGTAATTGTCATGACTAATATATACCATTTTGTTATTCCAGAACCCATGACTTCGTTGACAACCAGTCTACTGGTGTGTTTTGTGTACGCCTTGATGTTGACTACGTTGCTGCTGGTTAGTTATCGTTGTCTGGTCGGCTTTCAAGATGATGTTGTGACTCGATCACTAATGGTTTTCAAGGCGTGTTACCAAGGCCTGTATAATACGTCTTACTAAAATAAATACTCAAACACACAAATCAGATGTCAGTGTTTTTATTGTTACAACAGTCTAATTACACGATACAAAAGATATAGTCCAAATATTGCAGCCAAAGCATAAATAACAATCAGTGCAATGTGGGTGTCCGTCATATCAACCACAGCTTCTGTGACTTCAACAGTTGTACCGTTTTTTAGGAGCATGAGGTAATGGGTTCGAGGATGTTTTTGAAAAATCTGGTTGCTTGAGTCCAGAGCAAAGAGTAAGTCTTGTCTGTCGTGTATGTACAGAACGTTCACAATGCCTTGGGAGTCGTCGTACTCTACCATGGCGCTTTGACAAAAATCACATTGTTCCAGGGTAATGTTTCTAATCATAACAATTGGTAAACTTTCATGCTTGCTACTACTGGATGAGCAGGTTGCATTAGCGATAACTCGAGTGATGATGATGCTGCGACCAACAACAGTGGTTACAACGGGAAAAGACACTCCTTTTACAATGTACTCGCTAGAGATGGTGTATGTTATTGTTGGTGATACTGTGAGGACGGCAAAAGATTTTTCAGTGGATATACAGCTTACTTCTGGGAAAGTGGTAAACGTTTGCGGTCGAAGAGTATTCAGGACAGATAGCGCTGTTCTCAGAGTTTTAGAATTAGTTGCTTTTGGGAACATTGCAGATAAGTGTTCTAAAGCGTGGTCTCGGCGACCGCTTCCAGCACAAGGGCTGTAAAGATCGCTGACGTGGACGTGTTCTTCGCTTCCAATGAGTTGTGACCAATGTGATAGTTCAGCTAATGTACATAGTCCTGTCTCGAGTACAAAGATTTCCCGTCTGGCGTTGGAGTAATTCAACATGGAGTGAATGATGCCGCTGGCCAGGTATAATTCCTGGCGGGCGAACCGGGATATAAATGATGCCAAATGTGATTTATGTATACTTAGAATAAGGTCGCGAAGGTGTTCCATGTCCTTGAGGGTTATAAGGTTGTGCTGGTTCTGTTTTGATAATATGTAGATTAATCTGCTTAAGGTCAAAACACTGGAAATCTTTCCATTCTTCATAGTTATATTGGCCAATTCCACGGCAGTGGGATATAGTAGCAGAGTGGTTCGTGGCTGCATTCTGGACATGCAGCTTGTTACAAAATCTTGAGCAAGAAGAATGGAGGCGTGTTGGTCTATTACGCGTGACACTGAGGCTTTGTCGTTTGCAGACGTGGAGGCTATGTACAGCAGGAGTCCGTAGGTAAAGGCAGTTTGGACCGTTTGTGGTGTCATGGTGTGACAATGTCCATGTTGAAGAACATGAACGGCGTATTGGTTCCAAATTAACAATGCTGTTTCTAGGTTTTGGTAGTTTGATGATAATATCAAATCTAAAAAGTCCTTTTGGTTAACGTAAGTATGATATATGAGGTGTTCTTTCTTGACTATAAGTATTAGCGTATGTTTGGAGGTTTTTCTCAGAATAAAGTTTTCTGGTCTGTATGGGGCTTTAAATGCAAGTCGAGTGATATTTCCAAAAATTAAAACCAGGGGTGTTCCTCTCATAACTACTGTAAGAACTAAAAATTGATCCGTAAGGGTTATTTGCATGTAGTCGTTCTCTTCGGTGTAGAAAGCTTGATAAAGGCATGTTTCTTTAACGGTAAAAAGAAGTTCACTGTCTTGAAATAAATCACATGTTCCGTTGAACATGGGTTTATGAAATCCAGAGGCATTGATAGTAGCTATGTCACCACCGTAGAATAGCGTGTTTTGCAGATTGATGTTTGCGGGAGGAGGTATGGTAGATGGTTGGTCTTTCAGGTGGTCTTGTTCTGTTAAGTTTTGTCCGTAATATTTGTAACGGAGATTACCCTCAGATACGGTGGCGTATGTATTTAGTGTGTCGAAATATTGTTTAAGCGTTTTTGATAAATCCACTTGGTTTAGAAAACTTTCAGCCAAAGTACCGGTAAAGAGGCATCGAGGTAACTGAAAAGATGTGTACCTCTTGTCTTTGTAGAAATTGAAGGTAATAGCACTCTCCTTAACTGTAGTGATGTTTTTTTCGGTGCCGTTGTTGTCACATTTTGTGGAGTTCTCTCGTAAGAATTTGATGGGTCGACGGTTCAGTTCCAGAGTCATACGTGGAAAAACGTCTGTGCATAAAACTGCTTGCATTATAAGCCATGTCACCGCGCAGCCCAGCAACAGGCTTCGAAGCATGGCGGGTCTCGGCAGCAGATTCACAGATAAGACCGGGACGGGTTCCAACTTGCGCTCTGGCCTATTTAATATGACGCAATGCGCGGTCACGTCGCGTTGGGTCGCTATTGTCCTGCAATGAAACGCGCGTCATGTCGGTGAGAAGCGGAGTGATCACCTCTCTGGATGCGTTACCCAGCTTTTGCAAGCGAAACGGACAAAAAAAGCACCTAGACATTTATCGTCGCATGCTACGGGCCTTTCCCTCGTTCGCGGCGTTTAATCGTCTTCTGGGGGGGCTCTTTCCAGCGTACTGTCAGAACTATCGTCGCTGGCTCTTTTTCGAGGTGCGCCTGACTCAGCGGATTCCAGACTGCGTGCTGGTGTTCGTGTCCCCCGACACCCCGCGGCGCGCTCTCTGCTACGTGATAGAGTTTAAGACCACTTGCTCGGATGCCACCGGGCAGTCCGTGCGAGAACACGCCACACACAACTTGCAGTACGTCCAGGGCCTGAAGCAGCTCAAGGGCGCGCTGACGGACTTTGACGCGCTCAAGGTGCCTCGGGGTGACTCATGGGCCATCATCCCTACCATTATCTTTTTCCAACAGCAGGCTGCGCAACCCTCGTTCGCTCGCGCTTTCCGTTCGGCGCCCTTTACCCTTCGCACTGACTCGGTCATTGACTACCTGAGACGCCGGCAGCATGAGTCTGTTACAGCCTTACTTTCGGCTGCCTATCGTCGTCGCCTTCGAGCCTCACGCAGACAACATCCTAAAGTGTCCTCCTCACGTGCTGCAAAGGCTGGTGGACGACTCCTTCGCGGGGCTCCACAAAGAGGAAGTGGTCGCCAATCGAGTGCGAAAGCGGTATCTGCGCGAGGAGCTCAGCGCGCTCAACGAAAAGGTGCAAACTTACTGCGAAGATCTGGAAACGCGCGTGTCCGAAGCGGAGGCGCTGCTCAAACAACAGTGCGAGGTCGAGCCGCCGCCGCCGTGCCAGGAGCCTCCCGGACAGGCAGGAAGGGAGTCTTATAGTGCTGGCAACGGCTCTGAGGCGGCGCCTCAGGTCACGCGTGACCGGGGCCAGACCGCAACCTGGGTTGCGCAGTGTTCCGACCAGGGCAAGGACGTTCTGTTTTTTGGAATCACGAAGAATGACCCCTTCATCCGCTTCCACACGGACTTCAGGGGGGAGCTGGTCAACACCATGTTCGAGAACGCGTCCACCTGGACCTTCACCTTCGGGGTCTGGTATTACCGTCTCAAACGCAGCCTTTATACACAACCCCGGTGGAAAAAAACCTTTCGGTTAGCGCAGATGGAGAATTTCTCCATTTCCCAGGAGTTGCTGATAGGGGCCGTGAACGCTTTAGAAAACGTAACAGTGTACCCTGCCTACGACTGCGTGGTCTCCGATTTGGAGGCCGCGATGTGCCTTTTAGCCGCCTACGGCCAGAACCACTGGGACGGACGCGACCTCCCGAGCTCCATCCAGGCGGTGCTGACCGAGCTGCCTCATTTGTTACATAAACTGTCAGACGAGGTGAGTCGCGAGATCGCGACGTGGGAGGGCGCACCCACCGTCAATTACTATGCCTATCGCGACCCTGCGGACCTCAAGTACTACATGCCCTTGAGCAGCGGTCGCCATTACTCTCCGGGAACGTTCGATCAGAATGTCTTGGTGCGCGTGTTTCACCGGAGACAGGTCATCCAACACTTGCCTGGATATGAGGCGCAAACTGCGACAATGGTGCAAGAGCGCCTGTCGGGCCAGATGTCGGATGACAGCCTCACGCTGTGGTGTAGGCGGCTACTGGCGAGCAAGGTGGGCCGTGATGTACCTATTTTCGTACACGAACAACAGTACCTTCGTTCTGGGATAACCTGTGTGGCCACCCTGCTGCTGATCTGGAAGGTTGTCAACTCGGAGAGCGTTTTCGCGCCCCGCTCCGGCAAGTTCACCCTCGCCGACATTCTGGGGCACGATGCGTTTCCGCGATCCTCCCAGGATGATGGCGGCTACGGCTATGGGAATCGGGTGAGGAACTTTGAGTTTTTTTTGGAGCATTACATCATTCCTTGGTATAATCGCGACTCCACCGTCACCGTGTCCCAACTTTTCCCCGGGATGGCGCTGTTGGCCATCACCGAGAGCGTCCGAAGCGGTTGGGATCCGTCGCGGCGAGGAGACAGCCAGGCGGGAGACGGCGGTGGCACCGTGCTCATGCAGATCAGCAAGGTGAATCCCGTGGCGGACTTCATGTTCGCGCAGAGTTCTAAGCAGTACGGCGATCTGAAGCGTCTGGAACTGCACGACGCGCTGCTGTTTCATTACGAGCACGGCCTCGGACGGCTTCTTTCGGTGGCCTTGCCCCGTCTTCGCGTTTTCGCCCTGGGAACGGCGTTATTCAACGTCAATGATATTTACGAGTGCATTTACTTTCTGGTATTAGGTTTTCTTCCGGTAGTGGCCGTGATGTAAGCACTTTGGATGCGTGAACAGCATAAAGGACGCTCTATTTGGCTCCCAAGAGCCGGGGAGAACGCTCTTCGCTCTGCGGAGCTGCTCGTTTGTGGACGGCGCGGCGGGTTGTGGCGGCCTCGAGATGATCGCCTTCACGGGTACCATGAGTCTCAACTTGCTCAACATGATGATGGGGGCATCGAGTTTTATGGCGTTCGCCTTCGTGCTCATGTGCCTGCTGATATTGAGGAGGGCGCGATTGCCGACGAGCGTGACCATTTTTGTGTGGAACCTCATAGGCATCCAGTTCGTGGCTATCTGTGTGATGATGCTGTCCAGGTACATCGCTGCGGACAAAAATGCGGCCGCAGCTAACTTCTGCAGATTGACTGTTCTCTTTGACCACGGCTGCGTCTATATCACGTCAATCATGTTCATGTTTTTAATCCTGGACCGTCTGGCTGCTTTTCTTCACGATCGCTATTCCTGGAAACACCAGACCAAGTACAACAAGGAGCTCAGTTACTATGCCGTGGTGTTTAGCTACATTATGGGCTTGGTGGCCGCTATTCCTACCGCCTCGGTGGCCATTCCCAGCGGTCGCAGCGGGTTCGGCTGTCAAATACCTGCAGGCTACACGGCCGTGGAGGTGGCCTTGAAGGTCGTATTTCTGTTTTTGGCTCCGGTTGTAACGGTTGTGGCTTTGATCATTCAGATTTCCTATCATCGGAATCGTGATTTCATGTGGAGATACGCATCGAGAGCGCTGGTGTTTTACACGGTTTTGTTCTTCTTGCTGTTCCCCATTAACTACGTGAAAGCCGTGCGCAGTGGCCTGTTCTCAGTCAACAACACTGCCGTGATTAACCCGTACCCAGACTACGTGGATTACATACTTTTTTGTTGCGAAGTGCTCGCCGATTTCCGCCTGACGGTGTTTAGCATGTTCATTTTGGCTCTGTGTGACATGGATCCACTGAAGCGAGTCGAACAGGCTATCGATCAGAGCGCTTTGGATCTGCAGGTCTCGGAATCCCTCCTCAGGAAATGGCTGCACGTGATGGATAAGCTAAGCGCCATGGTGACATGGCGTTTTACCAAGCGTGACGATACCGCGCATCTCACCACCCATGAAGAACCCATGGCTACCAGTGACTCTGCGGTCGAGGTGACCGTCACGCCGAGTTGTTCGGCGGTGTTTAGTTCTGGATCGTCTCCAGCTTAATTCGACGTGACAGGGAGCAGTTGATGGATGTACAGATTCATGATGACCATGCGTGGGGAAAATAGCGTCTTGTGTGTGGTGGTTACATGTCACCGCAGGCCGTGGGCATGTGCAAGGCTCTGGCTGACGCCACGGCCTCGGGGTGCAGTGTGACCCGGGGGGTGAGAGAGAGTGTGCCTGCAAATGCTTTATAATCTTCGATAATAAACGTGAAAATGCCCATCTCGTGTTTGCTTCTCTGGATTTCGAACGCGTCGCTACTGATTGTCATTTTCCCCGTCCCTATCAGGTAAAAGTACCACATTTTCTGGCAGATGATGCGGATCAGCGGTTCGTAGGTCGCCGTGCCCCAGTGACGGGTGAAGAAGGCGGCCAGGCGGAACAGCCTGTGTCCGTACAGCGTGCCCAAGGAGAACAGCAAGTTGCCGTCGCGTGCCAAGTCTTCCGGGAAGGAGATGAGCAGGCCCGTGTGGCGTTGCACGAAGCGGCTTAACAGTGTCGTGCTGAGTCGCGGTTGGCTGAGCCGCTGACTCAGCTGGGCGGCCTGCTCCTCGTGGAAAACAACGTGGAAGTCCACCTGGGGGAACGTCTGCTGCAGCTCGCGGTACAGGTTCGGCCAGTACGAGGTCGGCGTCTTGCGGCTCAGGACGGCGTTGTCGGACACTCCCAGGTTGTTGGTGGTTTCGCGCAACAGCAGTGTTTCCAGGCCGCGGTGAAAGAGGAGCACGCAGATGAGTCTCAGGATCTTGAGTTCTTCCAGCCGCAGCGTGTCGAGCGGCTGTCCCCGCGACATCTTTTCGCTGATCTGTAATATTAGATGATTGGCACAAGTAAAGGAGAATTTGCCCGTTCGGACCTGGTCTTCGTCCGTGTGGGACATGGCCGATCCCGTCTACGTCGGGGGTTTTCTGGTGCGCTACGACGAACCGCCCGGCGAAGCGGAGCTCTTCTTGCCCTCCGCCGTGGTGGACCGCTGGCTGCGCGACTGTCGCGGCCCGCTGCCTCTGAATGTCAATCACGACGAATCTGCCACCGTGGGCTCCGTGGCCGGGCTTCAGAACGTCAAAGCCGGTCTGTTCTGCCTGGGTCGCGTCACGTCGCCCAAGTTTCTGGAGATCGTCCAAAAGGCCTCGGAAAAATCCGAGCTGGTGTCGCGGGGGCCGCCGTCGCAGTCCTCGCTGCAGCCCGACGGCGTGGTGGAGTTTCTGAGCGGCAGTTATTCCGGGCTGTCGCTCTCCAGCCGCCGCGATATAAACGCGGCCGATAGCGCCGCGGGCGATTCAGAAACAGCGTGCTTCAAACATGTGGCTCTGTGCAGCGTGGGCCGCCGGCGTGGCACGCTGGCGGTGTATGGCAGGCAGCCAGATTGGGTCATGGAACGTTTCCCGGATCTCACGGAGGCCGATCGGGAAGCCTTGCGGGCGCAGGTTCTGGGAAGTGGGGAAGCGGCGGACGCGAACAAGGTAGACGACTCCTCGTCGTCGGCCGCCGACCCCTTTCAGTCCGATTCGTACGGCCTCTTGGGGAACAGTGTGGACGCGCTTTACATCCAGGAGCGGCTCCCCAAGTTGCGTTACGATAAGCGCCTGGTCGGGGTCGCCGGTCGCGAGTCGTACGTGAAAGCCAGTGTTTCGCCCGGCGAGCAGGAGCCGTGCGATATTAAAGCAGATCAAGAGAGGTCCAAGGAGCCAGAGCAGAGCCACGTACCTGCAGAGACCATGTCTCACCCTCTGAGCGCCGTGGCTACTCCGGCGGCTTCGTCCGTCGCGCCCTCTCAGGCGTCCTTGGCACTGGCCCCGGACGGTGTTTATTTACCTAAAGACGCCTTCTTCTCGCTCATCGGGGCCAGTCGGCCGATGGCCGAGGCGTCGGGAGCGCGCGCAGCGTATCCGGCTGCCCATCCGCCGCCCGCTTATCCTGTCATGAGTTACGAGGACCCCTCCCGTCATTATGACTATGGCGCTTGGCTACGACGGCCTGGCTATGACGCCGGGCCTTCCTTGCCTCCCCCCGCCGCCATTCCCCTGCCATATCGAAGACGGGACCCGATGATGGACGAGGTCGAGCGTGCCGCCTGGGAGCGCGGTTACGCGCCTTCGGTGTACGACCACTACGGCGCTGCTAGTGGCGGCAACGGCTCGTGGTCGCGCGCTCGCGGCGGCGCGCTGAAGAGGCGAAGGGAACGAGACGCCGCATCTTCCGACGATGACGAAGACATGAGTTTTCCCGGCGAAGCTGACCACGGCAAGGCTCGAAAGCGGCTCAAGGCTCATCACGCGCGCGGCGACAATAGTGCGGCCGCAGACTCTAAAGGAGGAGATCGCTATGACGAGATTCGAGAGGCGTTGCAGGAGTTGAAACGGGAAATGTTGGCTGTGCGGCAAGTGGCGCCGCCGGCTCTCCTGACTCCTACCCAGTTAGCGACGCCCGTAGTGTCCTCCCCCACCACCACGTCCCACCAGCCCGAGGTGGTGGCCACGAGCGAACCTCCTTCCAAAACTCCCTCTGTTGCCGCTCCATCGGCCGTTTCGGCCCATAGCAGCAAGTCGGCGGACCGCGGGGTGGTGAACGCCTCTTGTCGTGTGGCTGTGCCGGGGGAAGGCATTCCTCCTAAGGACATGGTGGACCTAAATCGCCGCTTGTTTGTGGCGGCGTTGAATAAAATGGAATAAAGACACCCGTGGTACAAAGAGATGATGCTGAGTGGCTCTGACTTTATTATGATTGATTGACAGGTACATGAAACAAACAGTGATAGCTATACATACATGTGTGTCGTCTGGTTTCTAGAGTACGCGGTTATTATATTCGAGGTCGGGAGGTAGAAGGGGATCTGTGGGACAACGGGAAGGGGGCGAGTAGGGTTTGATAGGCCACGTCGATGTCGGCGGCGGTACAGATGTCCCCGTCCATTTCGCTTTTGAGGTAAGAGGTGTTTTTAACCGCGCTGTCTTCGACGCCGGCGGTGATGGGCATTAGGTTTTCTAGGTGTATGTACATGTTCCAACAGGGCAGGGTGAGCAGCATAGATGTGGGTGAGAGTTGGTCGGAGATGTGAGGCGTCGCGGGTCGTTTCCCGCCACGTTTTTTGCGCTCATCATCTTCGTCTGAGGTAGATTCGTTTTCGCTTTGGAACGGATGAAAGATGGCCTCGGTGATGATCGGCGGGGTGGTGCCGGGTAAGTCGTCATCTTCGTCTTCGCTGGAAGACGAATGTTGCTCGGCGAACTGAGAAATGCCGCGAGCGATGGACTCTCTGGGACAGAGGCCGGCGCGCAGGCGGATCTGGGAGCACGCGGACGTTACCGTTTTGTTGGGCATGGTATACAACGTGCCTCGAGGAAAGAAGTGGATTAAACCCAGTGTTTGCATGAAGGACACGCTGATTTCCGTCTTGGTGATGTTCTGCATCTTGAGGGTAATTTTCATGCGGTTCTGCAATGGGCCGCATTCTATGCTGAGGCCCGGAATGTCAACGGGAAAGAAGAGGACAGAGCAGGTGTTCTGCGTCTCCAACGCGTTGTTGAAATGCACCACGTGGGTGTGATGCGGAGGAATGGTAACGCCTTTTGTGTTCTTGACGATAAAGCCGTTGTCCGCGTGTCTTTGGAAAAACGGTGCTGGGTTGTGGCGGCACATGACCTCGGCTCGGTGGGAATACACGGAGAGTTGCAAAAACAGTTCTTGCGGCGGGTGGTGAGACAGATTCATGAGGAACACTTTTATCAGGTTTTCGCTCCCCACGGTTTCGGCTTTCTGGATATAGGTATCGGCGTCCGAGCATGCTAGCTGGTCCATGGCATCCACTACCGTTAGCGGAATGAGCTCTGTGGGAAAGATGAAGTCGGTGGTGAAAAACTGACCGTTTTCGATGTTCGGGTCTCTTCGGCGGTTCCAGACAATCTTATCTAGATTCAGCTTCACTTTCCACATGTACTGGGACCGGCGAATGGTGGCTCGAGCGTTGGCCTTGAGTGGGCGGTTTTCGTTCTTCGCTTTCCCGCGAAACAGGTGAATGCCGGTGACTGGCACTCGTAACAGAGGCAGTGCAAAAACCAGCAAGGATTTCGTGTGGGCACCGCTCTTCAGTCGCTTATTGGCATAGTTGGCTACGTCCGTCCGCAATTGATCCCTGAGAGTAGAGGACGCACGTCCTTTGATGCTTATGTCCGTCAGCTGAAGGGCGTCGCGGGTGCATGTGGACTCTTGGAAGGCACAGATCACGGCTGGGTTGGCGACTTGTACGTGGGTATGCCAGTTGACCGCTTTCACGGCATCTGTTTCCAGGGTGGTGTTCTGGGTAGAGATGACTCGCATCACTTGACATGACAGGCGTTCGAAAGTGGCGGACAGAGATAAGGGTCGAGAAGTGGACGGTCTGGGTTCTCTTTCCTCTTGAGGACGATCCATGTCGAAGGGTATGCGAGAGTTGGCGGAGTGCCCCGGCCGGTGACGTTGTCCGCAAATACAGCACCCGCCGCTGACCCAGGAAACGGGCGCGTGATCTTAGGGTGTCGGGGTTTTTATATGCGTTCGGGTTCACGGGCAGGGCTTTTTGGTATTCGGATCGTCATCCGTAACCGATATCTCTTCCGTGGCTTGTTGACGACGACGTCTGGGAGCGTGCAGTGACTGCCAAGCGCCAGATAGGCCATAGAAACGGCGCCAGTCTTCTTTGGCGTCCCACTTAAACTCTTGGAAAGGCAGCTGATCACCGTGAACGCAGGCGATAATGGGGGTGAGATCTGTGCACCTAACACCGCATCTCCAGATGGGCCAGTAAATAACTGGGAATTGTTTATCGGGATCGTCGTCGTCAGAATCGGTCGCCGTATGGGATTTGGTGAAACGTTTGCGTCGAATGATCGCCGACAGTTTAGGTCTCTGGATTGCAGCCGAAGTGGAAGCGATCGGCTCGGGAGGAGGGAACACTTCCATGATTTCACATTCCGAGTCTGAACTGGAAGACGACGAAGAATCACTAGACTTGCTGGATTCAGATGAACTGGATGAGCTGCCGGAGGAGCTAGATGAACTGGTGTCATCATCGCGTGGATGGGCGTCGTAAAAGTTATAGTATTCCAGCTTGGCTAGGACGCGGAACTGGTCCGTGTAGATGCAATCGGCCTTTTTGGGACGGAACAGCAGTTTACGTTCGATGAAATGTAACGATGCCAGAGGCTGGAAGAGTTTAATGTCTGTGTTTTTACTCATGCTTCGAATTTCTATGTAGATGGGCTGCGCTGACATGAGTGGATTGCAGGAGATGCTAACTCCGGGAATGTTTTTGGGACATAGGATGCCGATATATTCATCCGATTCAAAGTACATATCGATAAACACTTGCGCGATTTTTTTGGGCCTCAGGTGCAATCGTTTGGGAGACAAGATGGTGTAGCCGTTCCTTTCGTGGGGTCTGAGGAAGGGTTTGGGATTGCGACTCATGGTGATGGACGCGTCGCCTTGTTCCCAGGCCAGGTGAATGAAGGCTGTGGTCTTGGGGGTTTCCTGTTGAAGGGATTCCATGTAAACCTTGACGAGTCCCTTGTCCTTGTCAACCAGTTGAACTTTCGTGACTCGCGCCTCGCGCAAGGAGCACACCAGTTCCTTGGCAGTATTCATAAACTGTAGCGGCATCGGATAGGTTTTGACAATAAACGACGTGTAAAAAAATGTGCCGTTTTGTAGCCAGTGGCTTTCGCGTTGGGTCCATAGCAGGTCTTTGACGTGAATTTGGGTGTGCCATCCTCCGGTGAACGCTTCCACCGATACCCGAGCTCTGGCCGGATTGTGTTTCTTCGCCGATCCGGATGGATACAGTGTTAGTTCGGGTGGGATGACGGGTTTGAGTGGCACGGCGTACACGTAAAAAGACAGTGGTTCCTCCGAGGGTATGATGGGCTTGCCGGTGGGATTATACACGTGCAAGGTGAGATTCTTCACTTCTTGTTCTTCAAACACACTGTGTTTAATCTGGAGGTTCGGCTCATGGTAGTATTCGGCCTGTGATTTGGATGTGAGTTGGGTGACAAAGATGAGGGAGTGTTGATTGACTTGCACGTCGATGCCTGTCTTGACGACCTTGGTCTCTTCCGAATTGACAGGCTCGTGGGCTTCGCTCAACACGTTTTTGAAAATTTTTCCCGAGATGGGACCGATTTCGGTTACCAATTCGGGCTCGCGCGGCGCTGCCAGAGCCATGTCGACTGGTTACCAGGGTGCTTTCGACTGAAGTCGGTGTCGTCATTGTGGGCTGGGTACAAGGCGCGGATCTTAGCTCCGGTGCTTTTTGCTAACCGAGCCGATGTACGGCGGCTGGCTGGGCGCCGCTGCTGCGGATTCTGAGCGCGTGTGGCGACGGCGTCTCTGCGATTGGTAGGGGCGCCATTCGCCTTCCATGGAGTGGAAGGTTCGGTATTCGTCATCCTGGCCCCAGAAGAACTCCTTCTTTGGGAAAAATTCGCTGCTCACGGTGGCGATGAGCGGCGTTAGGTTTTGCACTTTCATTCCGCATTGCCAGTTGGGCCAGCACAGCATGAGATTATCTCGAGCCTCTCCTTCGTCGTCTGAAATAGCGTCGCTGGCCTTGCGTTTGCCTCTGACGGTGGATGGTGTTCGTTTGGGTGGTGGCGGTCTTCGTCGACCGCTCCTACCGGGACGGGAATATTCCGTGTCGGACTCCGAAGACGATGACGAGTCGCTGGACTCTTCGTCCGCGCGTTCGCTGTAGATGTCATCGTATTCCAGTTTGGCCATGATTCGGTGCTGGTCTATGAAGCCGGGACACTCAGCGGCCGTGGGATTTTTCACGAGAAGCGATTTGCGTTTCAGAAAGTGCAGCCAGCCGATGGGTTCGAATTTTTCAAGGTAGATGCTTTCGTGCTCGGCTCTCACTTCCATAAACACAGGTTGTGCGTTCATGAGCGGGTTGCAGGTGAAACTGACTCCTGGAATGGATTTAGGACAGATGATGCCCACGTAATCGTCGGATTCAAATGAAATGTCTAACATGATGTGGGAGATTTTGCCTGGTTTCAGATGGAAAGTTTGAGGACACAAAATGAAGAATCCATTTCTGTCGTGTGGGACCAAGAAGGGCTTGGGGTTGCGGCTCGGAGCGATGTCATAGCGGCCCTGTGTCCAGGACAGGTGAATAAAGGCTTTGGTGTCTGGAGCCTCTTCTTGAAGGCATTCCAGATACACTTTGATCTCTTGTCTGCTGATTTTCTGAACGTTCGTGACGTGCGTTTCGGGCAGGGAGCACACGAGCTCGCTGGCCATGTTGACGGCGTCCAGCGGCATGTTCTGCGGATTGAAGACGAACGATGTGGTGTGAAACACGCCGTGCGGTCTGTAGCGGCTCTGGTTCCGCGTCCATATCAGACGAGAGACGGTGAGACGGCTGTGCCACGAGGCGTCTATCTGTTGGATCACCGCATCGGCCACGGGAAGGCGATGCTTGCGGTTTTCTCCGCGTTGCAGCGCCAATTGGGGAATGGAGACGGGTTCTAGCGGAATGGCGTAAATGTACAGCGACAGCGGCCCCGTAGCGGGAGAGAGAGGCCGGTCGGTGGGGTTGTGCACCTGTACGGTCACGTTTTCGATGCTCCGAGCCTCCAACGCCGCGTGTTTGATCTGAATGTCGGTGTCGTAGCGCTGACACGGCTGCGATTCCGGCGTAAACTGTGTCGCGAGGATAATGGCCGGTTCATTGACTTCGACCTTAATGCCCGTGCGAAGCGTATAACTCTGATGCGGTTGTATGGTGGTTGTGCTTTTGTTAAACACGGCTTTCACCACGTTCCCCGAGATGACGGTTAGGAATTCGTCTTCTTCTGGTGCGTGGCTCGCCATGTTGACTGACCCGATGGGTTCTGCCGACTGAGCCCGTTCCGTTCGTGTCGCTATTTAGATACAATATAGATGGCGCTAGACACACAACACGAGTCTTGTGGAAAACAAAACGTTTTTATTACAATGGAGATACAGTTTGATGGTCGCAGACCATGGCGAACGTAACCGGTTTCTGACTCGCTTGCTGTTGTTGTTGTCCTGCCTCTGGATCTGGGCGGGAAACCTGTATGGGGACAAGGTCCTGCAGGGAGAGGGAGGCACCGAGGAGGGACAGCTGGTGCGGCACGTTGTGTACCGCCGACTTCACCTGGTGTGTGAGGGCGGACAAGCGGCCGCGGTTCAGGGTGTGTTTGGAAGAGATAAAGTACAGCTGTCCCAGAACGGTGTTTTTGGGGATGTGCGCGTTCTCGCCCACCACGTTGATTTCCAGCCAAGTCCGGGGTAGCCAGAGGGTGACTGGCATGACGAGGTCTTGGCGGTTGTGGGGGAGAAACAGTCCCAGAAAGGGACCGTAAAAGCGGCGGTAAATCCGGATCAGGTGGGACGATTTCAGGGACAGATCGTACGGCAGGCACACGTCCAGGCCGCCGTTCTCGTCGTGTCGCGGGAGAAAGTAAGGGAGAGGTGTGTCCGAGAAGAAGGGCCGCGCGACGGTGTGTCGTCGGAGGCGCAATCGGAACGACACGATGGGATTCGACGGCAGCTGGTGCTGCGCGCTGCGGTAGGTCACGTTGAATCGGAGGAGGCCGTCCTGATACAGAATCAGCGAGGAGAGAACGAGTTCCGGAGAGCCTTCGTCGGTGTAGAGCTGTCCAAAAATGGCAGGCCCCATGTTCTGAATCGCGTTTTCGGAGAGCTTCACGGAGATGCGGCTGGTGAGGCCGCGCGGTCCTGAGATGCCGCCCTCTGCCGTGTGCCAGCAGAGGGCGGACTTGACGCGGATGGTGAGTTCGGGCGTACTAGTGTTGTCGTTGCCGTTGTTGCTGTTGTTGTGGTTTTCGTCGGTCGTAAAGTCGAGGTCGGGCATGTGGAGCGAAACGCAGTCGTGTAGTGTGGTGTGTTGCGTGATTTTGCGCCGGAGAGGCAGCTGGTGCCTCAGCGGCGGCATGATCTTGAGGGCGAAGATGTTCAGAGACAGCCTGATGATGGACATCTGGGTCATGTGTTCGTCCACGAGCGCCCGGATGATATTGCAGCTCCCGGCCTGTGCGGGGAAGAGGGTGAGGTTAGGGAAAATGTCCGAGTCGCCATTGGCTACGGCGCAGAGGAGGCCTCGTTCTTCGGGATCGCGGTGCGGGGTGATGGACTCGAGCTTCAGCGGGGCGGAGAGCAGGATCTGGAATGGATGCTGCAGGTCGGCGGGCTGGAAGTCCACGTGCAGCTGGATCAGACGAAACGTGCCATGGCGCGTCAGGGGGTTCTTGATGTGGTGCTGGTCCGTGAGGGTCAGGATGGTCTCGTCTGACTGGAGGAGAACGGAGGCCTTTCGGGGGCGGCCTCGAGGTCCATTCCGCATGGTTTTGTCCGCTCGCGGCATGGTTCGAGACTGATCTCAGTGGGACGGTTCAGCCTTTAAATATGCAGGTCGCGGATTTGTTATCGGGTGAGACGTCACAGACCGTGAAAACCGGTTGCTCGTGAATTAGGTCATCCAGTTGCCTCAGCATGACAAACAAGGCCGAGAGTCTAGAAATTTCTTCGTCAGGTGACACGTTGTTGGGTCTTCCGCGGAGCCCGTCGGCGGCGTGTTCACGGTCCATGCGCAACAACAGTTCTTGGCACTTGACCAGCAGCATGGAGCTGTCTTCCAGGGCTAACTTCCGAACGTAGTTCATGGTCAAGTCGGAGGCCAGGTTGGCGACCATGGACAAGGAGAGGCACGCGGTCTTCATATCGAGAAGGAGATGGTGGTTGTCCGTGACGGGGTCCGGAATGGTAAAGGTGGCGTCGCGGAACGTGATGTGCTGTAGTTGATGCACGGCCGCCTTGACCTCTTCGTAAGAGCGGTCCAGTGAAAACAGGGCCATGATGAGAATCCTCTGGTTAATTTCCACGGCCAGTTGAGAGGGTAGGAGCCACGGGAGCACCAGGTTCCAGGATCCCACGGACACGGGATACTCGCGCGCCACCGGACCTTGGAAGAGCGGGGGTAGGACGCACAATTTGTCGCCTTTTTCCCACGTGACGGGTCCTGTGTTGAGAACCGTGTAGAGGTGCCCGTGGGTGGGCACCTGCATGGCGAGCTGGTTGCCCTCGATGCGTCGTAGGATGGTCGGCGTCATGTTTCGCAACAGACTACGGAGCCGCACATATCCGCGGGTGTGGTCGATGTATTGATGAAGACCCAGGTGATGGTGTTTGATGAGATGATGTCTGCTGGGGACGGGGATGATGGCTCCCGTGAGCTTGGTGAGTTTACCCACGTCGGTGAGGCTCAGTTTCTGCTCGAACGTGCAAAAGATGGAGAAGTCCGCCATGTCGCCGTCGGTTTGGCGAGCTTTAACTAGCGTGCCGCATCAAATAGTCGAATTCGTTCTTTACGAGTTAAATAACATACGTTGATGCAGCGGGATGCACTCGCCTATCACATAGTTGCCAAAGTGAGTTTCCGACGAGGCGAACGAGGCCGACGAGTTTTTAAGCCTGGTCTCCATGAGCGCCTGCGTGGTGGTGGACAGGATGGGCAGCGCCTCCTGTAGCATGCGGCACGGGTTTTCGATCAGCTGATCGGTGCCCTCCACGCAGATGTACTGGGTGTCGGTCTCTCCCCGGATACAGTCTTTGGCTCGGAGGAGGTATTCTTCGATGGTTTTAAACAACGTCTTGTTGGCGCTGATAATGTCATCCGTGTTGAAGAATTGCGCGCACGGGCTGTAGAACTGCGAATTGTAGCCCAGACGCTCGCGGTTCCGAATGTTGTAAAGGACGTCACCCAGCGAACCCCTGTTGGAAGCCCAAGGGTTATGCGTGGACGAGAACGTTTGGGCGTCGGGTTCGGTGTGATCGTACAGGGTTTTCATGGCCGCGTCCGTGTCGTACGGATCGACGCCTAGCATGCACGAGGTGCGGCCACGCGGGTTGTTGGGGATTTTGAAATAATTGATGTCCATGCTGACGGGTGTGATGATGAGTTCGCATATAGCCTTCTGTCCGTGCAGGTTGGCCGCGGAGTTTTTCTCCGACATGCTGCCAAACGTCAGCATGGAGATGGCTTCGGTGTCCAGCAACTGCGGACGGTCTACACCGGCTGCGTGACGTATCCAGCGATCCACCTCGTCGTGTCGATGCACGTGCATGGGGAAGACGCGGAAAAGGTTCTGCACATGCACGCCCATGTCGCTGCGGGAGCGGTTCAGGTACGCGACACAAGTGGTGGAAGTGTATCCCAGACCCATGTCCACGGAGTTAATGTTTTGAGTGACGTGATACGTGGTATTGATGTCCCGCTCCTCTTTGGTGACTTGAGGGTTGTTGATGATGAGTGACGTGCACGATTTACCGCTATAGAGCAGCATGTCCACCTCGAAAGTGTCGGTCCGTACGGCCGTCAGAGCGAAGCCGGGGTGCACGCCGGCTTTGGCCATCAACGCGATGGAGACGGGAGAGATTTTGTACAGCATGCAGGCGATCGTGAGGACGGATTGCAGGGTGTTGGGGCATCCCGCCGTGTAGCGCGAAAAGGGCGATCGCAGCCAGTTCCAGTATTCGTGCCAGAGAGCGGGGGCCAGGGGAAAACCACCATCGTGCCGGTGGTAGTGAGGGAATTCGGTGACGTATCGCTTAATGTCGTCGCTGATGGCGGAGCAGATGGTGGGATCGGAGTAGAAACGGTGGAAAGGTATGGCGATGCAGTACTCGGCTAGGATCTTGGGGGCATTGATGGCGCAGCACCCGTTGTACAGCACGTGTTGCAGCGACGTAAAGTCTGGGGAGCCGTGGCGCTGGGCCGGATCCAGAGGCGCGCGCACTTCTAAGAGTTTGGCGTGCTCGGGCACGTACTGCAGGACCAGGAAGAGCTCTCGGCAGGCCTCATAGAGGTTCACGTCGTCGCTGGTGCCAATGTCTTGCACCAGCTGCGGCAGCATTTCGCCAAGAGCCTCGGGCTCGGCGGGCATAGTGAAAGCGGGACGGTAGAAGAGGTCTACCAAAAGCGTCTTGAGATTCAGTCCGATGCCGCAGGCGCGGTTGTTGGTCATGGCGGGGAGGAAACACAGGTAGAAGATCTTCTGCATCGTCCATTCGTCGTCGGTAGCTCGGTGTTCGTCGATGAACAGGGGTTCGTCGGCGTCCATAGCTGCGATGCGCGGTATGTCTGACACGCCGTGGTGACGGGATTCGATGTTGGTGTTGTTGAGCGGTTGGCGATCGGTGACGATCTGGACGCCTTCTTGGTTCCGGGGTAGGTGAGACACGAAGGGCGGCCAGAGACGGTGATCGTGGAGCGCGTTGGCGTAGGCGCTCAGAGGTTCGTCGACCAGCTGGCCGTTGTTGAGGCCTGGGAGCGAAGACACGCGGGTCACCAGTCGCAGCAGGACTATGATCATGCGGTAGTGCGCGTGAATGTTGGAAGGGATGAGGCCGTCGCCGAGGTGTTCGACGATCATAGCGATCATGGCGTAGCTGTGGCCGAAAGCCAACAGCTGGCGGTTTTGGAACATGTTGACGATACATCGTGCGATAAACGGCCGAATGGTCAAGAAAGCGTCCACGTTGCCGTGCACCAGCGCGTCGACCAGGTAGAACAGTTCAGGGTAAGTGGGACAGGTCACGGTACTTCGGAACAATTGCAGGGTAGCTTCGTAGTCCGGAGGCGGTCGGAGTCGAACCATCTCGGCGATGTGTGCGGCGCGCAGTTCTTGAAAGCCGCTGGGGGCCAGTCCGTCCGGTATGTTGCCAATGACGATGCGTGGCGTGCAGAGGGCCGCGGTCTCCCCGTTCAATTGGTGGTGCGTGAAGTCGAAGAAGGGATGGACTTCGGTGTAGAGTGCTAAGTTACCTATCTTGTAAAAATCAGTCACCGTGTAGTCCTGCTTGATTTCGTTGGTCGTGCGCGGCACTTCTCGACGCACGCGGTAAAAGTGCACGAGGCGCCGGGCCATGCCGCCCATCTGTTCTTGCTGGAACCGGCATTCGGTGAGTCTGGCTACGGCCGGGTCGGTGGGAACTCCCCGTTCGATGAACGTCTGCAGGCACGCGTTGGACTCGTGAATGACAGGGTGACAGAGAGTGGCCAGCGCGTCGACAAAGTCGAGTCGCTGCAGGGTGCGCTCGCGATTCAGGAGGAAGGCGGAGGTGGGGAGCGCATTCGCTTTGGTTTCGGCGAGTTTCACTTTATTTTCCACCGTGGTGTAAGCCTTTTCCTCGGGAAGGTAAAGGCCTACCGGGAAGAAGAAGGTGAGATCAACGTTTCTCTCCAGGGGGTTTTTGGTGTCGGTGTTTTTGTACACGTCCCGATGGTGTTCTAGGGCTACCGCGTGTTCGCCCAGTTGAATGACATCCATGGCTAACGACGTGTGACTGTTCTGCCCGGCTTTCTCTAGCGAGGAGCCGGTGAGATCGGGGTTACCCGAGGTCAGGTGAGCGGTGTACGTGTTAAAGTCGGCTAGGATGGAGTGGTGTGCGATCGCCGTGACGGCGTTTTCGGGACTGAGGACAAAGTTGCCGTAAGTGGCGGGGGCGGTCACGTTCTGTTTGGAGATGCTGCTTTTGAGGACTGACATGAGGGTCTGGACCACCTGCGCGGTGCTGACCAGGACGCCCCGGAGCTGTTTGCCGGAGCCGGTCACGTACGTGCTGGGGTTTTCGAGGATGCTGCCGGTGGTGGCCTCGACCATTTTAGTCAGCAATTTCGTAATGTAGTCGCGATCGGACGTTCGGTTCAGCAGAAACATGGTGCTAAGCATCTTTGTCTTGAAACTCTGCAGGATGTTGCTTCGTTGGATGCGGTTCAGGGCCTGTCGGCACAGCGTGGCGTTCTCTACCAGCGTCTGAACCACAAAGTACGGCGGGGCCTTGCGCAATAGCACCTGGATGAAGCAGTGGATGAGACCTCGCTCCATCGCGTCGGCGGTGTTTTTCAGCGCCCGCATTACGGTATGCATGGCCTCCACGTTGAGAATCTTGTCCAGGATCGTGTTCTCGAAGGTTTCGCGCAGGTGCAGCAGACAGGCGGCGCTGAGTTCGAAGGGGATGGTGATGGGGCTCTTTTCACTGTATTTGGTCACCATGATGGTGGTCTGGCGGGAGGTGGGCATGCCGGCGCCGCTGGCCACGCGCGGCACCTGGATGTGAAACAGCATCTTCCCCGTGGTCATTTTGTTCAGGTCGTCGAACTTGATGGCGTGCGCGGCCGTGGCCAGGGCCGTCTGGAGGAAATAAACCCATTCCAGACGGTTGCAGAAGGTGCCGAAGATGGCCTCGAAGTGGATGTTGTAGCGCTCCGGATCGTCCCCGTAGTAGATGCGCAAGCTGTCAAACATCTCTTCCCCCGCGCTGGTTTTGACGTGGGTGAGAAAGTCGGCTGGGATTCCAACTTTCGGGAGTAACTCGACCGCCGTCCAGTTCTCCATGACGACGGCGTGCGGCGATGGCGTCCTCGCCGACCGTCTTTGGGTGCCGCGCCGCTCAAGACGCTCTAATAGTGGATTCGGTGGCGGAACCCCAGGTAGTCAATGTGCCCGTGCACGTGAATTCGTACAATCTCACTCAGGAGCTGTCGTCGGTCGAGGACGCTCGCTTCTGCCAGACGCGGCCCGTGGACGCGGAGCGCGTGCGCGCTGTTTTCGGCGCGCTCTACCGATCCGCCTCCCCGCATATGCGGGAGGAGAGCGACCGCATCAAGCTGATTCTGGGACGTTTGCTACTGGGGCCGGTGGCCGTGCCCTGCTACTGTGACGAATGGGAGGCGAATGACTATATGGTGGAGTCGCCCCAGTTTTGCGCGGGCCCTCTGCTCTATGTGCACAGGCGCTGTCACTGTCCCAACGCGGGACGCTCGCTGGCTTTCACCGTCATGGAAGGGCACATCGCCACGCATGTTTTCAGAGGGCTGCTGTCACTCACCGAGTGGAACCAGCACCTGCTCGACATGTTTTGCCCGTGCGGCACCGTGAGTCGGCGGGATCGGTACAGTATGGCCTGCCTGCCGCGTCATCTCACGCTGTATATCAGCGATTACCCTTATTTCATGGTGGAGATCGGGCGCGTGCTCACCGTGAGTGAGGTGGACGACTATGTCAACCTCATGACTAATTACTTGGGGGACGCCGTCACACCTCGTCTGCAGGTTCACTACAAGTTGTTGTTTGGGGTGAACGTCAGGCCTCTGGCCCCGCTGGCCCTGAGCTCCACGTGCGAGTTCTTTCTTCTGGAACTGCAGAAGATGTGGCTCGCCGTGGAGTACCACAACGAGGTGACGGCGGATTTTTTTGGCCGCGTTTTCACCGAACTGCACAGGGATCGGGGGCGCGTCATGATGGCCCTGCGAGTGCCCGACCAGACCGTGTGTCATCTCAACCATTTTGCCCTGGGCCGTTTCAAACGGCAAGTGTTGTACTTTAAGCTGTCAATCATCTACGGCAAGTACAAAGCCGGGGTGGCGCGGAACACGCTGTGTTATCGACGTCTCAGTCTGACTTTCGGGGACAATGACACTGTCTGGAGGAATATGTTTTACGTGTATTACGAAATAGGCCGCGGCGAACCCATGAGTCGTAGCCGTCAGCCGCCCCAGATCACCCCTCCTCCCCGTTGGGCCTCGGGCGCGTGTCTGGTGGCCGCTCGGGTGCCCCCTTCCGTGGCGGCCGCTGCGAATCGCCGAGATTCGACCGGCGACCGCCTCAAACGGTACGTGTGTATCATCTCGAGACTCATGTTTGTTCGCTACGGGCAGTTGTGGCGTCGAGAGAAGCAGCAGAGCGCGTTCGATTTCACCGGCCACACTCTGCGACAGGCCGCGCTGGAGCACCATCGCCAGAAACAGCTGTCGGCGCAGCGTTACGCGGCCAGTCGCCGGAAATTCATCGGGGGGATGGAGTTTTCGGAAATTACGGGCGTCAGCCTGGATCGCGTGGCGGTCAACGCTTTCAACACGAATCGGGTGATTAATATGAAGGCGGCTCTATCGGGACGTGTGGGCTGCCGCGTCAATCGGCTTCCCAAGAACATGACTCACAGTTTTGTCATGTACAAGCACACGTTCAAAGAACCCGCGTGTACCGTCAGCACGTTCGTGTCGAACGATGCCGTGTACACAAACTCGCTGAACGTGAACATACGAGGCTCGTACCCTGAGTTTCTCTACTCGTTGGGTGTGTATCGCCTGCATGTCAACATCGATCACTTTTTTCTCCCTGCCGTGGTGTGTAACAGCAATTCGTCGCTGGACGTGCACGGACTGGAGGACCAGACGGTCATCCGGTCGGAGCGCAGTAAAGTGTATTGGACCACTAACTTCCCGTGTATGATTTCCCACACTAATAATGTCAACGTGGGCTGGTTCAAGGCCGCCACGGCTATCGTGCCTCGGGTCTCGGGCTCGGATCTCGAAAACATACTGCTCCAAGAGCTGTCGTGCATTAAAAGCATGAGGGACGTGTGTATCGATTACGGGCTACACCGCGTGTTTACCAAGATGGAGTTGCGAAACTCCTATCAGATTCCTTTTCTGTCCAAGCAGTTGATTCTGTTTATTCGCGCCTGCCTGCTCAAGCTCCACGGGCCGGATAAACGGCTCTACTTGGATCGATTAGTATTTGAGGCGGTGCAACGGGGCGTGTTCGATTACAGTAAAAACATCACGGCGCACACCAAGATCAAACACACTTGCGCTTTAATCGGAAGCCGTCTGGCCAACAACGTTCCGAAAATTTTGGCGCGCAACAAGAAGATTAAGTTGGACCATCTCGGGCGCAACGCCAACGTCTTGACGGTCTGTCGTCACTTGGAGGTCAACAAAATCTCTCGCGCGCGTCTGAAAGTGCTGGTAGACGTCTTGTCCACTCTCCAGGCGTTGAGTGAGACGGCTCACACCCGAAACGTCATTCGCCACACACTCCTGCGCCTCTGCGGCTCGTTGTCGGCGACAGCGGCGGCGGCGTCCTCCTCCTCCGTGTCGATATGAGTACTCCTTCCGCGAACGGCGACGGTCGCGCTGCGGATGAGTTGCCAGGACCCGGCTGGCGGGATGCGGCTCTGGTTCTGCCCAACGGACTGGTGCGCGAACACATGATCCGGCACCCCGACGTGGCCGACATGGTTCGCCGCACGATCCCGTCACCACCCGATGCCGAGGAAGGCTGTGTATTCGCTTCGGAGCTGGCCTTCTATGCCAGCGGCCGTTTTAATCGAGTGTGTTCCATCTTTTCCATTTATTGGCAAAATCACAGCCAGCTCATTTATGCTCTGACCGGGATTACCCATTGTACTAAAATTGTGATCGAATGCGGCCAGGTAGGGGGACCCAAGGGCGATGAAAAGTTCTATGACCATCCCGGTATCTATGTTATCCGACCATCGGATGGAACTGTCACGTCTCGAAATGTGGTTTGGCCGGGAACCGGTGTGCACTGGTTGGACGAGGTCGAGATTCGTGTAGTGCAGCGCCGCTTGACTGTGGCTCGGTCCTTTGTTAATTATTTTCGAGATTCTATGTTTTGGATGGACCAGAGACCGAATGACGACTTATGTCCTTGTCCGGTCGAAGTGGAAGAACGCCTGTTTCCTCTGTTGAACCTGTCTCGTGGTGACGTGAAGGTGTTTGATCAGCGTGTAGGCGCTGCCTACGACCGACTGTCGACGAACAATCTTCCACGAGGTGGACGTCGTCTGTTGGATCACTGTGTGAATCTGGCCGCTTCCAAAAAACTCTTACTACTGGACTTGCCGCGGCTGGAAAACTTTTTTTTATGTCAGGTGTGTTTGTACGAGCTGGATGAAGATGAGGTCGGAGAGGAACTGTTGGGCATGTTGTGCGGTAAGGTGAGCGATGCGGACTCGAAATTCCTCTTACATCGCAAAGCCATGAAGGTGGCGGCCTGCGTGGCGTTCATTTTAAATTGTTTGCACAAGCATCAGGAACGTCTGCCGGAGGTGAACCAGCGGGTAGACGAGTGTGACCTCGTGACCATCGCTCTGCGGCGTTACTACCGACATCATGCGGGAGTGCAGTCGCGCGTGGTGGCCGCGGCCTGCAAGTTTTTGGAGTACTACGGAGATTCGTTTTCTCCGTTCTCCAGTCTCACGCGCCTGGGGGTTCACATTCCGCTGGACGCCAACGTGACTCGAAAGCAGTTGATTGCCATTCTGCGGACCTAGCTGATCTTAAACTTGGCGGTGTACAGGTCGTCTGACAGGTACGTAGCCATGATGACGGCCACCACCAGATCGTCGGAGTATCGGTGTTGTTTTTTGGCGCTGTAGGTGGTGTTGCCTTCTGCCAGCGTGATTCGGTGCAGATTCTGGATCTGATCCAGAAGGTATTCGATGGGATCGTGGTTTAACTTGATAGTGTAGGAGACGATCTCCTGCGAGGCTTTAATGTAGCCCGAGTTGAAACGGGAGATGAACTGTTCCACGGCCAGGCGCTTGTCGCGTCCCATGAGGTAGAAGGGTTGCTCGATGTTGTTCTGATCCGGGGTGTGGTAGAACAGCACGGGGACCAGGCTGTTGCACTGCACGTTCTGTCGGATGAGGCAAGCGATGCGCACCGCGGCGGCCTGGTTGGAGTTGCCTTCCACCGCTATGCGCAGCTCGCTGATGTAGGGGTGTAGGTTGATGACCGAGGTCAGCATGTGCGCGGCGCATTCCGCGATGGCCGTCTCGGAGCTTTCGGACAGGTCACGTAGAAAGTAGTGTTCCAGGCCGTAGATGATGAATTGGTGACGGTACAGCCCCACGGCGGCGATGCCCGTGCCGGAGGCTTTCCGATTCGTGGTGAAGGCCGGGTCGAGGTACACGTAGATTGTTTTGCCAAAGTGCTCCTGCGCGTTCACGTTCAGGGTGCTGTAACGTAGGATGTCAAACTCGTCGCGGCTCTGGTCCGTGATCAGGACGTTGCTTTCGCTGATCTTGTTGGTGCCGCCGATGATCTCGTCCATGAACGAGCCCGGCATGAACATGTTGGCGGTCTTTCTGACCTGCGAGTTGAGGCTGATGAAGGTGGGCTTGTGCAGGCGGTAGCAAGGGCAGGCGGTGGCGTCGCCCTTCTCCGTGAAGCTGTGCAGGTGCTCCTCGCACACATAGGATACCACGTTAAGCATGTCAAAGGGCGCATTGTTGAGGCGCGTGAGGAAGCAGGTGGCGTCGCTGGTGGTGTTGGTGGAGGAGATGAAGATGATCTTGGTGGTGTTCTGCGCCAGAAAGCCCAGGATGGTGTTGAAAGCCTCCTTTTTGATGAAATGCGCCTCGTCCACTAGCAGGAGGTGGAAGTTTTGCCCGCGAATGCTCTGCGGAGAGAAAACAGAAAGGCGGGGATTAGTGTGGGTGTGTCGGTGGTGTGTTACGCGGACGCCCATGGGTGTCAGGTGGCAACATAAAAGGTCAGGTTCCTTCCGTCTCGCGCGAGAAGACGGCCATGAATGCATTGTTGGCAGAACTGAATCGACTGGGCGTCGCGCACCTGACGACCGAGGATGTGTTTACTTTCGCCGAGAACGTGTTTCACAACTTTGGGTTTCTCTTTCAGACCGAGGAATCTGGCCCCCGGAAGATAGATTTGGTTTCTTCTCTCTTCGAACACCTCACAGTGGAGTGCGTGAATGACATTTTGGACGCGTGTAGCAGCAGCGGCGGCAGCGGCGATGAGCAGTCACCATCACCAGCAACCACCACAGCCACAGCCGCAGCCGCAACCGCCGCAGCACCCAAGACTGGCGCGGGGCCGGCCGCCAAAGAGCGGGACGCTCGGCACCACGTCGGCCGTGCCGGACAGTTGTGACGTCTCGGGGGCTTGTGACATGCGGCACGTGCAGAACGTGTTCACCGAGGAGATTCAGCTCCACTCGCTGTACGTGTGCACACGTTGTTTCCGGACTCATCTGTGCGATCTCGGCAGCAGCTGCGCCCTCATATCCACGCTCGAGGGCTCGGTGTGTGTCAAGACGGGGCTGGTGTACGAGGCCCTGTACCCCATGGCGCGGGAGCACGCGCTGGAGCCCATCGAGGAGACGTCGCTGGACGACGTCAATGTGATCGGGGCCGTGTTGACCGAGGTGTATCGCTACCTCATGAGCCATGCCGCGCGATACGCCGATGTCATTCAGGAGGTGGTGGAACGGGACCGGCTCAAAAAGCAGGTGGAGGATAGCATTTATTTCACTTTCAATAAAGTCTTCCGTTCCATGCAGAACGTGAACCGGATCTCTGTGCCTATTATTAGTCAATTGTTTATTCAGCTTATTATCGGCATCTATTCGAAACAAACTAAGTACGATTCGTGCGTCATCAAGGTGAGTCGCAAAAAGCGAGAGGACGCGTTGCTGAAGCAGATGCGTTCCGAATATGGAAACGCACCTGTTTTCGGACCTGGCGTTTGAGCAGGAGTTCGACGAGGAGCTGCAGTTTCCTCTGCATGTGGTTTTGGACCCCGTTGACCTGTCGTTCGAGGAGGCCAAAACCGTGCGGTACGTCTATTACCGCAGCGACCCGGATCCCGTGGAGAACTGGCGACGGGCGGCGTTTCGCGTGTTCCTGCGGCCGTTCGAGCTGCTCACCTACCTGCGAGAGGCAGGGGTGACGGTTCCCCCTATCGGGCAAAGGGTTGCACTACACCATGCGTTGTTCACGACACTGGGGATCCGCTGCCTGGAGCGGCGCATCTCGGGGGCGCAGATGTTGTATCTGCGTGTGGTGTGGGAGGACGAGCACGGCGGCGGAGGCGGCCATGGGGATCGGCGGCGCTTTCGGGACTGGGAGTTTCTGGTTCGCGACCTGTTGCAAGGGGAGCTAGAGGTTTCGGAGGCGGAGGAGGCGAACGCCGAGAGCAACGTCTCGTCGCTCATCACCGACTCGGCGGTGGAGATAGCCAAGGCCAAATCGGCCGCCACTCCGTTTTTCGAGATGCCCACGAGGAGCGGCGAGGGGGAGGACGCGCAAGCGAGCGAGGCGGAGCGCCGTGCGGTGCACTTTCTGCGCGGCGACTCTGAATTTACGTACCACGCGGGCCCTCTGGAGCCTCCTTCGAAGATTCGGGGGCACGAGATCGTGCAGCCGCGTCTGGAAGTGAACCCCGATGTCATCTACGCCTCTGGCCCGCACGACGACGACCGCGTCTCCAAGACGGATGAGTGGCAGCAAGGCGGCTTGCTGCGACTCCGCTCCGTCTGGGATGTGCAGCAGCGTCTGCGCCTCCACGTCCTCTGGTACGCGCACTCGTTTTGGAGGTCGCGCGGACTCCGGTACGAGGACCGCGAGGAGGACCTGCGTCTGACTCTGGACGCCTACTTCGATAGCGTGGCCGTGGAGTACGAACTGGCTCGTGAGGTGTACCGCGAAATCAAGGCGGTGGTCAGAACGGACCGTATGCTACCTCAGAAGTTTTCCTGTCATCTGTCTATCGAGACCTCCTGGCTCTTAGTTTGGGAACTGTTCGATTGCGCCCTGGACATTTGGAGGGACCGAGCGGATGTCAACAGCTGCATTATTAAGGCGCTGACTCACAGGTTGCGCACCGGCAAACAGGTCCACGGAGACTCTGTCGCGGTGGATAAAACGAATAATACCTGCGAGACTTGGTATGCCGATGTGGTGCGCTGCGTGCGAGCGGAGGTGGACTTGGGGGTGGAGGTACGAGTGGAGACGTGTCCGCACAGCCATCTGTGGATCACCCGAGGCCGTGACGGACAGCTAAGGAAGTGGGTGACGCAGCCTGACACTTATGTGCTGTATGTCACCCCGGGACTAGTCTTCCACTGGGTTTTGCCCGGAGGCTTCACAGTCTCGTCTCGAGTGCGCCTCGATGGCGTCGGGAGGGATCACTTCGAACGATTCCAGATGTCTGCGCCAGTTCTTGCAAGGAGAGTGCTGCTGGAGAGAGGTGGGCCGAGGCCTAAAGTTCCGGGAGTTTCAGTGTATAGCCTGTAGATCGGCCATTTTCTCTGTGGAGGGGGACAATGCGTGCATGGCGTGTCAACTGTATCTGTTCAAGCGAGGCGGTGAGAACATCATCTGTTTTGCGTGCAATGGCCACTTCATGGGTGTGTACTCGTGTCCTCGAGTGCAAAGAATGCGACAAGAGATCGTGGGACTGCCGGCCACGTACAAGTTGTTATTCTTGGGGCCTTTAGGTCCGGCCCGCATAGACTTTGTTCCAGGATTTTCGCCTATGATGAGCGTGGTGCCTCGCTGCTCTATCACTCCGCAGCTGATTTACGACGTGTGTACCCTGGTGCCTCCGGAAGAAGCTGAGAGAATTCGAGTGAAAGGCTGTACCGGATCGTACGAGCCCGGAGTGGAGAAAGCCATCAGTCTGGGCGGCGCCGGGGCTTGGCTGGTGAACAGAAGCGGCGGCTACGCCTTGTACTTTTACCTGCTGTGTTATGATTTATTCACCGTGTGTGGCAACAACGAAGAGTTGCCTTCCATGGCGAGGCTGATGGCTCTGGCCACCGCTTGTGGACAGATGGGGTGCAACTACTGTAAGGATCACGGAGGGCATATCGATCCTACTGGATGTTACGTGGGATGTATTCCGGATCGGGGTAACTGTCTGTGTTATACCTTGTGCAACTCTCCATCCATGAATCCTATCACGAACGAGAATCCCGTGGCCTTCTTTTGCGATGTGGAGAGGGCTACTTACCTGTGCTCTGTGGGTTCCAAGAGTAAAGGGAAAATAACTTTGGCGGAAGGCCTGGATTATCACATAGGCGCCAAGAATGCGGATGGGGACTGGGTGCCGTTGAATGCCAACGCTTGGCAACTGGTGAAACTGGAAGATCCGATCGCTCGGATGATAGTGTGCGCCTGTCCGGTGCTGAAAAATCTAGTGCATTGAAAATGGCCACCTGTCAAAAATGAAGAACGGGATGATGGATGGGTGAACACACATCTCCATACTCACGTTGGTATTGTAGCAGCTGGCGAACAGCGCTGTGCTCTTGGCTCCCTTGTGGTCGATGCTGATCACGAAATCCTTGTTCTCCACCACGTAATCCTTGGCGAACGTGTGCCGACATCGGAATTCCACCTCCTTCAGCACGAACTGGGACACGTGTTTCTGGTGCGCCACGTAGCCGATGCTGATGCCAATCATGTTCTTGAGCAGAAAGCAGATGATGGGGATGATGAACCAGGTTTTGCCGTGGCGCCGAGGCACCAGAAACACCGTGGCCTTCTGCTTGAACACTTCCACGGAAGTTTGCGACAGGAAGTCAATCTCGAAGGCGTGGACCAGATACTGGAGCACGCGATTGGCCAGCACCGGGATCTTGGTCACTGCTATAAAAAAGATAACGTGAATCAATAAATTCTTTTGAAACGGTTCGAGTCGAATGGGTTTGGCGTCGCCCTCCGCGGTGGTGAAGCCACCGTCCAGCCACTTTTTGAAGTCTGTCATAAAGTTGTTGATCTGGACGAACTGAGGGTCCCGATACAGTTCAGTCAGGGCGTCCAGCTTCTGGTAGGACTGCCTCTGCTCCTCGGGGCACGGCAGAAAGTTCAGGTCATCCAGGGCCGTCTTGAGGTTCTCGTGAAACACGAGCGTCTGTCTGTCTTCGTCAGAGTGATAGTCGCGGTAGCGGCCGCAGAACGTCATCAGGGGTAGAAACGCCTCGTTGCAGCAGTGCGCCAGCCCCAACTCGGGGTGCATCATCTGGTAGCGCTTGCGGCATAGGGCGGCCACGTTAGTGAAGGAGGTAGAGATGCAGGAGCTGGGGTTGTTTTTGCGTTTTTGCAACTCTTCGTAGCGCTGCTGGATCCGCGAGGCGGATTCCCCGCGCAGCATGGCGACAGCCACCAATTCCTCTTTCTCCTCTCCCAACGATTCCTCCTCTCCACCTCCTCCTCCTCCTCCCTCGGAAATGCCGTTGTCAGTGGAGGAGGAGGACGACGAAGAAGAGGGAGGCTGTCACCGGCAGCCGCGACGGCAGCCACGACAGCAACAGCAGCCGCGCCCGACCGCGGCAACGGCGGCGGCTTCGTGCTCCTCGATTTCCACGTCGCTGTGTGCGGTGGAGCGAATGGTTGAGCTCTCCACGCAGACTCCGCCGTCCGATTTCGAGGTGCAGGAAACGTTGCGTTTTGACGAAGCCGTAAATATGGCTCTGATCGCCTGCGAAGCCGTGTCTCCCTACGACCGCTTTCGCTTAATCGAGACCCCCAACGAGAATTTCTTGCTGGTGACCAACGTGGTTCCCAGGGAGCCCGCCGAGATGCCGGCGATCGGCGCGGAGGCGGCGGAGCGCGGCTTTCCCTCACGGTCTCAGGACGTGTTGGATCGCTTCGCCTGCACGTCCGCGACGCCCCTACCTGCGCTCGGGGTTCGTGATTACGCGTTGCACAATGCGGATCGCCTCACCTACGAGGGGGACTTGGTGTACGGGAGCTACCTGATGTACCGCAAAAGCCACGTGGAGCTCTCCCTGTCTAGCAACAAGGCGCAGTACGTGGAGGCCGTGTTGCGGCAGGCGTACACACCTGGCCTGTTGGATCACCACAACGTGTGTGATCTGGAGGGGCTGCTCTACCTGCTGTACTGCGGACCCCGCAGCTTCTGCTCGCGGGACACGTGTTTCGGGCGGGAGAAGCACGGGTGCCCGTTCCCCGCTCTGCTGCCCAAGATCTTTTACGAACCCGTTCGCGATTATATGACGTATATGAATCTGGCGGAACTGTACGTGTACGTGTGGTATCGCGGCTATGACTTTCCCTCGGCTTCAGATTCGCCCGCTGGGGCCGGTGACGACGAGCTGCGCTTGCCTTTAAAGGCCGTGTCGCTCGATCGCCTGCAGGAGGTCCTGAAAGCCGTCCGCGGGCGCTTCTCGGGGCGCGAGGTCCCGACGTGGCCCGCGTCGTCGAGGACCTGCCTCCTGTGCGCGCTCTACAGTCAGAACCGCTTGTGTCTGGACCTCGCTCGCGACGAGGCGCGGACGGTGCACTACAGCCCCATCGTCATCCAGGATTGCGCCGCGGCTGTGACTGACGTCACGCTCAGCCATATATTGCCCGGCCAGACCGCGGTCACCCTCTTTCCTGTGTATCACGTAGGGAAGCTGCTGGACGCGCTCACCGAGACCGAAGCGGGCATCGTGTCTCTTAATCTATGACGTCGGCCAACAAGGACCTGTTGAAGGCGGTAATGCGCCTGGAGCTCGAGAAGAAGCAGAATCTGTTTTTGCGACGCGCTTATGGACCTCAGCATCGAGTCACCAAACACCACCATCTGAAGGTGATGCAAACGGCGGCTCGCGAGCAAACCAGATACAGCCAGGTGGCGGTGACACAGGTGGCTGCCAACGTGGTGCGGGAACGGGAAAGCCTTAAGAAGGAGCTCCAGCGCGCTCGCGCCCTGCAGAAGGCCACGGACGCAGACGAGCTTCTGGACTCTTTAATGGAACTGAAGGACACGGTGGAGGACGTGTGCGAGACCTTTGTCGACTCCGTGTCCAATACCTGTGAGGTGGATTTGGTGGGGGAAGAGGACTGAACTTTTGTGTCAATAAAAACCAAGTTGTCACCACCATGGCAACTCGATCCAAAGTCAAGTCTCGTCCTCGTTCTGTGTCCGCCGAGTCGGGTCGCCCGTGGCAGCCCGCGCCTTTGCGACGTTCCAGGGCGTCTCACAGGCGAGCCTGGATGCGGCAGGCTGTGGCCGCGACCACGACGCTAGAGAACCAGGCCGCTCTCGTGTGTTCTTCCTCCTCTACCTCTGCTACGCAAGACGCTGCCGTCTCTACTTCTGCCGCTTCTGCCCAGTCTCAAAAGGCGGCGGCGGCGGTGGTGGCCAGTCCGCCTTCTCCTCCGACGCCTCTGACGTCTCGGGGTAGAGCGGGTTCGCGGAAATCGAGCGTGGATACGCTCGTCAACTGTAACGAACAGCAGCTGCAGTGTCGCGAAGATGCGTCACACTGGTCTTTCGAGTACGAGACGGCTGACCTCTTGGGAGGAGCAGGAGGAAGAGGAGGGGAAGGAGTGCAGACTCGGGCGCCCTTGCGGTCCCACGCCAGTCACGATGGCGTGACTACTCCTCAGCAGCACGAGGAGTACGATAACTACCCGGCCTCCAGTCAGACTTCTGAGGCGTCGGTGGCTGCTGATGATGATCACGAGGCCGTGCATTGCACGTGTTCCAACGATCAGGTCATTACGACCTCTATCCGGGGTCTGGTCTGCGATGCCTCGTTCTTTGCGCGAATTACGCAACCCGAGCTCTGTGAGATGGCCGTCACCTACCTTTTGGTGTACGTGCCCAAGGATGAACAGTTCTGCCAGCGGGTCTGCTACGCCGTGGATATGAGCGATTCCCACAAACGCATCGGGTGCGGTTCGTTCGGGGAAGTGTGGCCTCTGAGCCGGCATCACGTCGTGAAGATTGCCAGAAAACACAGCGAGACTATCCTCAGCGCCTACATGTCGGGCCTGATCCGCACGAGGGCGGGACCGCGGGCCGAGGAGGCCGACGGTGTGTATCACGGACTCATGACGGCCACGGGTTGCTGTCTCATGCACAACATCACGCTGTACACGCGCTTTCACACTGACCTGTTCCACTACGAGGACTGGGACATGACGTCCATAGCTAGCTACCGACGCGCTTTCCATCACCTGGCCGAAGGGATTAAGTTCCTCAACCACACCTGCAAAGTGTGTCATTTTGACATCTCCCCCATGAATGTGCTCGTCAACGTCAACCCTCACTACCCCAGCGAGATTCTGCACGCTGTTCTCTGCGACTACAGTCTCAGCGAACCCTACCCCGTGTGCAACGACCGCTGTGTGGTGGTGTTTCAGGAAACCGGTACGGCTCGTCGCATCCCCAACTGTACGCACCGCGTTCGCGAGTGCTACCACCCCGCTTTCCGGCCCCTGCCGCTGCAGAAACTCATGATTTCCAATCCCCACGCCCGTTTCCCCGACAGCAGCCTGCTACGGCGTTTCTGCATGGCCGAGCTGGCCGCCCTGGGCAATGTGCTGGGGTTCTGCTTGGTACGACTGCTGGACCGCCGGGGCATCCGAGAGGTCCAGGGCGGTCCCGAGGCGATGCTGTTCAAGCACGCCTCCACCGCGTGCCGCGCGCTGGAGAGCAACCGCCTGACGGCCTGCTCGGACGCGTGTATGCTTATCATGGCCGCGCAGCTGGCCTACCACGCCGGCCTCCTGGGGGACGAGGGCCTGCCCATCGTGAACAGGACGGTGAATTTCGTGGAGAACAAGCTGTCCTCCTGCCGGGTGCGCGCCTTTCGACGCTACTACCACGAATGTCTTGGCCACCTGCCACACGATTACGTCAGAAAGAATCTGGAGCGGCTGCTGGCCGTGCCGGACGGTGTGTATTTATACACTTCGTTTCGGCGCACCGCGAACATTAGTGCCGAGGAGGACCTGGACGGTGATTGTCGGCAGGTTTTCGCGGACTGAGCCCCTGGAGAGAGGACCACCGTCGAGGGACGCCACGCGACGGCGGTCCGCTCGCCGCAGCAGCAGGCATGTGGGACGAGACGGGGGATGCGAACGAGGACCTAGCGCGCTTGCTAGCTTTGCGGGACGATGAGCCCCTCAGCTTGTTTATCATGAACACGTTTCTGCTCAGGCAGGAGGGGTTTCGCAATCTGCCCTACTCTATTCTGCGTCTGGCCTATGCTTATCGCTTGTTCACCAGAGCGGGTCGCACCCACGGGGTGGCGGTGGCCGAGGAGTTTGTGTCCGCGGTGGCCGCTCTGGCTCGAGACGAGCTGCTTCGCGACATTCTCGGCAATCGGTACGCGGATTCGCGCGAAGAGATCCAGACGGCGCTGGACCGTCTGGTCCGGTGCCAGGACAGGGATCGAGACGATGGTGATGAGATGATTGACGTGTCCGAAGACTACGTGTGGCTCAGCAAGCTGCTCGACCTGGCTCCTAACTACCGTCAGTTGGAACTGTACCAACTGCTGGAGAAGGAGTCGCGCGGCCAGTCCCGCAACGTCGTTTGGCACGTGCTGCGCTTGGACTCGGTGTCGGCCACCAAGATTTACGAGGCTTTTTTGTCTGGCTTTCCGCCCAGCCCCGTGCACCAGCCCTCCAGGGCCGGAGCCTCGCCCGGCATCCAGTTTGGCCTGCGGCACGAGGGTGTGGTGAAAACCATGGTCGAGTTTCATGTGACGCACGGGCGAGAGCCGGTACGAGACGGACTGGGACTCCTCATCGATCCTACCTCTGGCCTCATCGGCGCCTCGATCGACCTGTGCTTTGGAGTCCGCAAGTCCAGCAGCGGGGACGCGCGCTCAAGCCTGCGCATCTCCCCCTGCGCCAGTGTGTATGAAATCAAGTGTCGGTACAAGTACCTCCGCAGCAAAACGGACCCCTTCGTGCAGAGCGTGCTCCAGCGCGCGGACGCGGCGTCCGTGGCCAAGCTGCTGCTCTCCCACCCCGTGCCCGGTGTGGAGTTTCGCCACGACGCCGAGGTCCCGTCGGCTCGAGAGTTCCTCTTGTCCCACGACCCCCTGTTCAAGGCGACACTGAAACGCGGCCGTCCGATCAAGCCTCCGGACGCTTTGCGCGACTACATCCACGATTTGCTCTACCTGAATAAAACCGAACGCTCGGAAGTCATCGTTTTCGACGCCAAAAATGTGGATGACACTATTAACGCTTCGCTTTCCCCTACGGGCCCGGTGGCGGACGACGCCGTGGAAACGGGCAGCGACTCGCAGTCGAGCCTGCACGACGAAAACACCCCAGATCTGCTGGGGAAGCTCACCATCTATGAGGTGGCGCGCTTTGCGCTGCCCGCTTTCGTTAATCCGCGCCACCAATACTACTTTCAGCTTTTGATTCAGCAGTATGTACTGAGCCAATACTATATAAAGAATCATCCGGATCCAGAGCGCATCGATTTTCGAGATCTGCCTAGCGCGCACCTGGTCTCGGCCATCTTTCGCGAGCGCGACGAGGGCGAAGTGGGGCGGCCGCTGCATCTGGGCGGTCGGGTTTTTCACTGCGATCACATTCCTCTGCTGCTCATCGTCACCCCTGTGGTTTTCGACCCCAATTTCACGAAGCATGTGGTTTGTACTGTTGTAGATCGCTGGAGCCGTAATCTGTCCCGAAAGACCAATCTGCCGGTATGGGTGCCCAATGCTGCAAACGAATATGTTGTTTCTTCGGTTCCCCGACCCGTCAGCCCTTAAGGGACACCATGGGCAGACCGGTGTGTCTTAGATCTTTTGCTGATCTGGACAACACGTCGTCGGAAGAGGATGACAACCTGGATCTCCTTAGTGTGACGTCTGAAATGTCGCTGACGGCTCAGGATCCTGTCGTCGTGGCCGAGCCCAAACCCAAGAAGAAAAAAAGAAAAAAGACTACAAGGAAAGGCAGCTGACATTAGCTCTCATGCAGGATGAGGACGGTTACCATTCCCCTGCCAGGGCCACAAAAACTCTTCGTCCGAAACCGTCCAATGCATCCTCCTCCTCATCATCAAAACTGGCGGCACGTCCCCCGACCCCCAAGCATCCCCGAGCGCCCCGTCGTATACCTTCCACCAACTTTAGTGTGTATTAAGCGGCCGTGTTCCACCACCATCCTCTGAAAATAATATGTACAAAACAAAGATTAGGACTTTACAACTCGTTTCATTTGTATCTCATGTGTGTTTAATAATAAAAATATGTTACAATTGTACAGACGTGTGTGCGCGCGTTCGTTTGTCCATAGCATACATGATGTGCTGTTGGCCTTAGGCCATCTCGTCCGTGTCGTCTGCGTCCGAGGTCACTAAACCGTCTTTCAGAGATGAAATCTCCTCCGAGGTAGTCAGACTCTTGTATTTGATGGTGTGGCGGGCGCGGAAGTAGCGGATGCAACGACAGGCTGTAAAGCCGGCCCATATGATGAAGCACAAAGCAAAAGCGGTAGCCACCTGCGAGGTGTAGTCTGGTGTGTACGCGAGGTCGTACTTGATAATAGGGTAGATCATGCCGCACAGACCAAAGAAGGTCCCGGCGTGATACCCAAACTGTACTTTGACGTAGCGCCAAAACACCACCTCCAACATGAGAAAGTAAATGATAACGATGAACGCGTACACAAAGAACACGGCTATGACCATGTGTCCGGTCTGGACAAAGAAATTGTTACCGAAGCCCAGGCACAGGGACATGGCGATGACCGCCGTGTTAAAACCTAGCAGCATTTGAACCAGGTTCACGATTATGGTGCGATACTGCACGGTGCCTTGTAGCATCGGGTGAATTCGCTGCAGCTGAAACAGACTGTTCCTGTAGCTCTGGTAGTTTGTGACCATGTTGATGTTGAAGATCGTCAGACAGAAAAAATGCACGCAGGTCATGAAGGCGATCACGCTCGGGAGGCGGAAGGTCATGGCCAAGGTCATCAATTCGTAGGTGTCCATCACCAAGATGAAGACGAAGATTGACATGCTGTCTCCCATGTACGCGATGTCTCGCGTCCGCTGGTTGAGGCTCAATCCCTCCTCTTTGCGGTACGTGATTTTCAGCCAGCAACACACATAGTAGATGATCACACACAGAAACACGAGCATGCTAAAAATCACGTACAGAATGGTCTGGACGGCGTCCATGTACAGCATGGGCGTGAAGAGGTGCATCACATTGTACAGAGACAGGTTGGTCTCCGTGTGATCCACGACGTTGTAGTACGAACACGGGTACCCCACTCCGGGAACGTTCATCATCGTCGTGTGTCCGCAGATGTTGGCGAAGGTCAGGAACGCCAGGAACACGGAGATGCCCCAGATGCGGCTGTTCACCGAGTCCACCTTGGAGGGCGCCATGGTACCGCCGCGGTGGACGTCGAGGCGGTGCCAGGCGGGGTGCGCGCTGATGACGAAAAAACCGATGAGTCGTTAAATACTATGGTGCGTGGTGTTCTGCGGGGCTTTTCGCACCACGAGGTCCGCGAACGCAAAACCCCTGTGGCCGTTTGCGGACGGCGGCGCACGGCGTTCGCGCTCTCGGGCTCCGGATTCGGGACTCGCGGGCCAGGCTCACCGCCCGAGATGTCAGCCGGCACGACCCATGTGGGTGCTAGCTGTCATCTCAGCTGGTACGGGATCCTCGAGTCCGCCGTGCCCGTGGTGCAGTGCTTATTTATACATCTGGCCCGTGGCCAGAGCGAGCCACGACTCCAAACCTTTATCGTCAGAGCCGATCCCTTGCCGCCCGCGGATCTGCGAGCTGTTCATCGAGGGGGCTACGCGAATCTGGCCGCCACCACCGACGGCGACGAGCGCCAGCAGAGTCTGGACCGCCGCAGCGCGGTCTTGGCGCGCGTGCTGCTGGAGGGCAGCGCGGTCATCCGGGTGCTGGCGCATCCGTTCAGCCCCGTGCAGATCCGCACCGATCACAACGGTCTCGAGATTGTGGAGGCGGTGCCCGCGCTGGACGTGGACTCCGCCGCCCTGTCGAACGCACTCAGCCTCTTTCACGTGGCCAAGCTGGTGGTCATAGGCTCCTACCCTGAACTGCCCGAACCCCGTGCCGTCCCGGTGGGCGAGGAGCGGGTGAGCGAGGAATACGGGACGCACGCCAACAAAAAGATGCGCAGGGGATACTACGCTTTCGACGTCGCTATGTCGTTCAGGGTGGGGTCCCACAAGTATGTGCTCGAGCGCGACGACGAGGCCGTGGTCTCGCGCCTGTTTGAAATCCGGGAGGTCTCCTTCCTCCGCACCTGTTTGCGGCTGGTGACCCCCGTCGGATTCGTGGCGGTGGCCGTCACCGACGAGCAGTGCTGTCTGTTACTGAAATCCGCCTGGACGCGACTGTACGAGCTCTTGTTTCGGGGCTTTGCGGGACAGGCGCCCCTGCGCGACTACCTGGGCCCCGATCTTTTCGAGGCCGGGGGAACGCGATCCTTCTTTTTTCCCGGCTTCCCTCCCGTCCCCGTCTACTCTGTCAATAGCCTGGCCGTGTTGTTGCGGGAGACCGCCATCGATGCCGCCGGGGAGATCATGTCGTGGTGTGGACTGCCAAACATTGTGGGGGCTGCGGGCAAGTTGGAAGTCCAGCCGAGCGCGCTCTCGCTCGGAGTGCCCGACGATGAGTGGCGGATATTTGGCGGGGAACTCACCCTGCCCATGCGACTCAACGGGACCGCGTTTCGCGAAGCCAGCGACTCGCTGTGTACCCAGTTGTGGATGCGCGCGGGGGACGAAGATGAGCTCACGGCCCACGTGCACGCCAGAGACTCTACCCTGCACCACCTGGTGATCGTGGACCTGGTGGAGTGTGTGTTGAGCAAGTGTATTCGAACCCGAGACTTTAACCCCCACCTGCGATTCAGTAACAGACTCCACGCCAAGACTGTGTGTAAACAGTTTATTGAGAATCTGCGGTATCGCTCGGGTTGTGCCTTTAGGCAGATTCAGAGTCTGCTGGGTTACATCTCGGAGCATGTGACCTCCGCCTGCGCGTCCGCGGGCTTGTCGTGGATTCTGTCGCGGGGCCACTGCGAGTTCTACGTCTATGACGGCAATCTGCCCCACGGGCCGGTCTCGGCAGAGGCGTGCGTACGAACTGTCATGGAGTGCTACTGGCGCAAGCTGTTTGGCGACGCGCCAGGTCCCACTTGCCGCTTGCAGGCCAGCGCTCCCGGAATCATGCTGGTGTGGGGTGGCGAGCGCGTGGTCAGTCCTTTCGGGTCTTCGGGGGATGACGACTGGTGGTGTGTGGTGGGTAAGGTGCTTGGACGCGTGCCCGCTCTGCTGCGTGAGCGGCCGACCGCTGCCGATCTCGAGGCCGTGTACCGCGAAGTGCTCTTCCGCTTCGTGTCTCGCCGCAACGACGTGGAGTTCTGGTTACTGCAGTGCCAGCCCGGGGAACACGAGGTGCGCCCTCACGCCGGAGTCATCGACTGCGCTCCCTTTTACGGAGTGTGGTCCGAACAGGGCCAGATTATCGTGCAGTCTCGAGACTCGGCGCTGTCCGCAGAAGTCGGCTACGGCGTGTACCTCAAGAGAGCGTTCGCTATGGTGACCGCGTGCGTCGAGGCTATGTGTTCGGAGGCCTCGCCCGCGGTGCCGCCTTGTTCGACGGGCTCTTCTTGCTCGTCCTCTTCGTCCTCGGCCTGGCCGGGCTCAGCCACTACGACGGCGACAACGACGACGGACGATCGCGAGGATTGGACCAAGGCGCTGGGTGGGGAGGCGCGCCAGGCGGCAGAACGCGTCGCCGCAGACGGGTTGCGTTTTTTCCGCCTCAATGCTTGACGATGATTTGATTGACAGGTGGCTGCTAAGCGCTGCTAGCGCATTTAAAGCGAAGTGGGTCTGAAAGGCAGGCTGGGGAAGTTCGAGTTGAGTACCTGTACTATAGCCGTCTCGACCAAGGTCCCATAAAGAGTTTTGCGTTCAATGAGTCGCATGGAAAATTTGTACATGTCCTCCTGGTGTGTGATGCGGAACCAAAACCGCATGATAGTCTGAAGGAAGCTGTGTCGGCTCTCCTGGAATAAAATAAAGGCACTGGGAACCAACTCCACGATCTCTGGTGTTCTGTCGTCGAAAAACAGATAGAGGGTGGTGCAGATGAGTTTTTTACAACTACTGCGCAGTAACCGGCCAAACGAGTCGCGAACGTTGGTCCTTTTCAGGTATTCCAGCAGGTCGCCTAGGCACTTGCGGGTGAGGGTGAGGTTTTCCACACAAGAGAGTATGGTGCAGAGCGTAAAGTGCATGAGGTTGTTGGGCATCACGATGCCGCAACGATGTTTCAGTCGCATGGACGACAGTTTGACGTGGGACATGAGGTCCTCGTTCTCCAAAAGAAACACTGTGGAGTAGCCCAGAAACGAGGGTTTCAGTTGCAACTCACTGCGGTATTCCGCGATCGAGCACAGCATGCCGTGGTCGGTGTGCACCCATAGCCGGTCCCCCTTGACGGACAGGTCCACGACCTCCGGGAACGTGATAATCGCGTTGCTGCCGGTGGCGTCAGTATGGACTTCCAGCACCCCGCGGATCATGAGGATGTCCATGACGGAATCGCAGCGGACCTCCCGCCGCGTCGGGATGTGGATTTGGACGTTCAGCGTTTGGAGGCCGGTGCGCGACTGGCTGGCTAGTCATCTGTCGGCGTCTTGCCTTTTCGCGGTTGCAGATGAGTTCGACGTACTGTCGAAACTTGCTGTCGTCATACGCGGCGGCAACGATTTCCCCGAAAGACAGGTTCAGATAGTCTTCGGGAATGGGTTCGAGGGTGGACAGGGAGAGAACGCTAAACAAGTAGGGCAGGGTGACGCGTTCCACGGTGTAGTTGGAGTACACGATGGCTTCCTCGGCGCCCTGTGCGGTGACGATGCGTTTCATTCGGAAAGTGCGGAAGTATTCGTTCTCCCACAGCTCGGTCAGCAGGGTTTCGAGCTTCTCCGTGTTGGGGATGAACTGCGAGAAGAAGCTGTTGGCCACCACGCGGTTATCTTCCACCGCCAGGGGCGTGAAGGACACCTCCTGCGCTTTGCGAATCGCTTCGGTGACTGACAGGTGGTACAGCTTGGGGTCGCGTTCGAAGGGGCGCCCCGAGCGTTGGCGCGCGTACCGGGTCAGCAGGTCGCGCAACTCGCGGACCCGGCTTTCCCACGTCTGGTTGAGGCTTTTCAGGTCTTGGATCTCGTCCACCTGGGCTTGGATCTGTTCTTCCAGGCATTTTATCATCTGCTTCTTAAACAGATCACGAATATCACGGTCTGGCGCGGCGCCGGCCGCCGAAATTCCTCCGGGCGCGGACGGTGTGCCGCCGGATGCGCGGGAGGGCATCAGGCGACTCTGGTCCACCAGCGAGGGGGTGAGGTCCTGCAGGAAGGACTCCACGCTGTCCTCGATGCCGATGCGCGATTTGCTGTCGGACACGTTCAGGAGGAATTTCATGATGGCCTTTTTGGCGTCGCTGCCGCGGTCGTGCTTGTCCATCATCTCCACGATCTTCTTGCAGTTCATCTCGTGGCGGCTGGTGGTGACGGCCTTGACGGGGTACGTGTTGAGCAGCTGGCAGATCTTCTGGTGGCGGCACAGGCTGTCGTAGCGCAGGATCTCTTCGTGCAGGTGGGCGATGGGGGTGGTGAAAAACAGCCGGTCGCGCTCGTAGGCCAGGGGCTCGGTCACCACGTAGCTTCCGGTGGCGCGCTCCTTCAGCTGCGCCTCGATCTTCTCCGACTTGATTCTCTTGAAGATGCGCAGCTCGGGCGAGTTGACGATGCGCACCGCGCACAGGTGCGTGACCACCTGATGCAGCAGCGGAAGATTGGCGTTGAGCAAGTCTTGGGCCAGCGGATGAGCCTCCGTGGATTTGTGGATGGCGGCGCGCACGAAGGCCGCGCGCTGCGCGAGGTCCGCGGGCTTGGACTTGACGTCCATCAGAGGGATGATGCCGACGGTGACGCACCAGTCCACGTAGAGGCCATACTCGTCGTTATCGGCGAACTGGTATAAAATGTCACGCAGCGCCCCGAGCACTCCCGTCTGCACGCTCTGGCGCACCGAGGCGCTCCACACCGCCAGATAGTTTTCCAGGTCCTCGTCGTCCAGGGCTCTGTAGGGGAAGAGGGCCGAGTGGATCTTCCATTCGTCGGAGACCTGTTTAATGGTAATGGTGTCGAAAATGGTCTTGCACAGCCCGTAGAGCAGTTGTTTGCGCAGCACGCAGGGGTCCCGCAGGACTTGGTGGATGCTCTTGCCGCGGCACGTGCCGGTGAAGCCGTGCAGCAGGCGGATGTAACCTAGGGTCTGGGTGGTGGGGAAGATGTCGATGACCGTGTCGTCGTCGCGGCCGGTCAAGTACGAGGACGCCTTGATCCTCAACCTGTCGTCCGCCGCCAAGATCGAGCGGATCGTCGACAAGGTCAAGTCCTTGTCCAACGTGCGCTTCGAGCCGGAGGACTTCTCGTACCAGTGGTTCAAATCCATAAGTCGCGTGGAGCGCTGCGCGGACCAGGACGTGCGCGTGCCCTGCACGGATCAGTGGCCCTTCTTCCCCTTTCGGGTGCTGCTGGTGACTGGCACGGCCGGCGCCGGCAAGACGTCCAGCATTCAGGTGCTGGCCGCCAATCTCAATTGTGTCATCACCGGCACCACGGTGATCGCCGCGCAGAACCTCAGCGCGATCCTCAACCGCACGCGCTCGGCGCAAGTCAAGACGATCTACCGCGTGTTCGGCTTCAACAGCAAGCACGTGCCGCTGGCCGAGGGCGGGAACGACACCCTGAAGCAGTACCGGATATGCGAGCCGCGGGACGAGACCACCATCCAGCGCGTGCAAGTCAACGATCTCCTGGCCTACTGGCCCGTGATCGCCGACATTGTGGAAAAACACTTAAATATGTTGGAGCGCAAGGCGTCCCTGGAGGACGTTTCCGAGATGTGCGAGAGCAACATCATCGTGATTGACGAGTGCGGCCTGCTGCTCAAGCACATGCTGCAGGTGGTAGTGTTTTTCTACTACTTCTATAACGCCGTGTGCGACACGCGGCTTTACCGCGAGCGGCGCGTGCCCTGCATCATCTGTGTGGGCTCGCCCACGCAGACGGAGGCGCTCGAGAGCCGCTACGATCACACCACGCAGAATAAGAACATTCGCAAGGGGATCGACGTGCTCTCGGCCCTCATCCAGAACCAGGTGCTCATGGAGTACTGTGACATAGCGGACAACTGGGTCATGTTTATCAATAACAAGCGCTGCACGGACCTGGACTTTAGCGATCTGCTCAAGTACATGGAGTTTGGCATTCCTCTGACCGAGGAGCACATCACCTACGTGGATCGCTTCGTGAAACCTCCGAGTTCCATCCGAAACCCGTCCTACGCCTCCGATATGACCCGCCTGTTTCTCTCGCACGTCGAGGTGCAGGCGTATTTCAAAAGGCTGCACGAGCAGATCCGGCAGAGCGAGAGGCACCGCCTGTTCGATCTGCCCGTGTACTGCGTGGTTAACAACAGGGCGTATCAGGAGCTGTGCGACCTCAGCGACCCGCTCAGCGGCTCGCCGCAGCCGGTGGACATCTGGTTCCGCCAGAACCTGACGCGGATCATTAATTACTCGCAATTTGTCGACCACAACCTGTCCAACGAAATACTCAAAGAGCCGTTGTACGGGGAAGACATGACCGATGAAGCATCGGAAACTTTATTAACACTGCGAATCACATACATCCAGGGCAGTTCGGTGGGGGTAAACTCTAAGGTCAGGGCGTGCGTGGTGGGGTACCACGGCACGTTCGAGCAGTTTGTGGAGATTTTGCAGAAGGACACCTTCATCGAAAGGACTCCCTGCGAGCAGGCCGGGTACGCGTACTCGCTGGTCTCCGGTCTGCTCTTCTCGGCCATGTACCTGTTTTACTCCTCGCCGTATACCGACGAGGACTCCCTGCGTGAGTTGGCCCGAATCGACTTGCCCCACATAGCTTCCCTCTGTGTGGATGACAATAATAAAGGTGTGGTGGGTGTGGACGTGGATGGTGAGGAGGTGGCGGCGGCGGCGTCGACGGTAGTGGTGTCGGGGTCTGGGTCGGGAATCACGCGCGTGCCGGTCACGGGGTACGAGGGGGACAACGACAATGCCTTGATTCTGGGCATAGACGAGGACACCTACGACATCCCCTGTATGGCCGAAGAGGTTTCCGACTCGGACCTGCTGGCGCAGACCAGCCTGTACGAGGACCCCTTCTTTGCCAAATATGTCAAACCTCCGTCCATCAGCCTGCTGTCCTTCGAGGACACCGTGCAGATCTACACGACCTTTCGCGAAATCTTTCTGAAACGGTACCAGGTGATGCAGCGGGCGACCCACGGCCGCTTCGCCGCCTTGCCCATGATCACCTACAACCGTCGCAACGTGGTCGTCAAGTCCAACTGTCAGATCGCCTCGCAGACGGGCTCCTTCGTGGGCATGCTCTCGCACGTGTCGCCGGCGCAGACGTACACGCTCGAGGGCTACACCACGGACAACATCCTGAGCCTGCCCGGCGGACACCGCATCCACCCGGAGGTGGCGCAGCGCGGCCTGTCGCGGCTAGTGCTCAAGGACGCCTTGGGCTTTCTGTTCGTGTTGGACGTGAACGTGTCCCGCTTCGTGGAGTCGACGCAGGGCAAGAGCTTGCACGTGTGCACCACGGTGGACTACGGCATCACGTCGCGGACCGCCATGACGATCGCCAAGAGCCAGGGGCTGTCGCTGGAGAAGGTGGCGGTGGACTTCGGCGACCATCCCAAGAACCTGAAGATGAGCCACATCTACGTGGCCATGTCGCGGGTGACGGATCCCGAGTACCTGGTGACGAACGTGAACCCTCTGCGCCTGCCGTACGAGAAGAACACGACCATCACGCCGTACATCTGCCGCGCGCTCAAGGACCGGCGGACGATGCTGATCTTCTAGAGGGCGGGGAGGGAGACACAAAGAGAACAAAACAGGGGAAAACGAGTGGGAGCCACCCTGCCTGGCGTTAGGGACCAGAACCTGGCGGGGGCGGCTCCGCTGGGTCTCATTCTGCTCCACATCATGATTTCAGTATGCACTGGTAATTAAGAATACACATCCGTGATCCCGTGTGGAAGAGAGAGGATAATAAAACATGTGTTGAGAAAAATTGCCAACGGCTATGTGATGTGTCTCTCACGTAGCAGAATAGACCTTTTCCGAATCAGTGTTGACGATCCACAACAGAACGCTCGTAAAAGCTGAGCTGAGCTGTTATAAGGGATGTGGTGATACATTCATAAGTATTTCCTTAACATACAAGTAGTTCTGTATTCGTTTTCTAAATGAGAGGAGAGAAGTATGAGGTGTTTATTTTTCTAACATTCCTTAATAACAATACAGTTAGGAAGCGTAGCGTTTTCAGCGTGCATCCTTTGTCTCTATGCAACTGAAACTGTTCGATAGGCAGAGACGAAGCGGTCTAAAAAAAGCTCGTTCAGATCGTTCGTGGCCTGAAAGTGGGCGCGCGCCGACGCGCGCCTGGCGTCTATAGCGATTTGTGTATATAGCGTGCGATCTGCTAATCATGTAGACCAATCGACATGGATATCCAGCTTTTGATACGGGTATTTTAACAGTTGTTATGGAAGCTTTCGAACTTCATGATTGAGGATAAAGGGGCTAGCAAAGGAAACTAAGCTTTCTCCTAAGAGCAATTTTCTTAAGAGCTATAACATCATGGTAAATTCAGAATCCTATGGTGTCTTTCTTTAAGAGAAAAAAATCAACATTACGGTCTAACGTGCGTTCGATGATCTTTCGGTCATCACTGGCGACCAACACCTACAGTTGTTTGTTTTGTACGAGTCCTAAAGTACGATATTGTTTGTTCTTATGAGTAACTAACTTATCTGCTATGTTTTGTTTTTCTTTTTACACGTGAGGATTCGTGTACCCGTCTGCGGCGGCGGCGGCAGCAGACGCGGCAGACGACTCTGGGCCAGATGACAGAGAACTCACATGAGCTTGGCTTGCATGACAAAGACATCATCTCCCTCGACGGGGATGGCGCAACTTACTTAAAATGGGCTTATGAAATATTACAACGAAAAGAAAACGAGAAGGAGAAAAGATGGTAGAAAAGGAAGCTTAACTGAGACGACTTTATCCCTAACCTTATATCACTTACTTAAACCTACGAGATTACCGATTACTTGTTATGGCAACAAGAGACAAAATAGTAGAATTAAAAAAAAACAGCTTAACCACACTGACCAGACCATCTGGAAAAAAAATGTCGTGGCGGCCAAAGAAGAAGAACTGAGTGACGATGGCCGGAGAACAACCTCTCGGTCTCTTTCAGGACTGCGGCCTAAACGTTTGTGATGATGATGTAGTCGTAATAGTCTTCAGATATAGATTTAAGTCATTCATGGTTGTGTTAAACTAGATGATACAGATGAATGTACACAGCTTAGGTGTGAGACTTACAGCTATCCATCCATTCTTTATTGTGATTAGCTGAGAGATTATAGACGCGTTATTTTATCGCTATGGTATGTGCACTATGGAGTAGCCCTATAGGGTTGGGGAGTATAGGGTGTTGTTTATCGCTATGGCTCTTTTATCACTACGGTTGTCGCTAATGATTTCTAGGGAGCGGAGACACAAGAACTTAAACTCTATACCTATATGATAGCTTAGCGGATAACCCTATATAGATTGGTTGTCACTATACCTTATTGTCCTATAGTCACTATGAGAATATCAAACACGAAACAAAAACGAAGATACGTAAAACATGATATACACACGAAAGGAAACTTACGGCGAAAAAAACATTTACGTTCTATATGTACCTTATCACTATGTGTACTTATGGAATATTGTGTTATGAGGCTTTTCTATCGATTTATCTAAAGATATCATTTATAAAAAGAAGAAGAATGCTTATGCAGACGTGTCTACAGCTTGGCGGTTACGGCGTGCCGTCGACGATGTGTTCTCCGTCAACGGCACAAAAAGAGTTCGTCGCGGGCCAGCCGCGAGGCGCAGGAAAGCGTGGCGGTTGCTAGAAATAACTCTGTGCATTGGCTCTTGTGGGTGAAGACGCCCGACGACAGTGTGCCCGGGACTCCTCGATCGCGAACCCGCGCTCACCGGAGAGTCCGGTCGTGGGGGACGACCCTGTGGTTGTTCGTTTTGATGCTTGATTAGATATCCTGTTGGTGGGGGTGGGGGGCAGGCTGTTGGTTGAGTAGTTTTTTTCGAAAGGTTAGCCTTATTTTTCTTCTACCCCTATAACATGCGTACTTGTTTCTTGAGTTAAGTGTTTGTTTTTTTACACAGTTATCGTTTTTACAAGTCTGGCTTGATTGTTCAGGGGGGGTTGCATCTTTAGCGAAAGTGTGTGAGTGACACCACTCTCTTTATTCTTTTTTCTTTAGTCTTCTCTTTTCATCTGAGCGGTGTCGTTCGTGTAGTGTAAAATAGCGTAACTGTAATATGGATATCGGTTGGTTAGGAGAACTAAATGTGAATTAGGTATTATTCTCTTATGCTGCTAACAGAATTGCTTCTCCGTAACTATTATCGTCATACAGATAGATTGCGTTCGTGTTTTCAAGTTCCCCAGCAGAAACAGGGAGTCTGTGGCTTTTTGGTTCGTGTACATCCGTGTTTATTCGCGTGTCAAATCTGATCTTCCCGCGATATCATGTAGGGTCCTCGATGTAGGATCTCGAGTATCTCTTTTTTAGCAAAGTGAGGGTTCAATCTGAGTCTGTGTACAAACGTACGTGAAGTTTGTGACGTTAGATCGAGAGCGGCTCGAACCTTCTGTAGAGCTTTATTTAGTGCAACTTTACGAAAGAGTTAGAAGCTAAACGAATCTCTGAAGGTGCTACCCATTTACACTTCTTCTTCGAAGAAACATCCAGTCCGTAAAAAAATAAACAAGTGTCTTCAAATTACATTTCCACTATTTTTTGCAATACATCTGTGAAAGTAGGCAGTAGATACCAGATTCTTTTCGAGTTTTTTTTTACGATGGACGACGATGTTCTTTTTTCTCAAGAGTATGTCGTAAGCTTGTCCGTGGTGTAGATCGAGTTGCTATTGTTATTTCCTTTTGCATACACAGTTTTTTTTTCAGTAAGATGTTTGACCGTGATTTTTTGCCCACCCGGCCCGGGAGACAAGGCAAGGAGATATTTTTGCGTTTGTTTGCCATTTATCATCGTTATAATGTGTCGTTCGTAGCTATTTAGTGGTGACAGTGACCTGTCAAATTTGTTATCTGTTATCAATAATGTATCGGTTATACAGACTAATAAATCTTCAAGGATTAGGATTGAGGAAAAGCAAACAAAAAGAAAGATTGTAGGGGACCACCTTACCTGTGACTGAACGACCATTTTCTGTTGCAGCTCCGTGGCGCGGCTCGGCAGTTGGGCATGGGGTCTCGACTGGTGCGGTTGTGCGGTGTCGTCTCCGAGGCGCTGTGCCTCCTGGCGGTGCTGGCGGCGGTCGTCCATCGGGGCTGTGGAGCTTCCAAGCCCCCGCCGGTGGACTGCGATCCCGTCCATGGCACTTTATCGCGCATCATCAAAGAAGTGCGGACTGGCTACGGTTCCATTAAGCAAGCGCTGGTAGGTTGCGGGACGTTTCTCTCGTGTGACAGAAGTTACTTCGTGGAAACATAACGTGCTGTCCTGTTTTTTCCCTTTGCAGCAAAGCAAGGACACCGTGTACTATGTTTCATTGTTCCATGATAACTTGTTAAATGAAATGCTGAGTCCGGTTGGCTGTCGCGTAACGAATGAGCTCATGCAGCATTATCTGGATGGCGTGCTGCCACGAGCATTTCAGTGCGGTTACGATAACACGACCTTGGATGGCCTGCATTCCTTGGTTTCTTCTTTGGACGCTTTGTATAAACACATGTTGAAATGCGTAAGTCGTTTCCTCGGAAAGTTGGCTGCGGTCTAACGTCTTGGCAGGCGACATTTCCTTGGAAAATTGGCAGCCAAATTTTTTGGCAGGTCATAGTTCCTTGGAATGTTGGCAGGACAACTTGTTGACATCCTTTCAGATTTGGCAGGCGACATTTCCTTGAAACATTGGCAGAACAACTTGTTGACATCCTTTAAAACTTGGCAGGCGATGCTTCCGTGGGAATTTGGCAAGCCATACGAGCCTGTCAAATGCGATATAAGCTCCGCAAATGTCACTAGAAACCTTTTCAAACCGTAAAACGACTCTAGTCGCAGTATGTCGCGATATATCGATACGAACCGCTCCAAATACGCAGACAAACCGAAATTAGGCTCCGTCTTACCTCCAACCGCTGTATATCGCCAGATATCGCACGTTTGATCCGTGTATCGCGCGATATACGCACGATATCGGCACTACACGCTTACCTATCGCCATATGTCGGCCCATTTCGCCGAATATCGCCATATATCGCGCCATGTCGCCGACATAATGGCCATGTCGCGACTATCGCCTCATGTCGCCACTATCGTGCCATATCGCCACTATCGCGACATGACCTCTGGTTGACCCCGTGTCGACTCGACCCCTTTAGGGGCCTCTGCGTTTTAGAAACCGCGTGGTGTCATTTCGCCGTTTGCTTAAACGGTGTTTGTTGTGTCTTGGCAGCCTGCCCTGGCGTGTACCGGGCAAACGCCGGCGTGGACGCAGTTTCTGGAAACGGAGCACAAGGTCAGTTCAGGTCGCCGTGTTCCCCAGTATTGGCCGCGTGCCATTTCGGTTTAGCAAAACGCTGAACGTTCTTTTTGCAGCTGGATCCGTGGAAGGGCACGATTAAGGCCACGGCGGAGGTGGATCTGCTCGTCAACTATTTGGAGACCTTCCTCGCGCAGTCCTGAGGGAGCTGTCACTCAAACTAACAACGTGCCGGTTAATTCAACGTGCTCCGGTTTACAACTCTCAGCCTGCCTGGCTGGTTCGGCTTTAATAAACGTACTGTTTAACCACGTTGCGTCGTGACGTTGTTTATGGGTGTTCCAGGGCGGGAGCGGTTCATCATGTATAAATAGAATGAGCGAGCCGCGGCAGCTCTCTGAAGCTGCTTACGCGCGGAGAAGGGCTGCCACAGCGTTCGGGAGCGGTGCTGCGAGATGGATAACAACACGTTGACGCGCAAATACTGGACTTTCTATGGCGTGACGCGCGCGCTGCATCAGAGCGTGAATACGGATTTCGACGTGCAACAGTTCTGTTTCGAGAGCGCGCGTCTCGTCAAGTGTGTCGACGGCGAGGGCACCACTACGCCTTTCGGGAAGGGCTGGTTGTGCGTCACCGTTATTCAGAATGGGGGAACGAGTGGCGAGAAGCCGCAGCAGAGGCCGGGCTGTCTCTCTCTGGACGTTACTATCGAAAACACGGTGGAAACCCTGTCCGGTCGCGGCATGGTTTTGAAAAACAAGGGCGTTTCGTCCGTGGTGGGCAATTCGGGACCTCATGACAGCTCCTTGTTAACGGTTTTGATCGAGGGAAACAACATCCAAGTGACTCAGGTCAAGCACTGCGTTAGGTCTGTGGACGCGGGTTCACAGGCGTCGTCCTCTGGCGCTTCTTCTTCGTCTTCTGTTGCTGCCGCTGCCTCCTCCGCGAGTGTGGAGGAGAAGCGGGCACGTAGCGAGCATCGTCACGAACGCAAAAAGCAGCAGCAGCTGCTGCTGCAGCAACAGCAGGCTAACTCTCTGGTAGATGGCAGCGGCGGCGGCAGCAGCAATGGACAGGTGCGGGTTTCGGGGGGATCGGACGGGCGCGATCCACGCATGCTGAATCGCCCCAAAGAACGGCGACCAGACGCGGACGGTAAGTCGATCCGTGTCGCGGCCCCTGTGACCGCGGAGTGTGCTGGTGGTGTGGATGATGGTGACGCTGTGGGTGTGTGGCAGCTCGCAGGCGGAACACATCATTAATTTCCATTTTCGTGCGGTGTCCGTCTAGGCTCTCCCTTAGACAAAAGGCCAAAGACACACCACGATCACTCGAAGAATGATTCGGACCATCCTCCGCCGCGTCTGGCGCCGGAATCTGACCCTGTGGCTTTTCTAAATTTTTCACACGCGCCGTCGTTGATGGATGCAGGTGGCGACGGTGCGTTACACAATGACACATCTGGGTTTGGAGACGCCGCCGGAGAGCCCGACGAGGCTCAGTCCGCGGCTCCCGCACTTGGGAATAGCGGGGCCGAGGTGGGACCTATAATTGATGATGGGGTCAGGGCGTCCACTAGTACTGCGCACTTGTCGCCTGCTGCTTCGGAATCGTCTTCTAATTGCCCTGTTCCTCCGAATCCGCAGGCCTCCTCCACCATCACCGATCCAATATCACCTCCTCCACTTCCTCCTCCACCTCGCAGCCCTCCTTTTGAGGACATTATACAATCGTTGACCAGACTGATCAATGAGTGTAGTAAGGACGTGCCTAACATTCCCCCGCTTCCCACCAGACGTGTTTCAGAGTGCGAATCACGGGCCGCCACCCCTGCTGCCAGCACCAGCACTGCCGTCAACGCCGGCGCCAGCACCAGCAATGCCAACGCTGCTCCCGACGTACCCCGTCCCGTGTGCGAGATCCGACCCTATATGGTGACTCCCGCCGCTCCCCCGCCGCAGCAGCAGCAGCCTGAGCAAGCCGCCACCACCAGACGGACTAGGGGAGGTGCTCGCCCTCGTAACGGCTCTCGCGGTGGGGGTGGCGCTCGGCGGCCTTCAGCCTCCTCCTCGTCTCGAAGACGGCGGAGAAACCGGGACGACGACGAGTCAGAGGACGAGGTTTTGCCAGGCCCCAGCCGGAGGCGAGCCGTCCCCCCATCCTTTGCCGAGGACGGACTAGAGATTATCGACGCCGAGGAAGAGGTAGCTTTGGCGGCTGCCTCGATCGCGTCGTTTTTCGACTGAAAGGAACAGGTCCACAAGCGGGTGTGTATGTTTGTACTATATACGTTATTATTATTGAGATTCATATTGCCATTCTTTATCTTGTACAGTTTTTAATAAAAAAACATTCACAAGCTCCAATCTATGTTTATCTTGTGGTGTTTTTCCAGATATTCGTTGCACAGCACAAAGTGGTCGTTGCCCACAAAGGACTTGGTCGTATTCTTAGGCGAGGGATGACAGGATTTCAGGATCAGGTGGCGGTTTTTATCGATCAGGTACTCCAGACTCTGGGCCTCGGTGCCCCACAGCATAAACACCAAGTGCTCGCGGCAGTCTGACAGTCTCATGATTACACGCTCGCTCAGCAGCTGCCAGCCCAGATGCCGGTGCGAACCCGGCTGGCCGCGGGCGACGGTAAACACGGTATTGAGCAACAGCACGCCTCGGCGGCACCAGTCGTCCAGGCAGCCGCCCACGGGCCGCTGGAAGCCGCTCATGGTGCGGGACAGTTCGCGGTACACATTCTGCAGGGAGGGCGGCGCGACCTGCTCGGCGAAGGTGCCGAACGCCACGCCGCTGGCGCTCCCGTCGCAATACGGGTCTTGACCGACAATCACCACGTACACATCGTTGGGCGCGCACAGCTGGCTCCAGCGATGCACGTGCTCGGCCGGAGGGTACACGGTCTCGCGCCGGCGAGCCTGCTGGACCGCAGTGACCGTCTCCTGAAGCAAGGCCAGGTCGCTAGACGGTATGCTTAGAAACACTAGCCATTCTTTATTAAGAGACAGAATTCGAGTCTGTTCATCATAGCTTAACACACAAGGTTTATTATCGGGAATGTTTTCTAACATCCACTGTTTTAAGGCCATTATGCAGCAAAGCGGGGTTGTTTGACAAGGGCTGTTTCCACTCGTCTGAGAGATCGTGGTAGTATTTATCCAGGCGATCGATCAGGGCGGTCTCCAGGTCGTGACGTATGAAGAATTCTTTCAGATAGTTGTAAATCGCAAAAAACAGCGGCAGTCCGTCTTTTTGGGCTTTGGTGGACACCGGGATGCGGATAGGGCGATGGACCTTGGAATCCAGGTTGCGCAAAGCCAGGATAATGGAGAACTGTCCCTCGTCTCCAAACTCAAACCCCAATACATGTTCAGTAAAGATACTGCGTTGATATGTGAGTTGGCGAAGGTCGTACGCGCGGCACACATTGTCAATGCAGGTGTAGATGGGGCCCGTGTCTCCGCACTCGCTGTAGCCTTGCATCAAAGTCATCCAAACCGGTGCAGCGTCAGATTTCAGTAAGGCCAGCAAAACTCTTAGCTGCTGCGGGTTGTTATGGAGCAGAGTCAGGTAATCCATAAAGTTGTCGTCCAGCGAGATCAGAGGGGAGGCATGCTTTGTGCTAGCGGTAAAACGCAGGAGCTGTGACAGATTGCCATCGGGATGATTGACGTGCACCAGAGGCTTAGTCCAGCTCTCATCTTCAGGTGGAAAAGTTTCCCCGATAAAGCATCGGCGTGTGAGCTCAAGACAGGTAAAGTTTTTAGGCAGGTAAGCAGAGGTCAGCGTTACCAACAGACTCACCGCCAATATCTTCTGCATGGGTTTTCTTACTTGACAGTTCACTTTTGAGGTTTATTCTGTCCTTGTATGATCAGCTGCTGGAACTTTGCGAGTTCTTTTAGAAAGCTGGAGTTCAGGTCTGGCACTCCTAAAACTTTATATATTCCGTCCACCAGGTTCGAGGTAGCTTCTGCACTAACTACCAAGCTGCTGTTGCCAACTTCAATGACTGCCACGGGTTTGTTGCAGTTGGTTAGCTCCGCAGGGTAGAAAGACACGCTGCTAACTAGTGACCAGGAGGTGAGGCGCTGGTTAGTATAGTTGCATGAGGTGTTGCTCAAAGTGTCATTGCGCTCGCAATTGGCATAGAAGTACATGACGTCATCAGAGTCAGATAATAGGCTGTAACTTGGGTTTACAGGGTAATATGTGTTGTCATCTATTGAATCGAAACTTTGTTGTTCTTCACTGCTTTGTTCATCACTTTCCTCAGTTTCTTCATCTGAGTCTGTAAAGATGATAGAGATAGTTGCATTGCACAAGTCTACAATTTGCATAACTTCGTAGGGATCTGTAGTGGCGTTGAAGGTATCGTTAGGGTACCCGGTGGTAAAGTTAGAGTCCACAGTAACGTTTTCTGTACTAAATGTTGGCGTGATGTTGGTAGTGTTTTCAGCTGCCGAGTTGTTTGTAGTAGTTGAGTTAGCTGTTTTAGTTGCTGATGGTGTACTTGTGTTACTTGCTGGTGGAGATGTCTTGTTAGATGTGTTTGTCGGTGTACTGCTGCCTGCGCTAGTATTTTTGCTGGAGGTTGGTGTAGGTGTAGTAGTTGTACTGTTTGTAGTGGCTGTAGCTGGACTAGAAGCCGGCGACGCTGATGATAAATTGGTAGTGGCAGGAGACGTGGTTGCCTTGGTTGTGTTACTTGTGGCGCTACTGCTGCCTGAGGGACTTGTGCTGCTCACCGTGCTACTGCTGATAGAGGTAGTATTGTTTGCTTTGCTGCTAGTAACAGTGTTGCTGCTCGTGCTACTACTGCTAGCGGTGGATGTATTGTTGCAAGCGGAGTCCCTCGTGATGGCAAACAGCGCAACTAGCAACACCCAGGTTTTCATCGCCTCTTGCATGCCTAGGGATGGGATTCCGTGAAGCTGTTGTACAGGGGCAGATGAGGCGCGGCGATAGACGGATATGACAGGGCGCAAATGTTGATATTAAATATGTCTGGCTGCCTTTCTGCTACCGCGGCACACAGCGTCGCCGCGTCAAACAGGTCTTTCTTGGTCGCGCCCGACACATACAGCTGGTGCACTCCCGTTTCATAGTACGACACGGATCTGGGGAACACGGACCGCACGGTGTCTAGCACGTTGTGCGAGTTGGCGTGGCAGTACTTGAAGGCTGCGATGGCTTGAGGAGTGTGAGGCACTGTCTGGGTAATGATCTGGGGCCCTGCCAACACGGTGATATTGTGCAGCTTCAGCAGAGTGATTTTTAGGTTCTGAAACGCGTTGCCGCAGGCGGCGCTGACCTGGATCTGAATGGCGGTGGAGTCGTACACACGGCTCACGCGAGACAGTTCTTCAAATATGTATCTGTACTTTATTACACAGCTGGGAGCAAAGCGACAGTCGGTGGGGAGAAAGTAAGGTGAGTTGTGGAATTCCTCCGGCAAGTCCGTGGATTCCAGCAGCACGCGGTGGTCCGTCAGGTCTATGGTCGGGACGGCGGGCTGCTCTTCGGACACTTCTGACGCGGAGGGTGAAGGCGACAGCGGCGAAACGGGTCCGGGACAGCTGGCGGTCTCCTCGTCGTCGTCCAGCGAGTATGGGGTGTTTATGTGGATGTTAATCTCCTGGATGGCTTGTTCTCCTCCATTGCAGTTGGGGGCCAGGTACATTTCCCGCTGGAAAGTGTCTAGGATGTCGTCCATGTCTTCCATCCTGTTGCTGGGTCCGGATGGTGTGTCGCTCTGGGACGCGGGCGGAGCTGTATTGAAGACGATGAGGCGTTTCTGCTGCTTAACGTCCCTGGAGCACTTGCGAATCAGCGAAGTGCCGTACGGGTACACGCTCTTGATCAGCTTGGGAGCTGCTGTGGGCTGACTCACGTCACGTGATGTTGATGGACGGGGATGCATGATCCTCACATGGTTCACGTCCTGGTTGTCCGGGGGGATTCGCAGGAACCGCTTCTGCGGCACTACCACAATGGTGCGGTGGGTCTTTCTCTTGTTAGCAGGGGCGAGAGACTTGGAGACGCGGTGCGAGCTGTGGACGATGCTGATGTTGGAATACATGGTGAGGCCTGTGTGTCCTGTGTGCTGCTGACTACCACTGCTTATAGTACGGAGGCGGTGGGTAGTCTTTTTCCTGGTCCAGCCTTTGGTACGCCCAAGGATTCTGTTGGCGCATCAGGATGTAAGCGATGTACAGGAGAGCAAATAGCATAAACACAATGAAGCCGAGGATGGCATAGCCCAGCAGTCCGATGATGGGCCATGCGTCCGGATCGCGCCTCAGGAAAATGTACGTAAGAAGAGAGTGCTTGTTGCCAAGGTGTAGTTTCAGGCGAACTGTGTCAGGAATGTAATCTTTTAGATGGAAGATGTATTCCCAAAAGTGCTGGTTATCTTTGGTAATGTTGCGGACTGTATGTGATGGATGGCAAGTTCCATCAATGTACACATATGCTGTGGTATTCCTGTAAATGCTTTCGTTTAAGCAGGATTTGTCATCATTGACAATGAGACGAAGCTGAGTGACAGTATTGTTAAGCTGAGAAGCAAAGAAAGCCTTTACAGGAACGTTCATAAATTCCCAGGTTTTGTTGACAATTTGTCCCCCCGACGCGATGAATTTGCAAGTATATTGCGTAGTGACATTTGGAGCTGATTGTGTGAGAGTGAAGTATGCGGTACTGCGGTTGTAATGCATTCCTTGTGCTGTAATAAATAAATGATAAGCATGTTGAGTTAATGGAAGCCAACACATTTTACAAGTTATACATTACGTATGTAAAGTGACTGTACTTACTGCTGTTGCTGGTGGTGACGGATCCAAAGCTGGTGTAGTTCCCTTCGCATCCAGTCCGTTGATAACACTCTATAGATATAAGATCACGGGTCGTGGTGTTCAGATGATTGATGTTGGAGATTTTGCATCTCGTTACCGTCACTTGATAGTTATAGCTGTAAGCACTTTCGCATGTAACGTTGATGTCAGGTAACAAAGTTCTGTTGGTTGCAGTGATGTTGGTTGTGGTAACACTGGTAGGAACGCTCGTGGTGTTGGTAGTTTCATTGCTGAGAGTTGTTGGAGACGCTGTCGTATTGCTAGTTGTCGCATTATCAGTGGTGCTGTTAGAGTTCGCTGTGGTTGTGTTCTCCGAGGAGTTGCCAGGACTCGAGGTTGATGTCACAGTTGTATTAGCAGAACTTGTACTCACTGAACTGACTGTTGAGCTGTTAGGTGAACTGGTTACAGTTGTTGTAACAGGAGCGGTGGTACCCGTTGAAGCGTTAGTTGACGTTGGACTCGCAACAGTTGATGATGTATTTGCAGAGGTGGAGGTGCTCGGAGAGCTGGTAGTGGACACTCCGCCGATAATCAGATGGCTAACAAGCAAGGCCGCAAGGGCCACAGGAGACCCGGAGGATCCGGTGCCAAGCATGCTTGTCTAACAGAAAACTGTGCCAACACGCTATATGTATACCTTGTACGTCACTTATGACGCTTGAACTTATAGCTCCATATAAGGCATACGTTAATAATAAATAGTACAAATACAAATTGTGACACTATAACACCCATCACTATTTGGTTTTGTCTCCTCTTAGGCCACCACTGAAGAGCCACCTCGGGGGTTTCAACTAGGTCTGTATCATTAACTATAATGGGACTCATTCTAGAGACGCCGGCAGAAGAAGATACGTTGGTAATTCTTCTAATGATATAGGACTTAACTCCATAAGTACCATTTGATCCCCAACAAGTCACTATACTGTTTTTATAAAAACCATATGGCGCTTCTAATGTTTTATTTAACTTTAGATAGAATAGTGTAGGTCTTCTGTGATATTTGTATCCACTTTTAATAAAGGTGGTGTTATATCTAGTAGTTATCATAATTCCACTTGCTAGGAAGCGAGACTGTCTAGCTGAGGTGTTACAATAGATAGTTAAGTTAGTTGCATTATAATAAATATAAGCCATCTTCACAGTAGGCGCATACAAGTCACCTCGATAGAAAGGAGTTCCACATACGAGCGTCACTACCACCAGCCCGCACCCTAGGCACAGCCAAACAGCGTCAGAAAAACGTAGCATCTTACCACCTCTTCACCGCGGGCTCAAAATATCGCGTTCGACGTGACAGCCATAATTTATAGTTGTACAACTGACCTGTGGTGTCATGGTCCATCTTCAGGATCCCGGCCACGATTACCAGCACTGACAGCAGCACAGAGATGGAGCACAGGAGGCGCGCGTCAAACTCCGGGTCGCACTGCCTCAACTGTTCTCTGTGGGGCACCACACCTGCACACAGCAGGTCCGGGCGCCCTGGGGTCTCCTCCAGCAGCATCCCTACGGTGGTGTGGGGCAAGACAGGGGTGATTATTATCTCAAAGTATGGGGACCACAACGGCTGACGGACATCCAACGCGTACGGATCCGAGGTAGTATGGTTAAAGGCCCAGATTCTGTCAGTTAGATTTATGAACCAATAAAGGTGATTGTCCAATTTGGGTATCACGCATTTCACTTTCACGCCTTCAACGTCTGCACACATCTCTGGAGTGTTCATTCCGTCAGCTATGTTCACCACCACGGTGATAAGTGTCATTGTCAACCACCACGCCACATTCAGGCTACGCAGCATGGCAACAGACCACCAATCTCCACCAACAGATGTCTCTTTCACAGAACAAAAGAGGCCAGGACACTGGAGTCAGGTTATCTACAAATGATTGATAGGATTTATTATCTAGCTTATTATAATAATATATATACATACACATACAAAGTTGGTAATACTGATATGGTATACATGGAACACTGTTGGGTAATCAAGTAGAAACTAACTGCTTGCAATACACAGCACCACAGAGCCACCTACAGTTCATCAGTACCTAGGGCAGCTACTGTGCTTGCCTGCTTGCACATTCTTAGCTAACACTCTTCTTCACTGGGACTCCTGGTTCATGTCCTCGATGGCTTTCTCGATGGCCATGCTCAGGTTCTCCAGTTCTTCGTCTTTGGGTTCATCAAACTGGCCCACCGCATACATCTTGGAGGCGTTATCATAGATGGGGAGCATGAAGGAGTTGGTGTTCTCTGCAGAGAAGATGCGGATGGCCACCTGTTTGGGGAACTGCTGGTTCAGGGGAATCAGCACTTGTATGGCTCCCAGGAAGTCCACGGGGGTGGCTGCATGGACAATCACCGTGCGGTAGTCAGATGAGCGGGGGCACAGTTCGTTGGTGTGCACGGTCTTTATATCCCATGCGGATCTGATTCCTTGCTGACAGGCCTCGGCGGTCTTGCGGGTGGCATCAGCACTGTGCACGTGGGGCATGGTGTGTTCCATCAGGAAAGGAGTGGAGATGGCTAAGTTACAGATCCTTCCCAACCTCACTCTGGCCTGATCCACGGCCTCTTTCACTTCATGGGTGCGGGTATAGATCAGCATGATACCTCTGTTGTTCACTTGCATGCTTTTGCAGATGTTCACGGTTTCAGACAGCACCTGGTGCACGTTGGTCAGGGTGAAGGGCAGGTTTTTGTACTCCAGTGACCTGCTGGTGGCACGGAACATGCGAGACACTTCACCGGCTTTCACCCTGCCTCTCTTGGTCTCCACTGTAGGAGTGGTGAAGACAATTCCAGCTTTCTCCCTCATGGCACTTCTCACCTTCTCACAGTCCAGGGAGGCCATTCTCTTGGTGGTCTTGGTTTTGGGAGTCTTGGGCTTCTTGGCACTGGTGGTGATGCCAGATGATGTGCTGGGCATCACCACGGGAGGAGGCGGTGTGGGAGGAAGAGGGGAGATGGGAGAGGCCAGTGTGCTGGGTGAAGACCCCCCTCCACACTCATCACAGCACTCGGAGTCACTGCTGGAGGAGGAAGAGGAACTCTCCACAGACATTTGACCCAAGGATCCAGTAGTCTGGGTGGTCATTGTGAGCTTGACACCTGGTTGTGAGGAAGATTCTTGAGAGACCGAGTGCTCCTCCTCGTCTTCACTGTCTGAGATCACAATAAAGCCAGAAGGAGAGGTTGGTTTTCTGCTGGACTTGTGTTTGTACTTGAGTTGCAAGCAATCTTCACCGGGCTCTGTCTTGATCTCCGAAGCGGCCAGCATGCACGTGGGAGGCACGGGCGGTTTAATAATGATCTTGGTAGGGTGGTTGGCCTTACGGGATTTTTTCCGCTCACTGCCGCTGGTATCAGGTGGAGAAACAGTTGTGACGTTGGGCAGCGTCTGGGGCTGAGTGCTGACACCCTGAGGGATGCCTGGGGCGGTGGTGGTGAAAGTTGAAGTGGTGATAGTGATACCTGCTGAAGTCTGGTCAATGCCAGCTTGATTGACAGCCTCAGCAAGAATGTCATCATCATCATTACCACCACCACCTGAGTCAAAGAAAGACACGGGACACACTTAGTACTTTTGGAACAGGGAAACATTTATTGATCCACAGTACACAGGACAAGGACACAATATCTTCCCAAGTTCCCACCAGACATAAGTCTCAGACACCAAGTAACAACAGTGTCCTATGTGAGTATATATTGTATACATGGAGTATATAACATAGAGTATATAGAGTATAATATAAAGTATATGGCAATCATATCATGTTAATACAGTTAAACAACAGGGGGTTACATACAATTAGTACATTAATTCCTAACTGACTGGCTAAGGGGCACAATGTTTGAGTTATAGGGACCAGCCCATATAACTATCTGTCTTTACTGGTGGCTCTTCTTGCTTCTGGTCACCATGGGATGAATGCTGGTGGGTGGTTCTGGTTCCTGCTTCACTTGAGGCTTCCCAGCTTTGAGCATGATCATCTCTACCTCACTCTCTGTCAAGGATTCTTCCTCACTCTCCTCCTCAGGCTCTTCCTCAGCCTGCCCTTCAGCCTGTCCTGTCTCAGCCTGCCCTTCCTCTGCCTGTGCAGCCTGTCCTTCCTCTACCTGAGTCTCCTCCTCAGCCTGAGTGTCAGCCTGTTCCTCTTCCTCACTCTCTGCCTCAACCTCCTCATCTGTCTCAGCCTGTTCCTCCTCTTCCTCGCTCTCATCTTCTGATTCAGACCTCATACGGACAGCAGAGAATGGGTCACCACCAATGATGTTAGCAAGTAGTTCCTCATCCTCAGCTTCTTTGATAACTTTTCTAAAATCCTCAAGGCTTTGAGTTTTCACCTTGTCAGTTCTATCTACCACCATTTTTAAGAACATGTCTCTAGCTAATGCCCTGATCTTAAACTCCATTTTCTTAACAATCTCCTCTACTGTTATCTGAGGATTTCTGAGCAGCATGTCAGCAGTCTCATGGCAGATGAAAGCACTGAGAGTGTTGACCCATGATGTTGCCTGAGTTACAGGTGGAAACATCTGCATCATGAATTTCTCAGTTGTAAAGGTGGCTTCCTTACGGAGGGCCAGCTTAATGCTCTCCAGCATATTCTTGAACATGCCACTGAAATTGGTAATTTCATTTGGCTCCCTATCTAACATATCCATCACTTGTTTGCCCTGTCGCACAACATCCTCCATGCCATCATGTTGAGGCAGACCTCTTAAGAACATGATAGCTGCCTGCTGACTGTTGATTGTTTTGGGCATGCATATGGAGTTTACTGCCTGCACTGAGTATGCATAGATCATGTAGTGCAGTGATTCATAAATGGCTCTCTGTTTCTGTCTCTGCCTGTCCTCTATAATCTCTTCCAACTTTTTAGTGAGTTTCACAGCCATTTGGGCAGTTAGCTTAACAGCCTCAGTATGTTTCTGGCTGATTTCTGAGCCATGTGGCATCTGATAATCACACAGCATGTGATATGTGTTTTCTAAGATGCCTTTCCCATCCTTAAAAGGATCAGATAACTTGCTTAGCACTCTCATGGCACCTTCCATCTCATTCTGTACTTCTCTAAATTCTTTGTGCATTTCTAATCTAACTTGATTTATCTGGAAAAGGCCTTCATTTTTGTGGCTTGTGTGGTTTCTCATAAGTCTGAGCTTGATCTGCCACACTGTGGGAAGATAAAATCATGTAAGTATGTGTATATGCATGTGTGCAGTGAAAGAAATAAGACAACACACAAGGCATACTTACCGACGCTTTGCGTTTGTCTTATAACATCTCCAGGGTTTTCCAGCAGTATCTCTTCAAAGGACTGCATGTTCACCTCATTAGGCACAGGTGAAAGGTGGAGTAGGGGGTCACCCAGGTTAAGGACAACATTTGTCTCTTGTTCTAACAGCTTTTCCAGGAACTCCACTGCCTCCTGTTCTATGTCTTTGTCTTCACGTCTATGGGCAACATAGTAGGGGCATATATGAGACAGGGTTTCATACACACCAGACACAGGTTTAATACACTTTATTAGAAAAATACCTATACAGTACCTTGGCATCTTAGGTGGAGATGGGCCAGGTGCAGGAGGAGGACTAGAAGAGGGTCCCTCACCGGGGTCTTCCTGATCACTCTGCTCATCATCAGCCTTTCTCTTGAGCTGTCTGGGGTCCATCTTTGCAGGTGCTTGGTGGTGTTGTTTTGGTGTGACTGAACTCAAATCTAACTGGAACATGGAACGCAGAGTAAGTCTGTGCTACCTTGGACTCAACCTGATAACCCACCTCAACAAGGCTGCCCCAGGAGGGACTATAACAACAGGTGAAAACGGGGCTGGATCCCTTACCTCCTCTGCTAGTACTCATCATGATCATCAGCCACCTGGGTCTGCTGAGGCATTATCTCCTCTCTCGACGGTATTAACAACGGTGCTGGCCTTAAGTGGCATGCTGCTGGTGGTGCTAGTGGTGATTGGACTCAACATTGGCTCAACTTACTGGAGCCGGGAAGTGGAGGACGAACTGGAGGAGACACCCAGTCGCCTGGACACGGCCACTACCTCTATAGGCGTCTATACTGTGGACTTATGTGCTTAAACAGTGTGTAAATAAAGCCTGTGGACGAAATAACGTGTATATATGTGCTTTTTACTTAGTTGGCACCGTGCCAAGATTTTATTTCTGGCGGACAGCCAGTTGGCATATAGCCACATCTCGAATGCACCGTCACCGTTGGCATGAAGCCACACTGAAATGCACCATCACCATTGGCATAGGGCCAGCATGCAGCGTCACCGAGTTGGCATAGGGCCAATAGGGGCGTATACAGAGACAGCACCGTCACCATATGGCATAGGGCCAAGGTATAGATAAGCATGGCGTCACCGATAGGGCGGGGCCATTGGAAATACCGTCACCGATAGGGGGCTGCACCCATAAGCAATAGCACCGCCTCCATAATCAATAGCACCCGCCCATAAGCAATAGCGCCTCCCATAATGGGGCTGGCTCATGTACGTCCAGCCCCCTATATATAGCATGCATATACATAGGCCCGCCCACCTCCCTATATATTCTATAGGGCCCATAGGGGGCGTGGCAATATGGCGGTATGCCGCCATATTGGATTCCTATAGAATCTATAGCATCCGCATGTACTTACATTAGTTGGCACGCTGTAGCCGCATTCCAATGCACCGTTCCCGGCTATGGAGGCTGGTCCGGTCCCCGCTTCTTCCAATGGAGCTCCAACGACGTCCGCAGGCAGAATGGCGGTTCCCTAAACGCGCATTGCTTATATAGACCGCCCAGTCCCGCCCATTGACGTAAGTGGACCGCCCATTGACGTCAATGGGGCAGTACCTGGCAAGCGTCGCGGGCCATTTACCGTAAATGACGTCAATGGGAGTACTGCCAATGTACTATTTCAATGCCAAGTTACTATTAATAGTATTGATGTACTGCCAAGTGGGCCATTTACTGGCATTGACGTCAATAGGGGGCGTGGGAAAGGATATGAATGGGCAATGAGCCACCCCATTGACGTCAATGGTAGGTGGTCCCTATTGACGTCAATGGGAGGGTCTATTGACGTATACGGAACCCTATATATGGACATTCATTATAATAATGGGAGGGGTATAATGACTCATATAGGAAAGCCCATATATGGAATATCATTAGCATATTGGGGAGGGGCTATATACGTCATATCCATTACCATATATGGATAGTCCATTGGCATATAGCCATAGACCAGTATTGATCCTGGCTATTAGCCATATTGGGTATTGGCTATAATGATCAATCACTATTGGCCCAGTGCCATGGCCGCCATATTAGTTGGCATGGTACCAAGACCCCTCCCCATTCTTGGCACCGTGCCAAGTAGCCCACCCCTCAATTGGCACGGTGCCAAGTCCGCCATATTGAATTGGCACATTGCCAGGTCGGCCATATTGGATTGGCCTTGTGCCAGGTCCGCCATATTGAATTGGCACAGGGCCATGGGGGCCATTTTGAATTGGCCATATGCCAAGTCCGCCATATTGATTTGGCCAAGTGCCAAGTCCGCCATCTTTGTTGGCACCATGCCAAGTCGCCATTTTGAACTTGGCACGTTGCCAAGTATTTTTGGCACGGTGCCAGGTCGGCCATATTTGTTGGCACGGTGCCAAGTCGCCATTTTGGAATTGGCACCGTGCCAAGAATTTTTGGCTCCGTGCCAAATCCGGATTTTTCTTGGCACCGTGCCAAAATCGGGATTTTGCGTTTTTTGGACTTTCCCGACACGGGGGAATTGATCCCGCATAGTTTGGAGGCTCTACGGGCCTTGGTTTTCCAGATATCCCGGGGGGTATTTTCTGGCGAAACCTTGGCACCGTGCCAAGTCTGGGATATGAAAAGTACGGCGTCTGGGCACCCTGACGGCGCTATTTTTCACGCTGTTTGGAGGCCCGAAACGGTGGAAAAATCAGCTCGTTTCGGACCCCTTCTCAGACACAATTTTCACTCATTTCTGGACCCTTTTTGGGTCCTATTTTTACCCCACCGGGGGGTCATTTTTCACGCATTTCAGACCCCTTTTTTTGGTCATTTTGGGGCCTGTTTTTCACCTATTGTTTACCCATTTTCAACCCTATTTTTTACCCCTCAGGGGGGGTATTTTTGACCTCCTCAACGGGCATTTTTGGTCCCTTTTTCAGTCCATTTTTGAGCTCTCAGACACCCATTTTTTAACCGATTTTACGCCTCATTTGGGACCCATCTGGGGTCCCATTGTAACCAATTTCATGCCTAATTTTTGGCCCATGTTGGACCCATTTTTCCACCGTTTCAGACCCCATTTAAGACCACTTTTTCATTCATTTTGGACCCTCTTCAGACCCCATGTTCGGCCTTCGAAAAGGCCAATTTCGGGACCATTTTCCACTCATTTCACACCCGATTCTGGACCCATTTTACACCTATTTCAGACTGATTTTCAACTCCTCTCGGACCCAAATTTGCACCCATTTTACACCCATCTCAGGCCCATTTTTTGGCCATTCTCAACTTCGTTCGCAAGCCATTTTACACCTGTTTCTGACCCGTCTCGGAGCCCATTTCGGACCCATCTCAACCTCATTTTTAACGGCTACGAGGCCAGTTCTCAGACCCATTTAGACCTCAAATTTTACCTCTCTGAGACCTGTTTTTAGACCGCCTGGAACCTCATTTTTACCTCACCTGAAGCTCATTTATAGACCGTTCCGCACTCAATTCCAGGCCTCTTTCAGACCAGTTTTGTACCCACTCGAACACCTTCCAACTCGCAGAAAAACCACTCACACTTAACACAATGACAAGCAAGTTTATTGACCTGAGCAGAGAATAACCAGTTCGCGTGTATAGTTGCCATTATACAATGGGTAAACAGAATCCGGTGGTTCTGAGATGATATGCACATGAGTCCTGTATTCCGTACTTGAGTTAGACATGTTGAGACTGGCGTTTCCGGCGGTTGAGGTATATGGCATGCTAGACAAAGGAGTGCTTCTGGTTGCAGTTGAAAAAGCAGCATCAGTTGTATGAGGTATTGCTGTTGTGTTCACCAATGTTCGGTTGGCAGCAGTTCTCGACGTGGCGTTCCTTACAGAAACACCGCGCAACAGTCCGCGGGTCATAGTTGTGTTCCGTCCGTATTCCAGAGTCTTATTCAGAAACCAGTTAAAGTCTACGAAGGGACCTCGTTCCTTTGGCTGGCTGACCCATTCATATTCAATTGTATGAGCTGCGCCCAAGATATATTTGGTGTCGTCGTAGTGACTGGCACAACGTACAGTTCCATTGGGACGGACAAACAGTCTAGGAAAAAAAGCAAAGGAAAAGTGGAGATGGTTGACCCTTTGTGAAATCTTCATAAGGTGTTCGGTTTTGTACGAGGGAGGGGGGTTAACTTACGGGGTGTAACGGCAGTCCGGCAGCTTCCTGTTGATCATGTCCCTGGTTAAGTTTCTTTCCAAAGGCATTATAACTTTTTCTGCATTTGTTAAATTTGGTGGGAAGCAAATCTGCCCAATATCGCAGCTTAGTCTGTTGAAGGATTTGACAAGTTAGAATTCTGTTGCGCTCCAAGTTTAAAGTTTACATATTAAGAAAAAAGTTTCGGGAGTGATACGTACGAGACCGTGTGGTTCCTGCAGATTTTGAAGTCGGTACAGTTGACGGGCAGGTAGTTCACGCTAACCATCTCGCAGCACGCAGGTGGTATGTCAGTTACATACTTCGGGTGAGTGGATGGAAGAAATCCCAACAGAGCGCACACCATGTACAGTACAATCATAACTTCAGCTTGATGCTACTTTCTTGGAGGCCTGGTTGTGGCGGCTGGTTCTTCTTTAACAAAAAGATTGGGACGGATGCAGATGCTGTTAAATTTTCTATTCGGGTCGGTCAATTCAATCCTCACTTGAAACGTGATATAATTGGTAAACGCCGCTGCCGTGGTAGTTACTCGCATCTGACAGATGTGCATCTCAGGGCCGTCTTTAACTTTGTAGAGAAGGGTTCTGTTATGCTTGGGTTTCATGTAACGACGGAATGCATCACTGTCCTCTTTCGTAATCTCGGGAACCGTTGCTTGTGGTGACGCTGCCACATTCGTAAAGGTCCGAAATATGGAGTGGTTTCGACCACTGGAAAAAGTTAGATGACAGTGATTAGCAATACATCTTTTTTTATTCACACCTGTGGATTTTTTCTGGCGCATACAATTTGAAATCTTACCTGAGATATGTGACGAGTTTATTCACCCAGGGGGATGGTTTTTCCACGAGGTGTTGACCGAACTTTGTACGTAAAACGTACAGTGATTCATTTCCACAGTGAGAGGCGTTTGATTCAACATCGTAAGATTCAAAGAGTCCGAAGTCTTGCGGAGGAGATGCATACGTAGGGCATAGCTTGTCCAAATGCAGCTGTAGAGCAGTCGCCATACCGAGAAGCAGGCATAACATGCATACACATAATTGGCAGTAAGGAGTCATTGCTTTTTTATTGGCAAACGAATGGATAGGAAAAGGTTCCGTCTCCAGAAGATGCTGCTTGCGCTGGCACCAAAGGCGATGAGGTTTCGACTGGCGATGTTTCGAAAAGATGGCACTTTCCAAGTTGCGACTTTGCCGTTTTTTCCAGTTGTATATTGCGGATAGCGCGTCTTGAATTCTACGTTGAGACTCTTTGCGATTTCTGGCATGAGATCCTGGAACGTGTTCACCAGGAGTGACACTTCCGTCACGTTGATTCTGAAATATATACACTCATGATGGACACGCCTATTGACAGTACACGATGTGAAAGCGTAACGGTAGCGTGAGGCAACTTACCTTTGTAACGCACCTAGATTATCGTACCCGTGACTCATATCATAGTGATATGTTATGGACGCGTTGACAATTCGTTCCAAGAACTCATTCCGACGCGCGTCTGAAATTGGTTTTGAACACACATCCCAGTAGCTGTCTGGTCTGTCGTACGGAGTGAAATTCGCATACAACTCGGAACAGAAACCCTGAACTCCGACCGCGCCGCACAAGACAACACAGACGCAGATACACACACACCGTACACCCATGTTGTGTTCTAGAAAAACCTTTATTGACAGCACGTTATTTATACTCAGTTGTCATCACATTCTGGTTCCTTCAACGTCACTTCTTGGGTGCTGACTTGCATCACATTAGATGCTGGCAGTACCCACGAATCCGAAGGCTCGGTCATGGCTTGCGTAGCGAGTTCCTTATAGATAGACATGTAGTAATGGATGTTCTCGTCATCGTCTGGCTGACAGTCAATCATAATAGACGAGGGCCGCCCGTAGTTCGGATTTACCAGTGAAATCAAGTCTCCTTTCTTGTCAAAGTACATGACGTGGTTCTCCGCCGGATCCTCGTCGGTCATAGACTCCGTATCAGAGTGAGACTGACGTAGAGGCTGGTACTCATTCTCATACCTGTTCCTCTTCTTGGTGGACATGCGTTCGCTCTTGAGCAATTTTGCAGCTTCCTCCTTCGTTCCCAAATAAGAATTCGCGGCATGGCGAGAGTGGAACGCGCCGTACAGCGCAGCCACTAACACCACAAGTAAACATAACAGTGCTACCGTGGAAGCACAGTAAATAACAATCCCTAAAAAGTCTCCTAGCGGAAAGGGTACAGAGGTAGCCGCCGCTGCTGCGGTCGCGACGGTTGTTGCGTTGACAGTGCTGCTGGTAGTGGTGGCAGTGCTGTTGGTAGTGCTAGCGGTGCTGGTGGCAATGCTGCTGGCAGTACCATTTGTAGACGCGGAACTGTTCGTCGTCACTGTGGTACTGGTGCTGGTAGTCATTGCGGCAGCGCGACACCTTCAGGGTGGTTTATAAACACCCAGGCACGTGATGAAGAAACAGCGCACCCGCGTCGGTATCACTGGGGTCGGGGCGCTCGTTTTAGAAGTGCGCCGATCAGGGAAATGAGCACCACGGTGATCAGTGCAGGGCTTCGCATGAGCCGAGTTAAAAACCCGAGGTGACGATAGATTTCTTTCTTCAGTGAGTCTGTACGCTTCTGTCTTGGCGGCTTCGCCAGCTGGTCTTCCGTGAAATGATATTGCACGGCCCCGAAAGTGATCTGGGTGTTTTTCCAATACAGAGAAAAGTGCAGACGCACCCAAGGGTAATAGTCCTTAGTCTTTTTTATAATAGCCTCATGAATGACTCCGTCGAGCATGTCCCGAGCCGTAACTTTAACGTCGCGGCAACGGTGCGTTTCCCCATGGGTAGTGGTGAAGTTAATAATAAGGTTAGGCGTTTTTGGGTTGCTAATAACCAAATTACTGAAGAGCTCGTCGTCCGTCTGGATTCCAAAGGTGTGGAATTCGACTTTAAAAACGTCCTGCAAATTTAGTTGAGACTCGATGGCGGTGTGCAGGTACAGAGCGAATCGGGCGTAGTCTACAGCGGGATCGGAGAAGCGTTGCGGGAGGTTTTTTGCAAATGAGATGTACGCCACATATAGTCCAACGTTCCGTTGCATGGGCTGTATTCGCAGGGACAGGTCAACATTGACAAAGTCCTTGGTCTGAAACACAGTGGTCTTAACGAAGTAGTCGTGCGGGTGTTTGGACATCTCCGTAGCGTTTCTAAGATCCCACGATTGCATGACCCAGATGGGATAGCACGTCATGCTCTCCCAGTCTATACACATGGCCCAACCGAACTCCGAAAACGAAGAGTAGGCGGCAAACTCGAAATGAAATTCAGGACGGTAAAGGTCATCAGCTTTTTCAGGCGAGCGGAGCATCTCGGTATGGACCCTGCCGGTAACGTCCGCAGAGCCGACTAGCGTAGGGAGGGCGCAGAGAGAAAGTGCGGCAATCAGGAGGCCGACGAGCGGAGCGCCCATAATGGAAGCTAGAGAACCACACAGGAGACCACGAACATCCAGAGAATGAAAACTGCAGATACTAAAATAGCGAGATAGGACGGGTCGTGATGGGTAGATATAGCGCACGACGTGGTGACGAGGTCCGGAGAACCAGCTCCACAGACCTCCTGCGAAGCGTAGCATATGCAGTGCAGAGAAAGCAAGCCGAAGCAGTACAAAAGAATCTTCATCCCAGCAGCCACCATCTGCTGCGCCGATAGAGTATGGCTTCGTTGTGTTGTGAAGCCTTCTTCTTCAGATGTGCCAAGTAGTGTTTTCTTGTGACGGTCCAGCCGGGCAATTTTAATTGGGTGTCCAGCACCTGATACAGGCCGTCATCATCTTCGACGATCCGGTAGAACAGTTGGTTGAAAAATACCCGGACGTCTTTAACATAAGGGTTTAGGCAGACTTCAGATTTGTTCGGCATAACAGCAATAACTTGCTGTCGGGTACAGTTTTCAGTTGGGGCAATAGGCTTCACATAAAGTGCTTCTCGTGGAATGGTTTCTAACCAAGGGCCTTTGACACACCCAGACAATACTGGTAGCTTGGTTTTGGCATTGGACCAAAATGTAAACGTGAGCAAAATAACACTGGTGATGTGCGAGTGTAAACCTGGGATGCGTTTCATGTTTATGCAACTAACGTTTAGGGTTCATCGTACCGTGGAACACGTAGTGCCTTTTACATTCCGTAGTCTCGTACCGTTTCGTGAAAGTATTCGTACCATAGTTAAAAAATGTAATGGGCGGATTAGGACATGACAGTACATATTTTGTTTCTGTACACTTGTCTCGTGCCCGCTTTGTTGGTAACAGACGGCGGATTGACTGACATGCACGCATGTTTTTGTTGGTACATTCTGATAGTAAACGGTTAGTTCGTATTTATCGTAGACAGGACTTTTTGAAGATAAACGCATCTTGTTATTCATGATATTGTGTGGTAATGGTTAATGCAGCTGTAACGCAGTTGTGCCCCACGCAATCACCTAGATTAGATACTGAAACGCAGACAGAAAAGCGCCCCAATCTTACAACGGAACGATTAAGAGTACACGCATAGTTTTATTAATAAAGACAAGACAACTAATTTTCTATTACAGAGTGAACCTTTATTGTGAGTTTCGTTGTTCTTTAATTTTATTTATAAACTTTTTTCCCATTGGAGATTCTGGATCCAAGCAAACTTCGCGTCCGTCTTTGAGCTTAGCTCTGTAGAGATAAAATATAAATGAGTTCAATGTATATTGTCAAAGTTTGATGTTAGTGTTGCATAACTTACATTAATTCTTCCTTGAAGCAAACGCGTGTTGGGGGATGCAGGTTTACGCGGTGAATTAACTTCCAATTAACCCACGGTGCTGTGTTGAGACAAAGACACTGTTGCGCCATGTCAGAAATAACGGTGCCAGATAACAGCGCGATTAGCAGGGTTGCTGATAACACTTTAAAACCTTGCATTGCGATTTAATTTTGTAGCGCTATGTTATGTTGTCAAAACAATTAATCGTATTGTTTGCTACTGTCCAGAATGAGTTTCTAATTAGCATTGTGGAGTGTCCGTATTCTCTTATTGGGTTAGGAAACGTTGCCAACTTATCCGGTGTGGTTTTAGGCATGTAGACTTTCAGCCAAGTTGGATGTGATTAATGATGTGTTATTTTTAAAATCCTTTTTCCCATGCGGGCTTCGGTATCCAAGCAGACTTGTTTTCCATTTTTCAAGGTAGCTATAATTTCGACGTGAGGGCAATCAGCCCCCGGACTTTTAATATCCACTTTGTCAATATTTCTTGGATTAAGTCGTTGTACTCCTTGTGTGCACTGACAACGTAATTCGTGTGCAGATTCGCTGCATGCAATTAGGGTCATCAGCAGCAGAGCGATACCCAGAAACCGAGGATTGTAAAGGACCTTCATGGCGGTTTGTTTTTCTTAATCTGTTGTTTTGTCTTCACAAACGTAACCGTGGGTTGTTGGGTGTTCGGCGCCTCGCTAGAGATAAGCATCTCGACGTTGTATTCTGATATTAATTATGAACGTCCAGATGATACGGTTTAAATCTGTGGCACAGTCTGCAGTCCCAGTCGTGTAGCCTATGTAACGCAGGTTTTTTATCTTTTCTGATATAACACCAGGCTCCAGAAGATGTGGGGAGTTTGTCTTTGTATGTTTCATAATCTAAACATAGCGGTGTGTCTCTGAGTGTATGGTTGAAATATGCTACAACTTCTGTGTGTTCGCATCCAACGTGGGGGTTTTGAATCCAAACACATTGAACGCGACCAGATGGTATACGTCCTTTGTAACGATGCACACAGTTGCACCGGAATCCTATATGATGACCGTAACTTAACATAACGATACACATCAAAATACATAGTATATAGGTGCGCATAACGATTCAGTTACCGGTAACTCTTTACGTTATAATTTTTCCCTGGACAATCATTATCGTACCTGTTTGCTTTTCACAATATTTCACCCTGCATTCCCCAGTCCGGGAGCCACCACCAAGGGTCTCCATATGAGTCCGATCTCAGTTTATCGTACAGATCATGTGCAGTGCAATTCGAACATCTAACTGGCACGCGGGTACCGTTGATGCGTTGTACGCAGTAAGGTCCGTTGCCATCGTTTCCAGATCCATGGCGGTGAAGGGTCTCGTTCACGAATCCGTAGCTCAGACATATTGAGTGTTGCGGCTTTCCATTCCTCTTCACCGAGGGCGGAAAGTGAGCTAAGGCTTCGTTGCCGCATGGTGGTCCGGATCGATGCAGCCAGAGGCAGTCCGCTCTGGGTGGTATGAACTTGGCGTGCTTGCTATGCTTGCATGGACAACGCCTCACCTTCGCCACGGCTCGTACCAGAGATAAGTAGCAGCAACAAAAGATTAGACAGGTTAGCAGCAGACAGTATTGCATCGCCCCGGTCAGGTCAACGGAAATCAGATAAGTGCTCTGGGTCTGGGCCAAAAGGTTAGCAGCAAGAACACAGGTGCACATTATATGCGTGCCCCTGTGGACAGTAGTATGTGCGTCACGGGCTGACGTCTGAGGTAGGGAAGGTCTCCGATGCGATCCACGCACCCGGGACCCAGTCCGAGACTTCAAGTTTCTTCAGGATTTTATCAGGGATAAGGCGCAGAGTGACAGCAGATATGGCGCTATGCCTCCGGAGGACGAGGGAGCGTTTGCGTGAGGTAGCCATCAGTACGGTGCAGGCCCCATGGTCGGCGGTGTAGGACGCGTGGTGCGTCAGGTGCTCCCATCGTCCGGGTCCGTCGCGAGGTCGCGCGGACAGTAACTGCACGGCGTTGTGGTACTGAATAAAGACCATGATGTCGTCGTCTGGTTGTGTTTCGAGGGGACCGATGCGATTTGCAAACGGGCTTATAAAGCCACCCAGACGGAAATATTCCGCGTCACGGTTTCCGCGGATTGGCCACATGGCATCACGCGTCTCTCTCTAATATATAAAGTGCTCACGGGACGGATCGCGCAGGTAGAGGGTTACACGCGGAGGACACGAATAAGGAAGACAGATATCAATCACCGACTCGCAACATCATGCTGAGATTGCTTTATTATCATGCGTGCAATGTAGTTGTGTGAACGGATCATGGTTACTATACAGAAACATCAATCAATGAGACAGACAGCCAGGATAGGCATGTTGCTATGGCGGGAGGTGGCCCAAATGGGGAACGCAGAACAAACATCACATATGTGCTTTTGGGTTATGCCGTGGTTATGCCATGGTTATGCCGTGGTTACGAAATCTTCTCGTACATATACGCCGTCAGCGTCTTGCCGTACGTGGTGTTCAGCAGGAGCAGCCTGCAGCCCAGGATCAGCAGGATGAGGGAGAACAGGAACGCCACAAACACCAGCAGGAACCACCAGTCCCGGCTGGCGGAGTCGTCGTCCTCATAGTCCGAGGCCAGCGAGTGGTTGCCAGAGTGCTGGTGGTTGTGCTGGCCCTGGCCCGGTTTCAGATGCGCGGTGGCGTTCACCGACCGGCACCTAACATTCTGAGTACTGGTACAGTTGGCAACCATCACTGACGAGGACGCGTTGCACGTGTCGCATGTCGTACAGTTAATGTTCTCGGTGGCGTTGTTGTACGATCCCGAGGGACAGGGCTCGCAGACGGTCCCTGTAGTCTCGCTACAGTTAGTCTTTACCCGGTAGCCCGTACTGCTGCACTTCGGGCAGCACTGTGTGCCCGCGGGATACTCGCCCGCGTTGCACGGGGATGCGGGGGACCCATCTGCCAGGACAAAGGTCCAGACGACCGACAGTAGCAGCACAGTTTTCCAGGTTGGCTCATGGTTGCGATAGACGCGCCGCCGTCTCGTGGCTGACCCTATTTCGCGGCGCTGTTGACGGGCCAGCGGGTGTGGTACGAAACAGCGTCAGGTAAATACACGGCGTTTGTCCGCCATGTTAGATTTCCTCCCCCACCCAGGAACATATCCACATTACCCGCAAACACCCAGCGACCCCGGCTGAAACAACACGCGCACACACTCATTTATCATAAAAGCTTACAAGCGTCTCTTTATTTCACTGTACAAAGGGGGATCATCATTGTCGTCGGGGTAAGGCGGCTCGGGAGACTCGCACTCAAACAGCGCCTCGTACGACTTGCTGCACTCGTCGTCGTAGTCATCATCGTCCACGCTGCAGTACAGCTCGTCGTACTCAGCCGCGCGCACAAACAGTCCAGACACGGGTCGGTAGCCGTGCTTCTTCTTTTGGAAGCGCTCGTAGCGGCGGTAGCACTTTCCGCACGTCATGCGGATGATCAACATCAGTGCCGCGCACAGGGCTCCGATCAGAAACACAGTCAGCCCCAGTGTCACCCAGGGTAGTTCAATAAAGTCATCCTCCTGTCCATCATCAGGGAACAGATGGGGGTGTATCTTGCGGCGCCGGGGAACCTGGATGCGAAAGCAGTCCCCGTCCAAGATGTACTGCTGCACGACGGGCCAGCAGCGATCGGGTGCACTCGGAGGGCAAGGCGGTTTGTGGTTGGAGCGGTTAGTAGTGGCCAAGTAGTAGAACACTCGATCAAAGCCGTAGAAAGTCCCGCACGTGTGGCGCTGCCACTCATTGTACCCGGCGGTCCAGATCTTGTCACCGTCGGCATTGAACCCCAGCTTGGGCTGGCAATCGGGTTCCCCGGGCCGCTGCAAAGTCTCTACAAAAGTGATAACCGTAAACCGTTTCTCGATGCGTCCGTGGCTGGCATTGCGCAACACGCAGTCAAACATGGCAGTGGTGTTATTCGTCACGTTCAGAGTCAGGGCGATGTAATGAGCGAGCCCCAGGTCCACAAAGCTCCAGCTGGCATTCGATAGACGGCCGGTCAGATCATCTCTCACCAGCGTCCCGTTTGTCACATTCACCATGAGTTCATGACCTGCATACTCTGATTGACAGAAACGGGCGCGGATGGAAACCATGGGCCACGAGTGAGGCAGAAAGGTGCAGGGAATAGTGATCTGCGATCCCAGCGGCATGATGAGGGGCGCCGGGGAGTTGTCCTCGTAGCATTGGTCCCATGACAGGTGGTCGATGTCCGTCGATCTCGCTCCCGGGGCCAGGCTGCTGATCAGGACGACGGCCAGAGCCGCTACGGCACGCCGCACCGGCATGGCTGCGACCCGTGGCACCATCGGTCGTGGTACGGAGAACTCCACGCTGGGAAACCTGTCCTGAATAGTCCGTTCCCGGCCCAATCCAACGTACGCGGGGCGTTTGGAACAGCGGCCCCGCTCCGTTATCAGCTGCGCGGTTTCATCCTCCGTTCCGTTCCTCGCCGACCCTCTCGGAAACCGCACGGGACGCATGGTCGCGGCGATCGCCGACCACCGCCGGCTGGCCGCACCGTGTTCCGCTCCGCTTGGCTTCACTGCGGCACGGGCTGCGGGCTCATGGGCTCCAAGATCAACACAGTCTCCTCAAAGGTGGGATCCTGGTCTTCTTCCAGCCTTCTCGCTCCCGATCTCTTTTTGAACACCAGGAACGGAGGGTTCAGATAGCGCGAGTAGCGATTTTTCCAGGGCTGGGCGCAGCAGATGGCGATGAGGATCATCAACAGGATAATGCCGGCCAGTACAGTGGCTACCAGCGTAGGAAGTTCCATAGCAAAAGAGCGCTGGCTCGGCTGGCGAGTCCTTGGGCCAAAGGCAGCGCAGACGGGGAACGGTGAAAACTTTTATTGGGATCTGGTGCCGTTTGATGATGGCCCGTCCCACGTCCGCTCGTGTGCTTCAGGGGGTGTTCTCAGTTTCTTCTTGGTTTTCCAAGGTGGTTTCCACATCGTTCTGGATGCGCACATGGACTTCCACTGCGGTTTGCACAGCGGTCTGCTGAATCAGTGGCTGCTGACTTGTTGGCTGCTCGGTTGTTGGTTGAGTTGGCTGCTCGGTCAAAAGTCTGGTAACAGCGGATCCACCTTCAATGGTTACCACTGTCTGTTTAGGTTGCGATGACCGCATGTTAACCATCTCTTCGCCTCCTTCGCAAGGCGGCGAGTAGTACTGCACGGGATCGGGTTTGCCGCCGGGCCCGTAGCGCCAGCGGTCCATCCACTTGTTATAGTGTCTGGCTAGCCATTGTCCCACTGTTTCGTACGTGCCATCTTCCAGCATATTCAAAGTCTTAAATTTCCTAATGTCGCAGCCATACCTGTAGCAGCTAACTATGCACTGACAGGTGAAGACATCAATCATCGCCGCCCAAGCCTCTCGCGGGTAGTGGCAGAGAAAGATGATACCTGCTATAGTAATTAGCAAGCAGATGGCGCCGAAGACTAGCAGGCCGATGCTGGTGGGGTCGCTCCAGTCGCCGCCGGTCATGGTGACGGTGAACGGTGTTACTGCTCACACGAGTGCGAGTGAGTCCCGAAACACGACGTGGCTTTTTATGGCCCATTCTCCGCCTCAGCTTGCGTCACCGCTCAGTGTTTCATTCTGGGTTGGGTGACCGCTACGGATTGCAGGCTGCTGGAGGGAACGCCGCTGTCATCTGAAAACACGGAGTCGTCGCTGGACTGGCTTTCTCTCTCAGTCCCGGTATCATCCATATTGCAGTCCAGCAGCTTTTCTGTCTCCTTCCCAGATAATGCCTTTACAGGTTTGCTTTTCGGTTTCTTGGTTTTGCTCTTGGTCCTTGTCTTCGTTTTAGCTTTTAGCTCGTTCACGTTGTCAATGTCAATCAACACATCGTTAGCTTGGTCTCTGTACATTCGTTCCTTCGACCGCGCACCCGACCGCTTGAAGTCATCGGGCCACACGCGGCCGTTCTTCTTGCGGCAGCACCTGGCAAAGATGGCACCCAGCCAGGGACAGCTAAAGAAGTTGTAGCACACCAAGATGACATACATCGGGTAGCAAAACATCGCCAATGTCATGATGGCTACAAAGATAGCACCCACAACCACCAAAACTATAAAAACCATATCCATCGCGGCTCCCGAAGCGCAAAGTCCAGTCAGGGCTGCCCCGTGTTCACAAACAACTGTCAAGTCGTGCGCGTTGTGTCTGTCAAGCGAGCAATCAATCAATCACATCTGCAAGTTGTTTTTTGTATGGCCCCACAGCAGTTGCAAAGTCATAGCTGATGATGCGGCATCACGTTGCGGGCATTTCCAGGTGACGTCCGGGGTGGTACACCGTGGTCGCCCGTCTCCTGCGGTGTTACAACAGTACACCCGAGTCAGTCACTCTTGGCATCCCCCGGTTTTGACATGGTGGTCATCATCCGCAGGGTGCTGTGCACGGCGGCTTCTATGACGGCGACCATCTCGGGCGTCACGCTCGGAAAGCTAACCGCAAGCTCCGTATCCACCGCGGCGGTGACACTTTGCTGTTCTTCCATGGCCACCGTCACGCTTTCGGGGGGCGGAATGACAGGGGGTCTCTCGGGGAGGCTCGGCAGCGGTGGTCTGTCGGCGCCTCCGAGCTCAGAGCAAACCAGAATAGGAAGTTCCATGTAGATGGTCTGGATCTTGTCCGCCGGGCCAATGTCCCGCATCATCTCTGGTATCACCATGTTTTCCCGCTCCGAGACAGTGTTCAATTCAGTCTTTGTGTTCTTTTTAGGTTTATGGCAGATCAGCAGCACCCTGTTGCAGTCTGAACATAATTTGTTCCGCAACTTCTTAGGTCTGTTCCCGCAGAGTCGAGCCGTCAGGGATGGAGAGCAGCACCAGTCAAAGATGTCATCGTGAACCCTCAGGGTTCGTTTCCTATGGCACATCAGAAAGAGTAATAGGGCAAGAACTGTACAGAATGAAATGAAACCGAATATCCCGATGAAAATGTATCTGTCCATCTGGTCCATCTATGCGCAAAATGCAGTCTGGTAGAATGGCGCGTTGGTGGCAGCAGAGAGGGGTGTTGGCGCAGAGCCTTCTGGCGCAAGCCCAGGGTAGCGGGCCTTTTATGTCATCACATGGCGTTAGTTGCGAGTCACGATGGATGGGGAACACGTGGTGGTCTCGGTTTTCTCGGGTAGCTGCTGCTTTTTTTTCTCAGAGCTTCATGCTTGGCGTGCTCGGGCAACTGGGCGTAGACATTTTCCAGAATGGCCTGCAGAATTCTCTGAAATCTGTCAGCCATGTGATGGGAGAAGTTTTCGGTCTCCACCATGCCGGCCAGCGTCAGGGGGTAACCGCAGGCGATCACGCTCACCTTCACAGCAGTGTCTACTCTTCCCGTTAGCATGACTCCCCGCAAACACGCCTTCACCCCGCGTCTCAGAAGTGTAGAGAGGTGATTCGCGAACGCGCTGGCGTTGCACACACCGACCTTGTGAGCTCTAAAGTTGGACACGTCCACGCTCACAGTGATGAGGGTGTGATCCACGGCGGGCAAGCAGTAGCTCAGGTCGGTCTGCACCGCGATGTTGGCCGTGGCGGCATGAGTCCCGGAGCGCCGCGGCAAGCAGCAGCAGAATGCGTTTTTGAAGCACCTTTTCCATCTCCCGCAGGCCGACTTCATCGCGGTCCAGAACTTCATGTTGCAAAAGAGTCTTTCTAAACTTGTTCAAGAGTTGCGAGAGCTATCTCCCTTGAAGCAATGTGCAAAAACTGAGCAGGGTTGGCTATATATGACGAGAGCAGTCCAGTTCCTGGTTAATTGTGGTGTGGCTAGCGTCAGGCTCTGGGGTTGCGCAACATCACGGAATCCATGGCAGCCTGCAGTTTGACGTCCATGGTGCGGGAAAAGTGTTCACTGTCCAGCACGCTGGCCAGACCCACCGGACAGTTGGTGACATAGATCAACACCTCGGCCGCCGTTTGTCGTTTCCCACTCGACCGCACGAGTTGCAGGATGTGACACACCTCCTTGGCTAAGATGCCGTTGATTTGATGTGAAAATTTGTGCGGGTCAACCAAATAGAGCCTTCTGTGTAGCAGATCAGACAGGTCAAGGATTAGTTCCATGTAAGTGCAACCAGCATCAGAGGTGGTATAGGTAGCTGCGGTTTTGATCTTGATCGTGGTGTTCAGCGGAGGCCGAGCGAAGTACTTTCGGATGTTGCTGGTTAGTCTTCTCAGAAACAGTTTGAAGCGCTCGAGGAAGATGGAAAACAGATCCATCTCGGCGAAGCGCGCTGCGATGTGGTTAACTATCGAGCGGAATGTGCTGTATATATAGTAACCAGGTCCAATGGTATCGCTTGGTGTTCACTGGCGCGGGGCGTTGGCCAGTGCGGCTTGCAGTGCGGCCTGCACGGCTGCCTGGACAACGGCGGCGATGTCAGGCGATAGAGTTGACAAGTCCACGACGGCGGGCGTCGGCTCGGGTGCTGGCGCGGGAGCGAGTGCCGGTGCGGGCGTTGGTTCAGGTGAGGGATTAGGTGTGGCTGCATGTGAGTCTTCAGGTGCGGTAGTTGGTGCAGGTAACCCGGAACACTCAGGTGTGTGGTTAGGTAAATTATCTGCTTTCGGTTTCTCGTCCTCACCCGCTTCTTTCAAATCGCAATCTGATGGACACTTGTGAACCAGGGCCTCGGTCTCCCTGGCGTTTGCTTCTTCCTCATTCTTCGGAGGCGAACATTCGATCCTCGTTATCTGATGTTCGCACGGGAGCTCATCCAGATCGACTGTCACGCAATCGACCTGCGTGTCCTTCTTAGTTTTAGGCTGTCCCCGGCTACTCTGGCGCGGTTCTTTGGGACACAGCTTGGCACACAGCCAGTTCCAGAACTGGAAGCAACAGGGGAAGTAGTACTTGAGGTTCTGTTTGGCAACTTGGTTAGAACAGCGTTCCCCTCTCTTCACCTCATCGATAAACTTCCCGATCTGAGCGAAGCATCTGGAGAAACATCTAGAAAAGCAATAGCAAACCTGCGCCCATGTGGCCGCGCACCACAGGGGACACACACAGCAACGTCCGTCATCTTTCTGGTCCACGGCGCCCTCTTCCGGATCTTCAGGTTTTTGCAGGGAGGCAATCAACGAGGCTATCTTTTCTAGGCAAGACTTGAGGCAACAAGGTGCGTATTTGCGGTTATAGTAAGCCCAGACGAGAAAGCATAGTGCCCCGATGATCGTTAAGGGTAATACCCCCGCAAGCATAACAATGCTCACCGTCTCAGCCATGTTATGCCTTTAATCCTTCATCCAGAAAGCCACAAAACCACAAAAGAACGACTCGCACACCTGTATGAGTGCAAAGCAAGCGCCCAGCGGCCTTTTTATTTACTGACAGCGTATTAGGTCATGTGAAACACTCGAATCATCACACAACACAGGGTAAAGCGCGTGAGGTTCTGGCAAAAACCCGAGGCAAACCGAGAAAGCAGTAAACTACATTTTCAAACAACCACACGTTACATCACGGTAGACAGCACGTCAATCAACCATCACAGTTCTGAAACCAGCTCGGCGTGACACCGGTGAGCCCGGGGTCGATCTTCATCGCCACCCACTATAGTCTCAACGAAGACCGTCTCAGTGGTCGCGCAGATGGGAGTGCATAACACGGTGGGCCGTCGACTAACGTTCTGTACGACGGTCTCGTCGCCCGCATCGTCCTTTGCTTCGTTCGGGGTCCAGGTGTTTACCACTTCCCACTCCACTCTCTGGTTGCCTTCCTCCTCGCGTCGACGACGCCAGTGCGATGACCGCCGGCTGAACTGCGTGCGACCCCGCCGCCAACCGTTGAGGCAAGAGTAACAATCATAACAGCAGATACGACATTCGTGACAGTTACAACACACATCGCGACAAACTTTACAGGTAAAATTCCAGTCATAGATCAAGTAAAAGAGTCCCACCACCGAGGTCATGCCACCCGCCCCGCAAATCATCACACCTAGTGGCCACATATCTAACACGTTGCCAGCCTGGTTGAGGGCAGGTGCCGCTGTGCCATTGGTACAGTTGCCGCTCATGGTCGCGGCGATATATTTGCTGAAAACTAACTTTTCCAGTTGTGCAGGTTTGCAAATTAGGTAGAATCATACGCGTCACTGGAATCATCGTTAGCAGATGTTAACCTTCTTCCTTCTGGATAATAACGAACGATTAGCTGTTCTCTGTCGTCGCTCCGATGGCGGGTGTATAACGAACGTTTCACCTTTCCTTGTCCAAATATCAGGGCCGCAACAACGGTGAGAACTAGTGCTAGGGCCCATACGGCATGTGTACCAGTACTCGCCGCAACCGTCATAAATTGATCTGTTTTACTACTTTGTGTTGGAGGAGTGGAAGTAGTAAAAGTGCAGAAAGATGGTGTATTGTTCTGGCAATTAGTATCGTTCCCATTAGTCACTGTTAACTCAAACGCTTCTGGTTGTGGATTAGTGTTGTCACTACCTTCCACTTTTAACACGTATCGACGGCTATCGTTCAATGTAACATTATACAACGTTAGAGTATTATGGCTGCAGTTATAACACAAATCTTTCCAATGATGTTTTGTGGTATGGGAACTCGAACTTCTACATAATTGGTGGTCCCTTGGTGTGCTATTGTTATTAATTAAAAGCCATACAGTGTGATGCCCATGTGTGGATTTGTTGTACAAGCTCGCCGTTAGATTTACAGTACCGCATACCGTTGCGTTTACGTATTTTATTGTAAATCCTGTAGTAACATTAGGAGTAGTTGATGTTTGTTTAGTACTAGTAATGTTGGTGGTGTTAGGCGGCATCGTTGTTGTAATTGTGGTATTAAATGATGTATGTTGAGAACTGTTTAAAGTGGTAGATACCACGGTGCTTAAAGAAACGTTTGGCGAACTGCCGCTAATGCTTACGGTTGATGTAGTTGTGGTAGATGCATTACCATTCGAAGACGTACGTGATACAGTTGCTGAAATTGTAGTTGAGCTGGAACTGACAACACTAGATTGATTACTTGTTGGTTCTGTAGACGTAACAGTTGTGGGTTGTGAGGAAACATTTTGGCTAGCTGTTAACGTTGCAGTTGTAGTCGTGTTGGTAGTGGACGAAACCGTGGATGGAGCAGATGTTACATTCGTGGTTGTAGATGTGGTTGTAGCTGTAGTCAGCGAAGTAGAGGTGGTTACGCTGGTAGTATTAGGTGCCGCAGTTGTTGAAGATGTATTCGATAATGGAGTTGTATTTGCAGCTGAGCGAGACAGGATGGCGATGAAAATGTAAATGGTGGTATCTGCTATAATGTAGCTTATCCTGAACTGCATCTTGCTGCAACCACCTGGAGCACAACCACGTCGTCTTGGTGTTTCAACGTACGCGACCTTGAGTGCAGCATTTGGTGGATTGCGCGGGCCATCTCGTTCGCAACACCTTTATACATTGCTTGTAAGACTTCCTGCGTAGCATCATCGGAGGCTTCAGGTTTCTATTGGGACGCATTCCAAACAAGGTGGTGGATCTAGTATCAAACTTGCAATACTGCTGAACACAAACAAGCAGGTTGTATTAAACCGTTAAATTGGTATCAATCTGTAACAATACAAAAACATTACGTACATGAGAGTGCGGAGAGTACGCTGTTTTCCATATGTGGTGGTTGCGCATCAAAGTGGAAAAGCTGCTAATACATAACAATGTATGTTACGGCTCCATAATTCCGGCGTATTTGGAATTAATCACATTACCAGGTAGCAGCTGCACTGATAATATAAACTTACCATTAGACTCTAGAATAAGCTGTTAAAACAGAAATTCAAAACGTACTGCTGTGAGCCACGATGATACTCGTGTCATACGTTTGCAGTTTAAAATTCAGGCATTACTAAGGAACGTTGACAGATGGAAGTCAGATACTTAGAATGCATCTGCTAAATTAAACGGACATAACTGATGCTATAATTCATTTAGCAACTATCACGTATTAAAGCGTTCGTATACACAATCCCGCAATACCCCCATTACCCGGCTTCGTGCTGTTAGTGTTGCACATGCAATGCGTTAGAGTTGTTTAGTAGATGGGTGATAGTTAACGAAGTGCGGATGAAAGTGCTGCTTACTACATGCATTATTACATTCTTCATACTCAGACACTGACGTTGTTTCATCACGGAGGCAGACACACACACACACACAGTGTGTATGTTGTGCGTGCGATAAACCGTGTGGTGCTGCGCAGATTCATGCTGGCACAGTCAACACTTCGGTTCTGAATGCAATGAGCCTAATGAACGTTCAGCGTATCTAAGCGCATTAGCTTATATCTTCACATATACATAAGGAAATTTAAACCTTTCCCGTTGTCATACTTCTGGGAAACCTTACAATCAACAATTATTAGAAACTGGACACATACTCAACATATTCATACCAATTTCCATACTTTTGAACATTTTGTAGGTAGACACACACACACACACACACACACACAGTGTATGTAATGAGTTGTGTTATGGAGCTTCGAAGATCCATTCTTCGTTAAAGCCTAACGTTGTGATACAACACTCTTAAAAGCTAACGTCGTTTGTTAGTGCGCATTGTATGCCAAAGTTAAGAAAGCTGAGAATCAAACAGGATGCTGTAACAAGGAAATAAGTTTCCGTTCACCGTACTGTTGTCTACCTGCCTTTGCATTGTTTTGCATAACACACACACTGCACATGAGCAGGCGTGCGGTTATGTTGTAAAGACTCATCTTGGAGTATGCGGCAACTTTGATTGACAGGCTTTCATGACTATTGCAATTATTACATAAGGAAGTAGCCGGTTTCCGAAACATTGAGAACTTACTGATATCCATCCGCTTCTGCATTACACACACACACACACACACACACACAGTGTATGCGGCGATGTGCACGAGTGTCTGCAGCATGTTCATCTTTGAAGATGCTTGAACGAAACTACGGCTATTATGCATTGTCACTTATTTATACTGAATAGGTTGAGCTTCAGAACTGACTATAACTATTGCAACATAATAAAACTCATACCACACAAATTTATTTTACGAGTTTATTCATTATTCGCTACACGTAATGGCTTTCTGTACCCTCTCATTTTCTGCATTAGTGCTTGAGGTATACGTAGAAACCACAGCCCTAACGCAATAGCAGCTATCAATACGAGCATCCATAGACTGTGCATTTCACGTGAAGCTCGCAGGGCATTAGGTTTAGACTCGTTGAGTGAACTTAATGTACTTAACGTTGTTATTGCTATGGTTGTTGATAATGTGCCAACGGTGGTTGTAGGGAGCATTGTTGTCCGCACAGGATACGAATAGTTTTCACAATTTTCTAAATTTAGTCTCTGTAGGTGACGTCTACTACCTTTAGTGGTCCATATTTGTGAATGACTTGTAAGTGGACAGTATGTAGCGTTGATGCTGCATTGAAAAATAGGGCTGTTTGTGTTGGTTGAAACCACATATTCTGAAACAACGCTGGTACCGTTACAGAGTCGAACATCAGGGTTAAAGGAGGTTCCACTATTCGTGATTAAAGATACCGTACCGGGAAAGCCTACATCAAAAACACACTGTACTGCGCAAAAATTTTGACCTGGCGGAAACTGAAACACGTATATGTCACCCATTGGGCTTAGCTGTACTGCTTTCGTAATGTTCATGGTTTTGTTAATATAGATGAAACATTCGTAGGTTCCTGTGTGGTTCACTTGATATTTTGTAATGCTTAGTTGCATGTGCGATGAGTAACTATTCTGTTTGCGATGTGCACCACCTGATTGTACTCTGGAAGCATCTTTTACTCGTAAGTCATCGTCAGGTGTGTCCATACCATCAATAAAACGATATAGCCAAGTTTCCACTATGGAAGCGTTGCAAGATGTGAACCGTATTCCTCGCGTACAATTGCAACTAAATTCACATCTGAAAATGAATTTACTACCTAGTTGCAAAACTGTTCGCGTTGTGGTGGTAGAAACAACTCTTGTTGCGTCTAGAGGAACCCTAAAATCGTCTTCATTGATGGTAGCTAGTAGGTGACAAGGTAACACCAGAAGAGTTACCGCAGTCTTCCTATTCATACTTGGCGATTGATTGACATTCAATCAATCCCATCAAGTGACCCTTTTTGACCCAACACCTGTAAACCATAATAAACGACATGACAACCTCAAGTCAGTTGCACGATCATCTTTATTCGAAATCATTACACAAACGCCGTCCTTTTCCGGGCCACGTCTGCATACACCACATTCGTAAACCTCGGCTTGCACATCCACCAAACGCAAGTACAAAGAACCATAACAAAAGCAACCACACAACCCGTAACCGCTGCGATGTCCCAGGGATCCATAGCGAATGCGCTCCGCGACCTCGTCAAACGCGTTGTCGTACACAGCACACTCCCTTCTCCGATATACTCACTGTTGGGATGGCCTGTTTGATACCACGTCGTTACGCAACACCGAGTCCCAGTTTCCGCGAGCATTTCCTAGACAAACAAACGAAACTCCACCGTGGCCACCATGAAGACAGACGATCGAATGATTGTGGCCGTACGAACCACCACGGGCGCGTTAATTATCGTCGGGCTCATTAGCCTGTTAATAGCCCTCATGTGGTGGGTACTGGCCAAGTAGGCATGAAATGCAAACCTGTGCCTACGGCATGCATTCTCTGTTTAGAAATGTTGGGGATCAGCGTCGTCCTCGTCGGGATCCTGGGAGTCGCGTGGACCTGCCTGCAAGCGCTCGATCAGAGAGCGGCGAGCAACCGCACCGCGGCGATTACAAACCGCACAGAGTAGCGAGCTGGGGCGCGGGTCGTCTCGGTGGCGGTGGACGAGGAGGACGCGGAGGCAGGGAGGACCTAGCAGTGCCAACGGCTAGGACCTTGCTACCTTCGCTTCTTCCCTTCTGATTACGACATTCCTTGGCGGTGGCGGTGCTGGTGCCGGCCGCTTTCTCCGCCGTCGTCTTGGAGGAGCGCTTGGTCCTGTTGCGACAAAACAGCCGTGTGCAGAGAGACGCCTTTTTCTTGTTAGCCTTCGGAGCGGCGGCAACGTCGTCCTCGCCGAGTGTCTGCTCCGCGGAGCCTTTCGCGTCCTTGGCCGCCTTCTTGCTGCTGCCGCTGCTGCTGTCTTGGCGTCGAAGCTCGGGAAAACAAAAGCGGCGACGTGAACTCTCCCTGCACACCCTGTACTTCAGGCGGCCGGACCACAACGGCGGGCGGTAGCGTCGTGGAGATAGAGTGGTGTAAAACTTGTTGAACATGTACAGGCCGAGACCCGTGAACACGGCTGCCAGGAAAACTATACATAACGTAGTGTGAATAAACGTGTTGATGAAGTCCATCATCCAAATCACGTTGTCCATCGTGGCCTGCTGGGGAAAGTGCTCCGAGAAATCTGCATCACACGGCCACTTTATAACGCGGCCGGTGATGCGGCAGGGGGGTTCGGCTGCGCGGGCTGGGTTGTGGCGCCGCGCGCGTAGTGCGTTCTCTTGCGCGGCGGCGGCAGCAGCTCACGTGGCGGTCGGGGAGGGCGAGAGAGACGGCTGCCCTCGGCCGCCGCGGCCGCGTGGTGAAACGAAACCAACGATTCCAGATGAGATTCGGGCGGGACAGGCGCAGCGGGGCTTGGAGTCGCAGTGGTGGCATGGGGACTACTGCTGGGTTCGTCTTCGCAGACGGGGATATGCGTGAGGCGCGAGCGCTTGCGTTTAGTGGGGCTGCCGTGCAGACAGGGTTCGTGCACCGCCTTGTAGGATCGCACGATGGCCTTGACGTGCTGGTAGTAGTGGTAGCAGTCATGCAGCGTCTGTTTGTAGAAGCGATACGCGGGGCCCAGCGGCCACGTGCGTTGCAAGGAGAAGAACTGGTACCTGCGGCGAAGAGAAAACCCGCAGGCCCTGAAGAGCTGGTCGAGCAGAGCCAGAAGGAAGGCGGTGAGCAAGGTGCAGAGAACGGTGGCGAAGACTACGCGCAAGAACATGCTCAGGATCAGCAGGAAGGTCAGCATGATGGCGGTCGCGAGAGGGCTACATGCATAGCAGTGGCAGTTATGGCAGCGATGGCAGCGGCGCCGCAGCGGCACGCGCGCGCATGGGCTATCGGTGTGCCCTGGGGAACGGCGACAGCGGGTTTTGTGTCGCCTTGGGCGTGGTGACAAGGGACTGTGGCGGCCAGCGGTTGGAAAGCACGAAGCTGACGCGAGGGGCCGTGCTTCGGCCTGGAAAGTCCCTGCGACGTCACGGCGTTTACCGTGACGGGACTTTCCCGAACCCTTCCCTCCTCACTCTGCGTGCGCGCGGGCCGAAAAGCGTGCATTTGGCGCGTGGAGGCCTGCAGACGAGGCCGCCGGGCGCTGCGCGCAGCGCTTCGGCGAAAGCGATCCGGGGGCTAAAAACAACGTCTTGGCGCCGTGCCAAAGCACGCTGTTTTCTAGGATTATGTAGCGAAGAAACAGCACGTTGTTTTCTAGGAATTTGGCTCGGTGCCAACTGCAGCCAGGGGCCCGTAAAGGGGCACTGAGTCGCGACGGTTACCTGTCAATCAAAATGATTGACAGCCGGCACCTGTCACTCAAGATGATTGACAGCTGGCGACACCCACGGGCACGCGCAATGTCCTTGCGTGGCTGAGCTGTCAATCACGCGGGTGCGCGCGCTCTGGATGATTGACAGCAGCCGTGACGGCCCCGTCGATCTCTCTCCCCTGTCCCCTTACCGCCCATCTATGTGTTTCAGAGAAATGCACCTGCTTTCCACACACGCCTAACGTGCCCCAATTCGTATATTTGCAGCCCGCTCGCTCAACACGCCTTCTATAAAAGCCGCCTCCGTGTACCACACTCACACCACTCGTCCGCTCCGCTGTCATCATGAGCGGACACCGCCCGCCCCGCGCGTGGTCTCAAAAGCGCTACGCCGGTCTGAGTTGCAGCCCCAGCGCCCAGTCGGGACTGCTCCCACCGCCGCCGCGCCACTGGCACCCGGGTAACTTTGCACACAACATGGATATGTCTTCCCTCGCCGCCGCGCTGCCCGCCACGAATCCCGCGCCGACCAGCGCTCCAATGCACAACCCGCCCCATGCTCCCGGGGCCCCCACGGCACACGCTCCTTGCACGGCGGCGCAACAGCAGCTGTTGACCCAGGTGCCGGCGCAACGTCACGCGCTGACCAGAGACGAGTTCTTAGTGATGGCTTCTGCATGGTCAGGCTGCTTCTTGGCCAACAGCACCTCGCGTGCCACTCGCAGGTGGTGCCAACGCGAAAGCGGCCAGCTGCTCCCACTCGGAAAACCGTGCGGTTACTATGCCCTGGTCACACCTCGCGCACAGATGCGGGACGTGGGAGCCACGGATCTTCGACAACTGTCGCCCACCGATGACTGGATCGTCCTGATGGCTACCATCGTGCACGAAGTGTGTCCCGAGCCTGGCCAGTCGCCAACCCTCTGTCATCACGAAGGTTTGTTCATGGCCGTGGCGTCCCGTTTCCGTGTTTTTCTGTTTGATTTGCCTCGCATGACCCTGCATCTCGTAGCTGCCGACGCAGACGAGTTCTTCAGGTACGGTTTCGGCGACTGCTGCCGACTGTACGTGTGTTCAGTGCTTCCGCCACTCACCACACAGCCTCCCGACGTGGTTGAGCTCTTAACGCGTTCCTGGCCCACACCCGCCGCCGCAGCAGCGGCCATCAATCACACGGCTGGAGGCCAGACCGTGCATCTGGAAACCCCCGGCCGACTTCCACAGCCCTGGCTACTGACAACATGTTGGGAAGAACTCGAACGCTGGGATCCCTTCAGAAAATGGTCGTACCCGGGAAGCATCGTAGCGGCCGTCCGAAATTATATCATCCAGCGCCTCTGTTGCACCTGCCATCTCTTAGGCGTGGTAACCACCAGCCCCTGGCTACACACTATCAAAGAGTGGTCGGCTGCCAAGAACAACTATTACGCCACGCGCTCGCGCGGTCCCGGTGGTGGAGTAGGACGTAGGCCCCCAGACGTGCAGGGAGTAGAGACGGCCACCGTAAAGCGTCGCCCGAAATCCAACAAGGGCCGTCACGGTGCACCCGGCGCGCAACACCAGCAGCAACCCCATGCCGGCGCACAAAAAAGTCCCGCCAAGGCAACACAGGCGAAGCAATCGGAAGTGGATGAAGATGGTCTCCTAACCGCCTCGCACCCCATGATTATGGTCGTCGTTATCATGGACGAACTGGGCAGTATCTTTGGGTACTGTACTCAGGACGGCTTGATCTATCCTCTGGCCGAAGACTTATCCCACTTCCTCCGCGTGGGACTTCTAAATGTCCTAACCATTGGCCGCATAGCCACCACCGACGACCAAGCGGCTATGCGCATGATACCAGACCGGGATCCCCTAGTCTGGGAGCGCCCGCGTGCGGACGCGCTGTACCTGTGGCCTCGCAGCGGAGGTGGCCCACATGATCTGCCCAGTCAACTATCCTTCCTCATGCGCTCGGGCCGCTGGCGCTCCCAACCCATAGGAGAATGCGGCGGTGAAGGCTACAAACCACAAACGTCGTCGCCCGACGAAGACGGCTGGCGCGCACGCGACGCACAAGCACTGGGCCTACCGCCCAACGCCGGCTGCGACACCCCTCTCAGCGACCAGGCGCAGCTCAGTCTAGCCCTGCGCAACGACAATCGATACTGGAAACTCTGCTCGGCCCCGGAAGAGGACGAAAATCCTGGCGAAGACGGTCACTTCAACGAGCTACCTTACACCACTTGGGCTCCCACGGACTATAATCCTCAGTGGAACCACCCGCCCACCGCCTTCGGTGCCAATACCATTGTTTCCCGCCGCATGTGCCATTACCACGCTCGGGCCGGTCGCCCTCACCGCCGTCCCCTGCCCGTCCAACCCAGCGACCGAGATCCGTCCCATTATCCCATGTACACCTCAGATGGAGACCTCGTAGTGCAGTTCTAAAATAATAAAAACTGTGTTGACAACTGTAAATCCATTCGCCTACTCATCCATCATCATCATGTGTCGGCGCGGCGCGCTGCAGAGGCTCCGCGCCGCTCTGCGACACTGGTGGCGCAACTCTCTCGGACAATGTACACGCCGCCAATGCCAGCAGCCGGAGGATGATGAGGAGGAAAACCAGACACAAACCAACGTGGCGAGCGAACACCTGTCCATCTACTTGGCGGTTCTGAAGGACGCCATGCACCACCAACAAAACTCGTCCCTCGCGACGATCGAAGGCTTCGTGAACCCCTGCTTTATGACCAACATGTTTACACCCACCCTCACCCGACGCTACAGCCTATAGCCCTCTGTATCTTTTCTCAAAAACTGTTTGGTTCTCATGTGAATAAAACGCGCACACGTGCGATTCGAGTTATTTTCATGTCGTCGTCTGATTTATTTACACACAAACGAGTCGTTAAACAAACATGACGATTAATAGGACTAGGGACGTGATCCAGATCCCGAAGCTCAGGCGCTTCGTGGGGAACAGCATGGCGCGGGCTCTCCTCGGTCTCGTGCAGCACACGTACACGCAAACAGTCTCTCTCCTTTGTTTGTTTTGTGCTCTCCCTTAGCGAAACAGGGTCACCGGTGGAGGGCAGGCGCCGAGGTTCGCGGCTATCAACTGCTGTCCGATGATCACCAGGGCGCGACCCACGAGCGAGGTGTTGTTGTTCTTGGGAGACGGCTCCTTCTGGTTCTCTCTGGTCTGACGCCGCTGGCTGGCCTCCGATTGGGACGACCGCGCGTTGTTGGAATCGCTCTCAGTCGCGGGCCGGCGTCGGCAGCGGGCACACAGCATGGAGAACCGGTGGTGGATCGCAGAGATCGCGTTGCCGAGAGCGAGGGCCGCGGACGCCGTCAAGGTGGGTTCGTAGAGGAGGATGGCCGCGTGCCACATGCACGGAGGCACAGTGCCAGCTGTCACCGAACTCCGAGTGGCGTTGCAGAATCCCTGGGGGACGCAGACATTTATACAACTTGCGGGTGATGTCAGTGATAATCGTTTGTCGTCAGTGCTTCTTGCCCAACAACCCGGTGACGCCGATGCTAGACCGCGGTCTCCCGGTAGGCAGGACGCACGTCCATGACGATGGGGCAGTCCTCGGGTCGCCAGATCTCCACCTCGTCGGCCGGGCACGGCGTTCCGTCTTCGGAATCCGAGTCCGAAAAGGTGGGTGACATGCGTTCGGAGGCGGGGGGAACGGGCATCTGGAAAAACTCGTAGCTCTGGCGCCAGAGCACGTTCCACCTGCGCAAGCATTTCCACCACGCGAACGAATTTTCCGCGGACTCCCCCGACGATGACGCAGACGACCCCGACGACGAGTCCGTCAGCCGTCCCCGGCGGTACAGGGCGTGCTCCCGCCAGTTACCGCACATGCACCAGAGGTTGTGCAAGCGATGCATCTGCCTGCGCCAGCGCAGGGCCGCACGTTCGCAACGGTTGCGCCAGCGCAACTGAAAATGAGGCTCTTCGACGCACTCCACGTGCGGGGTCCAGTCCCCGCAGGGGCACCAGAGCGCGTGGGACTCGCTCAGCACCGTCCGCCAGCGGAGCTCGGTCTGAGCGCAGGAGTCGCCGAGTCTGGGAATCAAGTCACGTGCCTGCCGGCTCATGGTCTAGCGGCGTTTTCCGAAACGCCGCGTCTGCCCTGTAAACGTTTTAGTTTTTCCTTTTGTTCGCTTCGCTAAATCTGATGACCGGTCCTGAGGATGCGGGGGACGCGCGTGCCGTCAGGAAATTTCCTGCGGGGCTCTCCCCTTCGTCGTGTGTGGTTATCGTTGTCGTCTTACAGGTTGCTCGAGGGTCGGTACACGGGCAGCATGCCGAACCATTGCCAGCTGCGGCTGCTCACGGTGCTGACGCCGCTGTGGCCGCCGGTCGACACCATGGACGAACGCGCGGTACTGCGCCGTCTTTTCAGCTTTTTAATGAACCGACTGAAACACGACGCCCTGGCGGTGCCGCTGGAGCGCGCGCGAGACCTTTCTGTCAGGTAGCTGGGCAGGCGCGCCAGAGTGATGCGATTTTCATCCAGGGACAGGGCGTGTTCTCTCCAATTGGCACATAAACACCACAGGTCGTGGTTCTCCCGCGCCTGGAGCAGCCAGCGCATGGCCGCCCGTTCCATCCAGTCGCTGCCACTGACCTCCTCGCTGTTGGCCTCGTCGCTCACGAGGATGTGCGATTTCCAGTGTCCGCAGACGCACCACAGACCGTGGGATGAGAGGAGCGAGGATCGCCAAGCTTCCTCATTCTCCATGTGTTGCTGCGCGCTTTTCGCCCGGGGCCCCGTCGCGGTCATCATCGGCGCGGACACAAAATGACAAAGAATGGCAACTGGACACGATCTCGCTAATGGACAACTCTCTTTATTCGGGGAAGGGAGGAAACACTGAGGAATAACTGGGGGGTGTGGATGAGATGGCAGATTCGGGCGATAGGGACGAGGGTGTCGACGCAGAGGACGGTATCGTCTCGTCCACCGAGGATGGTTTGGCAATCATCACCATGTCCTGAGCGGCCTTCGGACTCCAGGGCGTAGTAAACGCGTAGCGCGGGGGAACCGCAGGCGGCGGCGTTTCGGAGACACCTCCGAAGCGCGCTCGCCGCCTCTTCCAGAACATTTCCCTGTTATTGTGCAACATCTCAGCACGCAGCAGAGTCGGGGACCGGCGGCCCCTGTCAATCTTCCCTAGCCACCGCCAAGCGGTCAGCACGAACTCCACCGCGAAAAACGAGACGGCGAACCACCAGAGACATTGGCCCAGACCGTGAAGCACGCTCCACGATTCCGGTTCCTCGAGTCCGCTGTCACGTCCCACGATGATTTCACACTGTCGAGGGGGAACGTCCCGGTCAGAGATGAGCCTCAACTTAGCCTTGTGGGTGGTTGCGGGGTCCAGGTCGTTGCGTCTGGCAAACACTCGCCAGGTGACAGGTTGATTGACGATGCTCTGGTTGTTGAGCGATAGGCCGCTGATATGCAGCTGGATCCGCTGACTGAACCCCAGGCGGTCTTTGATTTTGTAATTGAATTCGATGACGTGAGGTTGATGGCTTTTCGGTACCAGACGACCCGTGGCTACCATGAGGTTGTTTCGCTGCCGGCACTCCTGCTCCACAATCACGTCTTCGCCGGGTTCCATGCGACACCCGTGAACCGTACCGGTGATGTTGAGCACGATGAGCATGGCAGTGACCACCATCCATGTGCATGTTGACCAAACCACAGAGGTGTGGATCATCGGCGACGATGCCATGGGCGTGTGGCTCGTTTGGTGAACTGGACGCACCGGACGGTGTTGTTCGGCGGAGTCGATCAGGGGAAAGCTGGCAGGCGGCCGCGCGTGGCGCTCATATGTACCACGTCTGTCAGCTTCGCTCAGGCGGTTGGCACTGCGAGCGTGACGTGGTTAACCACAAAATGTATCCAAAGGCAGGACGTCTAAGAGTCCGCGGGGAAGGCCGTGACAAATCCGTGTAAACACATGGAAAAGGCGCCGTGTAAGTGATGTGACAAACGTGACTGGGAGACTTCTTCTTTTCTAGGCTCGCGTACCGAGGCGACGACGGCCACAGATATTGAAAGCCGCTTTCAATCCAGTGTCGCCAATACAGGACGGGATGACGAACGACTTGGCGGGGAATGAGTTCCACGGACAGGATGATAATTAATACTAGACAGAGGAAGACATCCAAATACAGTGTTGTTCGTAATCGTTCATCCAGAAGGAAGAATCGTAGAGGAAGGGATCGAATGGAGAGAACGGGGGGGCACCGATGTGCATCCACCATTCCGGAGGCGGAGAATGCCAGCTGCGAGGAACACTGAAGGCCGTAAAAATAGAGGCGACGCGCTCCGCACCGGCTCGGAATCTCCGCCGTAAACGTAATTTCCAGCCGGGATGGAAACGGAACGCGAGGCCGCGAGCAGTTAGTAGCTGCATAATCCACGCGCAGAGCATGGCCGTGGACGGCAGGGCCGTAACCGTGAGCGAAAATGATGTACGCATTCTCGCCGTGACTCAGGCGGCAGCAACTGCCGTAGTAGGAGGTTTCTCCTAGCACCTGTCCTTTTAAAGTCCAGCGCCGCACGCCTTCGAGCTTTACGAAGCTCGGGCTGTTTGTACAGTCGCTGAACGCTAGGTCCGTGGTCCAATGGGTCTCGGTCACGCAATAGCTGTAGGGTTTCTGTCGCTGGCGCCTGCTGCGCCTGCCGAAGGCGCTGATGCGCGAGCGGGTGGGACCCGTGGTGCGCGGGGAGCGGCGAGTAGGGGAGTGAAACGGAACGGCGGAGGATAAGCGCGAGGGTGGCAGCGGCGACGACGGCAACGAGGACGACGACGACGTCTTATGGACCACGATGGATTGTGCCCCAACCGTGGGTGATGTTAGAAACACGGCCACATTCGCGGCTGAGGCGCATCCCAGCGTGATCCACCACGCGGCGGTGTGCCAGGGCGGGGCTGGCATGTTGCCATGTGCCCGCTACCGACATGTGTGCCCTCTCCCCCGGGATAAGGGTTTCGGGAGACGTGTCACTCACGTACGTCGTTTTAATACCTTGCCCCCGCGGAACCGCGTCTCAAGATCACACACGACACACACACGTTTTTGTATGGCGCACTGACCGGCACTGGTTTAATGAGAACACAGGTTTAGCTTTCAGATGAGAAACTGCAGTTCGTCGGTCTGCTCGCAGTCCTCACTCTCGTAGGTACATGCCACAGCGACCTGCATGTGACTGAGATCCAGGGAAACGGCATCCGGACGCAGAGAGCCCCAAGACCTGGACGGACAAAGCTTGTTGAGCAGAGCGCGCAGCAAGTAACAGAATTCGCTGCGACACCGGTGGCCAAAGATGACATAAATGAAGGGATTAACGAAGCAGTGACAGAGGGCGATAGATTCAGTAACGATGAGGCCTCTCCTCACCACTTTTGCACTAGCACAGCCCCACGGAATCTGCATATGCTCTAAACTGTGAACGAAAAGCAGAAGGTTGTATGGCAGCCAGAATATAGCAAAGACAATCGCTACAGCCAGAATAATATTTAGAGAAGTTAGACGATGACGCAGCCGTTGGTACGATTTTGTAAGCTTAGTCAGTTTCAAGTACCAGTAGATAATGGCTGCGGTCGGTAGAATTAATGTGCAGAGATTGACTTCGGTGTTAATAAAGATGACGTAAAAATTAGTAAGTTCCTGATACTCGGCCACACAGACGTTTTTTCCTTTTCTTAGAAAGACGAAGTGAGGCAAGGCCAGGACAATACACAAACCCCACATGAGAACGCATCCCCCCGTGGCGTTTCGTAGCGAACGGTAATCAGCCCTGTCTACACCCCAGAGGATAGCGTAGCATCGATCCAGAATAATGAGAAGCAGAAAGACAGTGCTGGCAAACAAGGCGCAGTAGAAAATAGCCGTCATGATCACACACGAGACGTGTGACATGATGTCGTGATCGAGGAGATACATGATCCAGAACGGCAGAGTGCACACAAACAGCAAGTCAGAAATGGCTAAGTTCAGGAAATAGATGTCAGACGCGAACGTGATGCGCCGATTCCATACGATGGTCATGAGAACCATAAAGTTTCCTAGGAGTCCGAGTATGAAGATGATGGTGTAGAAAGTAACCGTGACGGACTTGGACATGTGCACGATGTCGGTCATGTTGCAAACTTCTGCATCATAATCGTATTCAAAAGGAGTACTGGATTCAAAGAATGTGGTTGTTAACGCAGTACTAACAGTGGTTAAGCTCGTAGTTGCATTGCTAACTGTCGCAGTCAAGCTGGTTGTGATGTTAGGTGTTGATTTCGACACAATAGTTGAGATGGTTGACGATAAAGTGCTTGTAATGTTTGAAGACGTTAGCGACGATGTACTACTCAAAGTCGTTGTTAAATTACTGGTAGCGTTGCGACTAGTGGTAAGGGTAGATGCTAAACTGCTCGTAACGGTCGATTTGGACGTCGACGTAGATAGTGAAGTTACATTGGCAGAGGTGGAACTCGTGCGAATCGTTGACGTTGTTGTGTTATTCGCGGGGGTACTGCTTTTGCTTGTGAGAGTGGTGGTGGCAGATGTGGACGAAGTTGTTGCGGTAGCATTCGTGGTGACGCTCATGGTGGTGGAAGTGGTAGCGGTCATTCTCCACAGCAGCCTGATGAGTCGCGGTGTACGTGTGTGCTGTGGAGTTCTCAGAAACCTTTTATTTGTTGTATAGAACCCGCCCAAAAGAACACAACGCAGAGCCAACGAACAGGGTTGTCTGAAAATAGTTTATTCTTTTTTGGCACGTATTTACAAAAAGCATTCGTAGGATTTCGGAAAGGTCTGATCAAACCAAGTCACCCTCTTTTTACGTTTTTTACCCTTTGTGTTTCTTTCCCGTACACGGAGCTCCACAGTATTCTTGGCAGCCTCCAGGTCCAGCTCGTCGTACGGATGATACCGAAACAGGGAGTACACTTGCTCCCGAACCTTATCGCTAATCCCAAAGTAAATGATGGGATTGACGACTGCGCGAAGGTACACCGCAGTGGCGGAACCCATAGAGATTAAGTGTTTAATCTCCTCGATCGTACAGTCTGAACTGCCATAGATTCTTTGTAAGATGTTGTCGATGATGAGAACGACGTGAAAAGGTCCCCAGAACAAAATCGCTATGATGGCGATCAACAGCATCATGTCGCCGGTTTCACTGTTGAGTTTTCTATTACCCCACGTCGCTTTCCTCATTTTGTAGCTCACCGTCAGAACGATGCCTACCGGGCTGATAAACACACAGGCTATCATCAAGAAATCTAGAAGAGTGTGCGCGGGCTCGTTGAAATGCCAGGTGTAGTTGCCCAAGATACATGTGTGCCCGTCGTGGGCATTCCTAAAGGCGTAATAGGGTGAGGCCACAAAGGTGCACACCACCCACGTTCCTAGACAGTTCTTCATAGCTGCCTTTGTGCCGATAGGCACCATCCATACCAGGTTGGAGTAGCGCTCCATGGCGATGGAGATGAGGAACCAAGCTTGCATAAAGAGGGGAACGTAGAAAGTCACAGATAAGCCGATACAGGTGGCTCGATCGAACGCCGTGTAGCTCAGTTCGTAGTAAATCCATAATGGCAACGTCCCAGTAATAATCACATCCACCAGAGTAGTGTGCATAAAGTACACATCGCTGGCGAAACGGAGGCCGCGTCTTTTCACGAAAACGAGCAACAGCAGGATATTGCCTGTCAACCCCACGAAAATGGCTACGCTGTAAAGGATGATTTCCACATAGCGCAAGGGCCCGACAGTCCTGGGGTTGTCAAAGCCGCAAGATGAGTTATTCATGTTTCTGTCAACCAGTTTGCAAATCGCGCAAGATGTGCAGTCCACACACCCGCAGTTTCTCACTGCACTCAAACATGTGTGTGACGAATGATTCAATTTCGGTCAGTGCATGTATGTTTTTACAACATGGATTCGCATTCTCTAGGAAAGGGGTCAGGGACCTGTTCATTGTTAATCTTCCCCTGAACCATGAGCTCAGCATGTTCACTGTCCAGCGTATCGTAAGGCACTCGCATGAACAGAAGGAAAATGCTGCGTAAGAGTTTTTTACTAATGGACACGTAAAGGATGGGATTGAAAATGGGCCTGGCGAACACAAACGCGATACCCATCATGCGAAAAAAGTGTTCTTGTCTGAGGTAGTGGCAACTAAGTCCGCTCGAGAAGTCGGTGACTATGTCCCGAAACATGACGAGATTGAACAGTCCGTTAAAGAATAACATGTTAATGGCCATGGCGTCCAGGTGCCGACTGGTTCTGGTATTGAGCTTTCTGTTACCCCAGGAACAGGAATGAATCCTGATGGACAGAAACAATATGACACCTGCCGGGACCACAAACGTCCAAAGATTAATGGCGACGTCCATGACGGTGCGATAAGGACTGGACACATGCCAAGTATAGTTCCCCAGAATGCATGAGTCGGGTTCTTGGGTCTCTCTTAACATGTAGTAAGGCGATGTCACCAGGGTCACAGTGGTCCAAAGTAACGTGCAGCTGATGACGGCGGTTTTGCAACTCACGGGTGTGTTCCTAACGAGGTTCTGATAGCGTTCCACGGCTATGGCAACTATCATATCGGAATGCAGGAATAATGGGACGTAAAATGCGAAAGACAGGCCGACACACTCCAAACGCGACACTTGGGTATAATTTAGTAGGTAATACACCCACGCAGGTATTGTGAGCAGCATCAGCAAGTCCGCGAATATCATATTCATAAACAAGATATCGTGCGCGAACCACGGACGACGGGTTAGACATATAACGCAGAGTATCAGCATATTCCCCCCGATACCGAGAATCATACCCAGGCTGTACAAGCTGATGGTGAGGTCAGGGGTCATGCCGTAGGCCTTCATCGTGTCGTTTACGTGGCAGACTTCCCCAGTCATTTTGCGGCCGTTGTTCGATTGCTCGCTCCCCGAAATCCCGCTACGTGGTTTGCGACCGGCAGTCTTTCTGTGGTTCCAAGGATCATATACATCACAAAGGGTGTTATGATGTCCATCTTTACAAGAAACAAGTGTAGTCACGGGGCGTTACGTCGGCACCCTGGATGATGAGCGTTATGTCCTCGCCGTCCTTGGCGCGCTTGTTCTTCCCGCCCTTGCCCGTCAGTTGCACGGTCTCGGTTTCGCTCTCTGTCTCTGGTGCGGGCTGTCGATGAGTACCTTCCGTGTCAATCTCGCTGTAAGGTACGCGTCGGAACAGATTGCAGACCTGCGTGCGAAATTTCTGGCTGATGATGAGGTAGACGATAGGGTTCCACACCGAGCGCAGAAACACCAGGCTTTCCGTCAGCAAACCAATAAGATGTCTTATGTGACAACGTGATAAATTATACACTATCTGTATAATGTGATCTACCACTGTAAACAGGTGGAAAGGTCCCCAGAAACACAGAGCGACGATGGCCAGCTGAAGCAAAATCAAGCTGTTCTTGTTATTCAGTTTTCTGCTACCCCAGAACGATCTACTCATCTTAAAACTATAAGCAAACACGATAGGTACTGGGATCATAAAAGTCAGAATGGTGATAACGCCACTCAGTATGCCATGGTAAGGCTCTGCCACGTGCGACGCGTAATTCCCCAGAAGACATTCGTCGGATGGGTTTATCTTTCTGAAAATGGAATACGGTAACGCGAGGAACACGGCCATGAACCAGGCCCACACGCATCTTTTGATCGCGGTGTTTTTCTTCACCGGGGTTAAGTGAATCAGGTACGAGTAACGCTCCAAGGCGATCAAGATGAGCATCCAGGATTGCAAAAACAGAGAGACGTAGAAACCGTACGAAAAGGTGATACAGGCGAATTGGTTCAGTGTCACGGATTGCAGCGCATAGTGTACCCAGGCCGGCAACATACAGATGCAAAACATGTCCGCTATGGCGGCATTCAGAAAGTAAACGTCGCTGGCGAATTTAATCTTACGCTTGGTAGTTAGCACGATCACTAGCACAAAATTCCAAAACAAGCCGACGATGAGGAACACACTATAGACGACGATGGTGGCGGAATGATCGATTCCAAATTCACTTAGAGTCTCGTTGAGTTTGCACGTGGAGTTTGTGCTGTTATTCGCCATGGTTCCCGGCTGGTGCGACACACACTCGATCTAACGAAACGTTTTGACCGTCGACTCCTAACACCGAGCGACGGCGAATTCCAGTGTCACTCACCTCGCTTTATATAATTAAATCGCACGCGTTTATCCGAGGATGTCGTTGTTTATCATTCCCGTGAACAAAACAGAAGACCTTGATGGCGTGCTAGATCCTGTTATTCGGGACTGGCTGCCTCTTCCTCGTCCAGCTTCGTCGGAGGCTGGGTGGCGACCGGAACATAGCCTCCCCACTGTTTACCCGAAATGCGCCAGAAGAAAGGGCGTAGACTGACTATGAACTCGTGGCGAACCACGGGACAGGCCACAAAGTACACCAGAGGACTGACGCCGGCGTACGCGAAGGCGAGAGACTCGCACATGACGACGATGGGTAACCAGTGGATGGCGCTCGAGGGCTCTACGTGACTGAGGCTCGCCATCGCGTCAATCAGCAGCACCAGATGAAAGGGAAACCAGACGATGGCGAACACCATGATGATGGTGACCAGCAGGGCGCAGCGGTGCAGATCGGCGATCTGGTCGGCCGCCGCCCGGCGCTTGGCGTGGTAATAACAGGCGGCGATCATGATGAGCGGCAACCAGAAAGTGCACAGATGCACCTCCATGTTGAGGATGGCGGACGAGCGAGTGGGCATCACGCCCATGTTGCCGAGGCATTGCTGCACGTCGCCGCTGAAGATGGCAAAGGGCGAGGCGGCCAACACGGCGATCAGCCAGACCGACAGTCCCACCACCTGATTGTAGCTCGCGTGGACGGGCAGCGGCTGGCGGCACACGATCACGCTGTAGCGATCCCAGGCTAGCAAGAGGTAGAAGGTGGCGCGGGCGAACGCCGTCAGATAAAACACGAAGGTGAGACCCCGGCACCACGGATCCGGTAAGTGTCCGCCGGTGCTCAGGTGATAGGTCCACATGGGAATAGCGAGGGTGAAAACCCCCTCGGTGATCATGAGATGTCGAAATAAAATGTCGCTAAAAGCACCCGCATGGTGTCGTCTCTGGCTGTTCTTGAACCCCAGATAGAAATGTCCCGTGAGCCCGAACAGGAAAACGCACGTGTAGCCGGCGAGAATGGGCCCCGGGCCAAGAGGGGTCAGGGCGGTCACGTTGCGAACGCTCGAGTTCATGTCGGCCTCGAGGTTTCTAACGTGAGGCCCGGCAGTTCCCTGTGGAATGAACGGCTTTCGGAAGATACACATCATGATTAATAAGCCGTGATCTTGGCACACGGCTGCGACGTCATTTCTCCAAGGGCATAAAGCCCGTTACATTCCAAAGGGCGCGAGCACACCACCATGCTGCGCCAATCCTATCGTTACGCCTCGGGTTCCGACATCAGGCGGACGCTGTGTGCGCTCAAAGACGTGTTCACACACCAGGATTCGCAGACCGCGCTGCGAACCCTGGTGTCCGTGAAGGCGGAATGCCGCGTCAGCGTGCCGGTGTCCGCCCCGCCCGGCTGGCGGCTGGTCTTCGCGAGCTTCCCCAGCATCTTTGGGAGCAGCACCCCGTGCCACGGGCCCCATTCCCCATGGGGCAAGCTCATCTGCTGCGAAGAGCCGCTGGAGGTCCTGGGCTTCCTGCAGTTTTGGAACTCTGCCCACCATCCGCAGCAGAACGACGGGCTGTCGGACGAAGACGACGATGACTCCGACGACGAGTACTGCGACGACAGCTGCCTGTACGCGGAAGACCTGCGGCCGCCGTGCAAAGCCAGGCGGGTCGTGATGATGGGACGCTACGAGAGCATGTGGTTGCTGGATCGCGACCAAGAAGTTCTCTACTATCTCGCCAGCGGCCTGGATGACTTTGCGCGGCACGGTCTGGTGCACTGCGAGAGCATCTACACCGGCAAGTTTCGAATGCCCATGTTAACCACAGATCCCGATGACATAATTTCCATGCTTCGCATGAACGATCACTCCACCAGCCATCTCAAGGCAGCCATGGCCAACTACCGCTGGCAATGCATACCGCTCAGGACCCCCGGGGAGATGACCCGTCCCTTGATGATCTGCGGGGAGACCGACGACCTGAGATCGTGTTGGCCCTTTCTGTGCATGGACGAGTGCATGTTCAACAATCTGATACAGTTTTTCAGGGACCGCCTGTGCTGTGAGTTTCTAACCTTTGGCGTACTGGGCGAAGTTCTGCCGTCGGGAGTGTTTCACTCGGAATGGGTAGTCCTCATGGACGTGTTTGGAGAATTTTATGCTTTCGACGTGTTTCGCCGCGAAATGTGGAGATTGGCAGATGATCTGGACTCGCTGCTGACGATCGGCATGTTGAAAATCTATCAGGCCGGTCGGCGTTTCAGCGGCGCGGTGTCCGACGCCGAAAGGCTGGAAGTGCCCGCGCACTGCCCCCACGGCACCTATCAGTTCTGGGATCGCTACCTGTACATGGACCGGGGAACGGCGCAGCACAGTTTTTTCACCCGTTACAAGTGGCTCACGCGCAGGGATCGTTTCAAGAAAAAGGCCGTCGGCGGCTGTCACGTTCGCAACAGCTACCACGAAGTGGCCGGAGCGGCCGATGCCAGTTGGGAGCCCCATCTGCGCTGCGATTTCCCAAAGGCCACCGAGGTGGAGGCCGCGCACAATTTCTGGCGTCGCGTGTCGGAACACGTGCAGTCTAGCGAGGTCAGACAGGGTGTGCGGTGCTATTCCATCTGGACCCAGCTGACCCCCCAACTGGAACGAGAAATCGCACGACTGAGAGCTACGCTGACGGACGAGAACGGTAGGTCTTCCTCATCGTCCAGAGATCTTTTGACCGAACAAACAGTCACGCCAACGGCCAGTCCTTCTGGCACTTTAACCAGACCTCATAAAAAACAACCTGCTCAGAAGACTCCAAAACCTCATAAATCAGAGCGCTATCACGATGATGACGATGACCTGTTAGAGATTGACGGGCCCAGCAGCAGCCGCCGCCACCACCGCCACCAGAAGGAGGAACACGAAACCTCCGATGACACAGAAAGCAACGACAGCGGTGCAGGAAGAGAGCAGGAGGCGGATGATGAGGGGGGCGATACGGACGAAGAAGACAAAGAGCCCACCTGCGATTACTACACTGAAGTCCTCATTCAGAGAACTGCCAAAGCCGCCCTTCTGGAAGGACGGCCATTTCCTCGCCCAGCCGTTCCCCGCCCCGGTTCGTATTTACCCCCTTGGCTGTAAAAACCCCAAAGCGAATAAAGAGAACATAGGAGCGGTCTGATTCACTGTGTGGACATTGATTGATGGATGGATGGCTTGTCTGCGTGCTTGCTCACTCAGTTATGGTTTCGCGGTGGTCACTAACGATGGACACGAAAACGCACCGCGTGTCCCCCGAGAGCTTTCTAGCATAAACAATCAATCCCGGGGAGTGTCCTTCGGCGCTATTGGCTCAGACGCCACGGGCTCACAATCCACGTCGTCGGTATATAGCAACGCACTGTGATGATGGTCCCGAGCTTGGCAAACACGCCGAGAACCCCAAACCTGATCTGTGAACCGCTCAGCAGTTCGGACCGAGATCTCAACAAATCGGTCCAAACGCTAGATCGGTTAACAGAACGAGGTGAGTATCGTCTCTCGTCGTCGTATTTTCTCCTCGTTCGTCCCGCGCGGCGGGCAGTGCGGCGATGGCGGCCCGGCACTGCGAGCGGGACGCGGCGGGAGATAATGATGGCCTGAACTTCTACAGGCAGGTGCTCACGGACTTTCGGGACCTGTTCTTTTGCATGGAAACCTCCCAGATCGAACAGTACGTGCGCCACAACCACGGGCGCCGGCTGTGCCTGGGGCCTCCCGAGGGCTGGTACGTGCAACTGCAGCGCGACCAGCAGCTGCTGCAAGCGCAGCAGGCGGCTAGGAAGCTGGTGTGTTGCGACGAGCCGCTGTGCGCCCTGGGCTATGCCATCAAACTCGTCCCCGAGCCTCACCGCGACCAGGATCGCGACCACTTACGAACAGATTACGTCATCCTCCTGGGTCGTTTCTGTCGCCTGTACGCCTTTGAGCCTCGCGAAAACTACATGGTGATCGTGGCTCACCGGCTGGAGGACCTGGCCAAGTACGGGCTGGTGCGCTCCGAGTTCATCTACCGCGACACCATCCACAACCAGCTGCGCCGCATGTCGCCCAGCCTCATACGCTCCGGCCCGCGCCCCTCGCGCACCATGCACATACTGTTTCTGAACGAAACCACCCCGGACAGCTTTTACGTGACCGCGGAGCGGATCGTGGAACACGACGTGAAGCTGTACACCCCGGGTTACGGGGCGGTCATCTTGCGCCTCATGAAAACCGTGGCCGAGCTGCGGGCCGTGTGGCCCTTCAGCAGCCTGACGGAAACCGAGGCCAAACGCTGGTGGTGGGGCATCAGGGCCAACCTGGCCACACCCTGGTATCTGTTGGGGGCCACGGGACGGCCGCGCCAGGGCCGCACGTTCGTGGCCGAGGTGCTAGTGATGCTGGACTGGTTCGGGGCGGTGTACGCCATCCAGCTCGACGAGCCTAACCACCACATTCGGCGCGTGGCCAACACCATCACGGAGTTTTTCCGCATGGGGCTCCTGAAACTGGTGTTCGGGTACCGACGCTTCGAGCCCGAGCGCCAGAAAAAAATCCGCATGGAACACCAATGCATTTGCCCGCACGCGGACGAGCGCGAGATGGACCATCATCACGAGCTCCTGGCCCCTTACGAGCGTGAAGAGCGTCGAATGCACTGTCTGATCAAGCATTACGACTGGCTCTGTTTAACGGACCGCTTCGACCCGCACCAAGGCGCCTGGGAAAGGCTGGACCCCAATACCCTCGTGCTGCATCGCTACGACACGGTGAGCCAAACCTACGTGCTCGAGTCTGAGATCGTCGGCGTCGAGGCAGCGGAGCGCGAGGCAGCGAGCCATCAGGAAGACACTGGCCCTCGGCTCCACTGCCTCGTCTCGACGAAGTCCACGACGCGAGAGCGGTGCACCGAACGCGTGCTGGTCGCGCTTGTCCATCAATCGCGGCTGGTGACGTACAGCGATCCCTTTCCTTTTAAAAGCCTAACGGGGTTACGGGAGTTTATCAGCGTGTGAGCAGCGGCGGCGACGAAGAAGGAGCAAGCAAGCACTGAGGAGAGAAAGGGGAACCATCATTAGCATCATCATCATGTGGCGCACTCGCTGGGAAGACGGGGCCCCGGTCTTCACCCGCACCGACGACTTTCCATACTGCCACACCAAATATGAAACTTATCTACGCGTCATGGCGGACTTTCGCGATCTGTTTCTGCGCCAGGCCAGCATCGACTGGGTTCGCACGTGGGTGCGCGAGCACATCGATCAAGTGATGTGCCTGGGCATTCCCTGCAACTGGTTCGTGCACGTGAGGCCGGGCGGCCACCTCCCGGAGCTCCGAGACCAGCTCCTGGACGACATCACGTGCTGCCGCGAGCGCATGGCGGTCATCGGCAAGTGCATCGTGTGGGTGCACGACCGCTTCGTGGAGACCGAACTCGTCATGTGCATGGCGGGCGACACCAAGATGTACATCTACGAACCCAGCCAGGACATCCTGATCCTGGCGGCCGAGCACCTGGACGAACTGGCGCGCTACGGGCTGCTGCACGCCGAGTGCGTGTACCGGCAGCCCCACACGCCCTACGCCACGCAAGTGCCGCGGGACGTGGTGGAAGCCCTGCTGCAGAGCGCGGGCGACGCGGAAAGCCTGGCCGAGTGCGTGGGCGCTCACCACGATCAGGACATTAACCTGCACACGCCCGGGCGCCACGCCGAGACGCTGAAACTGCTCACCAACTTTGGCTGTCTGAGCGAGCTGTGGCCGTTCGAGGCCATCGATCCCTACCACTTGACAGAATGCCAGATGTATCTCAGCCTGCGCCTGCGGTGCCGCTGGTATATTATGGGCGCCGTGGGTTCCTACCGACCCGGGGGTTTTTTTGAGGTCAGCAGCGTGATTTTTTTCGACCGCTTCGGACGCATCTACGCGGTGATCGTGCGGCCCTACACGGATCGCACGTCGCATGTGTGCCTGGCCCCGGGCAACGTGTACCGCCTGGCCGACAACCTTTCGGAGTTTTTCAAGGGTGGGTTGATGAAACTGTATGTTCGGCGACGCCACGAACACCACCTGCGGCAGCTAGCGCGCCTGGAACGCGGGGTGCGTTGCATTCACCTGGACGAAACTTACCGCCTGCACTTTACCGCCTTCGATCACGGGGTGTCTCGGGACTTTGGCCGTCAGTATCGCTGGCTCTGTCGGCCGGACCGCTTTCGGGCGGACATGTTCACTACTTGGGACGGCTGGGACGCGTTCACCATCTGGCACTCACGCGTGATGCGCGGGGATTTCGTGGACAGACGGCGCCGCCACGAGAACGTAGACGAAGACGCTCCCCCCCGCCGTCGAAGAATGTTCGATCCCGCCAACCTGCCGCCACCTCCGCCCCCGCCTCCACCTCCCTCGCCGCCTCCTCCGGCGGAGAGAGCACCCACACCCCCGCCCGAGGCTCCCGCGCCCCAGCCGGCGCCCGAAGCTCCCGCCAACCAGCAGGCGCCCACACCGCCTCCATCGCCTCCACCAGCGTTGCCACCACCGCCGCCGCCACCTCCCGCGCCCGCCGTGCCCGCGCTGCCGGACGTGGTGCTGCAAGCTCCCCCACCGCCACCTATCCCGCGTGTGCCAGAAAACAACAACAACTTTGATGAAGTCCACGAGGACGACATCGAAGTCCTCGGGCGCGACAACGAGGCTTTCGAGATGAACGGCGAAGACGAAGACGACGAGGACGACGGCGAGGACCTCGGGTTCGACCTGGACGAGGACGGCATGTTCGACCTGAAAGACCTCGATGAGTGGCACGCCGAAAGAGAGGCGGCTCAGGCTCACCGCTGGCGTCTGGGCCAGACGTTGATGAACGCGTACAACACCGAAACCCACGTGCTGGAGGCCGAGGTGGAGGCCCGGCGGATACACTTGAACCGTGATCTGTCACCCGACTGGATTCACAGTTTTGACTTTCGGGCCTTCTTCCAGTAAAGGATGACCGAGACACACACGTCACATGTCAATCTTCCAGGAAGCTTCGGGGTGCTTGTATATTAAGCTTTGGTGTGCGGCGTCGTGTTCAGATGAAAAAATCCAGCCGCGGAGCTCGCAGCCACACACTCTCTCCCCTTTTTTCTCATCCCCCTTTTTTGTGCGTGTTGTTTTGTCTTCTTTTTTTTAGACCCGTGACTATGGCACTGCTCTCCAGAGCCGCCGCCGAGGCCTGGGGAACGTATCTGAAGCAGCGAGATGATCGTCCCGAGGACGTGATCCGCTGCGACTATGGAGTGTTCAATCTGCGGAACATTGTTTTTCAGCGTGCTATGACCATGTTGCAGGGCATTTTTCTGCGGCAGTACGATCACGTCTGCCTGCGTGACTATGTGAAAAAGCACTCCGGCACCATGATCCCCTTACGCAACCCCAGCACTTGGTTTCTCATTTTCCGCTGCGGCGCCGACATTCCCCAGGTGGAAGGCCGGCAGTTTGGCACTGATTACATGTGTTGTGACGAAAAGCTGGAGGCGGTGGGGATCCTGGCCGTGAAACTGCCGGACGGGGATCGCAAAAGGGTGCAGGAGACTACCTGCGTCTTGCTGATCGGACACTATGGGTTTGTGTACGTGTACGACTGGGACACGGACGGGCTTTTTCAGGTCACTAACACGGTGAAAGAATTGGCGCAATACGGGCTGCTGATGTGCGAAACCGTGTACCGACACCCGCACACCCCTTTCTCCACCACCGAGCCGCGCTACCAGGTGGAGAAGTTCCTCTGCCTCGATCCCACAGACGCACGGGCCGTGGCGAACGTCGCGGAAGAATTTCACGGGATGAACTTGGTGATCAAAACTCCAGGCCGCGCGGAAGCCGATCCCCTGCTGCTGCTGGGCAGCGTGGAAAACCTGCGTGCCACCTACCCGTTCGCCAAGATGAGACCCAGTAACTTCGAAGAGCTCCTCAAGTACATAAACCAACGTCTGTGTTGCCGGTGGTACGTGCTCGGCATCACCGGCCGCTATGCCGCGTTCGGTGTACTCATGACCTGCGGGGTGATTCTGCTGGACGAGTGCGGCGTGTGCTACGCCCTGAGGATCGATGAGTCCGACGTGTACCGCATAGCCGACAACCTCCACATGTTATTCAAATGCGGCTTTCTCAAACTGCGCGGCATGCTGCGCTTCGACCGCGGAATGCGCGGCGAGAGCCGCCTGGAGCGGGCGCCCACCTGCGATCACTTTAACCGACAGGAAGATCTCTCGTGGTGTTCCATGTTGGGTACGGTGAGTCGCCAGCAGCTGGACAGCGCGCACGACTGGTTGACGCGCAACAGCCGCTGTTACGACAAGGTACCCACGAGCCCCTGGTGGGGACGCACTGATTTGCTGCCAACCGGCGTGCTGCAAGAAAACCAAAACTGGTGCTTTCCGTGGACCAGCGTCCTGAGCTTGGCAGCTCCGCAACACGGTGGCTGGGAAGACCACGACGAGATCACCACTAAGGTGCCTCACCATCGCGTGTTCCGCGTGCACAAAGGGTACCCGCCCAGAACCATCAGGGGCGACCAGGACACGGACGAGGAGGAAGAGGAGGATGACGAAGACGACGAGAACGAGCCGCAAGAAAACGATGAGAATCAAACGCAGTCTCCGTCGCCTCCGCTGGTGAATGGCAGTTTAGGAGACAGCGATGACGAGACGTCGTCGCTGTCGGGTGACGAGGCATCATCCCAACAACCGCCTCCAGAACTTCTAGACTTAATTAAAAAGGAATGGCAAAACGAGGACGAGCCGGTTACTTGTGAGAGGGAACTCTGGTTACGACGCGCGCGCAGGGCCGACGCTATGGTCACCTGTTCTTGTCGTCTCCAACGTGTTAGCATTTATGATCCCCTCAACATTGGTATTGACTATTTTGAATAAACAGTCTTGTCAGTTCGTAGACTCATGTGCGTGTCTCGTTTCATGTGTGTGTGTCTCCTGCATGTTTTGGGCGAGGTAAACAATGCACAGCGTATTTAGACGTGTCTACTACCCTCCTCCACTCAGCAAAGTCGTATGTGCAAATCACACACACAGACACAAACATGCAAGTCCAGTCCGATGAGATCGAAACGGTACGCTCCATGTTTCTCCTGCGAGTCTACATCCTCATCTGGTTTCACAACCTCCTGCTCCTGAGCGCGTGTGCGGTGTGCTGGCTCATGTTCCCGGAACGTGTCGCACAGCTCTTACCGAGCATCCGCATGACGCTTTTCTGTCTCATGCTGTCAATCATCTGCCTGGGTGTGCTGCACTGGGCCGAGCCGGAATTCCCCAAAGAAATGTACATGCTACTGACCTACACGTTCCTCATAGCCGTGGCGGTCATCGCGTCGGGGTTTCAATTTCAAAACCGCTCGATCGCGTACGCCACGCTGTCTATCGTCCTACTGTTTATCGTGCTAAGCGTCTCCACGCATCGTTTTGACAACAATGTGGAGTTCCACAGACCGTTTGTCATAGGGTCGTCCAACCTCCTCATCTGCCTGTCCGTCATCTTTTACTACTTTCCCGGCGAAGTCGGGGAACTCAGTGTCATGTTCGGAGGCTTGCTGGCCCTAGTGGCCTCCGTCATGTGTGACAGTCAGAACATGCTACACAGAATCGACTACGAAAGCTACATCCCGGGCGCCATCTGCCTGTATCTCGACATGATGTATCTATTCCTGACCCTGGTGTACTTTTTGTCCACGCCCAACTCCCAGGAAGTCTCTAACGTCGTGTATAAGAGTTAGATCAGCCAGCGAGCGACGGCTAGAAGCCGTCTCCGTGCACAACCAACATGGTTCAGCAGGAGAACGCCGAAATGGAGGCCTCCGATTCTCCGTTACTCGTGTCGGTGGACGAGGCCATAGCGTGGTTCAAGCAATTTGTGCTCTGGATGCGAATCTACGGCATCTTCGTCTTCGCTCTGAGCATGACCTTTGGGGTCTCCGGCCTGATCTGGCTGGGATACCCGCAGACCCAGAACTTTTGCGTGGTGAACCACGGCGTGGTGCTCACCATGTTCATCCCGATCCTCTGCATGCTCACGCTGTACACGCTGGGCGCACAGCATCCCAGCAACCTGACCACCCTGTTTTTTTACATGGCTGTCAATCTCGTGCCGGCGACCATGTTCGACATCTGCTCCGACGGCTACGCGATCAGCACTGCGTACATCATGAGCGTGGCGATCTTCGTCTCCTTCACCGGATTGACTTACATCGGAGGACTGGATGCCAAACGTTGGAAGTGCATCGCCGGAATCTACACCATCCTCTTCCTCCTCTTTCTCATCTCCACGGGACTGCAATCCGTGCCGTGGTACACTAAGCTCGTGGTGATCATCTCAGCTTTCTCTATCACCTTCTTCTCCTTCATCCTGTGCTACGACACCTCCGTGGTCATCTATCAAGCTTCCTACCTGTATTGTATTCGATCGGCTCTTCGTCTCTACGTCAACACGGTTTCCATCTTTCTAGCTATTCTCTTTATGCTGTCCATGCCCAAATGGGTGGAGCGCGCTACTAACAGCACTCAGACCAAGTCTTAAGTGACAAGACACAAAAACGGACCGCCGCAGAACGCCACGCTCTTCCCTTGGACACTATGATCTCGTCGTCTGACCGGTTTTTCGACGGCGATATCTTCGCCTTTGGCAGTCGAGTTATGTTTTACCTCAAAGTCTTCGCCACCCTCGTGTTTCAAGTCACCGCCAGCGTCATCTCGTGCATTATCACCTGGATTCTCTGCCCGGCGTTCCTCCAGGCGTACTGCTCACACATACCTCGCTTTGCCGCTCTCTGGCTGTTCGTGCCCATCGTCTCCTTGTTTACCTTGCACCTCTGGGGGAAACACAGATGGACTCGCCAACTCACTTTCTCCGTCATCTACATCATCCCCAACACCGTGGCCCTTTACATGATGACCGCTTGTCGTCCGCTGGACAAACTCTTGCTGGCCACCATCGTCCCTCTCGCTTTTTTCACCGGCGGCGTAGGACTCGTGTTCCTCGTCCGCATTCAACCCTCGAAGGGAGCCTACGGTCTGCACCGCTGGCTGTTTCCCGTCATACTGACCGGAAGCGCACTGGTTTTAGTGGCCCTGGCCGTCGTGCCGGTTTCGGACGCGACCTGGAACGGTTGCTACCTAGCCCTGCTGCTGATTCTCGTCGCCGGACTCTGGATTCACGATCTGGCCTGCATCGTGCATCACGATTGCTTCGAAGCGGCTTTTCCGCTCACAATCCGCATCTACATAGAAAACCTGGTCATGTATATTATCGGACTCATGATCTTCGACCCCGTCTTCTGGCAGATGACGGGCATGTCCGACATCAGTCTGAAGTTTACCCTGACCAAGTGGTGGCTGGAGCCCCTTGTCGGTCAAAGCTAATGACGTAAAATCCACCCCGCTGGCCGCAGCATAAGATAGACTGTTTGCCGCGTAGCATTTAGAACGATCGCAGCGCGTCTGAAGCGAACGACGCGCGCAACCCACACACATCATGGACCACCGCAGCTATGCAGACGCGGAACTGGCCGAAAGCTGGATGCATGAAAACCTAGTGCAATGGATCGATAGATTCCGCAGCGTCGTCGCCATCTACAGCAACGCCTTGTTTGAAGTCGCTGGCACCTTGAGTGTGTGCGTGCTCTTCTGGTTTGCTTATCCCGGCGTAACAGAAAAATGCCTGGCCTGCGTAGTCCCCACGGCATCCATCCTCGTGCCCACTCTCTGCCTCGCCATAGCCTGCTGTTGCCAGAAAGAACTCCTGCGCTACTCGGGATCTTCCACGATCGCCTGCGTTGCGATCGAAACCGGCGTCACTGTCATGACAGGCTTCTGCTGTCATCGTACCAGTCTCGGTCTGGGCTTTGCTCTGACCATGCTGGCTCTCATCGTGTGCAACACCGTGACGTTCTACGCCGGTCGCAACGCTACGCGTTGGCGAATATTCTTCTGCGGCTACGGCTGGTGCCTCCTCTGCTTCTTCTTTTTCATCACGTTCGCCAAAGCGGCGATCATCTACAAAATCTTCACCGTCATGTACTTTTGCTTGGTTAGCGGCGTCGCCTATCTCCTGGTGTATCAGTTGTTGCAGATCATGTACCCATCGCCTTCTGAAACCCTCACCGAGGCCGCCGAACTCGCTCGTAGCCTGGCCGTGTACACAGCCGTCATCGCCATGTTCAACGCTCTCACCATGGTCTTTTCCGTCAATCAATGGATGGGCAAAATCATTGCAGCCATGAACCAAACGGCAGGATCATCTTGGTCTTGGCTGTTAATGAACAAGCCATAGGCGATGATGGAGCAAGAATCTGTGTACCCGCATGACTATGAAATTCATGTTGTATATATAAACGTGATGAGTGTGCATGTTGCCCATAACTCGTGCTTGAGACATTGAGAACACTATGACGAACCCTTCTGTAATAAAGCTGGTTAAACAAACCCAAATAAAAAACCACTCGTGCAACGTGTTTGATCGCTACGGTCTCTTCACTCTCCGTCTGTATCGCACGGTATCGCTACAGGCGTCATGCACGTTTGTCATTGCCGCCATGATGCTCTTACTGACACCTTACGGGGACGCTTTCGAGAGCATCTGCCGCACGGGCTTTCTGCCAGCTCTCAGTCTCCTGGTCCCCAACGCCTGCCTCACTCTACTTCATGCTACAAAGCAGCACTCCGACAGCTGGGCCGTCCTGACCTCTTACACCATAGTGACTTCAGGTGCCGTGGTTTTAGCGAATGTCTGTGTAGACGAGGTCCAACTCATCACATGGGCGGCCCTCATGTCGGGAATGCTGTTTGTCACCTGCACGGGTCTGTCCTGTGTGGGAGGCCTCTACTATAATCGCTGGCGACTCCTCGTTCTCGTCTTCCTAATATTCGTGGGCATCGTTTTGGTGGTTTTGTCTTTTCAGCCGCTGTCCCTACCCAATAAAATCTTACTGGGCTACTACGTGATCGTCCTGGCGTTTATGTTAGGGGTCATTGCTTTCGATACCTCACAACTCTTCGAGCTTTCGTGCGACCGAGAAACACACGTCCTGGGCCTCTGCCTCTACGAGGATTTAGTCTACTGTTACTTGCTGATCCTTCTCATTCTGACCACCGAGAGCTCGTTGGCGAAGCTCACCGACTGGATGCAAGAGTTTTCCGTCTCCGACAGCGGGACGAACGAAACCTCTCCATCCTACTACACATAAACTCGCCAGCATGATAGCAGCGACTCCGCACGTTCCGCTCTGGCTACGCCGTCGGATTCTCGTGTGGTCGGTGTACGCTTGGACGTTTTTCGGGATCGCGGTGACCGTGTTCGTCTATGGAGCCGTGCGGATGATAGAACCCATCTGTGCCGCCGGTCCGTGCGTGCTGTATCCCGCGCGACAGATGGTCATCTTGAGTCCCATCCTCATTTTGGTGCGAGAAGGGTACGAACCAGACGATGACCAACACGCTTCCCTCGCGGCGACGCGGAATCTGGGCTTTTTGCTCTACATCATCCATCTCGCCCTGTCCTACGCCCTTTTCGGCGTGTGCATCAACCCGGTGAACATCGTGTACAGCTGCGCCGTCATAGCTGTGCTGTTTCTACCCTCCGCCTTCATCCGATGGCACGCGCGTCGACTGCAATGCTACCAAGCCGTGTTCGACATCTGTTCCATCGTCTGCCTCACCATCAATCTCGTTCTCCGCAACGTTCTGGAACACAGCCAAGCCTTGACACCCATGTCAATTTTCTACGTGCTATCCATGGTCAGTTTCGTGGGCGCCCTCACGATCACGCTTTCGGACGTGGAGCGCTACATGACGGCGGCGCGTGTCAAACGCACGGCCATCATCCTGTATTGCCATCTCAACCTAATGCATTACTCCATCCTGTACATGTGGTACTCACCCTGGTAAAAACTCCTTGACGATGGTTCCCAGGAGTTTCGGTGTATAAAAACTCGCTCACTAACCATTAGGCTATTACTCCCGACCCGACTGCGGAGAGGCATGCAAAACTGCGCCATGTGCGCGTTCAGTCTCGGTTGGCTGCGGCGCTTCAGCACCATCTTTAAAATCTACGGCTGGTTCGTACTACAAGTGTCCGTCACCATCGCGCTCTATGGCGTCTATCGCACGGCGTGCCCGGCATTGACCGTGGACTGCAAGGCGGACCCCGCACCCATGTTGATGGTGGCCATTCCGGCCATTATCCTCATTCTCGAAAACACCCACAAACGCGCCTCCAACACGCTCAACGGAGTGGTTTGGGAAACATACTACATCACAGCGTCCTGCATCCTCATCAGCATCTGCGCGGACGACTGGACGATCCTGCGCAGCTTCGTACTGACCTCGCTCATGTTTCTTTTACAATCCGGGACGGCTGTCTTTGAAAGCATGAATCTGTACCGCCGAAAGCTGCTGGCCGTGGTGTTTAGCTTAATCATTCTCTTCACCATGACCGTCGTGTACTCGTTCGGTCAGCTCTCGCCTACTCACATGCTGTTCATGACCGCCTACATGATGTTTCTGGTTCTGACATCCATCACTGTCCACCTCGAAACCGTGGCCATCCGACACATACACCGATCATGTGAAGTCACATGGCCGGCCATGATGCTGTATATCAATTTCATGCTACTACTCCAGTGCAACACCTTTCTCCTCACTCCCAACCTCTGGTCGGCGCGATGGGACAGCACGTTTAGCTCGCTGATTGCTTATTTTCACAGCGACTCCACCGCGTCGTCCACAGCGGCTCGGAAGCTGCCATAAGTAAGGCGCCGGCGTAGCGTTTCGCCGTATTCGGACGCCGAGCGCTCTGGCGAGAAGACATGGACGCGAAGACTCGTTCTACGCTGCGATGGATGCCGCGCACATGTCTCGTCATCCGAATCCACGGCTGGCTCTTGGTGGCCCTGGCCTGGAGCGTGGTCATCTACGGAATCGCGCGCTTCACGTTTCCCAGCTTCTATGTGTTTGCCAACTGTGAGGCTTGCCCGCTCCCAGTGCTTTTGGTGATTGTGCCTGCCTTGTTGTTTTTCGTGGTTGATTTTAGAGCGGAGAAATTTAACAGCCCGGGTGCGTGGGTGTACTGTGTGTTGCTGGTCTCTGTGTCTAACGCCGTTTTTAATACCTGTACACATGATGAAATACCTGTATCCATGTTCTGCATGTCTCTGTTGATGTTTATCAGCTATACCACTACGGGTGTTGTATGTGCACGATGGGCCAGATGTTTATATGTGTGTTACTTTCTGTGTATTGTGGTTGCTCTCACATTGGTGTCAGTGTATGCGAAGACCTTCATCGTGACGGCCGTCATCTACGCCATACTTCACATCGTTCTACAGGTCACCGTAGGCGCGGAAATGTATTATAATCTCAAATTGGCGCCGTTAACCAGAACTAGCAGCGGATCGCTGTTACTTTACTTTCTCTTCATCATTTTGTATGAGATGTCCATTATCACTTGGACATCGGAACTCAGATATTCCATACTCAGACACATATCCAGCGGTTCCATCCACAACGAAACCGCCACGAACTCCAGTCGATAAATATCTGCACGGAGCATCCTGCGAACTCACGCCTTAAAAGCTTCCTGAAGACAACCTCAGCGAACCACTTCAACGTTCGCGAACAGCCAGACAGCATCAGCGGTTCCAGCGACTATGCCGACCATCAAGTTTCAGCACAAGCCTCTGAAACCCGAGCCTGAAGACGCAGCACCCCTTCTTGAAATTCGGTTGAACCATGAACACGCGGCTTGGCTGAATCGCTACCTTCCATTAATTCGAATGTACATCTTTTGTGTGTTTATCGTCGCTCTGTCTGTGTGTACGCATGTGGGTTTAATCGTCTTGTCTTCGAATGTGCCGTTGAAACCAACCATCTGTGTGAGGGAACCTAGCATTCTGCTAGTGGTGGCCGTTGTGGCTTTCATGTTCTTCAGCAACATGTGTGGCACGGAAGACTCCAGCCTCAAAGGTGCGGCGGCCGCCTTGTCTGTCATGTTTGCGCCTCTGAGCGCGTCCCTGATTAACTTTTGTACAGAGAGCCCTACGGCCGCATTCGGGTTGCTGCTGACGCTGTGCTTTTTCATCACCGTCAGCGGTGTAGCCATCTGGATCGCAACTCCACTGCCGTTTAGTTACCGCATCGTCGCCTGCATCGTCGTTCCCATCACCTTGCTTGTATTCTATTTCGGACAACTGCCGCGAGTGGCACGGAATATACTATCAGCTGTCACTCATACCGCCATGGGAATCATGATCTGGGACACGACATGGAAGAGTATCTACAGGACTCGTGTACACTTAATATTAATGGCCTTGGAACATTGTGAGATCATGCTTGCGTCGTACTACATGTATGTGTACCTGCTAACGCCCAGCCTCTGGACTGTGGACCCCAGCAAAATGTTCACCGGAATATCGGAACTGCTAAACGTTACGACCAACAGCACCTTGTGTCCGGACCCCTTTAAATGTAATTGTGTTACCATTGGATGTTAGACGTAATTGTGTAGCGATTGGATGTTAAACGTTATATATGCTCACCTGTACACCTTATTCTCTCAAATGCCATGTACCTGTACACAATAAACGCCTTACAACCTGTGAGCCATGGAGGTCCTTCGATTCCAAGTCCGGTTCACCGAAAGCATTATCTGGATACAACGGTTTAAGATCCTCATACAGCTATACAGCTACTGGCTCCTTCAGGTCACTGTCACCTCCACCCTCTCTACCCTCATGTGGCTAGCCTATCCTCAATGGCAGAACCTCTGCCAGACAGACCCTGCCCCGATTTTAATCATCATCATACCCGTACTCAATCTGGCCTGTTTAGTGGTGCGCTGGGAGAAACACGCCAGCGACCTCCTGACCATGACGGGGTACGTCTTCTGGATCACATCGGTTATAACCCTGTTCGGTTTCTGCGTGACATTCTCCACCACCATCACTGCTCACATAGCGTCCGTGGTGCTGTTCGCCATGGTCACCTGCGGCGCGTTCTTTGAGCGCGGCGGGAGCGGCTACACCCGTCGCTATGCCCTGGCTGGCATCTGGACGATCGCCAGCGTCGCGGCGCTGCTGATTATCGCCTGTGCTTCCCAATCGTCTAACCTAACCACCCACATCATGTTAAGCGTGTATGTGGTCTTTTTAACCTGTTTTATCATCCTAAACTTCTGGGTCACGCAGCAACACCAAAAACACCTGCACCCAGAACAGCTAATCAGGGGGGCGTTGACGCTTTACGTAATGTATTTTGTGTTATTCCAAGTCACGCTTCTCATGCTCAATTCGAAAATCTGGGATGTGAGCTTCAGTAAGATTTTCAGTTCGTTCACCACCAGAAACGCTACCGTGTCGTAACGCCAAAGGGGCACATGGGGTTCCACGACGCTATAAAACCCCACGCGCGAGTGTGTTTCCCCAGACCGTCGTGAAAGATGGGCCGCCAGGACACGTCCCGCGAGGGGAACGAGGACTACGAAGACATTATGAGATGGGTGCGTCGTTTTGTGTGGCTCACGCGGGTGTATACGGTCCTGGCCGTACAGATGGCCGTGACCCTGGCCTTCTGCTTAGTGTGCATCATGTGTGCTTGGCGAATACACGCACCCTACGTGAGAGAAACCCTGCCGATCTGGATTATGATCGTCCCCAGCATACTGCGTTTCAAGCTTCGCAAGAAAACCTACCACGCCACCAGCGTCAAGACGGCCGTACTCTACACTGTGATCAACAGCTGCGCCCTGGCGATCTGGAGCATGTGTCTGGAACGCAATGTACTGTGGCAGGCATACCTCCTGTCCCTGGTTCTGGAGTTGGGCTGCACCATCATGGCCTGCGTTCTGGCCTCCACTCGCCCGCGCGGATCCATCATCGCCGCGTTCCTGATTCTCGCCCTGCCTCTATTCTGCGCCATCGTGTACTACCAGCCCTGGACTCCGGCTCAAAAGTGGCTGGCAGTGTTGACCGCCACCGTGGTGGACCTGATCACTCTGGCTCTGCTCCACGACACGCTCCTGGTTCTGTGCCACGCTCCGCGATCATTGTTCGATCGGCACGCCGTCCGAGCCGCGCTATTGCTGTACGTGGACCAAGTGCTAGTTCTGATGATGACCGTGGTGCCTCTGACGGCCGACGGCTGGTATCCGGATTACTTTCTGAGCCCCCAGCAACCCGTTGTGTGAATACGTGTGTCAATAAAAAAACCTGTCACTCACGCGTGGCGTTTGGTATATTGCGCAATCCACCGTGGTGGATGAAGGTCAAATAAAGGTCACCCGACACGCATCATTTAGCTAAAACACCGTTTTGAAAACCGACCGTTAAAACCGTTGATGTGGGCGCGCTTTTCGAACATAACAAGTTTTGGGATTCAGGCCAGGCAGACAGCTTGGCGCCACTTGTGTCATCTGCGCGTCACGATGTAGCTACATAAAGCCGGCTCGTTTGGCAGTTCAACACAGCTCCTGAAGCAGTTTCGGCCGACCGCAACCATGAAACTGCTCTTCGCGTGCCTGTTGCTCTGGTGCGTACACCACTCGGTGAGGGAAAGCCATGCTCACCTACCACCATTCACGGCTTTCTTATGGGAACCCAGCGACAAGGACAAACAGGAGCTGGGGCTTCTCGATATGCCTCCCATGCCTCCGGATTCGGAAGATTTGGACAATAAGAAGATAAACATCATCAACATAAACGATACCTACAAGATTATTGAAAGCCCATCGCCCGTACATCGTGTGCCAGCACCGCCCAAACCTCCATCGCCCGTGTATCGTCTGGACACTTTGGACGCCGAATGCCGTTTACTGAACTCTCACACACTAAAAGCTTGGTGGGCATTCACGGGTAACGCTACCAGTCCAGACCTCCGTGTCAGAGCCGTGTGGTACTCCAAAACGGGATATGGAACCATGCCCGCTCCGCAAAATGTCTCCACGGACGTTGAACAGCGGTACCACCTGCACACCGACCAGTTCCACAAATACTTTACCGACATCTGGTTCGATGTGCATCCTTGCAAGACGTGTGCCGCTCAGAGCGTGAGATGCCATCCACAGATTGAAATCTCCTGGTTCCCAATGTGGGCTTCCGTATCGGACATTGACAGACTGCTGTTCGAGGGCCGGAACCTTGTTGCCTATTGGGCACTGCTGTTAAAGTTTGTGCAGTGGATGTTTGCCGCGTCCATGATTATTCAGATATACTGGAGCACGGCTGGCAGAGATTACTGGCCGCACGGCCTCTTTGACAACATGCACTGAGTCAACCCGTGAGAAATGCGGAACTGTGATTTAACAAGTGCAGGTATGAAGCAAGTGGATGTGCGTGTATCGTGACGCGTGTGCAAACCCGTACCGCGTCAACGAATTGCACCACGGAACGAGCCAGGCGCATATAAGCCGTGCCAGGTTTGCTCTGAGCATAGCTCTGCCAAGTTATCTTGGACCAGAGCCTTGCTGACTGTTGATTGACAAGCATTTGTGTCAGTCAACGTTTGACGGACAGGCGCTTGCACAGAAAGCCTTCACAGCCTCGTTAACATGAAGCGGCTCGTCGTCGTTACCCTGGTGGCCCTGCTGGGAGTGTTGGCTGTCTCCGCGGAACCCTGCTCATCCGCTAACCGGAGCGTGACAGTCTCCCCCAACTTCAATGAGACCCAGTGGCTGAACGAGATGGCGGACATCTACGCCGAAGCCGAGACCAAGGCTATTGGCAACGCCGAGAGTCCCAGGTGCTTCGTGTGGCTGAACTGGCGCTGGAACATGTACTTGGCGAGACGGGCTGACAGCTACCCCGTCGTGAGGCCTTTCTACAGACTGCCTTGCCCATTTAGCGCCAATGCCAGCAGCGCGAACGAGATCGTGAAGGTCGAACTGCCTGCCTTCTGGATCTGAGTCCAGACCCCCCCTCACCCCAGACATCGGACTGATTGTATTAATAAAACGTTTATTTTTCTACACTTTTTGAGTCTCGTGGTTTGTTTAAGAAACGGGTGGGACATGAAACCTGGTGTGTGAGGGTGGTGGGCGTATGCGCGACAGACTACGAATATAAGCAGTGGGTCACATCGGGCGTTCTCAGACACTCTTTGCGCCACTACCACAAAAACTGGTGTTAACATGGGGAGTGGCTCCATCGTACTGTGTCTACTGTGCGCGTTGGTGCAGGTTCGGGGGGACGACCACATTTGGGCACCCGTGACGGTACACAGCACCAATGCCACATGCACGGTCACCGCAGGCATCCTGGACGCTACATGGTGCGTGATGGGAGAGCTGTCACCGTGTACCATGAGTTATAAGTTTTTATCCTACAGCCGAAAAAACGGAGAACTACTCGTCCTGCCGGGAAAGCCATCGTATCTGAGTGAGATGGTCATGTGTTTTACCATCTACCATCCCGTACCCACGGATCTCGGGGTCATAGACTTACACATCAAACCCTGTAAGGAGCGTTGTATACTGCCGTGTACCCCGACAACGGCCATCTCCTGGAGCTCGTTATTCAATGGCGACATACAGAGACTGCTTTACGAAGATAGACAGCGGTGTATCGTGAAAGTAGTGTGCATGAACGTGGTGGCCGTGTACTTTGTGGCATTTGTGCTCTGGCGGTTTGGCACATGCCGCGGGAGTACGAATTCGCAGAGCGCGTACCGTGTGCATCCAAATAAAAAGGAACAGTGATTACAAAAGTGTGCACTTCCTTAAAATGGCTCTGTAGTTTCATGATCGCGTACGTTTTGTCTTATGCAACTCGCTTTGCGCAAGGGGGGTGATGGAAACAATAGTGGGTGACGACACGCACGCGACGTCAATGCAAAGTCGCCCACGCCTTTCCTGTGTTTACCCCACTTCTGCTTTGGTAAGGCATTTAAAAACCCCGTTCGGCTTACTAAAGCACTTCGCGGTGCCCGTCAAGATGTTGCGGTACCCGTGGCTGCAGTTGCTAGCGACCTTCCTGCTCTTTGAAGTCTCCTTATGCTGCTTTTTTTCCAAAAAGGGACTTACCACATCATATAACCGAAGATTCCATTACAGATGGATACAACTCAATAGGTACTGCAAAAAAGAACCTGTGATACCACGCATGTATCATGAATTCAGCAATACATGCGAATTGAAGAACGATCATCTGTACGCCAGTGGCATTATCACGGGCAACTTCACGGACACCGCTTGGTTGCATGTTCAGATTATTCAAAAGCGTTATGACAACTTGTTCTTTGTGCTATCCACCGATGCGCAACATCCGCCCATCATCATGGACTCTAAGAAATACAGATACGGAATTCCACCTAAAGCGTTGGTATCTGAAGCTCAATGGCAAAATGAGTTTGGAATTACAAAAGAGGTACGCGTAGAAAATCAGCGCCTCTTTTACTATGCTTTTCAACTGCCCGCCTACGAACATGATGTGCATATCACCATGCACATAGAACCTGAAACCAAACCTCTGTTCATCAAATGTCATCCCACCTATGGACTCAATTGGAATCCTAAACTCTTCAAAAACTACATGATAGAAATGTGGCTGCAATTCACATACGGCTTCTTGGGACATATCGCCATGATGGCAATGGCATGGATTGTCATGATGCTCATGTTCCGGTATGCTTGGCGTCTGTTGTACAAAGATGCCATGGAACACGCAGCGCGTTGCCGAGTGCTGGTGAAACTGCACCGGGAAAGATATCGTCGCATCGATCATAAAGTTTTATAATCAACTTACGACATCGATGTGGCGAAAACCTCTACAGACACTGAGAACTGAACACCTGTGGTGACCGCCGCGGTTCACTCGCCGACGTGATGCGAGACAGACGTTCTCGTGAGGCTTATCACGAACGCACAACTAACCGCGATGAACGTCACGGGAACGATTGTCAACACCCATTCCGTTCGGTCATGGTGGAAACGTCACTTCCAGCTAAGGTATATAATCAACGTTCGTCGCGGCTCCAGCACGAGTGACAGATTAGCTGTCAACGCACCAACATGAAGCCCCTGTGCACGCCGTGGGTCGACGGGACCATCCTGTGCTCGTTGCTGTTTCTGCTGGCCTTCTCTGGTGTCAGCTCCGCATGGAGCAACGACACAAAACTGCCCCAGAGAAGGTCCGGACACCTGAGGGACCATGCCGAAACGCGTCCGCTCTCCGGCAGCAGCAGCAGCCCGACCTGCGATCGCCAGTGCCCGTTGCGAGACGACAGCCCCGCCTGCAACGCCTTTCTGGAAAGCTACGAACGAGCCGTCCAGCTCCTGGGGTGCGATCCCCAGCTGAAGCACCGGCACGTGCTGGGGCCTCGCGGACTGTTCGGGTGCCCGAAAGCGCCCAGAGGTGTGCTCGTACTGCTGGAGCATTACGGAGGACTCACGCTGCTGGTGTACATGGCGCTCATCCTGTTCGCGGTGGTGTTCACATCTCTCATGCTGTATGTGATGGACGAGTGCGACATTGCTCGGCACGCGAGACGCTGCGGAAGCCATTGACGCTAAAACCCACATTGGACTTGTCAATCAATCTCTTTAATTAAAAGATGTACATATTTATTGTTACACTGTTTACGTCGTCGTTTCTTGCGCTTCGAGTAGATCTGTTTCAGTGGGCAAACTGTGTCACGATAAGGGTGGGATAAGCGCTCACTATCATGACATAGTCTGACCATTGCAACAGCACATGAGCGGTCGGTCGGCAGTGCGCGCGTACGGGTATCCGACGGCCTATCGACAACATGTCGTTACCGGGAGGTGCATGGGGCTGTTGATGGAAAGACACGAACATACAACCCCTTGCACGTCCAGGTTTTCACATGCCCGATGCGGCTGAGATGCGCGGCCGTACATCATCTTGCGTTCCCTTCACGCCACCCCGCATGCACCAGCTCCCCATGCATCCATCCTCCCACTCCCTCTCTCCCGACGTGTGCGTGATTGTCAATCACCAGACCGACCGGACAGCCCCTGCACATAAATCCGTTCTTTACATGTCTATGTGCGCAAGCCGTGCGGTACGGTCGGATGATCCATCATCATCCGTTCGTACGAGGCTGGTATCTATCTGACCTCCTCAGCAGACCCCCTGCACTTAGATTCGTATACATATCTGTGCCAGAGGGCGGCCGAGAAAGTCAAAAGACACATTCGGGGAATCCGGATTGCTATCCGACTCGCAACCGCCCCAACCCGGCCCAGATGCCGCGGAACACGTCCAACTTCCCCAGAGGCCAGGCGCCATAGATAGTCGTAGTAAAGTCTATAGCGCCGAGCCTTTGGGAAAGTCGAACGACACATCCGAACCAGCGGAGATCCGAACGACAAATGAGCGGTTGGACGCGGGCTCAGATATACACAAGACGGATTCTCGGAAATCTCGGATGGGTGTGGCTTACATTCGGAGGAAAAACCGTAACCGGTGCCCGGGTACACATTCGCTGACGCGTGTCGGTTTAGAAACCGTAACGAACATCTTTCCACACACGTCAATCATCCTGACGCTGGTTTTTCCTGGGCGGTCCTGCAAAAATGGTGTATATATCAAGAAACACCGTGCAGTCCACTCAGCGCGTCTGGAGACGAGCTACCGCTACAGAGACTTGATTGACAGCTCGAACTACGAGCGCCTGCACGAGCAATCGAAATGAAACTTGCCTGCGCTCTGTGCTGCCTCCTGGGCATTATCTTAACCGGCCTGTTACAGCCAACAGAGTCGGCACCGTTGCCAACATCTTCGGTATATCGAATGCTACATTCCGCATGTCATCTGAAAGGCGGCAAAGTTTACGGAACCTTTATCGTGGAAGGCGATTTTCGTGACCTGAAATACATTTACGGTCTAGTCCATCGCCAAGGTTTGGATGGAACGGTTGCCGTAAAGCATACACATTCAACCGAAACTACCAGAACCTACGTTGTGCAGGACGACGTACACAGCACTACACATGGAATCGATCTGGTGATCATAGGCCTCTACGATATCTATCATACGTTTGAGTGCAATCTGAGAACGGAGATTGAGTTATCTCCCGAAAGCGCACTGTGGTACGCGGAGAAGATAGTGTTGGAAGATAATTGGTGGCTGTTGGCGAAAATCGTGTTGTGCATCGTGGTGAGCACTGCGCTGGTGACCTATCTGACGCTGATGGTGGACTTTCGTATTCGCCTCATGGGAGAAGTGTGTGTGAACAACCCATCCAAGGTGTAATTGCAGGTAAATGTTTGTCTCGGTATGTTTGTTTTCGTGTTCGTTATTGTACGCCTGTATGTAATCCACTTGAATCAATTACCGTAACGATAACACACTTGACCTTTTGTGTTTGCAGGTCACTGACAGTCAACAACAGAATGATTGGCAGGTCGCCATGATGGACGAGGAGCTGTCCGTCAAGGAGACGTGGTGCGATGGCGTGCAGACCGTTCGCATCTCAAAGAAGCACACAGTGCAGCACTGTTAACGAAAACCTCAGAGAGGAACGGAGCAGTTTACGAACTACCTCAGTGGCACCAACATAGTTTCTGCTTGTTCGGTGGCCAACCATGAACTGATTACCTCGGTTGTAACCGAGATTGACATGCACTTCGTATTTTATTAATAAAACTAATGTGGTTGTAACACATGACAGTCTGTTGCGTATTTCGTTTCAGTTGGGATGGCACATTGGACAGGGGCCGTTATGGGCTGGGCTTGGCTGCGGCAAGATGCAGACGCGCATCCCGTGCGTCAAGGGTTTCTTGTATATATCCCCAAACACCGTTCAGAATTTCAGCAACCGCTCGGACTCACTGCTTTAACGATATGTCCTGGTTGACTTGGGCCTGTTTGCTGAGCACTTTTATACGGATACAAGGCTGTGGGTTTGGGGATACTGCATGGTTTCACGATTCCAGTCGTGATTTACAGCATCCGCGTCCGTATGAAGGAACTGCAGAGCATGTTCACAAAAGCCAGCAGAGACCGAAGCAGCCACCTCCGACAACACCAACGACACCAGCCGTGAAAGACGACGGGTACAGAGTGCAGGAGAATGTCTGCTACATACAAGGCACGAGATTGTTTCTGCGTGGGGCCGTTGAAGGGCGCATACAAGATTACCATCTGGCCGTGGAGCTACACAGCGCCAATGGGGGATGGGAGAGATTTGTCTTCGCTCGAAGGGACGTTCAATTTAAACAAGGACAGGGTGTCTACTGGAACTTTCTAGGGTACGAAGTACCACCAGAATTAAAGAGAGTGGTCGTCCGTGTGTACATCAACACGTTTGCAGAACTTTGGGTTACGTGCGAACCCGAACTGAGAGTGGACTTTGCAAGTGTTAACGCATCGTGGCTGGTTATGAGACTCGTAATCTATGCAGAGTACTGGTACTTAGCGTGGGTTGCCTTTGTCTATGCCATTCATGTCTGCATTATGGCATTCTTTGTGGATGAAATCAATGTACCGAGTTTGAAAATCGTGTGCCACGTATTCTGTGCGTAAAATAAAACCCTGGCAACTGACATCTGTGTGCACGATTTATTTATAGCGTCCTTGGCGGTACAAGCAAACACAGAGACAGAACACGGGACACTGCACGACCGACACGCAAAACATACCCGCACTTACGCGAAGTCATACAAACTAGTAAGGGCCATGCTGAGGGGGGTCGTTTACCAGTGCGGTGGGCTGCATCGGGAGGAATTCAGAGTCCGGCTTAGAGTTCGTAACCGCAAGCATGGAACAGGGCAGCATCGTTGGCGCCGTGGGACACACGCCCATGCGCGAGCTCGCATGGCGCCGGGTCGCTGACGACTCGCACGATTTGTGGTGCGCCTGCATGGATTGGAAAGCGCATGTGGAATACGTGCAGCCTCCCACCGATGAGTTGTTCCCCGCGAGTGGCGGCTGGCCGGCGCAGGTGGAAGCCCAATGGCGACACCAGGTCAAGGTGGCGCACGACGCGTGGTGTCAATGCCAGGACTGGCGCGGCCACGCGCTGCGCAGTCGCTCCCTCACGCTGGATTCCGACTCGTCTCGCTCGTCGATGTCGTCCTACGCGTCGGCGGTGTCGTGTCCTCCGCTGTCGGAGAACTCCAGGGTGTCGTGGTGGAAGCGGATGAAAGGGCGATTTCACCTGCGAGGCTGGTGGGGGCGATGGGTGCAGCGACGCAGACAGCAGGACGCGCGGAACAGGTCGTCGGCGGCATCGTGACTGCTCCGGGTGAAGTCGGCTTACAACACAGGGCGGGAACTGGAGGAGGGGTAGTCATACTCTGGGGACGCATCGTCAGGATTAAAACATGGCATTGTCATCCACACCGTTTTTGGTTTTCTGAGAGACAATCTCAGCTCGGGACGTTTCTTGGGGGGAACGGGCGGGGGACAGGTAGGCATGGGAGAGGGTGGCGGGCTGATGGTCATGGTCACAGTGACGGGGTTGGCAGGGGCTGGGGGAGGCGGGGGAGGGTGGCTGGGACGTGTGAACGCCGTCTTCTTGCGTTTGCGTCTCGGTGGCAGAATACAGGGCTCCTTCGTGTTGGACTGGCCGTCTGGGGGTTGTCTGGTGCTCAGCGGGCGGCCTCGGCCCTTGTGGAGTCGAGGCGGTTTGGGGGGCGCGTCAGGAGACGTCTCGATGGGTTCCTGGCACACGTTCTGGGGTGCTGGTGCAGCAGCGTGGCACGGTCCATCCACGGCCGTCGACGAGTCAGGAGATGGAGGCTTGCCCTGAAAGGCACACACCATGGAGCACACGCCAGAGAATACACGTCAATCAAATACAGTGCAGCACAGGCAAGGTAAATACACAGAGGGTGCATAGCAAATCTTACCTCGGGGACAACTTGGTCCTGGTGGCGCATCTTGGCTACGGCGGCGTTGGCGGAGTCGTGCAAAGTGTCCCGGGTGGCCGCTGTTTGGACGGCAATGGTTCGTTGGCCACAGGCAGCGGCGCAAAATGTGGCAAGGTGAACGAAGCTAGTGACGAGTTTTATACCATTCGCATGCTTAGGGAGCGGTGGCTGTGGAAGCTGACGTAAATGCGTAACACTGCTGCATGCGTGTCCGAAGCTCGTGCACACGGCGTCCGCGCAGACCATTTACTGGCTGCGAGTGTTCAGCAAGTTCTTAGGCAGCATATTCGCGAGTGCGTCGGCGAGTGCTTGTGCGATTTCAGTCTCGCTTTCGGTCAGCGTCAGAGCGTCTTCCTGATTTGTCGGCTCTTGAGTGTTGCTGTGGCATTTGGGAGCAGACTCGCCGTCGCTGTCAATCACCACCTCTGTCAGGTCCTGGCTCTCCCCGGTCTCGTAGTCCGAAGCGGCACACGTGTGCTCGTCAACATCCACAGTGATGACAGTAGGTTTGCAGGTAGGCGTCGTGGCCCGAGGTTGTGTGGTGATAATGCGTTTACGGAGAGCTTTGGGTTTGCTGATATTGGCGAGAATGTCGTCGCCGCTTAGGGCCGAGTACACGGCTGCGGCGAAGATGGCAATCATGGTCATCACGCACGCCGTGCAGCAGCACAGCGCTGCCTTGAGCGCGGACCGCAAGCTGCAACGCATGGCTGCAGCTGCTTGGCGACGCGTGCGAGGTTAAAAGTCGCAGCGAGCAGTCAATATTGATAATGCGCCTAGATGGTGCGGGCAGCGCGCGGTGTGTTGTGCGGCTTGCGGTTGCTGGCACAGGCGCTTATGTACGCGTCGGGTGCAGCCTGGAGGCCAAAGGTGCACGGAGAACAAGCGCTAGAGGGAAAGCGTTGTGCAACAAGAGGAAAAGCATTAGTCACCTCAAGGTGCAGCGCAACAAGCGGCGGAGGAAGGTTGGCGAGCCTTGGCTTTGTGCCAGGAAATCCGTGAGGGCTGGAAGTTTTGGCAGAAAGCCAGCAACTGCGCACCCGGAGCCGGGAAATCTTGGCTGCGCGCCAGGAAGGCAGCTCCCGGAGACGCTGCTGTTTGGCATCGTGCCAGAAAAGGCCTAAAACGGCAGCAGATATCCTCCCCCAGTGCATGACTGAGCGCTCTGCCGGG